TGTGTAATATCTTAATGGAAGCTAAACTCAAGAGTGGTACCACTGTAACAAGCCATAATTCAACTGCTAACATTTGGGGTGTCAGAAATAACGGCTCTACTAGAATGTTATTGAAAGCAAATGGTAATCAACACACATTTGGTGGGATCAGTTCTGGGGAGGCTTCGACGACAGTTGGGTCGCTTTCTCTACATAACGCTACGAATGCATTTAAGACGACGATTCAGGGAGGCGTCCAAACAACAGCTGATTACACGTATACGCTTCCTACAGCTGATGGTACATCCGGTCAGGTACTCTCTACGGATGGTAGTGGGGTATTGTCTTTTGCATCTGCTGGTGGTGGTGGAGGTACTGGTAATCAAGTCTTCTCAGGCAATACGATAACACTTTCAGGTCAAACTACAGCATGGGCTACAATAGCACAACAAGCTGGAGACGTTGCTAAAAACTTAGTCCAAATCTGTGCCGATAATTTCTATATATGTAATTCTAGTGCTGCTCAAGCAATGCGATTTCTAGGAGGCGGTACGGAATTTATGATGTGGAGCGGTGATCCTGTTAATACTGGACTACGTATCCGTAATGATGCTACTAACGGTCGTATCTCAATCGAAACGACAACAGCACCGATTGATTTAAGCACCGATACCAACATAGTGTTCAGCAATAATACACAAGAGACTGTACGTATGACTAATTTGAGAAAAATATCAACTGGAGGTGAAACTAACCCTGATTGTAGTCCTTTTGGAATGACATTTAAAACGCAGGATAGCGGTTTGGACAAGGCTATCACATTCAAGAACAACCAAATAAATCACACAATAACAGCTGTCGCAGAGGCGTCTACGTATGGATATATGGGTAAACAACATGCTTCAGACGGTGGTATGCTTTTAAGAGGGATATCAGAGCAGAAGACAGGTATTCAAGTAGAAGCAAATACAATGGTCGAAGATACTAGCGATGATACCAACTCAAACGCTGCTATAGCCATGGTTGCGGCCTTCAAAGAAGGTACTAGCACGGGGGATCATCAGGCTGGTGCTAATCTATTTGCTGTTAAAAATAATGCAACCACTCGTTTGATTGTCAAAGGAAACGGCGATTTACATGTCGTAAACACGACGCTACAGGCGTTAGACGATGAAGATGATATAGCATTAGCCAGAAATCTTCAATTAGTGACTGGTGGTGAGGCGTATAAACATAGAGTAAGCGAAAAAGATTACAAAACTTTGGTTAAAGTGAAGGCTCTATCATCAGAAGGTGACTTCCAAATCATGCAGGGGATGTCTGCTATTACTCTAGGAGCAGTCTCTCAGATCAGTAATGTGCTAGGGTACATAGGAAATGAATTAGGAATAGATCGAAAGCAGATGCTGAAGCAAGCTAGAAATTACGATTACAACTTGGTGGACAATAATGATGTAATACCAGCTAAACGATCACGTATGCAAGAAATGGAAGATCGTATGAATGCGATGGTAAAAATAGAAGATCAACAAGATACGATTAATAAACAACAATCAATAATTGAAGCTATGATGAAGCGTCTTGATGCGTTGGAGCAAAAGTGATAACTATTCTCTTAAATAATTTACCAGCATAAAAAATAAAGCATATATAATAATTTTTGTCTAGATTTTTAGACACACAATAGATAGAATAATTAATCACACACTATGTAGTAGTATGTAATATATACAACATGCTATGGTTATTATTATTGTATTGATAATCGCATATTTGATACAGTTTGTACATTACTTGGCGGAAAAATTACATATAAAAAATATATCATCATCAACAATATTTAGTATTGGTAACATTAAAAGTGGTGCTGCTGATGGTACCATCAGCGGCTTAAATAAAATATTACATGAATCTATCAGAGCGCATATAAATATGAACCCAATTCCACCAGCAGTCACGCTTGATGATATTATTAGTCGTTTAAAATATGAACCAAAAACGACTCTATTAAAAACATCAGTGCATTTAGGGCAAAGAAAGTTGTTCTTATCCGAACTACAGTTTTTAACCCAATTTGCTGATGCTAAATATGTAATATATGCAGGATCAGCACCTACAAGAAAGCATGGGTTTCTATGTAAATTATTTCCACATATAAAATTCATACTAGTGGATCCGAATAATTATGAGATTATTTGGGCAGATGACTATAGTGTTGATTTACGAAGTAAAGGGATGTATGGTCCATCCCCGATGGTTTACCTTTATGACAATCATACGGTGATGAATCCATATGGAAATGAAAGTAAAACTAATATGAAAGATGGATCCCGTCCTGCTATGTACTATGATACTACAACGGACTCGGAGCATAGTTATGATAGGAAAAAGAATATGAATGAAATCGATAAAATAAATGCAAACTTTAAAAACTTAGACAAAGTAGAGTCGCTTCGAAGATTTATAAACACATCCGAATATAACACATTTATAATACAAGATTATTTTACTGAAGAGTTAGCAAAATATTTACATGATGTGATCTCAGATGATATATATTTTATATCAGATATTAGAACCATAGGGGTTGGTGATGAGTATCCTAATGATATCGACATTTTATGGAACTCAGCCCAACAATACAATTGGTTGATTGCTCTTAAGGCACGCGCATATATGTTTAAATTTAGACCACCGTTTTATAATCATGAAGGAGATTTAAAGATGGATGACACTAAACGAAAAGAATTTAAGAAGGCAACAGAAAACGGAATCGACTTCTTAGGTGACTATCATGCAGGAAAATTCCGGTATTTAGATGGTAAAATTAACTTACAAGCTTGGCCAGGCCTAGCATCAACAGAAACTAGATTAGTTGGTACAGACATACGATTGAGAGCATATAACACCAACGAGTATGATGAAAAATTATTCTTTTGGAACTCAGTTGAACGATGCTTTATAATGCACAAAAATGCATCAGCAACTATGTCATTGGGTTTAGATTACTGTGGTGATTGTGCGTTAGAAGTCCGAATTTGGGAAGACTATATAAAAATGTCTAGGCGTAACATACAAGTGATCGGAATGGTATCGATATTGAATAACATTTTTGGTAAATCTCTAAAGATGCAACAATATCAACATGGGCATTTTTTCCAGAAGTATACTATGAAAAAATATTTTCAAATACCAAGAAAGCCAACAAATGCTAAATAAGAGGCAAAGAAATATATCAATTACAAGTTGCATCTAAAATATCTTCATTCAAAATTGATGTGTCATATATTGCGATCAATGGATCAAGATATATATTGTTATATTTGAGATTTATTTGCGAGATGCCATATAATTTATCGAGCTCTATATAAATATCTTGCACATTAGCGTCCGTCGGAAGTTCGATGCCCCACAATCGGTCTAAATAATTGATAAATAAAACTAATACAGACATCGTTATATATGTTACAAAAAATATTGTTTTTGTAACACTTGCTAGCGCCAATCTTTCCAATAGACATGTATCGTTTGTTGTATATACAACAAACGATACTCAATAAAAAATTGAATTGTATAATATCATAATAACCAACGATTATAAAGCTACCGTGTATCGTAATTCTTACGATACAAAATACTTTATTACTCACAATTTAAAGCGAAAAAGCAACAAAATACCCATGTCTGATGCATCAAGTGAACCCCCTGAGCTTGTCGACTATGTGTCTCCGAAAGAACTCCAAGCGATTGAAATATTAGCCAAGTACTACTCACGCGAAAGTATCGACAAGAGACAAATACTCGAAGATGCTGCAGACTTAGCAGTCACGCAAAAATATGATAGAAGTGTAGAGTATGGTCGTAAAACCGACGCACTACTCTTGATCGAAAACAAGGCTAGTGAAATGAATCGGCGGAAAAACAATTGGAAATGCAGCACGTTCTTTAAGCACGTTCCAATTAGTGGTGAAACTCAGCACATTTTTCCATCGGAATGATGATGTAACACATCATTAGTGATACAGATATCACAAAAAAAACATTTGTTTTTTTGTATCACAAAATAGAAATACTAATAGCTATATTATTTTAAATGCTGTATATATAATGTCAGGCCGAGGAGTTCAAGCATCATACTTGAACAATCAAACGATTTCAAAAGTAGGATCTCAGAAGTTGGGATGTTTGGCAAATGTTAGTGTAGGTGGAGCAACTACTGGTCAGGTTCTAACGTTTAATTCCACTACAAAAACATGGGGTCCAACTACTACTAGTGGGGGAGGAGGAGCCACCACTCTAACAAGTCTTACTGATGTTAACACAACTGGGGTTAGTACTGGTACTAGATACTTACTATATGAACCAGTTAGCGCAATATGGACAGCGCAACCTGAAGATAATAATGTAATTTATGTTGCTGCTGCTGGTAGTGATGCAGCCAATGGTAATACACTGGGCACAGCATTGGCCACATTTGAAAAAACAATAGAAAAATTCACTATGGAAGGTGCTAACGTATCGTCTACAATTCGTGTTAATGGAGCGGTCACATGGACTACAACAACAGTTTTTCAACTATTAGATCGTGGTGTAGGTGGAGCAACTGGAGGGTTGATCATACGTGGAGACACTGGATTTACAGCCGGTGCAACACATACAATATCAGCAAACGCTGGATTAACACTTAATAGCAATAGAGCATTTAATAGTAGCTCAGCTTTAGCAGCAACGATCAGACATATGTCTGATGCTGCCGGCTCTCCAACTACACACGTAGTTGCATATGATCAATTTGTCAATACGATATTATATGTAACTAATGAAAGTAATTTTACAACATCTCCCAGTGTAGGTACATGGACAGTACAAGCATTAGCTGATAATCTAACCATTGGTGGAAATGTGGTCCTGTCTGGCAATATAAAGTTTATGAACATGACATTAACTCTTGGGGGTGGGAGCATGGGAACTTATATTAGTAGAGGTGTATCAATGGTTAATTGTGTTATTGAGGGCACACCGTTGTCTATGATTGTAATTGATCAAGGTAAAACTTTTATTGGTACAACTGAGATTGCTGCAGGCAGGTTCCCCATAAGATTTTACAACTGTTACTTTAAAAATTGTGGAATAATTTGTACAGGTTCTGATGGGGATATTTCAGATACGAATCCATATGCTGTAACATTTCTAAACTGTGTATTTGACACATGTGCATTCTCAGCTATGAGTGGTGCAAACATGCGAGGATGTATATTTACGCGATGTAATAGCTTTGATATATCAGTAGGTATGAGTATATGCATCAGAGAGAGTTCGTGGAGATATATAGCAAGTACTTCTTTCGGTACAAACCAAGGTATTGCACATCTTCGGGGTGGTCGTATTGACATACACGACAGCTATATCGATGCACGTATAAGCAACATAGCTCCGTGTAATAGTGGTGTTTTAATTAAAGCTAGCTTTAATTCAAGTGTGGTATTAAGCGATACACATATTGTTGATAACTCACTTGATGAAACTTTATTTACTGATGGAGATGAACTTATCATCTCGCCAAATGTATTGGTTGCATCTATCACGACAAATTCGATACTTACTGTGTCTAATGTGAGTATACAACATTCAAGTGCATCATCACTACCATTTTTCGGAGTCAGTAATTCTAAATTTTATTACGAAAACTCACCTGCAGCACCATTCCTATCATATAATACAAACGGACCATTTTTAATAGCATCTAGGTCTGATATTTTATTGACATGTAATACATCGCTATATGATATAGGGATATATGGTGGACTATTTATGGTTCGAGCTGCTGATTGTGACATCCGATTACATCGCTTTGCATCACTTAATTCTACATCGGCAATTTTATTTGAATTAAATGGTGGAACACTATATAGTGGACATAGTAGTGTACCAGGTAATAATGAAACGAGTTTAGTATGTAGTGCTGCTACTAATACAATAATATCAGCACGTTCTGCAAAGGTATTTATCGTAGTTAATAATTCAGTCTCTACATGGACTGGTAATATTATTGCATTAGATAATTCTATTATTTCAATGATAAACAACGCTATTACCATTAATACAACCATCAATGGTAATGGTTCAGGCACTGGCTCAAAATTAGCCGTGATACGAGCAGAACGTGGCAGTCATATTAATTTAAAGAATATCAACGTGATGACTACAAATGCATTAACTAGTGCTGTATATATCGGTACGGGCTCAACATTTGAATGTACTGGTCTAGACACCGCTGCAGCAACATTAACTGGTACACTACATGCACTACGTGTAGATGATGGATCAACTGCCATGTTGTATAATGCAACTGCAACAACATCAATAGATTCTACACTATATATTTCGAATGGATCGTGTGTTACGATGAAAGCATTGATTGCACTAGTATTATTATCAAAGACCGCATCCGCAAATTCATTAAATCTGGCATATGTTATAAATAGTAGCAAGTTTGTTTGTGTTGGTGCAGTTGCTGCACCATCAACATTATTTAACAGTAGTAGTAATGGATCATTTGCCCATTCACAGGCATCAATTGACGGTAGATTTGGATCGATTATACATCTAGAAAATCTTAAAATTGAAGATAGTGACGGTAGCACAAATACACGTGGAATCAATTCAGTCTCAGGATCAATCGTAACCGCCCTTAATGTGTCCGTAGAATGTAACTCAAATGTTGGTGTAGCATGCACATTTGGTAGTAGATTGAATATGTATGGTACAAATGGTACACATTTTATAACTGCAACACAATCAATACTAACAAGTGCGATCGTTGTAGCCGTTGATTCTTCTTATCTTCATCTTCAAGGGCTACAACTTGAAGGTAAAGATACCAATTCAACTGGTATTGAGATTAATGGAAACTCCCATTCATACATACGGAATGTGACACAAAAATCTTTATCAACGATAGGTTTAGGAATGTTATTAAGACATGGTAGCCATGTACACATAGCAGATCTTAATAACAATATCGATTTAGGATCAACTAACTTACGGTTAGGAACCAGTGCAGTTATCACATGGGCAACATTACAAGGAACTGGATTAGCACCAACATCCGCATTAGCCAATGATACAGATGAGCATTGCCGTGTTACAAGAGAGTAGATTATAGTTATCTAGACAAAAAGTTTGTTACTATTACATAACATGTTGTTATTTTTTATAACTATTTGTGGTACCTAGCTACATTTGCGCTGTGCATGCATACGCATTTTCTTCATCTTTTTGAAGAAGCCGAACCATCTTTGAGCGAACTGTTCTTGCATTTTCTTAGAGGTTGTGTGAAGAACCATTTCCTTGAATGTTCCATTAAAGATATCTTTCGATGTGATAACTTTAGCTTGGTAGAAATTGAACATAGTGTATGCTTTTTCCATACGTTCTCTCCAGCCAACATATGGGACTTTGTTGACGAGCCGCCACAACGGCAACATCATACTCTGAAGGTGTGCATCGATAACAATCAGCTGCAGCCCATGAGTCATCACAGCAACTATTATTGAGTTGTCTTCCATCCAAGTTGCAGTCACATGTGGTGTATCGTTCGCGTCGAGGTGTCCACATGTTATGTCTACTATCTTTGCTTCTGGGTAACCAATTGGCTTAGCTTGTAGTTTTTGCACCTTAAAGAGATTATCTTGCATCCAGGAAAGCTTTGTCTTAGCATTAGTTGCATGCTCAACGTATGGTCTAAAATAGCCAGATGTGTGGTCGAATGTATCATTCAAAAATGATACAAGTACGTAGAACTTGTCACGACTCGTGTCATTCTGGGTGCACACTCTGCGATGCACCAAGATATGCTCGTCGTCATCGGTGGTGTTCCACGGCTTTGCGATCTTAAAACATTCTTGTGTGTACTGGTTGACCGATTCACTAAGCATAACTTCATTGGATAACCCAGCATCTGCGATAGATGTATCATTGCACCACAGGTAAATTCCTTGAAATGTGATCGCAGATGTCGGGTAAACACATAGATGCTGGTATAAATCACGCACAGATGCACTTGGTGTGAGTGTGTATGTGCTTCCATTGTAGTAGCATGTGAATGCCATGTGTGTATGTAAGTGTGTATGTAATCAGTTAAATCAATAAAGTACAGAAACTGTAGCTTTAGAATCGTTGGTTATATTTTAAAAAAAAATATTCATTTTTATTTCTACATACGGCTAGCAAAAAAGCGATTTGGTGTACATATCTTGCATGTTAATTTTGTTGATCCATGAAGACACCACATTGCATTACATGAAGGGCATGTATATGAGTTTTCACCATGATGACATCGAAATTTATAAACAGATCTACAATGATCACACACAGCAGACGCGTCATCAAATTTTGGTGTGTATACTGTGTCATCCATGATTTTTAAACCACATCTTATACAACATCTATCTGATAAGGTATTCATTATTATATTCATTATTGTATACCTAAATGGATAACAAATGACAAAGTACAAAAAGATTTACTATTCTCATTTATTTATATTATGCCTAGTGGTAGTATTTGAAAGTTTGTACTAATCAATTCTTCTATACCACAATGTTCATCTACAACTAATGGATTTAAGCATGAAGTTTTAATTTGACATTCAGGCACAGAACACATTGGTTTGCTGTATGTTGGTTGATCCGGTGAGAACCAATCAAAAAACGTTTCTGCTGGCATTATATATGATCCAATTGTTGACATTAAATCATTAAACATATTATTTTTTCGCATACATCTAGCAACAACATATTTCCATTGAAATCTATGTTTTTTGCATCTTGGGTGCACTAAGAACAACATGTTTGGCCACATGTATCTATTGATATGTTTGCTGAGATCGAAGCTGGTAGAGATGCACATTTGAGGAAATTTGGTACCAAAAATTCCACATTTGGTACAGTAACTATTTTCATAATCACCAATAGCAATGAGATAATGTTCTACACTTGGTTCAAAAGGAATGTATGCATATTGATTCACGATAATTGTACCATGGATAGTTTGGACATAGAGCTTTTCGATGTTGGGTTCTTCCATGTCATCATTTTCATTTTGCTCGACGAATTCGGTTGGTTGATACATATTAGATTAAATTGTATCAGTGTGATTATAAGATGTACAAAAAATCAATTTTTATAGACGTCATTATGATGTATATAACTTTGATTTTTTTTGATCACATTGCGTTGCGTGGGTGCATGTGATCACATCTTCTTTACCCATTGACGACATGAGCACTGGTCGTCGTCGCAGTCACTCCAGCCGCAATCGTGTGGGCATGCAAGAGCGTCAAAGTATGCCATGGGTGTGATCGGTATAGCGGTGTTATGATATGAGGCACTTTAGAATCGTTGGTTACCGGTATATTGCATAATTCAGTTTTTATTTAATACAAAAAATATCATATAGGCTATTAATTAGATGACCGTCCCATATGATATTTTTTTATATACTGGATGACATGTATAATATGTGACCGCTGCCTTATACATTTCGATATGGCATTGAATATCAATATCTGTGTGATTTTTTAACAATTTTGAGTCTAAATTGTTTAGATATTGTATGCGCTTATAAATCGGAATATGGTTGTATTTGAAAAACATACAACCGTATCTAAAGTTATATATTGGTTTGCTACTGTAAATACGTAAAATATCTATCAATATTTTATCGATGTCATTATTAGTTATCATTACATGTAGCAACATATTGATTGCCTCATGTTGTGGGCATAGTATTGTTGCATATTTAATCAATATCTCTTTAATTATCATTGTTATTTCTGACATTATGAAGATATATATACGACCGGTAAATCTTCAAATATTTATCACACTGACTCTGCTACGTTTGTCTCTGGTTCAGTTGGCTTCACAGTGAGATCGATCTTTGCAGTTGCGCAGAAATTTTGCCCAGCGAATTTATTAAACAACTCAGAGCTCCATTGATTTTTGCTCAAAGCGCAAGCCACACCAGTCATTGAGCCAGCATGGAGACAGATAAATATATTCTTACCCTGGTTTGCTTCAACTATATCATGAGCACATTTAATAGCAGAATTTAGTTCATCAGCAACAGATGAACGAACCGTTTTAAACTCATCAAACTTAGACATAGACTCATATGTGCAGTCAAATCGCTCAGTCTCAGATGCAAACCTTTCGATAATAGCATCTCTTGTTAACTTATTATCAAATGGAGACTTTTGCTTGGCGAATGCTGCACCATCAGATAATTCAATGGAATCAAATCCATAGACATCACATTCACGGAGTCCATACTCCACACGAATTGGTAGCTTCTTACCAGTCTTTGCCTCAATTGTTAAAGACATAACAAGAGCAGTTTCAATACACCGAGTCATCGGTGAGCAGTAAATATAGTCGATCGTATCGACCGGTAGATCTTCCTCTAACAACTTCAACGCTTTATCTTTTGCTAGTTCTACTCCAGCGGATGTGATAGGGTCATCGTAAATATTCTCAGTGAACCGCGTGGATTCAACCCAATTTTTAGCATCAACGGCAGCTTGCCTGACGGAATGACGCACAAGGTAGATTGACATGATTGATATATTTAACATACTGGTAGCCACAAAAAAATATTACACTACCAATGGTTATTCATGGTGGTGTAATATTTATGTCTTCATTCACGGGATCTGCATCGTTTACATCGTTTACATCGTTTGCATCGTTTGCATCGTTTGCACCTACAACATTATAGTTTTTTATCATATTATGAAGTATCATAAGAATATTAGAGTACATGTTGTGAGACATACTGACAATTCGCGTATCTGAAGGCGTCGTACTATCGATAGTCTTTAATGCGTGTGTTGTTGTATTTAAAATAGTCTCTAATGTTGATGTACTACGAATTACAGGAAAATCATACTCTACCAATAACATACGACAATTTGGACACTTTATGTTAGTACCTTCAACTGGAATACTCACAAGATGCATAATATAACAGTGTACATGTAAAGCTCTATCGCAACATGGCAATATACCACATTTTTCATTTTTAGTGATAACATTTTGACAAATCAAACAGTCTGTGTCATCAAGCGCAACTTTTGTGAAGTCAAGGGTGTTAAATCCACTTACAATAATATTGATCCGATCTTTAAATATATTAGCCATTATATATTGTAATTCTGCGGATAAATTTGTTGCATATGTATGTATATTACGTAAATCATATGCAATAGCATCTAATTTCTGCTTCGAAACATCGACTTCATTCAATTCGGACATTATCGGTATTTGAGCCATTATTCGTATATGATACAATTGTGTGTATTTAATTATTTTAAAGATCAATATAATTGTGCTGATTATATCAAAAATATATAATGTCAACAGAATTAATTAGACAATACACAACAACGTTAAAACGGCTTATTAATTTCTATCATACAAAAAGCACAAATAAATCATTATCAGGTAGACATCAAAATAGATGCAATATTCTAATATCTGAATCACCAATTCAAGCAATTGAATTTACTGGCCCAAAAATATATATATATAAAGATATCATCAATGATGGTGATCTATCGTTGCTAGCACAGTATAGCAACGATGTACCTGAAGATGAATCAGATTTAATTGAATGTTCATGTATCGTTGCAGATATATGGGAAAATATAACCGAAACTGAAAAAGTATTAGTAACACAATATGTACAAAAATTACTTCACACGTATGTGTCATATTTGCTTCTTGATACAACTTAAACAGTCCATGTTCGGCCACATACATTACATGTAGCTTTGACTGTTTGTGGTTCATCTATACTACGTGTTTGAACATGATAAATAGTATGATCACGCTCTTTGCAGTTTGGACATTTGTATATATTTAAGGATGGCATTTCAATGTCTTTTTGTTGTGTTTTTAATTCTTCTTGCTCTTGCCTCAACCAAGGAATTAATTCGTATGTGTCTGTATAAAGTAAATCATGCATTGATGTTTCGTTAGAAATCACCTTAGCAACAAGATCCTTGGACAATTTTAGGATTAGAAAATTGAGTTTTAAATGAATCACCGGCTCGCGACTTTTTGTGTATGGTTCTGCGTAAGTAACGCATGCACCATATCCATCATTAGCGAGACGAATTGCATTTACATTCGATACATCTAATGTAAGAAGGTGTTTGTGTAGAAAATCAGCACCCTCGCACAACTTTATAGTCTTGCATGATGTCATCTTTGTTGTCATTTCGTTCGAAGATAGTTAGTATATTATAACGATTGATGAAATTCAATATTATATTTAGGCTATCTTTACGTGTTTTCCAGATATGGCTTTCATCTATCCCAATGGATGCATGATGATCTTTTCCGCTACCAAGGGTGCTGCGGCTATCATTTAGATGTATAAGTATACGATCAGGTGGTATTAGACTAAGTAGTTCGGTAAACCATATATGCATCAAATCGGCGTCTCCAACATTGACTCCGGATGCATATAAATGAGCAGTATCAACACATATACCGACATTTGGTATCTTTTCTGATACGATTCTATAAAGATCATATAATTGCTTTGGTGTGTGATATATTGCTTTATCTGGTGTAACTGCTGGGATCTCTAAATAAATACATACTTCCTTAGGTGGACACAATTCACATAATCTCTTGAGAACGATATCGGGAGGTGCTCGATATAGATGAAAAACAAATCCATGTATTTTTGCATTCTTGCATGCTAAAAGTTCTGATTGAATAAATGACATCATATATGACGTTGGATTTGTCCATGGCACATCAAGATATCTAGCATGTGCAATAATCGTAGATCCTGTTTTTGTTATATATTCGGCGAGCGATTTCTCATTTATATTTATTCCACCACCACCACGTGGGCTAGCAATAAATATCTGAAATGTTCTGACGTGTTCTACACCATACTTTTGTTTAGCTAACTCAATTTGTTGTTCAATTGAGGCACCTTTGGTTTTTGTATATGTTCGATTTACATGAAATCCAATATGGCTCATATTATATTACAAAAAATATATGTTCAAATTACATATACACATAGTGTAGCCTATATATCAAATATATAATTCAACTTTACCATACTCAATATGTAGATTATGGTCTTTAAACTTACGTAATGCTCTTGCTGCAAGCTTGTCTGCGATTTCATTTCCTGCGGTATGTGGGTGATCAATACCAGATTTACCATGAGATCGCACATGTACGATTTCAACTTTATCTTTACACTGTTTATAGTAACCACGCATAGTGGCAACAAGATCAGAATTTTCGTACTTAGATGTGTCCTTTTTCCATTCAGTTAAAATACCAATGGCGTTACGTGAGTCACTGATAATAGTAGCCATTGGTATTCGTAACTTAATTATTAACCATAAGGCATAACACATACCCATATATTCACCTCGTTGGGATGTTGGGTCCATATGGGTGGTTAGTATCGGTTCCAATTCTTTATATACATTAGGAGCAACTAAACCACTCATTCTCATAATACCTTTACAGAACACAGCATAGCCAGCTTTCTTATGTATCATAGATACAGAACCGTCTGTATATAGTTCTATTGGGGTACCAGTCGACCAATTAATATCAGCATCAATATTATCAAAATTAGTACAGTTTATAAATTGATCACTGATTGGTAACCCACTATTTGCCATCGGGGATGGATGTGACCACTTTCGAATATTTTGAGTACCTTTGATACTTTTTTCTAATTGCTGCGCATCACCACCCCATAGAAGATAATTCATACCATTATAAGTTGAACTAAATTCGGATATAATTGATGTTATGAATTTCTTCCAGTATGATGAATGCTTACGCGTTTCTCCAATTTGGGTAGTTAGTGACATGTTTAACAACAATACACCTTGATATGTCCATGGGAGTAAATTATTTGAAGTTGTTTCATATCCTAATCGGTTCAAGCAAGAAAATATATTCTTAAGTGAAGCTGGTGTATCATCTGCGTTTGTTGAAAAGCAGAGACCACATGCATCACCTTTTTTAGGGTATGGGTCCTGTCCAATTATTATAACAGATACATCTTTGGGATGCATCATAAATGCACTAAAGATCAATTCTAATTGAGGTGTAAGCTGATCAATATTTGTTGTTTCTAGTGACTTAGTGAGAGCAATTTCAAGTGCATCAATATTGTTGTGAAATATATGACGCCAGTTGGGGTGCACTAAAGACAATGCAGTTTTAAGATTATCTTTAACCATTATATTATTAAACGTGTATGTATTCAATTTTTTTTATAGGTTAACCTTAATTATGCATCAATCCACCATGCACAGGGTTACGTAAAACTTGAACTGTGCCAATTATCATTAAAGGTAGCAGAAACAATCCACCAAACACGTACACATAATAACTTAACAATGCAGCTGTAAGTGAACCAGAAACATTACCTTGACCTACTTCATACCGTGTGTATAACATCATCACACCCATTAGGGCAATAATACCTAAAGCAATTTTAAAAGCTGTATTCATTTTTGTATATATATATATGATAAAAAAAGTTTTTATTCTAATACTGAATTAATGTTGCACATATACCTATTTCAATATCTGAAATTTCTCTAATCGTATTAATATAAAATGTATCATAACTAAACTCTAACCGAATTGCACTCAATTGATTATTTTCTAAAGTCAGTGCTTTGATTTTTTGGGTAGTTTGGTTTAATTCATGTCCCATTGCACTTGGAATGATAAGTCGATAGCTCTCCTTTGAAATTATCTCGGATGTGATCCGAGATATGAGTTTACACATCATGATTAAAATCTGATCAAACAACACTATATGTGGCACTACAATGTATATGTGTGTTGGTACTATATATATTGAAATATCATCACATAATTCAGGCATTAGATTGCATTTATTTTTATTCTTTAATTTTTTCTCATTTAGTAGAGATGACAAGATGTCGCAAACTGTGTCAATTACTGTGTCCATCTTCGTATTAATTAAGGTATTATGTATTCAATTTAATACACAGCTGACATGATGTTAGTACCACCACTACTACCACCATTGAATGGTGCACCAACAATACGAACAGAAGAAACACCACCCTTAATAAAGTATGAGACGAGCTCAGTTGCAGCGAATCCTAAAAGAGTCTTCGCAACATCACACCAGGTGAAACAATTCTTCTCTTTATTCATTATGAATGCAGCAATTAGAAGCACAACAGTAAATCCGATTACAAGTTGATCCATCGTTTTTGTATATATTAGCATAAAAAAAATGTATTGGATTTAAATTATTATTACATAATGTAGCCGATACGATTACATGCAGACACACTATAGTGTTGATACACTATGTTGATCACATGATTTGCTCTTTGAATGAAATTTCCATCTTGTACATCTATACTTGAAATACATTCTATAAGAAGAGCATTATCGTTTTTGCGTGTATAATTTCCAGATTTATATCCATCCATTTGCCGTATATAGTTGAGTGTTCTTTTTGCTATATAGTAAAGATCAATATTGAAATTGAGATACTTTGCCATCCCAAAGACATGTCGTATGATCTTATAGAATTCCTCATTGCCTGTATATTTTTGCATTATCATTAATTCAGCTAGAGATGGTTCGATTGCTTTGATTGGTGTAATATCAAGACCACATCCGCTAAGAATGTGACCACTCAAAGCAAAATGAAGAACATCGACCAATTCTAGCTTCAATGATTCATAATCAACTGGGTTTTGTTTTTTCCACCATTTCCAACCAAGACAATCAATGACTTCAGTGGTTTCGTTTGAGCATGCGACTGAGTAGTCGAAAGTAGTAAGTATTTTCTTCCAGTTAGGGTATATAAATTCGTTTAGTTCATCTTGCGCTGTGAGCAAATATTCGATCGAATCCATTTTTATATGTATATAATAATCATAGGTTCAATTAAATTGAACCTCACAATGTCTTTTTGGTATAATATAAAATGAACAAGAAATTGATCTTTGCTGGTGTTGTAATTGTAATCATTACAATTATACTTGCAGCATATAATAAAGATAGTAAGGTAGGTATGGATATACGTGAAGAACTCTTGAGCAACATGGAATCTACTATTAAGACTGGTGATCTTATTATATTTAAACCGTCGACAATGAAGCCAGTAACTATTAGTATAGCTTTAGTTAACTCAGATGGTGATATTAGCCACACATATATATCACAACGATCAGGAGCAATAACAACTCCCCTTCTTGCAAACACTATGGAGATTTTTGATGGAAAGATTTATTTCCATCAATTAAAACAACCACTATCGCAACAACATATGAATACACTAACTAGTATCATTTATAGACTAAAAAATAATAAACCTTTTAACCGACATAAATCATGCGTACTTTATGCTGGTAATGAAAAAATTTCAGCATCATGTAGTCTTGCTACTATTGCACTTTTAAAGTCTATTGATGTGTTCAAATCAAACTCTGAATACAAATATAATCAACCAGGACATCGTCAAATACGCCACGAAAATGCTATATATATTGACAGACATCGATATGGTCATAATCTGATAAAAATAATTATGGACGACTATATTTAATTAAGAATGTCTTCGCGTTTGTTTAACACAGTCGCTATAAATACCAATGCAGTCAACAGAGATGGATCCCTAGATGCCAATATTTTTAGAACATCAAAATCTTTGCCATTGACTAGTTGAAATAATGTGATTCCAGCCATTATCGATTTCGTTCCAATCATCTGCATGACAGTATGAATAGAATCAGATTTTTGTGTAATACACATTGATAGTACTTTGCGGTTAACTATATCATTTGTCGGTGTATTTAAATCATATAGCAACGGTATCATGTTTACATTTAGTAGATATAAACTAGGACTCCATTTTACATTCGGGGGCATATTTGAATGAATGTATAAGACCGCATTATCATAACCCTTGAACACACAATGTTCAATACCAAGAGTTGAACATATTTGAGCATGTTGTTGAATGTATACATTCAACCATTTTTTACACACTAATGGCATGATATAATTGGCAGTATCTTTATTACTCATCATAAAGATCTCGTAAATTATATCGTCTATAAACTGCATAGTTAATATAATCAATTTCCATTTTCAATTATTTTGCTTTTAATAGAATCCATATAACATCACATATAATATAGTAATGGCACTAGTAGCAAATGGTATTACAGCAGCATCACAATGTGATCAAGGACGTAAATATATCCGTAAATATTTAATTGAAAGTTGTTTAGATGAAGACATTAGAGATATTCTTTCTAATGCTGAAGATATTAGTAGCCGGGAAAAAATCTTAGTAGATGCGATCGATCATTTATCACAAAAATATTTGGGTAGAACATTTAATGCATATACATTGATCGCATCAAAAAGTAAGTATCAAACTGGGACATATGTGTGGAAGGCTCAATATGATCTATGTAATCTTGCTAGCTTCTGTGGTCACACAAATCCTGAAGAAATTAGTGATCACTGCAAAAGTGAATATGAGTGTGGAGATAAAGTTGATTCAAAAATTGCATCGGTATTGATCTACAAATGGTCTAGAAGTAAAAACAATGTTATTCGCACAACATGTCAACAGCTACAAAAAGTGATCGATATCTCTGATGAAATTATTAGCGCAGTGATTAGCATATATGAAAAAGCTCTTGTGTGTGCACACATGCAACTAATGGAACAATCTAAACCAAATGATCCTCCCATGCTTCTATCTAGAAGCTCATCATATTCGTCACGCGGCGCATTAACTTTCTAAACCGCATTGGAATTTCAACTCTTCTTGATGGAATAATCAAATCAAATGCGCCAGTGATATTGACACCATGGGTCAATATGATATCAGATGTACGAATGTCAACCAACTTACTTACATGATAGATTCCATTTTGTGTTGCATCTGTTTGATCTTTCAGCAGAATATGTTGATTGATCGTATTGATTAATTTAGAATTAAACGTGAATGATGTTCCAGACACAATTGATCCTAAATCTCCAGCGGACACTAACAGCTTACCAATAGGAGCAAGAAGTGTATTTACGATAACTGTTTGATTTTGTGTTGAACTGGCCGTGTTTGTTAGATCCGATGATATTAGTGATGCAATATCGACAGTAGGATTTAAAACAATATTAGATGCAGTCGTTCCTGTACCAACATATAGACCCTCGACTCGATTTAGATACCGACTGATACGGTGATCTAATGTTGTAGGGTACCGTAAATTACGAATATAAATTCTATCACCTACTGATAACCCATTGTCTTCAGTAGTTTGAATGTCTAGTTTGTTTGCAGTAATATTAGATGTCAATACTGTATTTTTTATGATATCATTACTAAACTGTATTGGTGCATATTGTGTGCGAAGTGACACAGTTAGCGTATCAAATCGTATGATTGGATCTGTGAACACAAATGTACGATTAATAGGAATAACTGTTGTTATACCATTTATTGTTGTGGTATAACATTCGAATGAGTATCTCTTATTATTAGATCCCGAAAATGATTGAAGTGATGCCTCAGATAATTCAAGTATGATCCGGTCTGTGATTAATTGTGTACGAGTACCGGAACCAGTTCCTGGATTATCTGTTAGAGTTGGTAAAGTTGATATTGATCCAGTGGCATTGCTTACATATATAAAATCAGCAAGAATTGGTAAAACGAATGGCATTAATTCAATCTCGACAACATCATTTAAATCATCTTTTACACCGATCATACCAGGACTGTTACCAGTCGTGCCACCCGCATAAATATCAAATACTAGTTTACCTTCAGATAGATTAGATGACGCAACATTTCGCTCAATTGAATCAAGCTTTAAATATTGATCACTAATACCAATTCTATGATCAACAGGTCTACCACCAATTGTATCAATTCGAGATGCCTCCTCTGTATCTTGCCGACGTAGCTCTTGCTTCATAAATTCCATCGGATCATTTAGCATATCCTTAGTGGTTGTACATTTGCGTGACATTTTTAGCTATATATAATGAACTAAAAACATAATTGCATGTATAAAAAATGTTGATACTCTATGATATCTTAAATAGTGGAGCAACTTGCCCTGTACGTTTTTTGTACATGTCCCGATTACATAATACAACACCTCGCATCTTTTCTATTGAAATAATATTAGATGGATTAATCGTGGATGCAAGTGTCATATCCACAATGTTACCATAGATAGAATCCCCAAAATGCTTTACTATATTATGTATAACAGTTGTCCAATCATTGACTTTGACACGTTTATGCAACACATTTAATATATGTAGCTGAAGCTCAGATGAAACCAACTCACGATGTTCTTTTCCTTCTCTATATATAGTGATCGTTCTTTGTCTTGCTAGCTGACAAAGAACAAGACCAACTATGCGGGGATCAAATGATTTAATATCCTTATATAATTCTGCCGTGACTGCTAGTAAACTCCGTTCTTGGGTCGTTCTTCTTTTCACTTCTTCTAGTTGTTTTTTACGTTGCTCTTCTTTGTGATTTTTTGTATTCTCTGCCAAGGTTTTTTTACATGACTCATTCCACTCATCTTCACCTTCATCCGCCCAACTAAATATTGGTTGAAAGAAATCGGAAGGTACTGATGTCATGGTGCTTAGTCGTATATGTATATATTTTTAAGTATTTAATTCAAATTAAAAATGTATTACCATGCATAAAAATAAAACGGATTATAAATTACATTCAGATATCATATACATGCCACCAATCCTTCTTTTCTTCATCTTGCAGCTCCTTATCTAAGTATGGTCTGATAGATTTAATTTTATTCATAGATCCGCTTATCTGTCGAGTTATATTAACACCTTGTCTATTAATTCCTAAGTTAGCCATACGATCATTCGCTGTGGCTGTATATTCATCTTTAATATGTTTAACATTTCCTTCATATGTATCAAATGTCTCTAATGTCTCTAATGTCTCTACTTTTTGCGTTGGTTTTGGTTGTTCGGGTATATTGCAAAAATATCTATCAGACAAATGATCAAATGGTGGAATATCTTTAATTTGATTAACAATTTCAGCTGGTGGTGTCAGTTGAATAACTTCAACTGATGATTGCATAGGTTCGGGTATATATGAGTCTTTATCATGGCGATCGATTATTATTACCGCAACAATCGCCGCTGCTACAATTACCGCTATCATCAACTCCTTCATTGGATGTATATAATGCAGATAACAAATCCTCAGCATTAACATCATCATCAGCATAATCGGCATCATCATCCGCATCTTCATCTGCTTCGGTTATGGGTGTGCCAGCATCGGCTAATGATTTTTTGATATCTGTATAGCTACTATCTGCATGGTCAAGTAGAGCGCCAAATGCTTCCTTATATTTCGGATCGGATGCAGAAATTCTAGCCGTCATATCCTTGAGGTACTTAATAATACGTTTGAATTGCATTGCAAGTTTTGGTGATGAGTCATTGACCCCTCTAGCAACATCATGGATAAAATTCTCTGCGATCATCATAGAATTATTTGAACTAACATAACTTTTATAGTAGTCTCCATAGTTATCTTTTAGTAGACTCGTAGACTCTAAGATTTTATCAAATGCACCACCACAACGAGGAATCTTCTTGCGTAGATCGCCAATGGTTACCGCAACAGCTGTGACGAAATTTTCAGTATTTACGTCGACTTTACCATATTCTTCATATAGATGGTAGCTCACTTCATATAACTTATGTAAAACTAGTAACACAAACGTGCGTCCCATATCACCTATACGATCATTTAGATACAACATTTTAAAGTTAATATTGAGATCTACTACAGGATTAAATGTCATGAGTGACGATTTTACTAAAAACTTATCGCTCAATGTTGCCTTGTCTGATAACTGCATTTTATGCTTGACTAGATTATTACAGGTTGCAAGAATTGTATTGACTAGTGTAGATTTTTTCACAATATTATAACTTTTTAGAAATGTCAAAACTGTAACTTGTTGCTCTTTCGTAAGGATAGGATATATGTCGATGATATGACTAATGTCTGGAATTGATCCAAAAACTTCCATAATGTTTTCATCTAATGTAGCAACATACTGTACTAAAATTTCCCGTTCGACCGGCAACAACTCCATAGTTTTTGCTCCAGCTAGCATGTGAAGAGTATCTCTAAAACGAGTACAATGTTTTTTTATGTTGACGAATTTACTGTGCGATAGATTCAAATCTAATTCACTTTCATCTTCACCACCAAGAATCGAACCAACCACCTTTTTCATGTCTTTTTTGTTAACTTTCAACATAGTATATACAAGCACAAAAAGCGTATAAATATCTATAGATATTTATGTTGCATAATTTTTTAGTCTGTATTAAAATCATAACATGCGTTCCATAATACCGTTAAATGTCTCACCATCGTTTGCTAGGTATATCAATTGTAATGACTCTGTGCGACCAATTCGTTGCGCTCGACCGATTAATTGTGCAGTCATATGCATATCATGCATTACGTGATAGAATATAACATGCGTCGCAAATTGTATATTCTTTCCAGCGCAAATCATGTCAGACGTAAGCAAGAGGATGTTGACCGTTGTCTCAAATTGCGACACAGCATTATCAACGTTACATCTTGACACAATGCGAGCAAACGGAATTCCATTAGATGTCAGCACATTCGCGATTTCTTTAGTTGTTTCAGCGTACCTGCAAAATATAATGTATTTATTTTGCCTATTTGGAGCAGCATCAATATATTTATCAGACTCCATAACCATGGGCAATAATAAACCATATTTTGTCTTGCTAGATTTTGAAGTTACTTCATTACCACTAACAATATCGAGAATGGCATTCATTTTTGTAGATAGTGTTAGTTGTTTTCCAATTGTTTGATCTTGATGATCACCAACTAAATTCATCGATGTATTGAAATCACACTCAATAAATGTGTCAATATCCAATTTAGCAGGAACATGTAAGATCATTTCGCGTGTAATTTTTGTACTACAATTGGGGCATTTTGTAATGAACACATTTTTGCGTGGATTACGAATGTCTGGATGTATGAAACATTCTTCGCATATTATTATATGACAACAGTTTAATACATATCGATCACCTTCTGGTTCGATATAACATTTCTGGCAATCACCTTCCTCCAAGTTACCTTTGATCCGCTCAAGAATATTTTTGCATCTTGACACTTGGCCATTGGCTGTATGACTTAAACGTTTGATATCCTCAAATGACTCTGTGTTTGTTTGGATTTCTTCAATTAGGGTCTCGAATTGTGTATCACATACAGTTGATATTATTTTATATAATTCGTCAACTATTGTGATATTTTCATATTCAGGATCACCTTTCAACATAGTTCGACCAGATTGTTTGATTGCAACGACAAGTTGTCTAAAGCGTCTGTATATAATCATATTTGCTTTGTATGCCGTCTTGTATTTATCAAGCACTCTACTTAGAAAATCTCCAATCGAATCACATGTAATATTTAATGCGTTCATTGCGTTTGATATTGCACCAGAATTAATCATTTCAGATAATTCAGTGTTATCGTTTAGACCATTAAGCACTTTATTTAAGACTGTTGCATAAATAAATTCATATATTATACATTTAATCTGTGGTGCCAACACATCGGTATTTTTAATCATCGATGTTATTTTTAACTGATTTATTAGTATGTCATTAGATGCATCCATTATATGTCCGTTTATCGATGACATACTAAAGATGGATTGCGATTTAATTGCACGCACTGCATGTGATGTAGCAGACACAAGCCATGTCATTCTTGCTGGGATGGATAATTCTTTAGTCAATCTGATTGTGTCGTAGTCATCGATAATAACACGATCCCACTGCATGTCCATTGTGACTTTAGCAAGTATAGTTATCGGTGATGTATTTTGCATAAATTCACCGGGGATCTGCATGCTTAAATTGCGTAACTTTAATAAAACCATATCATAGCAAGATATTTGATCATTGTGACATAACACACACAGTGTCTTGAATTGTGTTATGTTATCTACATAAAGACAATACAGCCCAGTTTTCTTTATTGATTCTACCCATTGACTATACACAGGAGCAGCAACTACAACCAATGTTGTTTTTGCTCTACGTGGTCGTTTGACCAAAATGTACATTGATTTGGTATATGGTAAATTGTATCCATATAATGCACGAGATTTGATTGGTTGTTTTAATGCAATCAACGCAAGAGTTACTATTGTTTTACCGAATGATAAGCATGATGCTAGTCTGATCTTATTATAATTCATGCAATACTGATGCACGTTAATGCTTTCCATTTGCTCCAATTCATGCATTAACCATAACACTTGTTTTTGCTCGTGATATAGATTATATCCGAAGTCTGTAGGCGCCGATAATTCAGGGATGTCTGGGTTTACATCTACGTCCAGTTGAGTGAAATTAGTCAATTTCATCGTATATATATAGTTATATGGATTCAATTTGATTTATCTATTATAAAATCAAATTGAACCCACTATAAATTATATATACATAACCAAATTGATGGAGGCTACATTAATACATGAACATGGACTGATTATAGATAAAGAAACATTCGCTCAACTATTTCAATCTAGCAAACGTCAAATGTGTGTGCGTGAGGTCTTACCAAAAAACACACCAGTGCACCTTCAAAGTTGTCGTCGTACACTTAATTTATATCGATCAATAAATAAAGAAACTGTTGTGTTAGCAAGAAGATTAAGATCAAAATTCGTAAACGTAGACTATCATTTTGCAGATGTTAGACGATTTACTCCACTACGTATCGAAGAACTATCTGCAGCACAACGATGTGCTCTGCGTCATATTATAACACAGAGATACAACACACCTCGAATGGGTGGTGAATGTTTGTTACAAATGGATACTGGGCTTGGTAAAACTCGTGTAGGTTGTGGTTTAATTGGTAAAATCGCAATGCCAACATTAGTTATTGTGCCATCAAAACATATAGCAAAACAATGGGTAAACGAAGTAAATGTATCATTACCATCCGTGTCTGTTGAACTATACCAAAACAAAAAGAACCAATCACCCCAGGATGTAGACGTTCTTGTTGCTGTTGTTAATACCGCGCGTGGTAAAGAGAAAGAATTTTATAGTCAATTTGGGTTAGTCATCATGGATGAAGTCCATGAATATATTAGTACACGTAATAAAAATGTATTATGGTTGTCCTCCGTATGTCGATATGTTTTAGGTTTGACAGCAACTCCAGATACTGGAAATGGTCTACTACGATTTATAGAAGGACATTTGGGTCCAACTATTTATTCAAAAAATATAGAAGGATTTGAGGTGGTAGCAAAAAAGTTTATGGTTAAAGTAGAAGTGATAAAATATATCGGACATGAAGATTATCTTGCTCCAGTTATATCTGGAGCAGGAACAGTTTGCGTTATGTCAACTATTGCAAAAATAATACAAGATCCTGATCGAATGGATCTTATTGTAACATCTTTACGGCGATTATATGATAACAACCATAATGTTCTTCTTTTTGCTGAACATAGAGACTTTCTGAATAACATAGCAGCTGCAATTAAACCACACTTCGCTGCATCAGATATATGCATTGAAGAAGATACCAGTATCTTGAGAGGTGGGGCAACAGATGAAATTATAGCAGCAGCTGGAACCAAACGGATTATTCTAACAACCTATTCATATTCTAGACGAGGAGTTTCATATAATCATTTAACTGCACTTCTTCTTGCAACTTCACGTAGAAATGGACTTGAGCAAGTAATTGGACGAATTACAAGATATGCTTCCGATGAGACTATAGTGCGATCTATTATTGATATCAATGACGCATCAACTGTATTAAAATCACAGTTAAAAGATCGTGAGGCTATATATAATAGCCGAGGATATCCTATACGCTATTCTAGACGGGTAGCTGTATATAATAGCGATTAATCTTTTACTATAGATATTTTTTTATAAATACATGTCAAATGTTATGAATGTAACAACATAATCTGCAATAGTCAAAAATGCTACTGAACAAATAACAAACGTACATATTTATGCAAAAATGTATAGTTCCTAAGTATTGTATATACTGCAGCAAGTTAACGGTAAAAAAAAGAAGCAACATATAAATTTATATGTGCTAAAGGTTGTTGTAATAAATTTAGTGATTCATTGAAGGTAATGAATCGATACTAATTGCATCTGGCATGTCATACCATGCACCATCAAAATCATATGAACCCAATGTAGTGGTTGATGGAAATGAATAAATTTGGGTTTCTTTATCTTTACACATATCTAGCATTTGACCCATGTTTGTATAATAATATTCATATCGATGCAAAGAAAAAATTCTATACATTTATTATTCAGAGGTATAGTCTATAGAAATAGCTAAACATATTGCATTGTATCCATCTTCTATATTGGGATATTGTTTGAAATAATTACAGTTAACTAAATCAATAAACACACTCATTTCAAGATCATATGCTGCAGCATATCTATTTTCAAAATAAGTCGTAGATAGATCATTAGTTTCGCATGGATTTGTTGTAGTTACTGTTGTTTTATTTTTAAAGGTTATTTTAATAATTTGATCATACATTATACCACATCTATCTGCATGAATTTTATATACAATACCACTATTTCCTATTAGTTTTATATCTACTTGATTACCATCAGATGAACGTATAGTTTCTTTTGATATAAAATATTGTTCACATAACAACCAATGAGTCATGTCGAGGTCATTAATGCACATATCTATCACAATATCATTCGATGAATTTACATACGAATCTGGTGGTTTTGGCTCAACGTTCATAATTTCAACTAATTCTATATCGTTTATGTTTGCATGTAAACCCATACGTACACGATTAAACATATTGTCGAACCTTCTATGAAATCCCATCATGACTAAGCCATCGATAGCATTACAAAATTGTTTACATGTTGTTGCATCTCGAATAGAGTCTGCTATAGATGCCTCACATAATACTGGCTTATCATGATCTATTGCTACCTTGATATAATGACAGTGCGTTTCAATTGGAGTTGTTAATACAATGGCATCTAGCTCATCGATAATCGACTCAATAGTATTCACATATTTACAATTATATTCATCAGCTAAGTCTATACCATACTCATCAGTATCTATGATGGCAAACAAGACTGCATACTTTTGAATATTATTTGCATAGATCCTTCCCATATGACCAGAACCACATAATCCAATTTTCGTATAGATTAGTTCATCTGACATCGTGTGTACGATCATATATATATATGACAAAAAATTAACATGTGATTATGCACGTATACTCTTGATCATATACTGCATAATCATTTTCAATGGATCTGTCGTGATATCATCCGCTTTACATCGCTCTAAATATTCAGTTGCTATAGAATACTCTAACATTTGATCATGTGTTTTTACGTGTAATGCTAGTGGAGGTCTAACCTGAGTCCGCACCACGTAGTTATAGTAGTAGCATTGATCCTCATATTTCTTGTTGCTATAGAACCGCATGGTAGATCCAGTTGTAAATAGTCTAGTCTCTGTAGAAAACTCTCCTATCCATGGTTGGCAATGTAATTCACCATCTAGATAATGAGTAAATTTGTTATCCCAAGGAAGACGAAATTTAAGACTACTCATAACAAATTTACCAGCTTGAACCCAATCGAGTTGATTATCCATATCATTTTGCACAAGAGTATCGCTATCATTGAGCGGCATGCCATATAACTCACCATCCATCGAGCAGGAACGGACGTCTGAAATTAATAGATATTTTTTATGTTTAAATTGTTCTGCCATTGTTGTAGTCATACACTTTTGCAGGAATATGTCGTCGTTGCGAATCTTAATTGAAATCGGTCGTGGATCAATCAATATCCATTTATGTTTTGGAAATAATATTTTTAGTTGCAGTATATGTTGTCCAGGAGATGCACCGACATATACTATAGTATCACTCATATGCCCATATTTAGTTAAGAATAATATTTCCATGCAAAGAAGTTTACGTTGCCCACATTTGAGATGGTTACAATTATACTTAATACCTGGCGTGTTTTTTGCACAGTACTGACGCTGGATAGAACGATCGTGATCTATCGTTCGTTGCATTGTTATATATTGACATAGATGACTTCAATACATTTTTATATATTAAATATCCAATAACGATCACAACAAACATGATACCAATAATAATTAATGTGTTGCTCGATATGATACCACGATTACCAGCAAATGCAATTTCTTGCATGATGGATGGGTCTAATGGAAATTCATTCTCAACACATGGGCGAACATGATCTGGTCCTTTAGTCATTTGTATCATAACAGAACCAGGACATTTATCCATTCCTAATTGATCACATCTAGCTTTATGGCATTTGGCGTGATCTAAACCCAATGCATGACCGACCTCATGGTTAATAACATATGTACGATACCGATCTAATTGCATCGATGATTTGCTACCACCCATCCAGTTATCATAGTTGATAAAAATCTCATGAGTACCTGGAACGTAAGCAGAAAGACTATCAATTTGCGGTCCATATAAATCAGATATGGTTTTGTTTTTTGCTAGATGAATACGTAGTATTTTTCCAGGTGCATTTGGATTGCGTTTAAATATATATCCATATTTAGACCACCCTCTTGGATCAGTTAGTGTGTGATGGATTTTATTTTTTAGTTCTGTCATATTAAACTGGTCTTCACAACATGGCAATATATCCACAACATATGATACGATCATTCTATATATAGAATTTGAATGTTTTCAAGGAATCAAATTCTATGAATCATTTTGATTCAATATATATAAGATTCTATATACAAAATGACACAGACTTTAAACCGGAATACCACATCATACCAAGTCCTATTGACCGAACGTTTGAAAAAAGTTCATAAAAAATATGAGCAGGAAAAACCAATGTTGATGTTTCATCAATATATGATACGTGAAATGTTTACGGATCCGATATATGGGATCGGAACACCTGGTAATGCTAGAGGTATGTTAATCTATCATGATATGGGTGTGGGGAAGACAATGTTAGCAGTATCTGTGATGCTTGCATTGCTTGATATAAAACAGCCGGTTATTTTAGTTGCTAAATCATTGCAACAAAATTTCATATCAACAATAGATAAGTTAGTAGATGACCCTATACTATCGACAAGAGTAAAGAAAAGTTTGAACTTTGTGTCAATGGATGCATATAATTCAGCAGATCAAATGAAAACAAAAAGCGGTAATCTCAACAACAAACTATTGATTGTAGATGAGGCCCATAACTTTTTTAAATCAATAATCAATAGTGGTGGTAATGAAACAAACGCAAGGACGTTATATGAAATGATAATGGGTGCATATGGTTTGAGTATATTATTTCTAAGTGGAACTCCAATAACTAAAGACCCATTTGAATTAGTTCCTTGCATGAACATGTTGACTAAGGCAGAGACGTTGCCATTACAATACGATACGTTTTATAGACATTACATAACAAGTGATCATAAAATTAATAACAAAAATAAACTACAGAATAGATTATTTGGACTGGTATCATTTATATCATTTACAAAAGATGTATCGTTAAATCCTAACATTAATCCGGAAACATTTCAGTTTCCAAAAAATTTAGGAATAAGTGTGGAGCGTGTGGAAATGAGTGAAGCTCAGTACTTAAAGTATGTCACAATTCGCGACAAAGAAGACAAGGACTCTATTAAAAAATCTACGGGTACATCTCTTCGTGAACATACAACACCAGCATTATCTTTGCCATCATCGTCATCTAAATCTAGCTACCATGTTGAGTCTAGACAAATATCTAACTATGCACCAAACACGGGGGACTTTGATAAAGTCTCCTCTGCAAAAATCGCACATATGATGACTGTATTAAAATCACGTTCTATGCCAGTACTAATATATTCTCAATTTGTCAAAGGTGGCATTGATATTATTATAAAATATTTACAACAAGAAGGTTATGAAGAATGGCTTCCTAATCGACTTAATAATAAAATATTAAAACCAGCCAAACGATTTGCTGTGATTGCCGGTAGAGTTACTACTGAGAACAGAACAATTATTCAAGAAATGTTTAACCGTGGTGATAATATGTATGGAGATTCAATTGGTGTTTTGCTTGTATCTCAAACTGGTGCAGAAGGATTAGATCTTAAAAATGTAAGACAGATTCATATTCTAGAACCATACTGGGACTGGGCTAGATTAAAGCAAATCCAAGCAAGAGGTATTCGTAAGGGTAGTCATCTAGCTTTACCAGACACTGAACGAGATGTAAAAACATATATCTATTTATCAATGCCAAATAAACGCATCGCCAAATATACAACATTCAAAGAAAAAAATACAATCGATGAACGATTTTTAATCAATGCAAAAAGAAAGAATGTATTGATTAATGAATTCTTAACAGCTCTACAGGAAATTTCAGTTGAATGTGTTATTAACAATTATTCAAACTGCCGATTATGTATACCAAATAATGAAAAATTATATACAGAAAAAGATACCTCCGCAGACATAGATAGCAAAGATCCATGTCAATTAAATGTTAATCAAAAAATAGAAGCAATGAGTGTTGAACATGAAGGAACAACATATTATTATAATGCTAGCAAGGATAGTGCTTTGGGATATAAATTTTATCAATATAATGAAGAGATGGATGGGTATGCAGAAATACCACAATCGGATCGTATGTTAACACAGTTACTCAAAAAAATTGGGCTTAGCTAGTTATATTTCGAATGAAACGTAACTTAGTGAGATGTTATCTCAACCCATTGTTACTTGTCAAGACAAGCAACTGAAAGAAATGAAGTTTTTCTTCCTTTGTTTTTTCTTTTTTCTTCTTTTGTTTTTTCTTTTTTTTCTTCCTTTGTTTTTTCTTCCTTTGTTTTTTCTTTTTTTCTTCCTTTGTTTTACATGTATTTCATACCAGATGTTGGTTGTAATATGTTTCGTCGTATTCTTGAAGGAGTGGGGGAGGCGTTTACTTTTTCTACTACTCAATGATGGATGGTTGGTTGGTTGGTTGGTGTGGATCGCCACACGATTAAGAAGGGGGTGTTCTTTTTTCTCTCTTTTTTGTAACGTTCATTTCTATTGATTTTTTTACTGCCACTGCTGCTGATTCCACTGCTGCTCCTGCCACTGCTGCTCCTGCCACTGCTGCTGCTGATTCCACTGTTGCTGCTGATTCCACTGCGTTGTATACTCCGAAGGATAGTATATTGCATGCGCATTTGAATCTTGTTGACGCTGCTTCATGGATCCCAGGCGGTATATCTCTTTGGGGGTTTCATCAGGGGTGGTGAGTTCACCGGGGGTATCTTCACATGCACTGTATTCGTCAACTACCCATGATTCGGGTATGTCATCTGCCCATTTAATTGGTGTCTCGGCTGCCTCTGCTACGTCTTCACTTACGTCTGCTACGTCTGCGGCCTCTGCTACGTCTTCACTTACATCTGCTGCCTCTGCTGCCTCTGCTGCCTCTGCTGCGTCTTCACTTACATCTGCTGCCTCGCTTAGTTCTGGTTCGCTCATTTCATATTCATCTGCATCTACAATAATTTCACTTTCATCTTTCTTTTCGATGGTAGTGGCTTCTGCTTCGGCGGCGGATCCAGCTGCGGATCTAACAACACATTTAGACAAGCCTAAGTGTCGTGCTTCGCTGTTTGTCGTTGGCTCAAGGAGTTCATCAATAAAATCCCTACACCAAAGAACACTAACTCTACCGTGTGCCCATTCATGGATTTTGCTTAAGCTATTTCCACGGCGATTCGATGATTCGAGTATCCTTTCGTTCTTGGTTAGGTCCATTTGGTCAAGATCAGCTTCGACTTTAACCATATGTTGCATATATTCACGGCAGTTACTTATTTCATCAAATAACTGATTGATGACCGCATTAACAATGCGGGTGTTGATGTCAAAACTTTCGCTGTTGTTTTGTCTTGCCATCGCTGTGTCCAACATTGAATTACATATTGCTGATATCATCGTGTGGTTCACACACATCAAGTTCGTGACGTTGAGGGCTTCCATCAACGATGTGTGTCTTTTCACATACAACACAATTACGCGTTGGATTATGAGCTGCATTGCAGCTGAGCAGCTTATGCGCTCGAACATTCCTTTTTCGATGTAGTGCCTTTGCATACGTCTGAGGGCTTCGGTTATACCCTCGATACCTTGTTGTTGGGTACTGCAAATGAGTGTGTAGTTGTTGAAGATATACGTGCGTACATCTTTCTTACCCTTGCCCTTGCCCTTACCCTTACCTTTACCAGTGCTAGTGCTTTCGCTTTGAGCTGGTGGCCGCTGGCATGCTTCGCTGATTGTCCGTTTAGCCGCAGCAAATTCATCGCTGGTGCGCATAGCTTCTTCTTGACGCCTGCGGTCACCTTGTTTGAGCTGATACGATGTGGCTCCATGTATGATAAGCACTTTGCCTTTGCCTTTACCTTTGCCTTTGCCTTTGTTTCCCTTGGAACCTTTGTTTCCCTTGGAACCTTTGCCTTCAGCGACCTCAGCGACCTCAGCGACCTCAGCGACCTCATCGACCTCAGCGACATGGTGCATAGTAACTTTTTCCGGTGCGTTAGCCATTTTTGTCGACAGCTCAGTCGTACGTTAAATGTAAATTTTTGGGGGGTTAAATAAAGTACAGAAACTGTAGCTTTAGAATCGGTTGTTGTATTACTAATATAAAATTCAATTTTATCAATATAATGAAGAGATAGATAAGTATATCGAAAATACCACAATCGGATCATATGTTAACATAGTTGCTAAAAAAATTAGATTGAGATGTTATCTCAACCCAAATTTTGTTGCGTGTCTTGACGCCAGCAACAAGGAAAGGGGTTTTTTGTTTTTTTTTGTTTTTTTTGTTTTTTTCTTTCTTTCTTTCTTTCTTTTACATATATTCTTTTCTACTACTCCATGATTGGTGGTGTGGATCGCCACACGATTAAGAAGGGGGTGTTCTTTTTTCTTTTTTCTCTCTTTTTGTAACGTTCTTTTTTACTACTCCATGATTGGTGGTGTGGGTCGTCACACTCTTAAGAAGGGGGGGGGTTCTTTTTTCTCGTTCTTACGTTCTACCATGTCCATCCATGACATTGCGTCCATATCCATCCTTCGGGTTGCCATATCCACTCTTCGGGTTGCCATATCCATCCATGACACTGCGTCCATATCCACCCATTGGTTTGCCAAACTGGCTGCTGTGTGTCGTAGGGTGCTACATCCTCACATGCAGAACTTTCCGGTACACTACTCTTCTGTTTAGAGAATGCACCCGGGTGGTACACACTTGCCTGTGTCTTTGCTGTGCATGGTACTGACTTAATTTCATCCACAGGGGAATCTATATCATAGTCATCACTCCATTGCCCAGTGTGCTCGAATGTGCATTGAGTTTCAGACACAACTACATCCACGACGACGGCGGCTGCTGATTCCGCAGCATTTGCAGCGATTGCAGCGAATGCAGCCGCAGTGTCGGTTGCAACTCCACTTACCGGATCCGTTGCGGGTCGTATGTGTGTAGGCACATTCCACACATTAACCATGCGCAACAGTGCCCATCGATGGCACACATCGACGAACGGCATGGCCGTGTTCTTGTACTGGAGGCGTGGGTTTTTAGATTGCGCCTTAATTGCACGTTTCGCTTTGACAATTTCTTGGATTGGAACTTTAATTTCTCGGATCCGTGAGAATATGTCACGTATCATCTCTCTAACCATACCAGCGCTTACTAAAGTGAACGTAACGTTATCTTTTTGAGCGTGTAGTGTTTCCACTATCAATGCATGGAGTACGGCTGAGAAGATCGTACGGTTTACCTCGTGCATGTCCGGAACGTCCAGTTCCAGCAGCATGTTGCTGTACATAAGGAGGTATAACTCCCATAGTACAATCAACGCCGTTTGCAGCGCATAGTTTGCACGGAGCGTATGCACGTGCTCTTGGTAGTACGCCGAGGCGTCCCACAGCACCTTTGCAGGGCCTTTCGTGTTCAAATCCTTGGGGTCGATTCTGGTGACCAGAATAGACACCAAGGATTTGTCTACGCCTTTGTCTTTGCCTTTGCCTTTGCCGTTGCCTTTGCCTTTGCCTTTACCGTTGCCGTTGCCTTTGCCGTTGCCTTTGCTGTCGCCTTTGCCTTTGCCGTTGCCTTTGCCTTCAGCGACCTCAGTCACGTGGTGCATAGTAGCCTTCTTCGGAGCACCTTTGCCTTCAGCGACCTCAGTCACGTGGTGCATAGTAGCTTTTTGCGAGACGTTTGCCATTTATATGAAAGCGCGGAAATATACTTCGAACGTTAATTTTTGGGTCAATAAAGTACAGAAACTGTAGCTTTAGAATCGTTGGTTATATTGATATTGCATGATTCAATTTTATATATATATATACAATGAACACACCAAAACGTGTATGCTATCTTGACTATAATGCGACCACTATTATGCCTAAAATTGTGTTAGATGAATTATGCAAATGGGCTACTCGGGGGAACGCTAGTAGCACATATCCAAGTGCATATAAAGGAAAGGCTCTGATGGATCAATTTAGGCAAGAAATATCTGATCAGGGAGAGTTCTCTCTTGTGGGTCCAAATGGTTATACTATCATATTTACTTCTGGTGGATCAGAGGCAAACTCATGGATTATCACATCTGCAACAAGAGCATATGCAAAGGCTACTGGTAAGAGACCGCATATAATAACTAGTAATGTCGAGCATGATAGCATCAGACATCTTATCAGGGACCTCGAGCAAGAAGATGTCGATGTTACCATAATGCCCGTTGTAAATTTAGGATCTAAGCTCGGTTCTGTTGATGTTGATAAACTTGAGTCGTATATCAAGCCTAATACATGCTTGATAAGCATCATGGCTGCTAATAATGAGACTGGTGTGATAAACGACATGGCTGCAATTGGTCATATAGCAAAAAGACGATCAATTCCATTTCATTCTGATGCAGTACAGCTTTTTGCTAAAACTGGTATTAAACCAGTTGAATTAAATATCACAGCATTTTCTTGCTCTTTCCATAAACTATATGGTCCAAGTGGGTGTGGATTAGCTGTAGTACAAAATTCATTTTTAGAGGGTTATAATCTACGTCCATTAATAGCTGGAAGTCAAAACTATGGACTACGTGGTGGAACTGAAGCAATTCATAATATAGCAGCATCACGAGCTGCATTTACGTTGAACTTTAAAAACCGAGAAGCTACAAATCAAAAAATATATAGACTTAAATTATATACAAGAAAACTCCTATCATCTATTTTTCCTGTGATGTATTTGGATGAATTTAAGCAATTATATCCGAATGTTCCCGCTACATGCATTGTATTGCTGACGCCAGTTGATAATGATGAGAATGTGATGGGAAATACAATATTCATATCAATCTTTCGTCATGGTATATGCAACAAGTTAATAAGAGAAGCGTTGGCTGATGAAAAGATCTATGTGAGCATCGGTAGCGCATGTAAAATAAATGACCCTAAGGCATCACATGTTCTTGCTGCAATTGGTGTTCCAACTGAATTATATGGAGGTGTGTTAAGAGTGTCGTTAGGAGACTACACAGAAAAGGAAGATATTGAAAAATTCGTCGTTATTTTAACAAACATTATTCGCAAGTCTGCACCTAGAGCATGAACAAAAAAAGTTATTTTTGTTACTAATTAGTTAACATGATTTTTATTCAACGAGTCTTGCTCTTGGGCTTCTCTTTGCTAGGACTTTTTTCTTTGCTTGAGTCGTCATTTTTGACCTTCTTGTTAGGGTTCAGCTTACGAGCAGCCTTGACGCGCTTGATGTCCTCAACGAGTGCGTCAACACCAGTCTCAAACTTAACGAACCGATCAAGGTTGCCATCGCTATGATAATACATCAACTTGAGTGCTCCCAAGATATGCTTTTCAGTAACGGTGCTTACACCAGACACGTAACCAACGAGCACGTGCACGTAGAATGTGACGCGGTTGATAAAGTCGATGATGATATTTGAAATCAGATCTCTAATGTCTTGCGAGCATTGGAACTGTCCAGTTTGTTCATCTAAGCGGATCTCCTTTCTAAACTTGTTATAAACAACAGTCTTGTAAGTCAATGGACCAGACACACGCTTTTTCTTAGGCTTAGGCTTTTCGCTATCTTCATCGTCATCATCGTCTTCATCTTCTTCCTCCTCTTCTTCAGGTTCAGCTTCAGCTTCAGCTTCAGCTTCAGCTTCAGGTTCATCTTCCTCGATTTTATTGACGTCACCATCGTCGATAGTGATTGTCTTTGCTGGACCTGCAGCAGATTCTTGCTCGATCTTATTTTCAAAGATCTTAGCTGTTGCCTTAAGATCAGAGACAAGCGGATGAACGCATATGTCACTGAACTGATCGCAACGGTACGCACTGACGTGAACTTTAGGACGACTACCACCGTTAGATGGTAAATTTTCAACAGTACGTTGAATGCCAAACTTGACGAGATCCGCAACAGTTGCATCAACAACTGAAGCTAGACTACGTCTAGCGTCTGCACTGATTCTAAATACATGACGCTTTAGATCAGCATATGTCTTATATAAATCGCTTTTTTGGAAGTTAGCCAAGCGATCCTTGGCGGCTTTCTTAGCTACTTTCTTTGATTCAACATCAGCGGCATCATCATCATCATTAACAACAATGTTGTCAATATCTTTGATCTCGGCACGCATGCTCTTATCAGTTGCAAGTAGATCGGCATTTTCTTCTTCGAATGTTTTAAGTCTTTTAAGAGCATCCGCATTAAGAAGGTCGCGCATTTGTGTAACGCAACGCATAACTGGGATTGCTAGAGGTTTTTCTGGGCTATCCTTGGGTTTTTTTTCCTTAGTGTCTTTTGGCATTTTTTCCTTAGTGTCTTTTGGCATTTTTTCCTTAGTGTCTTTAGGTTTCTTTTCTTTAAGTTCTTTGGTCTGCTTAGCGACAGGCTTGGCAGTTGTCTTCGGCACAGATTTTGTAGGAGCCATGGTGATGGTGGTATATTTAGGGATCCTTGTATTCAATTAAATTTTTAACCAAATCATACTGTCGTATTATCAGCATCTGGTTCATCACTAGTATTATCGAGATTGAATGAAACCTTTTGTTGTTTATCTTTAAGCAGATTTTCCTTGCTGTATATCATAGAATAAATTTCAGATGTTGAGGGGAAGTACATTTTGTTACTAAACATCATGTCATATGAAGTCTTTGCGTTTAGCAATATACTTGCAGCAGCAGGTTCTAACTTTAGTAGACTTTCAGTAGAGAGTTCTTTTAAGACAATCAAATCTTTTAATAGTCGTAACTTTGCATCATATACATCTGGAGATAATTCTTTCTTTACTACAACTGGTGGGGTGACAGGAGCAGGAACAGATGGAGTGACTGGAGTCGATGTTGGTGCTGGAGCTGGAGTCGATGTTGGTGCTGGTGCTGGCTTTTTATGTAGAACATTTTTTAACTCTTCTTTAGATACTGATTTTTTCAATTGATCATGTTCAGTTTGGTTAGAATTATTATTTTTGCTAACAGATGTAGCATTATGTCTTTTCGTATACCATAAGTATGACACAATAGCAACGAAAATTAAAAATGTAAAACCAATAAACAAAGCAATTGGACTTGGTGTAGGGAGCCAACTGATACTGCTGCTTGTGGTAGTCTCCGTATTGATATGTTGGACTGGTGGTTGCGGTTCATTCGTCTGTTGGTACTCAGGTGGTATAAATGTGTTATCCATTTTGTTGTATATATTCACATATATATAGACAAAATGTCTACAACGTTTGACACAAAAAATTGGATAAAACGGATACAAACTTTGTATCATGATTTAATTAGCTTTACAGCAACTATGGACGATATAATAAAAAGTTGCCCTGATGATTATTTATATGTAGAAAAACTAATAGTAAAATTAGAAGACATTCAGAAGTTAGACAACCGACGCATTCGATTAGATATAACTGATCTGGGTCAATTGTTTAAGGGGGTATCTGAATTGGAAAAATTTAGAATGTTAATAGTTGATCTGGGGTACGTTTTATTTAAAGAAACTCATGTTGATCAAATAAAAAGTACAATGAGTGAATCATACTACGATACTGTTAAGAAAAAAATAGCAGTCATTAACAAAAATATCTGCAGCATATACGATGATGGTAAAACATATATTATAGACATTGCATCGATGCTAAGTTCAAAGGAACTTACATCGATGCCTTTAGATGACGTTCGTCGTTTATATAAAAATAGATACCCTCTCACAACATTATTATTCTTGCAGTTAATGTATGTATATAAAAAAGAGGGGCATGATATTTCATTATACATTGAAAGCATCAAAGATGAATCAATTGGATATACTGGAAATCCATACACGACAAAATGGCATCATCCACTGCAGCTGATGGGTTTAACATTTAATATGGTTACAATACCACAAAAATTAGATCAACGTCCACAACCACAAGGAATTGGTGTTGTTATCATAAATAGCAGTATGCCCTTTGCAAAAACTACTATTACATATAATATTAATGATATGCTATTTGGTAGATATGCATCCATACATAAAAAAGCAGGAATATCGAAAATGCATATACAATACTCCAACACAATTACTACAACACCTGTAGATAATTCTAAAGTAAAACCATCGATTGATTTCTATTCTGTTGACAAGCATCGCAATTCGCAAATTTATGAGACGCAAGATGGGGGTCAATCATATAGGATGTTAAAGAATAAAGATGGAGCTATCTTTTCTCAACATTTTACTATGAATATTATATATGGACCAAAGCCTCGTGTGTTATTATATAATCAACATATGGAAAATATACTCAAGAAAAAAGAGGTTGGTCGTATTGCTGGTGTACCAACAAAGAAGGATGAATATGTTGATGCAACTGCTGATCAATTAAGACAACATGATATAGACTTTACCATTAAAATAGTTGAAAGTATAAAAAAGATTACAACAGAAGAGCGTTTGTATGAACTAGTCCGAGCGAATAATATTTCAACTCAACTAAAAATATTAGCAAGACAGAAGAATAGACGGGATGAAAAATATATCGCGGAAAATTATTTAGTCGCACATTTATTTCAATAAAATAATAATTATGTCGTCATCGTATTAGTATATAGACAAATGGAACGCAAACGGCCAGGGAGACCTCCGCATAAAGTCGTGCCGACGACACCACTTAGAGGAATTGTAGATGCACCTGATAAAGAAGAAAATTGTGTTGAATTTTCTTACTATGATCCTATAGTTTTTAAATATTTATTCACATTGTTTAAAAATCTCAAAGTGCGTGACATTTATATGAAATTCACTCCAACATCAATGCAAATGTTTACTCGTGATCATACTAATAATCGTATCCAAATAGACTTCGATTGCGATAAAGCTCTACATTATTATTGTGAACTAGATGAGTTTTGGGTCTCAATTAACAGAGAGAATATTGAACGAATGTTTATATCACTAAATAAAGCAATGGATAAAATAGTAATTTCATTTATGAAGGGTGATGATAACCTTAACGTTATGTTCACAGACAATAATTTGTCAAAACAAAAAAGTAGAAGTGTTGTCATCACGAAGAAACGACCAGATGATAACCTTGATTCGATTGAATCAACTTTACGTGAGATTGATCCGGTCCTCACATTTTCCTTGCCAGTGCGTGATTTCAAAGATACTATTGTTGATGCCAACAATTACTGCGAAAAGATCCGCATTGAAAAGCATGGGAATGAACCACTAGAGATTACATTCTCGAAGACGCATATTAATATTGGTATAGAGAAGTATTTATCTGACGATGCTATTAATCTGACACATAATATCGAGGAAGATGAATCATTTATTTGCTACTTACATACGATGCTTTTAAAATGTATATCAGTTTCAATTATGAGCACAAAAGTAAAGTTTACTTGTATGGATAACGATCAGGCTGTTATCTCCAGTTCTATTGGAGACTTAATTAATTTCTTCATTATGGCAGAAAATGTTGTTTAGCTCGATACTATTTTAATGAATTTGTTGAGTCGTTAAGTTTGTGTAAATTGTGTCTGCTTTAATTTCTTTCTTTTTGTGTATCAACAATTTCATACCGCAAAGAAAAAATCATTCATCTGCGATATTATTCTCCCAGAAAGCACGCTCTAAATCTCCATCGAGTCCACCACCATCAGTTACTGAAGCAACTGATGCCATAACTCCAGCGGTAGATGATACAGCTGGTGCGACCGGTGCTACCTTGTTGCGAGATTTCGATGCTGGTGCTTGTGTGTGATCTCTATTTAAATCAAGTCCAGGATCCACTGTCGGTTTTCTACCAGTAACGGCTTGACGGTGTCTCTTTGAAAGATCTAAGTCAGCACTTCCATCATTTTCTTGTTCTTTGCTAAAAATTTCATCTCTATAGAATTCTTCTAGTTGTGTTTCATTTTGTGTTGATGGGAGAGACTTTGCTTGCTGCGGTCGTTGCGTTTGTTGTTGTGTAGACGTGATCAACCCTTTGTAATAATTTTTGACGTTATTAACACCAAATATAAACTCACCTTCAGTATACAGAGCAGGTAAGTTAACGATACCATACTCCTGTAGTTTTTCTAACGCTGTGATATTTGTCAACATAGTTGGAGTCACTTTGAATATCTGTACATTACGACCTAAAACTGTATTGATTTTAGGTATGTTAAATGCTATAAATTTTAATAAACCAATGGTATTTTTGTTACCATTATTCGATTTCACATAGATACGATCTGCGTTTTCCATAAATTGAATATATACAACGAGTAATATACACAACATGGATAAAGCAACTATCGTCACCGTCAGGGAGACACAGCTCAATATCGACAATATGGCTCTAGCGAAGGACCTACTGGAACCAGATGAACTGGCTCATTATATGGAGTTTAAAGATAAAAAACTGCAAGGCATACCCGAAGATATGCTGAAAATGTTCCAAAAAATATTTACATTTCCACTCAAAACGATTTCAATTTATACAGAAATCAAAGGGGCCCCACCCGAGATGGCCAATGCCTTGCGTCGCGCGGCTGCTATAGAGCAAAGAGGGTATGCTTTAAATATAACATACGATGATGTTCTTACTAGCGATAAAGATATGAATATCATGGAGATCGTCAAAAACATAGATCTTCTACCGCTAGTATACGATTTGGATGAAGATGTCATTAGTCAATTAGACATGTATATAGACATAATCAACGACACTCCAAATATTCTTCCTGTTCTTGCTGGTGATATTAAATTCCGCAAAAATATCCCCAAGTATCATATATTCTATCCCACGACAGAATTGATATATTTAAACATCGGCTGCAAACTACAGGTTAAAAATATTAAAATCATGTATGGTTATGATGATATACATACAAAGTTTATAACCGGCACCAATAGTGTTGTTTGGCCTTTAAGTAAAGGTCAACCACCAATGCACCACAAGATTACGTTCAAGATGAATGCAGTTTCTGTATCTGCTAAGGATACAGCAAAGATTGTATTAGTCAGTGGGTGTATTGACATATTATCTCGTCTTGCATCAATACATGAGACAGTCAAAACAAATGTAGTGCCATACTTTCGAGAGTTTGAAGACCATGTTGAACTAGTAATTCAAGAAACGAATACTATATCAAGAATGCTTGAACGTGCTATTTATATTATGAACCCAGATATTTCATATGTTTCTGGCACGGAAACATATCATGAAAAAACAATTACAGTTGTGGTTCATTCGACAAATGCCAAAAAAATTATGCTTGATGCTATCATGGCATGTATCAATTTGTACGTTTCTTTGAAGGAGCAGCTCCAGTATAATTGATACCGTTTCGACTAACTAGAACACCATTTGCAAAATGAGAATCACTCTTTTTGTACCAGAAGACTGATACATGATACGGTTGACCTGTGACGATATCGATTCCACCACCAAAGCGTTTGTCGTTGATGTATGCTTTTACACGTTCTTCAACTGAAGCCGTTTTAATCGATAGTTTCACATACTTTTTAACGAACTGCTGCCACCATCCTGCCATAATATACTTCGTATCAAAGTACTCTGGTAGAGCATCACGAACTGTATTTTTGACTTGGTGATTACGTAGATCACCTCTCTCTGGATTGTCGTTGTATGTGAACAACATGACATAACGCTCACCATTTTGTGCAGCTCTAATCATTTCAGTCTGAAATGATTTGCACATATTTATGATGAATTTATCCACAGTTTTGACGATTGCTTCAGCTTTCGCTTTGTTGACTGCAAAATATGCGTCATAATTATCATTTCCAAGTGTGATGCTACCATCTTTAGATTTCTTTGCCATTGCTCCATATGCATCAGCAATGTCTCGCATAGAACGAATATCATCAACTCTTTGTTCTCTTGCTTTCAGATCCTTTTCATCTTGCGTAAGTGGTGTCCGGGTGACCTTCTTGACGACAGTGAAATCTTCTTTAGTTGAAGCCATTTTAGTATTATTAAGTGATATATGGATTCAATAAAAAAAATTGAGGATAATGCTGAATTTATGTGTATGTGATAGAGCTTCTGTGTGATGCTATCTATCTATACTTTCTACCATTCCTTGTAATAATAATACCATTCTTGAATGTATTATCACCACTCTTGCGCCAGAATACTGACACGTTATACTTGTTGCCAGTCTCTAAGTCAATGCCACCGTTAAGCTCCCGGTCAACCATGTTTTGGAATCGCTTCTCAACAGTGACATCCTCTTGAGGTAGATACTTCTTAATCAGCTTACGCCAAGCATTTGATAGCAAGTAAGTTGTGCTATACAACTTATCCTCAATTGTGGCTGATGTGATCTTCTCACCATAGATCTCACCATCTCTTGCTGATGCATTGTATTTGTAGATAACCGCATACCAGTAGTTACGATGAACTGTCGTAACTAGACTTTTTGTCGCATGATTACGTATTAATCCTTCAAGGAACTGCGTAATTGTAGCAATGATGTCATTTGCTTCTGTCATTTTTGCAGAATAGTGTGCATCATATAAAGGTTGGCGCTCAACAGCTGCTGCCTGCATTCTGGTAATGAAGTCTAGGTTGCCATCCGCCGACGCAAGTTCAGTATTCGTCGCCATTTGTATATAATATATATGTGTGTATTCAAGTATATTCTGAGCAGGCTACAACTAAAAAAATATTTTGATCTCTGCGATCTGTCGCTTCACTCAGACACGATCATGTAACTGAGATTCTTTTACCTCAAGTATATGCAAACTCACTTCCATAGCAATGACATATGGAAGCGTCATGCTAAAGTCTCTAATATTATTAGCGTGTGTCAGATGCTCAGTAACATCATATGATTCATCAGATATCTTCTGGTTTATGCTTAAATAACGCAGGACATCATATAGGCAAAGACAGTTGAAATAAGAACGAGACGGCTTTATTTCACCAGCATACCTGGTTCTAGGATCATAAATAGTATTCTTTGTTGTGCTACTGGTCAGATCCACATCACATGCAATCAGATTACCTCCGATCCTTTTTAGTTTCCGTATGCTACCCAATTTTAATTTCCGCTCGTCTGGTATGTGTGACATTATTGTTTCTATACCATGTTTTATATTGGTATATCCAATGGCTTCAACGAAGTCTTTGACATCGATGTATAAATCAAAATCATCGAGATGCTTGTCAAAATCCTTGAGATCCTTATGTAGGTCTTCATAAGGTCTTGCTCTAGTCAAGAATGGAGCAATGTCCATGGTCTTGCCAGATTTTTTAACGATAACAGAAATGTTATCATTCAACATCTTGTTAGCAATAAATTGCTTGTAGTTCAAGGGATTTTTTACATCCAGATCTCCATACTTGTTGCTCCACTCACGGTTGATAGCATCAACGATAACGGTATAGATTTGCTTAGTAGACATATTGAGTTCTTGTATACTACAAAAAATTAGATTCAATTGTTTTTATGCATCGTAAACACTATGAGGCCTTTTTAATTTTATCGATAGTGTTTATGATTATATCAAACGGCACCTGAAACCATTCACCACCTATAGTATATTTAGATAATTTTTTATGTAATTTATCTTCCATATTGCTATATTTGTTGATCTCAAACACATGCTTGAAATAGAATGGTGGGTATGCACATCTAAAACATTTTAGACGATCATCTAAGTCACCAGTTCGACCGATCTTATACTCGTTAACATTTTCATGCATAGATGAAGTCATAATATAAATATATCTGACTTCATCTATGCAAGACAGAGCTTGTTGTAATACATCAACTTTGTCTGGTGCAAATATTTGTGCATATGATATTATATTGTGACCCGGATGAGTCTTGCGCCATAGGTTCATACAGTATACTTTAGCAATATGATATATGATCCGACTGATTGTGCTGTATGCAAAGTACTTGCGACTGGATCGTATCTCACTAGCATATCGCTCTCGTGGATCATAAAGGATTGCATCTGGTGATGTATATGTTTTCATCTCATCGTTGCATGATGTCTGTCTAAAATCAAAATTACCACGACGCATGATTTCATTGTGAGTAAATACTTTATTTTTACCATCCCAATCATGCACTGCAGTTTTCTTACGAAATCCTATAAATCTAGCAAAGTCAGAGACATCAATCCATGTGTTATGTGTTAAATTATCTTTGCATATAATAACTGATATGCCATCGTTAATAAATTTGTTGATGTGTTGTTTCATTGTGTTGTATACTAAAAAAATTTTTGATTCAATTTTTTATTGATCATGGGTTGTAGTCCTTTAGGCGTTTGTATGCCGCAACCACGTCAGCTTCATACAAGCTTCTACCTGAGAATGGCTCTTCTTGCGCTAGCTCAAGTAGTCGTGCTAGATGCGCTTCTAGTTCTTCTAACTTGATGTGTCTGTTCGCAATGTTACGTGCAGAGACTTCTCCAAACTGCACATGCTTCAGATATGAGTATGTTCCATCTTTTTCTAGAGCAACCTGTAGTTCTTCTGTTGTGTACTTCGCGTGCGCATTTAATGCTGGTGTGTTAATGGTTTCATATTCAGCTTTGCTGAGCACACCATCGATCACATCATCATCTTGCCTATACATCTGTAGCACCATGTTGTTTTCCATGAATCGAATAATATTCTTTTCACGTTTGATTTTGTATGTCGTAATTAGAATATCTCTATCAACTTTCTGTCCATACTTCCGTCGGTTCAATTCGAAGCAACGGTATAGAATATCATAGGCTGTATCGAAGTGTTCGATGATACCGTTCTCGTTAATAAAGTTGAAGTTCTCTGTTATCGTATGGTTCAGCTTCAAGAACACATGATACGGATCATTGATATCATCAACATCCTTGCATGAATACGTCTGTCTGATCGTGCGCAATCCATCTGGTTTTAGATCTATGTAAATTTCAATACTCATATCAGTCGAGTAGTTACGAACATCAGCAACAAGTGGATGGTTTGCAAATTGCTCGATGTATGTTACTGGTGTTATCGTTAATGGGAGCTCGGTCACAACTAATGAGTTACCCTCTACACGATACGTACCGATCATATATACGACGTTGTCTACATGGTAGATCTCTCCATTGTAGTACTTAGATGATGGTGGTAGCAACCGGTGTGCATCTGTGATTGGCTTATTTCTAATCAAGCGTAGTGTTGTGTTTACAACTTCATTAAGACTTCTTGCTACAGATCGCAGAGCCCATGCATATGTCACACTCTTGTTGTATTCTAGGATACATGTAGGTAGCACTGGGATGTAGTACTTAGGCTCAACTTCTGTACTGTCTTCATACTTTTTGGGAAGCACATAAATATCATCAGCAGGAAATAGAACATCTATGACCGCCGTGTTTAGCAAAACACCAACATATCTAGGAGATCCACTGTCCTTACCCTTACGTGCACGAGAACCCATCTGACCATCACCCTTAAGAAGTGGATAGTAATTAGATCCTGGATACTTTTGAGCCATACGAATAATCGCATTGTTCATTGACATGTCACCATGATGATACAACATCTCAGAAGCAACAAGACCAGTTAGTTGATAAACCTTCTTTGCTTTAGCCGACCGATGCTTTAACATTGTTGTAAATGCCTTGCGTCTGACTGGAGTCATACCATCTAGACCACAGATCGTTCTACGCATGGCATATAACATAAACTCTTTTGTATCATGGTCTAGATACGTTTTACATTGAACGTGCTGTGTTCGTTCAATCTCAGCAATTTCTACCTTAGATAACGGAATGACTTCAGTCGATAAGATCTTTTTTCGAGGAGCACTTTCCTTGCCGTAGTAGCGATCGAATGTCTTCTTTGTACTATCATCGGTGTCGAGTGTGATCGTGTCTGCAGGAAAGCGTTTAAACATCGAGGGCACATCTTTATCATCATGTCCAGCGAGTCCCTTGAAGTACTTCACTTCCATATCAGATTTTAGTGCACCAGTCTGCTGCCATTCAGCGAACTCATGTTCATACTTGAACTCCTTTAGGATCTTACCACTCTTGCTGAGGATCCGCAGAATTGGTGAGTTCCAATGTCTGATGTAGTCGTGTGTATACAAATTTGGCCATAGGCGGAAGAACATCTGCAATACAAGACTGCAGATATTTCCACGACCATCTAGATCTTGATCAACACAAATGATCACTCTCTTGTATGGGAGAGCTACAACTTCTTTGACTTCACTGTATTGCTTGTCTGGATTTAATTTCAGGATGTTTACTAACGCTCCAAATACTTCAGACTTGTAGAATTTTTCATCAGCAATTTCAATGTTGTCTCCATTTTCGTCATACGTTTCTAACATATTCTTTGCGATATTCATAGGCACACCACCCAATGAAAATATTCCAGCATTGTCGGATGAATATTTATATTCACCAACCTGTTTACAGGATGATCCTGTAGACAGACCCTTAATAAGCAGTTGCATTGCGCTATCACCTTCGGCAAGCAAAAGAGTGGAGTCCGTTCGATTAAGCTTCTTTGCTGGTATGTATTTATCATACGTAACCTTCTTAGATGAGTTAGTCTTAATCGTTCTTTTAATATCCAAAATCTTAGAGATATCCATGATTTGTTTAGCAATCTTTGTAATGATCTTATTATCAAACGTAAGTTTACCAAGGACATCTTTGGATAAAGCCAAACAATCTTTTGTTTGTGTACCCCAGTTGGCTACTGGCAGCCAACCCTTAACTACAATGCAAAGACAGCTAGATACATCAGTAGTTTTAATGTCCTGTTTCTCTTTACAGAGTTCTTTTATCTTTGCATTGATAGCACTTTTAATCTTTGCAATGTGGTTGCCTTCTGTCACCATCATACCATTTATAGTAGATGTTGTAACAAATTTGCCTACACGCACAAAGATTGACGTCGACATAAATTTCTCTTCGAATGAACAGTGTAATTTGAAGACATCCTTTGATGATGGTTGTACGAGTTTCATCAGATCATCTGATGATCTGATTTCGCATAACTCTCGGTTGAAGTATACATTAGTGCGTTCCCCAAGAAAGCAAGCAAGATGGTACACACGCATCCGTACGATATCAAGAATTTCTTGCATATCTCTTTCGTTTGGCACCGCATCATACTCGAACTTTTTATACAACGGTAAGAACCGGACAGATGTGTATGGTGCATCCTCATAATCTTCAATAACAGCATCTGATGCAGTCTGTAGTAGATTAGTGTAGTGTTGCGAGAATTTCAACTTACGCTTCGGGTCAACTGTCTCGAGTTCAAGCCATTCCGAATTAACTCCAGTTAGCTTTACACCCAATCCATTCACACCACCTAAGCAATGATCCTTTGTAGTCTTAAGGTTGCTGCCAGATTTAAATATCGTAAACAATACCTCTGGCAGATACGTCTCACGTTTTTTATATTCAGATCCATGCTTGTGCACAATGATAGGAATACCTCTACCATCATTCCAAATAGTAACGATACCAGTGTCTGGTTCGATGTCAATGTAAATTGATGATACTTCACCAGTACGCATCTCATTATCACTAGCATTAGTGATCGGTTCATCTATAATTTTGAATAGAGTCGGTGAGTGTTGATTATGAGACTTATAAATAAGATCCATTTCATCAACAGCCGTATACTTTTTGGTTCGATCGAAATCGCCTGTCAAGAATGATTTGGCTGCTGCGTGCTCATAGTCATTCATGATCATATAAGAGGTTTCATTTTCGCCTGAATCGAGTTGCTTTTTCGTGAAAATTGTAGTTTTAGTCGGCATATTGAGCATATATTATAGTCATATGTGAGTTCAATTATTTGTATGTGCTGGGCTGGAGGGGGGTGTCTACATAAAAAATTATTATTTCTCTATGCAAATATGAACTTTCTAAATGATATCATTGAACTGTCTGGGATACGCTTATTCAAGAACCGAGAAAATGGAATATCCTCAGTCCTCGATCTAATGAAATAAAGGCAAAAGCAGCCACATTCCGTTCCATGATGTTGGTGTTTTACATTATTGTTCTCAATCTGTGATGTACCACGATGTTCTTTCTTTGCTCTATATGCATCAATCGTACGCTTAACATCTTCTTGCCATGATACGATTTCACGAGGTGGTGGATCACCAACACTATCGAAATATTCTATTGACCAATCGGTATCACTATTTTTCCTACAATCGATAAACACACATACCCAGTGAACACCACATGATCCGTTACCAGTGCAACTACTATATTTATCCGTATTAATCACACATGCAATGCATTGCCTACCATCATCTAGCAAAGATATCAATAAAGATAAATCACTCAGTGTATGATGTTGGATTTTAAAGTCCATCATAGTAGTTTTAAATGTCATCAATTCAGAATATTCATCTATCAAATCACTCAACACTGCATCAATTTGATTATTACTAAGCCACTCTGTTGTATCTTTGGGACCACATGGCTTCATCATATTCATCAGGGTTGATATCACACTACTTGGCACTAAATTTTTTACAACACTACTATCAATAATACATTTTTCATCCTTACATTCGGTTATTGTAGCAAGTTTATTCATAACAATATTATCTGTTATTTTAGTCTCATCGATGGCATCTTGCTTATTTATAAATGCCTCAATGTATTGCATGATATCTACCCCAATACACGATTTACATGTATCGTCATCATTGAGTTGATCTGGTTTAAGGTAATCCTTACATGGACATTTAGTTACATTTAGTGTTTGGTCATCATTTGATGTAGATCGGCCACCAAATATCGATAAGGTAATGTCAACTGGTGTAGTAGATTCCATTTCTATATATCTATATAATTAATCAGATAAATATATGTCGCCTAAATTCCTTTGCATATTTATCTGATATTTTATTTTGTGAAAACATTCTGTGACCTATTCCCTCAAGTCGTCTGCGTATAAAAATCAATGTATGCAATCCACATTCACTGCATGTGTTTTGATGTGTTAATTTATTCGTTACAGCCGTCGTGATTACATCACCATTCAATCCAATTTCTTTTCGATAGACTCGTAGTTTTTTTGCTGTCATTTCCATCCATCGTGTTATTGATAAACTAGGTGGACATCCTCCACTATCAAAATGTTCAATGGACCATTCCTCATCTTCATCTCCACGAATATCGATAAACACACCAATTGAATGCCAACCAGTATCATTTTTACGTATTGAAACTGTTATGTCTGCACCAATAGCTTTGATATTTGGCGCACCTTTAAAAATGCCGATAATATCAACTTCATCTAATGTATTCATGTTAAATTTTGATGTATAGATGGTCGGCTCTAATGGGTAGAAATACTTAAACAATTTAGACCATTTTTTTAAGACATGATAAGACAAATCATTATCTGTACCTATATTCATATTGCGAGGACCAGGCACTTTAAATCGTTTTAATTCTTCTTCAACTGTTGCCGTTCCTAGATATGATTTAACAGCATTATTATTAATAATACATAGTTCACTGTCGCAGTCTAATGTTGCTGCCAATTGTCTTATTAATCTACTACTTTCGCTACCATCATTAGGCACCAATTCAGGATCAGCCGAGTCGTCCATTATAGTCTTTATATTTTTTATGGTGTCTCGATACTCTGCTAGTTTTTTAATAGTACGATTCGAAATACACGTCGATCCAGGTACAATGCGTAAAGACTCATCGCAAGGAAATGGTGTTGTTGATGTATATGCGAGGATGTTCATCTTATATATAGCAACAAAAATGGTTAGTATAATAACAGGCGGGGACACCAAGTACATATCACTTAATAAATGGTACCAATACGAAGCTCACCGTATTATAGAAAATGCTGATCGTGCAGATCAGCTTTTTCGTGGTAGAAAATATATATCAGCTGAAGATATAGTGGATCATATCGTTTATGGTAAGTATGGTGCATATATTTTAGTACGTTCAATGCGGTCATTAAAAAAATTATTAGAAAAAATCGAAAATAAAATCGTGCACGGATTATGGAAAAATACTGCAGGAATTATCATATCAAAATTAACGAGTCATGCCATTGATACATACATCGATGATCTAACACCCATATCATTAGAAAAACTTTCTAACAGTATACAAGAAGATCTTTATTTGGCATACTTTCATAAAACATATCCAGACATCATCACACCTGAACCAAAAATGCCAGCATTCCCACCATTACCTACAGTACATATTAGTATTAATGATCCGGTTAAAATTAAGCAGTTAGTAGAAGATATTTTACCATATATTAATATGCTAGAAAAATATCATTCTGCGTTGTATGATTTGATCGCAAGTGTAGTTGACGGTCTACAAATTATTATACACAATGATGATGAATAAAAATGTTATTGAATATATCAAATACTAAATATATAAGCATAGCAATGCTAAGACGTCACGTTAACGAAATCATAAAGCAATATGAGATACAATGTAAGGGTCCCGCGCAACGATCAGATGAATGGTTCGCTATTCGTCAACGTCGTGGCAACCAGTTAGCAAAAATAGGAGGATCTGAAATGTCTTCCATGCTAGACATCAATCCATACAAATCTAAACGAGAACTACTACTTTGCGCTGAAGGCAAACAAAAGAAGACTAAAATATCTAGCGTTTACTGTTGGTTTGGTATTATATTTGAAGAATGTGCAGTGCTTGCATTTGAGAAAAAATATAATACAAAAATATACTGTAAAAATATATCAATTATCGATGGGTATATTAAGAACACTGTGTTCAGTCCTGATGGTTTATGTGCAATGCCTGTCATTATAGAAAATGGACAACTTGAAACAATCATGGATACAGACAATATTTTGCCTGATGAATGTCAAGATTATGCACCAACATTGATTGAAATAAAGTGTCCACTAGGAAGAATCCCTAGTGGAGCTGTCCCAGCATGTTACAAACCACAACTCCAATCTGGATTAATGACTATAAATATATGTCATGCTGCAGTGTTTATAGACAACGCATTTAGAATTTGTAACTATGATGCATTTGAAGAACCAGAATCATACAATGTTAGCATCCATAAAAAAGATGATCCTATTGATCATACTATGCCACTATACATTGGAGCTATTTTAGTAATGGGTACATTACCAAAGTATGTTAATCGGAGTAGATTAAGCAAGCTGCATATTAGGGGGCATGAGTTGTATGATTTTGGTACTGCTGGCATGACAACATTTACAAATATTTTGAAGGCTATATGTGAAGAAGATATGGAACTTCATTACTGTGATCCATCTGAAAACACTGATGATTTTAATGTTATTGGTGATATTGCACGACTAAAGCCTGTCGGTATTATTCCATGGAAGCTATATTACTCAACGTATACAGTTGTATACCAGGATCCTGAAATGATTGGTAATATTATTGATGTAATGGCTGCATATTCTGACGGCACATTGACATCTGACGACTGTGAAGTTGTAGAAAAAAAATCAAATACGATGTGGCAAGGTACTACTATAACAACATCTGATTTAAGTTTAGACTGCTAATCAAACTATATTTTTTGGCATAACTTTAATGAATGTAAGAGACACTGGATCATTATTATTAGCCTGCATCATTTGCATTAAATCTGGAGTAAATGATAGATTTATAATTAATTTATCACCTGGCTTAGTTAGAGCCGCTGTACGGAGTACTGGATTGTATGGTCCAGACCAATCATCCATGTAAAGAATGTCAACACCATTTGTTATAGTGTGGCTCAGATGGTGAACGTAGTTACCCACAGCATATGCACCCTTAGGTACAGGAACACCAGACGCAGACTCAGATGGTTTTACATTAGGTTCAGCTTTTGCTGGTACTTTAACTGGTTTAGTTACGCCTGGTGAAGTTATGAGTATAGCAACTGGCTTCTGTTGTTTACGTGTAACAAAATAAATAGCAATAAGCGCTGTGACTATAAGTGCACCGATGCCCGCGAGTAATCTAAAATTCATGTTTATGCTTGAAGTATATAAACGGTTACAAAAAATTTTTTGTAACTGTTTAAATTACAATTCGGTAAAATGTACTTCTACCAACGGAAGCAGATAATCTATCAACTTGGATAATATCACCTTTTCTGCCTCCAATCCATACGATGATTGGATCCCACTCATGTATTAATGGGATCGTGCTAATATCAATATACATCATACCTAGTTGACGCAACAACTCTTCTTTGGTTATAATAGTATGTGGTGGTATTAAAGTCGATTCTGGTTTGACTAAATTGAATGTTGTATATGGTCTGAATTGAATCCATGTATCGGGATAGTCGGCAACAATTGCATTAGCTTTTGTTATGTTGCTGTCTGGTTTTTCCGACACATATCGAAGTCCATTTACATATACAATTTCAGACACACCCTTTGATGCTAAATCTTTTATTTTCTTTTTTACCACAGCGTCAGCACCCACGTATTTTCCAGATGGATGTGCAAGAAAGATGATCATATCATCAGCTGGAATTATTACATACTGATCTGTTGCTATTTGTTTCGCAAATGCATTTGGTTCTAGTTTTTTATGCTTAGTTTCTTTGTTACGATATTCAAGAAACTGAAATAAATTCGTGTAAACGTTATATATTCTTCCGTCGGTCATTTATATATCTCTGTTGTATATGAATATCCATTATTTATTCAATTATTTTTTTTCATATGATATATACAAATCAACATGAGTAATACAGATGGTGCTACTTCAGTATTCGGTGGAGGGTATGATGCCGAAATGTTTGGCGGAATGTCTCAAGGTCAAATGGCTATTGCAGGTCTAGCCGTTATCGCTCTTTTGGGGGCCATATATTACTACTTTAGAGTGTACAATGCAGTTGGATCTGCGTTAGAAACATTAGTTATGCGTGGTAATGCGGGTAGTGATAATCCCATTGGAGGACTTTATCATGGAGGTCTAAAGGCAACACCTTCTGATTATATAGGAGATGGTAGAACTCGTGATCAAGGAATGCTTGGACTTCTAAGTAATCCTAGCGCTGTTACTAATAGCATGTATCCACCAGGAGACACAACCTTTGTTCAGCGTAATGGACAGACGTGCGCAGTTTCAGCAACTAACAATTGCCCAAGTGACTTATACTGGAAGTGCTCGCAAAGCAAATGGAACCCAGATGCCGTTGGTGAGGCTCTTGCGTTAGCTGCCGTCGGTTCATTCTACTCACCCAGCCTCACTGAGGATGCTAACATGCACCGTATTGTTGCGATGGCTCATGACCCAGTGACGCCGGCATGTGCTAATGCTGCTCAGCTACCGGCATACAAGCCGAATGGTGGTGGTATGCGTACAGGTGGTTCAAGCCACCCAGCTGCATCTCTTCTTCCATCTAACCACCCAAACAGTAGCCCATGATTAATTAATCTGAGCTGCGATATGCTATCACAACACATAACAAACTAATAACGAATATAAATATTTTTTTGTATAGTTCCACACATACAAAAAAAATGTTTAATTGTGTAATGTATTCATTCACGTTGGAATACTAGTACACCATATAAGTTGATATGTGCTATATCACCCTTTGTTAGTTGCACGAAGCGTTTTGAATTGTTTGTAGAGAATCCATCCATGTATGACCCCATAGATTTTTTAAGTATAAGCCTCATGTGCTGTTCTTCAAATATTTCCTTGAACGTGTCAACATTTACTAAATATTCTTCGTAATATTTTCCTGCAGAGAATGGCAACATCCACTTTGCTTTTTGTCCAGATGAGAGCATGGTCTTATCTGTATACATTGAATGCACTGAATACTTTAGAACATCGTGCTCATAATGATCCCACTTACCGGTGTCCTTTAGTTTTTCAAACACTTCATCTCCAAATGGACATGTAAATACAATGTATGAACCACTACTTGTCATCCGTTCGCATAATTTCGCAAAGTTACGAATGGTATCCAAACTTTCAGCAAAGTAATGTATAGCGTGATTGCTAAAGATATTGTTGAACGTATCAACTGGAGACACTGATTTTATTCTTTCAATGTTGGAGTCAACTGGATCATTCACATCTACAACAACTGCACTCAAAGCAGTTTCCATTTTTGTCTTAGTCATTTTTGCTGTAGATAACCAACGTTTGAGTAGAGCAGTTAGCGCTGGTTTGTTTTTATCCACAACCATTAAGTGCTCTACACCATTTTGCATATATCTAAATAAGTCTTGACCTTCACCCGAACCAATATCTAGAACTGATTTAGATTTATTTGCGTATCCAGATATAAGTGTATGCTTCACGTATGACATGTATGCCTTCATCGCAATATAAACATTATTTCCTCGGTTTAGGAAATAATGATCATATGTTTGCATGTTATATAGTGATTCAAAGTTAAATGGCTCAATGTGGTTGATGAATGAATAGAATGCAGTCAAGTAGCCGTTACCATAGTCTTTATTTGGTATGACAATACGATCATCTCGAGTTTTAACATATTCCCAATTGACAGTATATTTGCGATCATTGTAAATGACACACTCTGTTGAGCATGTTAATTCAACAATTTTACTATCTAAATTGTTATTCGGATTACTCTGTGGGTGATAGTATAGATATGCCAATGGTACGTTTGGTGGCACAAATGGAACTGGTATAATTAAATGTCCATAAATATCTGGGAACATAGTCTGATATCCTCGATTATATTGAATATGTAAGTTATTAGCTAGGTTAATGCTTGCCGTTGTGTATAGTAGATATAACGTGTGGTCTGGTTTACGAACGTAATCATCTTTGCCTAGAAATGAATCTGGGCATTTCTTAAGCAGGAAATCAATTGTTTGTTTTTCAACAGGTTTCCATTTCAATGCAGTTGTACGCATATATGCTTGACCAGTTTTGACTAAAATTAATCCATCGTTTTCATATCCACGATCTGTTTTATACATATCAACGAATACTGTTTTGTATCGCAGTGGAGCTGCCAATGAATGGTATGTTTTTGCCATAAAGATAAGATCGGTTGATGTATGTTTTGTGAACAATGTAATAGCTGCTGGTATGTTAGTGATACGTTGCTCGATTCCATATGACATTACATTACGATCATCGATAACCATTACGTCGAATATGAGAACAATTTTCTTGCCATCTGGATTTATTATATACTCACAATCACAAATTGTCGTCTTTGCATACTTACCAGCTGGGTATGTAATAATTTCCGTTCCATATATAGTATGAAACTGCATATCATGCATGCTAGCAACACATCTATTACCTTCGGCTTTGTCTGTCACGAAATAATCCTTGGGTGGATATATTTCTGCATACTCTTGACTTGTAATCGTATTTGGATTTGGTAGCAAGTATTTAAGTGTTTGTTGTTGAGTCGAGGAATCGCGTAACGTTGTGTTTCTACTTTCAATAACTGATGCAATATACATCAATTCTGTCATGTAGTTAATTTTATGATCTTCAGTGTTATCTGTCAACATAAAGGGGGCAGTCGACACTGAAATGATTTGCGCTACAGTGACATTATTTTTGCCGATGTGTTCAATTTCGATTTCACATTCGTACAAATGTGGATTAACGCGTAATTCATTAACTATATGCTCGAATGAAATATCACCACGAAACATTTCCTTAACACTTGCACGAATATCTGCTGCAATTGGTTCAGCTCGTCGAACTATACTAATGTCAACACGCCATGCTGGATATGTTTTTATTGTGAATGAATACCTATGCTTTAATAGAATGACATCTTGATTTTTGGATATGCTATCTCTACTAACTATTTCTTCTGATGATAGATTCACAGAATATTTTCCTGCAGCTGAGTGTGTTACAAGGTATCTATTCATGTTAGATTTCTTAAAAGCCATTTCATGTAGATTTGCTTCATCATCATTAATATGTTTTCTGAACCCTATTTTTGTGCCATCACGTTTGTATGTAATCGCATCGATGAACATTTTATGTGAGACTTTAGTTGTCTGTATCGCAGCAGTAATAACTGATATGGCTATAGCACTAGATACATCTTTGAACCTCAATTCGAGCTCTAGATTGTGTGTTTTGGTCGAGGTACTGGCATTGTAGGTTTGAACGATATCTTCCATCTTCTGTATATATAAATATGCATGTATTCAATTTAACTAATAATTGAATACATACATAGCTTATATATATTCAAATGGAGAAACAGTCTAGAGTTTCATGCATATACGACGCTATAAATAAAGATATTATTCATGGTGATTTTACTCCAGATAAGAAGACATTCAAGTTCCCGATCATACCCACGACAGATTGTAGAGGTAATGAATCGACATGGCAAGTATCAGTATCTCCATTCGATACAGAAAAAGACAAAACGGTATCATTTAAGAGGTATATGTTAGAGTCGCCAGTTACTCAATTGGCCTTTAATATAGTAGGTAAAATCCATGTCACTAATATCACACATACAGGCAAAGAAAGAGCTGTTAATGATACGATTGTAGATAAAGGTCGTAATATCGAAAAGACTAATGCGACTACATCCGTTGGTCAAGCAATTATCATGGCTAATCGTATGTATAACGACAAGTCTAAAAAATCAACACATGGAATCGTTGATGTGAAGCCCCTACCTATGCTTCTTAAGAAATATGGTAGCAGCAAAAAAGCTATTATTCCACCAGGTCAAGAATTCATTGTCGAAGGTAAATTCGATGGTGTTAGATCGATCTCACATATCTTGCATGAAGATGACTCAGTCGAGCTATATTCCAGAGCAGGTCATCGGTATATTGGACTGACTCATATAGAGCAAGATATAGCAAAAATGCTACACAGTCAAACTATATATAATATTACTGATATATACATAGACGGAGAACTTTATATGCATGGTGCTAAGCTGCAAGATATTTCTGGTGCGGTTCGTAGTGAAGGAAAGCCAACAGGAAAAGTCAAACGCGAAAATCTAAAATTACATGTGTATGATCTATTTGTGATATCTGAGCCAGATCTACCACAAATTGAACGCAAAAAATTACTCGATCAATTATTTAAGACAGGTACGTATGATTCATTAGAGTTAGTGCATTATGATACAGTGTCATCAATGGACGAGGCAAATGTATTGTATGATAAGTATTTGAAAGATGGATACGAAGGTATCGTTATACGAAAGCTCAATTGTCCATACCAACATTCAGTTAACAACTATCATAGTGATCATATACTAAAGCGCAAGCCTGTAGAAAGTGACGAATTCGAAATTGTCGGATACACGCAAGGAAAAGGTAAAGATTTAGGGTCTGTAACCTTTAAACTTCAGACAACTACAGGTAAAAAGTTTAATGCTGTACCAAATATGACACAAGAAGATAGGAAATATTTATTTAAAAGATTTGGTGAAGACTCTGAAGAAGATGAAGATATAACAATGTTCGATGCATTGGTTAAGGGTCAGATGGCTACTATTCAGTATGCAGTACTGTCTGCAGCCGGTGCACCAACACAACCTAAATTCATAGCAATCAGAAACTATGAAAATGGTGGAGTTGATCCAATTTCAGAATTACTATCAGAGAGAGATTGAATCTGATAATCATGTAGTTATTTTTTTGAATTATGTAATATAATATAAATGAAGTTATCTGAAATTTGTATTATATTACATACTAGTAATAGCATTGATTTTAATTATAGAAGTTTTTCACACTATATGTTGTGATGGCGCATAATGTACAACTACCACCGATATCAGTAGGTCAGAAAACAATAAAATCGAATGTAAGACAAATATCTGCACCACTAACAAACTTAGATCGAATTGATACTCCACGAATGCAACCATCTGCTTCACCGTCACTACCAGCAAAACGGACACGCAACCCACGGCCTAGTATAAAAGTTCAATTAGAGCCATCTCAATCACATCGTGTAGTACCCCCACGGAGACCACAAACAACGTCAGATGGACGACATAGTCCACGTGTGTTCCGTTCTAACCCAAGTGATATAGACGATCAGATATTTGTTCTAGCCATGCGGCCTGGGGCTGCAGATGTATTAACACCACCACTCAAACCAAATAAAGATATGCATGATGTGATTAATGCAGACCTACAAGAACAATGGCAAGATACTGCATCAAAACGTGGTGCGTTAAGTCCTCGTAGTCAAAGTAGTTTTCATAGAGCACGGGCAACTGGATTAGATGTATCAAAGATGTATGGGTGTACCGTTATGGCTAGTGATTAGTGAGTTCAACATAAAAATATTTTTTATTAGTTTTGTAATTTGTAACGAATAATATGTAATGAAAAAAATGTTTTGATCTAGCAAGGATCAGAATTCGTCTAACACATCTAATACACTTTTAGTATTAGCTTGGATAAACTCTTCATTAACTAAATAGTTGCTGTAGTTGGTTCCAACTCGTGGAATGTTACCCAACATGACAGGAGCAGATACTCCCATAATTTTGTCATGCACACCTCGAACAGACGCATCCATTAATACTCTACCTGCAGAGTACCCACTAGCCATTGAAAGTGTTTTATCATGTTCATATTTAATAGCACTTTCGATAGATCTTGCGTATCCTGACCACGTAATAGTATCTGCAAATATTGCAAGATGGTGATAACCTGGAGCATTACCTTCCATAGAAGCTTGCATTTGCTCAATAACTCTAACTCGAGCAGCTTCAATTCCATATTGTTCTAATGTATCCATAACGGATTCTGTGTGGATATTACTATGATCAATCCCAGCTGAAGCTGGGAGAGCAGCAATGCCAGACACATTTGATCCAACTACACGGATAACATACTCTTTACTCTTTATTAGCGACCCATCTTCGGCAATCCTGAATGATTCAATCGGATGCACACGTGTATTTAAGATACCATCAATGCCTCTAATTGTTGTATCTTGGTATTGATTACGTAGTGTCTCAACAACATACGTTTTAATATTTATGACTTTAATAAACAATTCCTCACGTAGATAAATACGTAAGATAATTTCCGTACTAGTCTCTGGTGTGTATACAATGTGTATACCAGTATTGTTTTTGTATAGAGCTTCTACAATTCGTTCAACACTAATAGATTTGAGTGTTAATGCTGCGCGGTTTAATTGAAACCGTATGCACCATCTAGACAAATCAGATACACCTTTCCTTGCTGCCGGTTGAGTCTTATCAAAATTCTCGATAATTTTCTTTTCATGTGCATACATCGGGTGAACTGGATTTTTATAGTCTTCTAAGAAGACCGTCCATGATACGATGAAGTCTCCTATCTTCACACGTTTAATATGCTCAGCAACATTTTGGACTTTAAGCTTATCGACGGCAACGTTCTCATGGAGACGTATATACATCGATAAAGTAAGTGGTCCTGCAAATTTCGCATTTAAGACTTCTTTGGATCGTTCTAATCCAGCCTTAGCACCAGAGCTTCCACCATGAATAGCATTTAACATAACTTGTACCATAGGTTCTCCTACAGATTGTCCTGCCATAATTCCAGCGCAACTACCTGGTGGCATCAAACTAGCAACGAATTTAGCTTTGATCTTATCGAGTAGAGCTTTAAGTCCACGTACAGTCATCAATGTTAGCATTTTTGTAGTCGATAGATACACTCGCAGAATTGCCCCAAGAGTAAATACTGCATCATGTACACATTTTGGAACATCAGCTTCTTTACGTCTCTGTATATCATTCATATACAAGTATGGCAAATCTTTGATATATGCATCAGCAAGTTGTCTCATTTTCACAAGATCTTTCTCAGGTGCCGATTTGACTGTCTTGGCTTGTTCAAATATGTTATCTAAATAAATACCAAGGTACATTCGGTTAGAATACTTATACAGACCATTTGTATCTAGTTCATACATGAAGTCTCTGAAATAATTTCTGTCATCCAATAGAGCTTGCACTTCTTGCTTGAATAGATCAGCATATTTACCATCTTTGGGTTTATACAAATACTCTTGCTCGATAGACTTATCTGATAGGAAAACTGTGGCAAGTTGATGCTTTATCAGATACCTACCATCAAGTCCATTTTCAGCATATATATATTGTAGGTTCATGAAACTTTTTGTAGTTCCATGTGTATTCGTTGTAAGAATGTTCTCCATATTCTTAATATGTTTACGCTGGGATGAACCAGCCAATGCAGTAGACTGTGATTTTTGAACCAATTGTTCTCTTGCTTCAGTTGCACAGAATCCCATAGACTCTGGGTGTACACCCTCAACATATGGATCATGAACGAAACCTTTTGCTTTTGGGTCGGTTGCATACCGTGGGTAAAATGTAGACGTTCTGTATGGTGAAAAGTTTTCAGGCATGCGCCCACCTTCAATCATAACTTGTCCTACACATGCTAGCGTTTGCAACATGTTAGGAGGCTTACCTTTACTCCCAAATATGATCATGTTGTAAAGACCATTTTCTTCCTTATCAATCGAAGTTAAAATTGGTCCTAACATATCAATACTAGAAGCTAAAATTTTCTTCTGCTGTTCCTCATAATATTCATTACGAGTCATACCCATCGGAGCATATATGCGACCTCTAATAAGTTTGTCTGCATATTGTTTAGATTTAAACTCCTTCTCATAGATAATTCTATCTATTGTGCTTCTAGTTTCTTTTGGTAAAATAAGATCATCCAAACTCATACTAAAACCACGGAATTCTAAATAACTTAAAACAATCTGTTGGTATGCAAAGACCATCTTGAGGGCAACGTCTGCTCCATACTCGAGTGCAATAAGGTGAAATGGTCCGCCTATTGATCCATCTCCTATAGTAGACTTATCGAGAATACCACTTTTTAGAACACCATTTACGATAATAACTTGATAGTCTTCCCGTTTGTATGGAATAAAATCTTTGTATGCTTCGTTATAATATTGAGCCTTACCCCTATATGTAATCGGATACATAGTGAAGAGCAAAGAAGCGATTTCCCTTCCAGTATAACTTGTCTGTGTAAATTTAGGAGGTGTCATCCCCGTGTTAGCAAAGAAGCGCATGGCGTGGAGCTTATCTACAACAACACCACTTTTTGTCATCAATGCTGATCCAATAACTGAATCTTGGACTTGTCCATTCATTGCACTAGATCGCTGAGATGATAACATCCATCTAGAGATGGATGTTATATGCATACACTCAGCGATAGTGCGTAGTGTATGTGGTACTTTCAGACGCATTTGATCACCGTCAAAATCTGCGTTATAATTAACACAAACACATACATTCATTTGAAATGTATTTTCAGTATCAGTCTTAAATGGTACTGCTCTATGTGAACCAATTGCAGATTCTTTTAGAGATGGATTTCTGTTAAAGTTTATCATGTCACCATGACGAACATTGCGGTATACAATGTCACCTAGTTCAGGGACAATTGTATACTGATTGTTTTCGTTAATACCATGCTCCTTTTTAGTTGCATTTTTGTATATACGAGTAGCGCGGCTAGCAAGGATATCAGCATGTAAAAGTTCACGGTTAAACTGACGAACAGTTTCTGCCCGTTGAATAATGTCGATGACATACCTTGGTACACCAATTTCATCGATTTTTAATCGTGGGTTACCACTGATTGTATTGCGTGCTGTACCTAGAGGTCTTTTACCCATTTGGTAATTACGGATCAACCCTTTTTTGCTACCGAGTTCTTTCAGAATGGCGTCGTTGATTGACCCACCAATAACATTAGTACCACGAGTTTCTCCACGTTTTTGAGATCCACCACGGATCATATCGTATATGCATCGGTTCATAAACAGAGTAGTTTTTTCAACAACTGATGCATCTTTACCTACTTTGATATTACTCCTTCGTATCATGTGCTTAGTAAAGTCTAGCACAGGTGAAGTTCGATGACTTTTGTTCATCAGAGCATTTTTGTAGTATGGTCGAATACTAATTGGAGGAATCACAATATTTGTGACGAAATATTTACGAGGATGACTTTCGATTGATCTACCCATAATCCTTACAGAACGATCATGAATTTTTTCCATGATTGCTTTAATGTCTGCAGGATAAAGAGTTTCATCCCGATTTTCATACCGAGCAACATAATAAAATGCGTTTTCATCATGAGGTTTAATCTTAGGATGTTTTGCTTTACATTTTGGGCAAAGTTTGCCTTCTGATGATAGCGCACCAGCAACTTGTAACCGCTTTCCTTTGGGTGTATTTTTTATTTTATTAGGGTCAATGACTAGAGTGCCACATCTCAGACATACAATACGTAACCATTTGACTACATCATCCACTGCAATTGGTTGCGTCATCACATGTCCAGTTTCATAGTAACCGAAATGACCTGGGCAATCTCTGTGATTATGTCCACATGTGATGCAATTGTATAATTGAGGGATTGCTCCCATACGTGGATCATATAATCCACCCGGAATGGGTGTTTCATTTGAAATAAAAGATTCTTGTGTTTTTACTTTTACCATCGACATCTGCTCTATATCGGTGTCATCAGCAAGAGCAATCGAGATTGACTCCAATCCAACGCAAGATCCAGCAAGTGCCATTAGATATATATTACAAATTTTTACATTCAATAATATATAAACGATGACATTCAACGGAAAGTTAACGGGGCATGCACCCGGAGCTGCCTCTATTCTTAGCAAAGCAAATGCCATAGCGGTGTTGGCTGCTAACGTACCGCAAGGTGGAGGTGTTGCTATAAGTGGTACCACAAAAGCAGATGTTGGCGATGTAGATGATGGTTCTGGAGGAGTTATCAATGACGCATTGACATTTTCAAATATGAATGATGTAGGAGAAACGATTACTTCTATAACAATTATACCATTCACATCTATTGCAAATAATAACGGTGGTGGAGCTTTAATATAAAAAATTGTTATATATATATATATAACAATGGGTTCTACAGACACTACAACAGCAGGTTCAATTGCTTTACGTAATGTGTTTTCATATCTATTAGGACCAAAACGAGCCAACCCAGTTGGCCAATCCGTAACTTTTGATTATCATGCACGTATACGTGGATATCAAAAATCCGCAACAACCCGAGGATTTTCTTTAGTTGAAATTGATGCATATCATAATGGCACTGAAGGTATTGTCAATTTTATTGCCAAGCGTGCTAATACTGAAGATCCTGACAATGCATCTGCAGATGTACCCCATAAAGTGTTTCTGACTGGAGTAAATAAAATCCAAGGGTTAACAGAGACACCGACAGTTGATACAGATGCTGCAACTAAATTATATGTCGACACTGCAATTAGTGGTGTACCGTTAGGGTTTACACCACCCCTTATATCTAATGGTTCAAATATGATAATTGGTAGCAGTGGTGCTGCAGTTGGACAAGTTTTAGTAACTGCTAGCACAACAGCAATGGATCCAATGGTATTTACAACTGGATTCTACGCCACCGATAGTGAAGTATCAACACGAGCTTCCACTGGTCATACACTCGGAGATCCGAGTGGGGCAAATACTAACGCATTTAGATTGAGACCAGATGGGGTAGGTGGACTAATCATTGAGAAGGGTGTCGGTGGTGGTGCATTCTCGACGGTTATGTCATTCGCATAAATATACTTACTATATATACAGCATGGTTGACAAAGGTAGTCGTAGAAAACGTCGTGATCGTTTACAAAATAAACGTCGTAATGCTAAAGGTAAAAATCGTAGACTTAATCCGGGAATTATAAGTATACAAATTGCAAAGCAAAGAAGGGATAAACATATTGATACTAAATTTAAACGGCAACGCACTAAGCCAATTGATCAAACTAGTGATTTAATACAATATATTATACCAACTGTATCTAAACGCAGGAACATACATAAGTTAAATTTTAAGAATGTACCGATCATAGTAAATGTGTCTGAAGAATCTGATATAGATTTAGGTAATATAACATCATTCAGTACTGATATATTAAACATTTTAGATGAACCAATTGAGATGGCAAAAAATATACGAAAAAGACCACCACCTACACCAATAGTAGTAGCCGTCGTTGCACCTGTAGTAACAGCACCAAAGATTAATAAATCACTACCACCCAAAGCTTTAAAACCAATAAAGGCTCATGTGAACTTACCACCAATTACAGATAACATGTCTAAAAAAATTATAGATATTTCTGCATTTATATTTGATTCTAAGTATCCGATTATAATGGAAGGCAAGCTCAACACTAGTGTTGCACATTACTATTACACTAAAAAATTTGAAGGAACACCTGTTGAAAAATATATTACTGGATGTAAAGACCGAGACGGTTTGATTTCTATTGGTGAGGGCACAAAAACGATTCCATCACTAAAAATTGTAGACGGTAAGCATATCATAGGAGAAACAAATGTAATCATAGATGAATGGGAGGCAAAAAAAGGATTACTATTTATAACGACAATAGCAGCTGCAATGATATCATACCCACAATTATACGACATTTTAAAATCATTTACCGATGAAAATCTAAAAAATATGAATGTCTTGCTGCAGCAATATGATTGTTATATGCCGATGACTGAGATGTATGGTGATGTATTAACAGATGTCCGTAATATAGTTATAGAATGTAGCAAAAAAGGATTAGCCGTTTATTAGTGAAAATATATACACAAATAAACTTTATCTGGTCATATAAAAGATCGTTATATATGATACATAATGCACACTGAAATATCATCATTTTTTGCCTTCAGTGAATCTGAGCGACGAGTTTTTAATGCAATATTCATGATTTTATGAACAGCTTTTAATGGGTCATCTAATCCACACATAAGCACATCCATCAATTGCGATGGATGGATATTAAAAACGCATGAGTTTTGATTTAATCGATGCATTTCTATACATTTACTTTTATTCTGCATGAAATCATCCTCAATAACGGCTATATATTTTTTAAACCGATTTATATATGTATTGTCATGAATAAATGTACAATCATTAATATGGTTAGATTTTAATAGTATGTCAGCAGCAATATATGTATTAAACATTAAACCGTCTGAATATGTTGCTATTGCGTAACTACTTGGTAGATGTAATGTACCATAATCAATTAATGACTCAATGTCTGGATAACTTTTTCTCCCATTCATTACTGTATATGGACAGCCTTGCACTAATCCATTAGTCAAATAAAGACTCTCAACTTTTGTGCTTTGATGTCGTTTAATATTATTGCGTTTAAGATCTACAACAGCAAAGCCACAGTCACCAGCACAAATATAGTATAGTTTATTTTGAAATGGTGCAACAATAATACACTCCATACACATTGCAATATCCAAGATAATATCACGCTGACATTTTTCTACAAATGATATGAATAACTGCTTTAATTTCTTAATTGAAATAGATTCGCTAAGTGTAATATATGTAGCTAATCTATCTCTTAATTCTTTAGTTTTTATATATGTTGAAATTGCTATACCCGTTGATTTTTTATTACCCTTTCCATCGTAAAAATTATGCATTGAAGTATAGCTTGACGCACCTCGACTACCATTACCATCACTATGACATATAACTGAATACTTACGTCTACGTATATCAGTTGCAATGCATGATGAAATGCAATCCTCTGATGCCATATCATGGATTTTTGATGAGTTAGCCTCGTATATTTTCATGATCTATATATTATATAGCATAGTAAAAGTAATACTTTCATTAGATATATAAAAAGCCTGTAATACATATATGCGAATAGTATTATTGAATTTATAGTAATATTATATATAATGGATATCCCAATAATACCACCTTTGAATGTATCTACAACTGAAGCTGATTTGATGTATATTTTGAAATACCACAACTTCTACGAATTTGTATGGACAACGCAATCTAGTCTACATACCCCATCTATATATAATTGCAAGACTTACTATAAGATGATCCGAAAAGATCATAAAAAAATAGATTTACTAAACATACTATTTGATTCATTATGTATGCAATTTGGGAGTTCGTTAGATAGTGATTTAATTTCGATTAAATCAATTACGAAAAAGATATACGATCGAAGCATCCCATATCTAGAATACGAAATGACTGTAGAAAGTCTTATTATACGAGCCATTGTACTCGCAAGTAAATTTTCAGACTTTAACAACGTCATACGAAGCTTCGTAATTCATGTCATTATGAATGATCCTGTATGGGTGCGAAACAATCTTACACCAGAGCGAGAATTGGAATTTATTATGTTTATTGGTGGGTTTGACATATTAAACACATTCACAAAATGAATGCAAATATTTTTTGTATATATCAAATGTATTATATATCAAATGGAAATCGATCAACGTAAACTCACGATTGCAATTATTGTTGTTGTTGTGCTTGTAGTTGCAGGTTATATTTATTACAAACGTCGGACACGGGCTGCCGCTGCTGCTGCTGCTACTACTGTAAGTGGAACTCCAGTTAAAAGTTCAATGAAGAGCAAGTCCATAAAGGGTGTTGAAGATGAAGATTCGGAAGATATCACTGATCTCATAGATGAAATACATAGAAAACAACTCTAGGTAGTTGGGACGGCTTCGAAGAAGAAGTAAAAATACCTATCACCATGAGCTTTCTTGCGTTCTTTTAGCTCACGTTTAATTAACTCGTTCATTATATTTTTACATATGTCATCTTTACGTTTAAGTGTAATATCTAATTTTTTTACTATCGATGCCTTTGCTGATGATGTGTATGTTGTGCATACAGCACCTCTTGAAATTTTTCGTTTATCTTTTATGATCGATGCTTTATTTATTGGTGGTCGCATTTTGAAGGTTTGATTGTTTCCATCAGATTTAGTGTACCCTACAATAATAGAATTTTCTGCGCGATTTTTTGTTTTTACCATACCCAATTGAACGGTAATCCATTTCTTACCATTATAAAGCATGACGTTGGACTTAGTTAAATATCCGATCATACCCTTTCGATCTATGATATTATGAACCGACGCAATGTCATCACTGATAAGGTTCTCAATATAAACAAATGCACCAAGATCGATGTATATTGATTTAAGTTGTTTTATACTTGCTGGTATATCAGTTTGTTTTTCCACAAACATCGACAATATTTCATAATGGAATGCATCATCAAATTCAATGACAGATGCAAATAGGTCGTTCTTATATAATTGTTCAAATGTTGATAACTTACGGGATAAATTTTTCTCTCGAATTATTATCCCAGCATTCTCCGTAATAGATACGTCTGTAACCAACTCAATGACGTTCATTCGCATAAACTGATCATAGTCTATAATAGGTACACCAAGTGAGTCTACTGCAGTCAATATCAAATACGGTTCTGCAAAAACTATTCGTCTATATTCACCACCAGCTGTGATATATGGATTATGTGATTGATTAGTTGCACTACTTTCGTCGAGCAAGTCAATATACATTCCAGTTATTAAAGCATCAATTGCTATAATAAAATTTCCTCTATCAAATGTACTATGATCGTATACGGTCTTTAATTTTCCGGGTGGATTTCTAATTTCATCCCAAAGGTCATCGACGGTCCAAATTGGACGTATTACCATTAATCTTTTAATCAATGTTGTTATAGTTTCTACTTCTACATTAGCATATTCATATGCTGTAAATGTCGTGACGGCTACATCAGCTTCTTTATTAGTTGCATATGAATTTGCTGGTGTATATGGTAATCCATCAATTGATGCTTTATCTACATGCTTCATTTTATCATAATTAATGAAGTTATCGATTGAATAACTACGCATTGCTTGTTCTATTTCCTGTATACGTAAATATGATTCGATTTTCCGTTTATATTGAATAGTATCTGGAGATGGATCATTGTTTTCATACGTACTAATTAATATACGTATAATAACCGTTCTATATTCTATTGGTAACCGTATATGAGAATCACGCCGCACCGCGCGACCAAATAACTGCACTAATGTAGAAATGTCTCTTGGCAAGGAAAGAATATATAGATATCTAATCTCTTTAAAATCAATACCCTCGTGGATTACACGTGTACCAATTAGCATCCGGTACTCATGCCCTAGTGTATTTTCAACGGAATTAAACTGCGATAAGATTTTTTCAGACTCATTACTCTCACCATGTAGCAACAATATTCGAACTGGTTTAAATGAATGATCTTCTTTGTTATGATCTTTATTTATAATGCCGCATATCGAACACCGTGTTGATCGTAACGGTGCCGCTGTGTCATCTAAAAACCCATTTTCTAAAAACATTTCCTTTATTAACATACCACCACTTGTTACGACATAATAATGGTATGTCAATATTTTGCCAGGTTCTCTATTATTCAGCATGTCTATTACATTTGTTAGTATTGTTTTATATTTCGTTGAATATGTGCCAATATTTTCTTGCCTTAGGTAACTACCAGTAGCGACGTCACCTTCAACGTAAATACCAATTTTCTCCTTCCATGTCGAACTGGCGTTTGATATAGTGCTTAATATAGATGTAGAATTATATAATCCAATGTTTGGGTCATTGGGATTTGGAAAAACCATATCATATAAAGCATATGCTCCAGATGTAAGCATTGTATCTGGATCTTTAGTATCTTTTCGCACAACATTTAATGTGTCTGCATGTAGCTTACTCATTGGACATTTGATGAACCGCAAATATTCTATCCCTGGTATTGACTCCCCATCAATAATTCTACGCGGATACGATTTACTATTCTCCTTTAAAAATGAAACATATCCAGCACATAGCTTTGATATTCTATCAAGCATACCTGGTCTGAGAACATGAATCGATGTACTACCTTCATGTTTTTTGCTAAAGAATTCATCTCGTTTAAAATTTGATCCTGGAATTAATAGATTCATTAAATCAACAATTTCCATAGGGCTGCCAGTTAATGGAGTTGCTGATGCATATATAACACGCGGTGCAGATGCTGGATCTTCTAACTCCATTAAGTTTAACATGTACTGAATAGCAATACCTCTATTGTTTTTATTCTTAGAATTATAAACATTATGAATTTCGTCACATGCAATGAACCCATATTTTAAAGATTCTATTAGAGATCTGTTAACGTTAGCTTTGCCTTCCTTTATAGCCTTATTTACTTTCTCTGTAAACATATGTTCATCATCATACAAACTATTTATGGTCAGTCCAGCAGCAGAACCTTTTGGTGTTATTTCAATTATATCACTTGCAAATTTCTGATATCCAAAAAACTTATAGAATCCACCACGCCCACGATCTGTGATGTTACGACGGATCGTTGATTTTAAACCCCGACGGCGAAGTTTATCCGATTCTATTGTGCTACCCTTCAACCGCTCTAACTCTTGTTGCTCTGATGTAGTTATATATCCAAACTCTGGGTATTTCATCAATTCTTTAACCATTATAGATTCAGTAAACCCAATAATTGTAACTTGTGGTTGTTGTCTCATGCGTTTAAAATATCTAATGTATGAGTGGGCTAAAATATGTATGATCAATGTTTTTCCAGTACCGGTACCATGATATAATAATAATCGTTTATAATTAGAATGTGGGGCAAATAAGTTGTTAATGAAAATTTGGTGCCCTTGTAATTGTAGCATTGATGACTCATAGTCTCGAATAGATGTGTAATCAGTATATCCTATTGGAAGCGGTCTGTCTTCCGGTATGATATGTCGCAATGCATAAAATTCTTTATTGTTAGATATTGATTCGATATCTACCATCTTATATACTAATACACAAAAATTTAATTGTTGTTCAGCTTAACTATCTGATATAGATATTCCACTTTCTCGCTTCTCAACTAAGATATAAATCGCATCAATAATAGTATCATCTTCGATTGCATTCAAATCAATGCAAACACCATCTCGGGATTTTGTATTACGAATGGGTTTTTCGCCGACATTTCTACGTATTAATTGGTATATTTTTTTGTTCATATCTTCAGTTAACATACCAACACGACGTTTAATGTACATCATTTTTTGTTCTCGATTGAGTGGCATCACTATATATTTATAGTTTGTTGCGTTGAATTACAGTCCAAATATTTTCATTATCAGCAATCATTTCTTTTGTATATGTTTTTGCCATATCAACAAGAGCATTTCGATGACTTAAACATTGCTGCAAAATAGTCAAGACAAATGTTAATGTAGTGACTTCCAATGTAATGACATCATCGGCAACTTTACTTACAGTGGAAATTAAATAGTCTTCCTTTTTTGTTGCTAAATCTCGGTACCATATACCAGACATCTCAACTTGCGTCTTAGCTGCTGACTTAATATGTTTAATTAAGTCAATCGATTTAGGTGCAGTTTTTGGTTTGGTATATGAATATAACAACTTAGAAAAGAATTCTACTGAGTTATCATGGATTGCTTTATCTAACGATTCAATTTCATCTATGATTGGCTTGACTTGATTTTCATAGTCACGAAGTGTGATAGCTCCTTCGATGTTATACATAACAGTTTCTACATCACACATCAACAATGATCCAATTATATTGATACTATTTGCGTGATACTTTATAGTATCACCAATTAATACTGGTATAATTTGTCCACTGACCAATGACTTATTAATCTGCTTACTCATAAACGCAATTGTAGCATATTGACTCTTTCCAAACGTATGACCTTCTTTAGTATAAACCGTAACGTTTGGTATAACGTCTCCTGGTTTATACGTCAATATGGATGCAGTAAAACATACATTAATTGATCCATGTGCATTGTTATTTGTAGGAATAATAATACATTGTGACATCTTGTTTATCTCTTCGATCTTTAATATGTAGACACCTTTGAAGCATGCTCCTACTAACAAGTCAGTCAGAACGGTCATCACATTCTCTTTTTTATTCGCAACGAATCTAGCTGGTGCTATAACGTTAATGTTATGCTCAAAATCTCTGTTAGATATCATCTTATATGTATACTTTTTTAAATTCAATTTAAATATTATACTATACTTTAGTCTTATTCGTTTAAGTATATAAAATGAGTATACTATTAGGTAGACATAAAACGTGTCGAATGTTTGGTGGTGGAGTCTTACATGGATCTGATATTGCAATAGTTGATACCATATATTTCAGTAGCTATAAAGATATTATAGATTCAGCCTTACCTGACACAGGTGGAATTAAGGGTGGATTGTCTCAAAATATTTCAATCGAAAGTAGTGTTGGTGTTGATGCTGATGCTGATGCTGATGCTGATGCTGATCCATTTGATGATTATGTGTGCATCAATTGTGGTTAATATTGTTGATAAATATAAGATGAGTACTGCAGGATTAAAGGTTTGTATAGACGATGTTGTTGACGAAGGTAAAGTCATCTATCTGATGGCAAAAAAGTATAAGGCTTCCAAGGGTGAAATGACAAAGGCTGATTATGAAGATTTACATAAAAAAATAACAACGGATCATAAAGATTTCGCAGCCGTATACATTATGACGATTCGTGTTATTGTGTACGAAGGACGGTACTATAAAGATGTGATGCGGAAATATATCGAATACTTATCTAAAACTCCATGGAATGATAAAAAAGAATTCCTAGATCGGCAAGCTCAATATCTATTTTTAATACAACGTGAGTTGAACCCTCGTGCTAATATGAAAACCCTGCATCAATATCGTGAAAATGTGCGTAAAAGTTTACATGAGGAAGATGACAAATTCGCAGAATATGCAAAAGAAGTTACGAAAACTGTTGATGCTGAAATTGAAGATACTAAAGATGATAGACGTGATCGTCTATATCAACAACTTAAACAGCTTAGTAAATTAAATGCTGATCAATCTGCCACGCCTTCCCCTCAAGCTCCATTGGTTTGAATGTTAGCGGAACCGTTGGTATTTTAGAGTTTGCGGATTTTCCATTCAAGTCTCTCAGCATAGAATTTTTGTCGTAGATCTGTAGTATGAAAATATGGTTATCTATACATATTTTATAGAAATGTTCCACGATTGTGTTGTCGGCAAGAGTCTCTTTAACTATGATATTATCTTCCTTTGCCTCCGCTGCTGTTGAAATATCAGTCACAGTTGCCGCTGTCTTCACAATAGCAGTCTTATCAGCATCAGTTGTTGTGATCTCAACTGCAACAGTTGGTGGTTTTGTAATTGGGTCATCTTTCTTGTTATCTAAAAATGCTTTGATTATAGCTTCATCGCAAACAACATGGAATGAATAGTTAGCGATTCCATCTATAGTGATGAAAGAATCTAATGGTGGAGGTGGATCTAATTTGGCAATTAAGTGTCCCATATCTATTTTTACTGTATCAACTTTACCTTCTGTTCTTTTAAGATCATACATCTTAAATCTAGTAGGTGCAACATCTGATGTAAGTGGACCGATGATCTGGGTGGGACCACGTGCAATAATCGGATATTTATTACCATTGGTAGCTACATAGTGTAGCGATAGAATATTATTTTCCTCGATATTCGCAACAAAATCTGCTATATTTTGACCAACCCCAACATTTAATTCAACTTTTAATTCAGGAGGTCCGACTAGATCCATAAGAGAAGGTCCCATTGATGTGGCAAATTCACCATCTAATGTAGTCTGACCATTAGCCTGCGTTGAAGTATCACCAATAGCACGATGCGCACTTAGTTGACTACCACCAATCGCAGCTCCAGCACTTAATTTATCACATTGCCTATTTATATTATATTTGGAAGGTCTGTTAGAATCATGTTGGAAGAATGGTGTGAACTGCTCATTACTAATTTCATTATAGTTAACAGGTAGTTCCTGACCATTATCAATCACATACATATTGACAAATTTCTTGTGCGTAGGAGACTCTTTAAATCTAACCATCGCAGCAAAGCCTCTAGATCCTTGTAAATTTTTATTGGGAGACATTGTATCAAATGATAAATAACTACCTTTATAATCAGCAATTTCAAGTAACATTTTTGTATTAACACCCCACATTAATGGATTAATTGCTGATATCAACGATTTGTCCATAACGTTAACTAAATTTGTCTTATTTTGTGTCATTATGAATGCTGTAATGAGAGTAACGATGACAATAGCGGCAAAAACTGCAAGTATTCTTCGATCCATCATATTATTAAATTGGTATATATGGGACGAAAAAAAAATCATCAATATTTTTTCGTTACAAAACTTGTTTAACTATAAATATGTGTAATATATAAAGGTGATGCCTAAACTATCCGGATTCAAAGGTAAATTTAAGACTACTAAGAAATCTATTGGGATAATATTATTCGACGAGAATATGAGCAAAGTACTATTGATACACAAGCGGTATACATATAGCTTTGCTGACTTCGTTATGGGTAAATATGACAAGACCAATAATACACAACTTCAAGATATATTTAATACAATGACATTGACAGAAAAACTAGTAATCAAATCATTAAATTTTGAATTTATTTGGTATCATATGTTTTTAACTGGTGAAAAGAGTGAAATATATTATAGATGTTGCACTAGATTTAATAATTGCTTTTTGGTTGATAACGCAAAGGTACTACTTTCTTTGCTATCATTAACTAAGCATATAGACGAAACAATATGGGAACCACCCAAAGGTAGAAAGTTAACGAGCAAAGAACCAAACGTTGCGTGTGCTATACGTGAAGTTGAGGAAGAAACAAGAGTTGTATCTGAGGAGTATAAAATTATACCAAAAAAGAAGCATATGCATGTCATTAATGATGACATGATGCGATACGTAGAAGTTTATTACGTTGGATGTATGACAAAAAAATCAGAACCAACACTACAGATTTCAGACGTAGCACAAGTATCTGAAATCTGTGCAGTAAAATGGGTAAATATTTCAGATGTACAGAAAATACCAATGTATGATGAAACAAAACATGCTATTATATCTATGGCAAAAAATTTACGTAAAACCGCAGCGCAAAAAATATACTTTGGTGAACATGTTATATATACTAATGGAATGGCATCTGATAGGAACGAAATTCATGCATCAGGAAGTCGTGATGATCTTCAGTGTTCGGGACTGGATCTATCGTCTTTATGAACATTAAATTCATATTACGAACGATCTCCCATTTATCCATATGAGAGTTAAAATTATCAGAAACACGTCTAATAAATTTATTCATTCTACCATGTAGTGAGTCTACATCAAGAGAGACTCCATCATTGTTAGATATTTCATGTTGTATATATCTAATATTTTTGTCTGCTAAAAATAAAGCATACGCTTCAGTTTTAGTATTCATCGTTATATTATGATATTTAAATCTTCGCGTAATCATTAACAAGATTATCATCGTCAAGAGTTATATGTGTTGGTTGTGGTGATGGTATGGAAGATATTTCCATGTCAGTATTTAGTTCATATTTAATACGTTGATCAACACCAGCACGATGCATTCTAGCACAGACTACATGCATAAATAAATAATGTGTAAAGAATAAATTATCTAGTGGATTATCGTCTGCACAAATAGATTCTAATATCTCAGATCTATTACATTGCCAACCACAACCACGACATTCCAATGAATTGCATGGCATATTCCTAAATGTATCGGCAACGATATCACTAATAAAACTAATAGTAGGATTTTTTCCACTACAGTATTTAAACTCATGCTGTAACTTCATAATTATAAACTCTTTTGTTACTGTATTCCGGTTACGGTGAAAGCTAAATAGGGATATTAAATTACCCATTTTTATATAATATATATTTTGCCTAATATGTATGTAAATCATCGACATCGAATGTTTATAGATTTAGTTAATATCGCACATCTACATATGAATGGATGATAATGTTCTTTTATGATATCCTCATATGTAGATCCAAATAGTATAACCATATGGGCCCATACACTACCATGTGGAGCCGCAACATGTATGTAAACCATATCAATTTTTTGTTGTAGAATAAATTCACATGCCGATATATTATTTGGATCGATGTTGGTTATTTTTTTCATTAAAATTATTATACCGTCTGTATACATGATATCGCAGTCATTATCTATCCTATATCTATAAGAATCTGACATTACTTTAATCTGTACGTTACTACTATTTTTAAATTTCTCAATAGCTGTAGCAAATCGGATAGGATTTGTTTCGAATAAAAATATATCATTTGTATCTATTACATCAGTTTGTATCCGTGATGTAATATCAGATATTAAATGATTACTAATACGTGTAGTAAATATATGTGCAATATGAATCATACTATGCACAATAGATGCCACCGCTGATGTGTTTACTAACTCTAACGGAATTGTTATATGTGATGCAATCATGCCAGACGGTCGTATATAAATAGAACCCATACCTAAACTCTGACTAATTTTATTCGAATCTAGCAAAGACTGTATCATCGATAAACGTTGCTGCTGATTAGTAGGAAGAGTCATATTAAGACCTACGTCGATTTGAATATATTTATCCATATGTATGATATGGCTTTCTAATCCATTTTCGTAATGGAAGTATTGATTCGATGATGGTATATAAGCATCATCATTTAGTTTACTAACCAACTGATTTGCTCGTGTGATATAAAAGATATTTCTTCTAGTAGCATATAACTCAACACCATACATATCAATTAAGCTATCTTTCTTTTTGCTATCTACTAGTGGAAATAGTGGCATTTTACCAGTTTCACATAAGTATACACAATGGACATCATCTGAACCCTTATCTTTGATACTTTGCATTATACAGTATCGGCAGAATGTATGTTTACATAGAAATGTCACCGGTTCATATAACATATTTTGGCAAATAGGGCATTTGTCATCGTCATCTATATCTTCATCACATATACTTAGTTTGGCATGCATATGTTCTAATTTATTTATTAAAGGAAGCTCACCATTTAACGTTGCAATATCAAGAAGGGTTGTACCAGTTTGAGGATCTTTATAATTCACATCACTAACATCGAGCAACATATTTACGGCCTCATAGTTTTTATTTTGAATCTCTTTATAAACGAATTCAGATCCTATTTTTGTTGATATAGTAACTAACATCTTTACTATATCATTTCGTTTAAGATTTAGCGCATTGTTTAAGACTTTGGCTATATTTGTATCAGAGTGTCTATCTAATATATGTTTAATACTTACGACTGATCCATGGGCCATAAATAAATGCAAGGGTGAAATGCCTTCAATATTTTCAACATTAGGGCGATCACATATATCTAACAGTCTTAACATACGAGATTCATTTCCTTGAGCTGCTAAGTGTAATATTGTTATACCATTCGATATAGTTGCTGCTGTAATGGTATCTGCTCCATATGTATTTGATATCCATGCCAGGATATCAATACGATCTGCGTTATATAATACATGTATTAGTGGAGTTTGACCGTTCGATAAAATTAACACTGGTGTTTTATTTTGTAGAGATTGATTAGTCATATAAATAGCAAATTCATGCAACGAAATATTGTTTACATCCATATCTTATATTAGTTATATTATATAACTAATGACAGACTACGATATTCACAAACCTTGCGCGGCTCACACCTGCGATCCGTTACTTCCACATTATACTCTACCTGTAACCGATGATGAGTTCTTAGGGCGTATGGTAGAGCATGAAGATAATCAACTTAGATATCCAGAATTCTTACCAGCAGATGAGGTTTCTACTATGTCACCACAAGAGAGAGCAGAATGGGAAAGACAAGAATACCAAGCGCGTCGTAATGTTAATAAATTTTGGCAGGATCTTAACCGTGGTCGCCATTATGACAGAGGTGAAAATGATAACATGGATGCCACTGTGTTAGACCAAACGAATTATGCAAATGGATGGTTAAATGCACTACATGGTGGAAATGCTCCTGGACGACGAGTGTATGATGATCAAGAAGCAACAAACAGAGAATTAGGTACCCGTCATTATTTCTACAACACGTATGATAAGGATAATTACCCAAAAATATTCTGTCGTGCTCCAGGCCAACCCAAACCACACACTCAACCAACATCCCAATATAGATTTTGATGTTACAAAAAAATTTGATATTGTATATCGTGATATGTACATCACTTCATGTACATCACTTCATGTACATCACTTCATGTACATCACTTCATGATACTAGCCAAGCATCTATCTGTTTCGCAGAACATAACACCATCAGGCATGTCATCAACACCTTGCGTCATTGGCGCATCATTTTGTGTATCATCTTTTGTCTCAACACATCTTTCTATGATCTCTTTGCTGATCGTATCAAAGTCTTCGGCTGATATCTTTTCATATGGCATTTGCTTAAATGCACCACCTTCCCATTGAGGTAAGAATGAAATTCCTTTCAATCTGTATTGATAAGTATTCAGTGCTTGTGCGATATGAGGACCTTCCGTCTTAGGATCAAATGTCACTGTACATGACACTTGATTATCGCAATAGTATTGTTGCATGAATGCAGCAACTTCTAGTTGTTCCCACATCGATACGTTGTCTAATGTACGAACGTCTCCAATATCAATTGGAATTTCAACTACAATTGTATCTTCTTCTGATCCAAAGCATGGTTCTGTTTTGTACCCACGTCTAGATAGACTTGCAGTTAATGGTGAATTCTTTGCCATTCGCACCCGTCTAATATAATATCTAGACAATGGGAAGTGAACCCCTGGTGTAGCAGCAGCAAGTAGTGATACTGTGCCAGATGGCTTTACTGAAGTCATTTTAATTGATTTCGGAATACATAACCAATCTGAATAAATTTCATCCCATTTCTTGATGCCACGGTAGCCGGCATCCATCCATACCCGTAAGTCCTCAATACCACGAGCTCCAAGGAATTGAGCAATTCCAGTAACTGAGCAACCAATGCGTCTATTCCTAAGCATAACTCTATTAGTTTCAGGCCAATGAGTCGCAATAAGAGTTACAGTCTTTGCATAAAGGTATGCAAACTTTAGAGTACGTAAGAACTCTTCGAGTGTTGCATGATTAGCAGGGAAGGTCTCAACTAAACAACATAGCTCAAACGACTCCAATGACACCTCAAGACAATTTGATATAACCATTCCGTTAGCAACAAAGAGGTGTAGCCCTGGAATAGTGCAGTCGTATACATCCTCAATGGCATCATCAGTAATAGACTTAACCTTCGATGTAAATTCAGTACATTTTTCAGTTGGTGTACGCCAGTTTCCATTTACATGAACAACATCTCCCGTTTTTAGATTTTCCAATGCTACCATCCCGTGATCGGTTTTGATTTCATGATTATGTGTGGCACGCAAAGTCATTCCATTTTCTAACTCTAGCTTGAAAAGCTGCATGTTAGTTCTAGTTTGATAGAAGCCTCTATCTGTGGAGTCATGTTCTCCACCATCAACGATTGCAGTAAACTTCTTACCAATAAGCTCTTTGACATTTTTGATACCGTCAGTTGTTGGTATCAAAGTATCAATAGAGATACAAGGATTTCCACCGAGAACTCTATGATCGATATTATTTTCAGGCTCACACATTCGTCCATACTTTTGCATATTTTCAAGCCAGGCAATACCAGGTTCACCATTAACTTGAATTCGCTTAGCAATTTCTGTATAGTCTTGTCCTAGCTTACAGAATATAGAATTATTGCTAGTCCATCCGTAAGCTGCTCGCTCAGGGTACTTGTCGTAGTTTTTTAGATCAATAAAATCAGAGTCATCATTTTCTCCAAAACTAATCAAAGCACTTCTGCGAATGTTACCAGACACTACACACTTTCCAATAAGATTGCAGATATCTACAATTCCTCGAGAAGATAGTGTAGATGGAAGACTTTCAGTCTCTCTTGTTAATACAAGATGCAGCTGCAAATGTAATTCAATAAGAGGCTTCGGTCCTGAGGCAACACCACCAAATGTATTGAGTGGAACACCTTCGGCTCGAATCTTACTATAATCAAAATCAATGGGAGCTGAACTTTCATTGAAATATGATCGGAGCAAGGAGCATAAGCTGTCTACCCAACCTTCGCGGCTGTCTGGAATAACAATTGTTACCAGTTCTCCGATTGGTTTGAATAAAGGTAGAGTGTTTTTACCTTTAGTATCAAATCCAACACCAACACCGAGCATTGATGCATCCATTAAGAATTGAAATGGTTTAACATGATCTGTGACAAGATCTTTTGTGCTAACGAAGCTGCAGTTGTTAAGTGCAAACGACATCTTTTTATCATGTACAATAGGAGCTCCCATTGCAAACATACCTCTACCCGGTGGTAAGAATTTGTGAGTATACATCAGTGTGTACATTTCTTTAGCAGATTCAATTGCTTGATCATTATCCCATCCCAATGAATTATCATTGATGTGATCTTTTTGGATACTGTATGTACCTTCAACAACACGAAGAACTGTTTCCCACCATTTTTCAGGATATCCATTCTTTTTTGCTCTCGAGTATGTACGTAAGTAAACGATCTCACCTAGAACATTATTTTTGTATGGAGACTCCCATTTAGAAACCATATTAACGAAGTCCACGGGCATTTTAAATGAAAGGTTTTCTGAAGCCATTGTATTAGCGTATATGTAGATATTCTATGTATTCAAATATTTTTATGGGTGCATTTGCCTGAGTTTTCATGATTTGTAAATTGTATCGTCATATGTCGATAGTAGAAAAAAGTATTTTCATATAATATATAAAACGTATTCATGGATTTGAAGCAAATATTGATGCTAGTCCTTGCGATAGTAGTTATTGTGTTATCGGTTGTTGTAACCAATTGGTATTCTTTAGTGCAGCCATCTATGTCATTGGGTGCAGTTGTTCGACCCACTAGCACCAATAATACATCGAACTCATTTGGGCTCCCGCTTCCAGATGGAAGCAAGGAGACATATTTAGTGGAATCTATCCTTGCTATTGATGATAACACCAAATTAGTTGATGCACAAAAGACTATACAAGTCAGTAACGATGGTGAAAAAATTTGGGAGCTTCATACAAAGTCTAGTGATAAATTTATGCCAATGAAAGCGTATGTATTAGGTAAGTCTAATAATATTGGAGCAGCTGCAGTGGATGTCATCTTTTTCAATAACGAACACACTGTATCATTTAGCACATCAAAGACCGATAGTAATATTGTTAGAATAGATCTTATGAGAGATGATGGAGGTAGCAATACTCGTGTTGCTTCTGTTGGCGTTAAGTTAAATATACCACATGCAACAGCATCTTTGAAGTATTCCACTGTCCCAGATAAAGCAGGACAAGTGGGTAATATTATGCGGCTGTATGTCTCAAAGTGATCGATACTCTAGTCTGATTACGTTTAAGTGGCTTAGTTGAATGCATATGATCATATCTTGCAGCTAGCTCCATGGTCATTGCAGATCTTGCGTTGATGTTATAAACCTGATCACCTAGAATAAATTTACATGGAGCACCTAACGATAATGATGCAATAGCACCATCAAACAATTTTTTGTTGTCATAATGAGGACTTATAGATTGACCATTTACATACTCATTTATAATGACTTGATTTGTTTTAGGTAGTAACTCATCAATTATCGGTTGGATAAATGTAGGAATATCTGGTGCATGTGAGAGAGATCTAGTAGTGTAGCTATAATGATATCCATATTGTTGTGTTCGTCGTTTTAAGTCACAGTTCCAGGGCATCTGATAGATCTTTTTTAATAAATCTTCTTCATATGTCGTCGTGATAAATTCGTTGTATATAGTCAAACCTTCCATTTTTGTATATAATTAAATTTATATATTCAATTATAATACACAACCTTAAAGTCATTATATGCTGTGCTTACTGTATAATAATGCATAGCATAACAAATAATTATTTGTTATCGTAATGAGAAATAATATTTACTTTAGACACCTAAAGTAAATATTATTTATATACTTAACATGAGCGGTGAAGGATTTAGTTGGCAAAAAAATAGTGATGGATCATACTTTCAGGCCTGGCATAATCCAAATTTCATAAAAGATATGAATTATGGTAAAGAATTAGATAATGAGCGTTATAATCATGAGGCTGGTGGCTTTAATTGTACAGATATATGTTATTTTGAGCATAGCCATGGTGGGTATAATGAAATTAAAGAAGCGAGTTCATACAAAATACCACAAAACCAAATAATAAGATTTAAAGGTCGGAAACATGGTGGTGGTGATGGTGTTACATATTTCGGATCTATAATGAATTCGGTTGATATTCCAACAATAGATGGATATGATGAAAATGGAATGCGGCAAGCTATATGGGCTCCTATAATGGATAGAGAATATATAAAATTTAACTGTTGTTTAGGTAATATAGACCATGGTTTATGTGAACAATATGGTATAAATGATAAAAAAAGCGCAGGTGAATGTAGACCATATTTGGAGAATTATTGTAAAAACAATAAACTTCCATATACAACTCAAGACTATTCTAAAAACGATCTCCCTGCGCTACCGACGAAAAAAGGGTGTTGGAGTATTGATCCAGCTTTGAATACCCCAAAATGGGTGAAGCATGATGATGACAAGACCATGTGTATGCAAGAACTACCATTTAAGCTTGCAAAGGATAATATAGGAAGTGTTGATTGGAACTATGCGGGCCCTGGTAAATACAAAGCGCCTGTTGTATTTTGGGTAAATGATGATTTAGTAAATACCACACATATGGACATGAACCAAAAGACGACTGAAACTGACAAACGGTTTTGCGGATGTGCCCCGGATGCAAAAACACAGCAAAATGATGCACAGATAAAAGCTCATTCTGAACTTACCGGTGTTGTCGGTACTCTACAGAATGAAATATGTAGATTGCCGTATTGTGGTAAACAACATACTAACTCAATACCATGGTTAGCGTCTGATGCGCAACAAGAATGTCCTGACCAAGTTATATCTATAAATCATTGCATACAGAATGTAACCGCGGAAGCTGTAGATGCGGCAACAGTATCTGGTATAGAAATGAGTCAGCAATGCAACAGTGTAGCTCAGTCAAATGAAATTAAAGATGTAAAGGACTTACCCAAAGTTACGATAGTGGATGGTATATTTAAACAGGACCTAACACATGCAATAGATTCTACTAAGGCTGATGAGTACCTACGTATTGCCTTAGCTACAACTAAGGAATATACTCATTTAGATCATATCACAGCACAGTGGTTAAATGATAAAAGCATAGAATATCATGTCTACGCAGAAGCATTTAAGATTGCTGCTTCCCGTCCATTAATCAATGATATAGAACTACTTAGCAGTATTGACAATAAAGCTGGGATCGACTCTTCAAGTAATGTGAGTAATATGAATTATATAATTATTCTACTATTAGTAGTTGTTTTAGTAGCTGCTGCGATATTTACGTATACATCATCAGGGATCGGCTCTGCTGTTAGTGTCGGTGGATTTTTAAGTAATTATACTAATAATCTATTATAAAAATATTTTTATTTATATATATAACATTTAAAAATGGGGGGAAATAGTAGTAAAACTAGATCTCTTAATAAGACTATCAATGATACAGCTACAAGCGTTATTAAAAAAATAGCACAAGACTCGAATAGCACAGCAAGCAACGTAATAAATGCAAATATAACTGCCACGGGATCATCAAAGATATCTAATGTAAGAGCTAATCAGGAAGCAATTGCCACGGTTAATGTAATGTTAAACTCAAACGCTAATAAAAGTATGCAGACCGACTTAATTAATGAGATATCATCTAAGTTAAAAGTTGAAAAGGAAACAATGCCATCGATTTCTAATAAATCAGATGATGTGATAGAAAATGTTGTAAAAACCACAGTTACGACTAAAATGAAAGATACAACAACTCAATTGGCACATGCTAAGGCTAATAATTTACTAAACCTTAACATTGATTCATCGGTGGCGGGTAACGTCACCGATGTTAATTTTGATCAAGTTGCATCTAGTATTACAAAAATGGTGGGTGGTATATCAGACAGCATAGAATTTAATCTTACAGGACAAAATGAGGATACAACTGATCAGGAAGTTAAACAAACTAGTGGACTTGCTGGAATAGCAGAGTCTGCTATCAATGCTATAAAGGGTGTATTTTCTCAACCATCTAAGATGGTAATGATGGTTGTAGTTGGTCTCATTATCATTGTCTCAATGATATATATGTTTAAAGGTAAGAAAAGTAGTAGTAGTGGTGGTGGTAAAATTGACCCAGTGATTAATGCTGGTACACCTTTCAATTTGGCTAGTTTTGGTATAGGTTCTAATTTAATAAACGCACATTGAGAGTATATAAAATTACATATATTTTTTATGTGTAATTTTAGCTGCTAGATAGTCAAATATTATTGAATTTGACTATTCAAGAATAACCAACGATTCTAAAGCCACAGTTTCTGTGCTTTATTGCTCACAATTATACAACAGACGCAATCCTCGAGATTTAAAACAAACACACAACAATGGCAAATAATAATACCCCAGGCAGAATCTTACGCTACGAAAAGCCAATATGTAGATTGTATCTACTAGGTAAGTGCAAGTCTGTCTGCCAACGTTATCATCATCCTGACCTAAGACAAGACCGCCATGAATGTGACCGTACTCACGTTATGTTCTGCAAGGCTAACGCCTCTGGGCATATCTGCACGGTCAAGATGTGCCCATGGAGGCACGTCGGTATCAGCAGATATATGAACACGATACCATTTCAATGGGATCCGATGATAAACAAAATCCAAAGCCAGAAAGGTAATGGACTTAACTGTGGCTTTGGATCAGCCCTTATGAACGCCAAGATCAAAAATGTACCAACTGCTGAGACCGTTGGTATCGAGTCTGCGTTGCAACTCACTCAATTGAAGAACATTCTTGAAGTCAACACAAAAAATCTGATCTATTACCACAAGCTCAGATGTACCAAAATACTGGACTTAAGCATGCAATTTGCGACTAAAGTCACAAACATATCTACAGCATACAACATGAACGCATCGTGTATACAGTGTGGACACACTGCATACACACATGGATACGCGGCAGAACAACGGTTATATTGGCTTACATTCAGTGCTAGTATGCAAAAGAGAAAAGGTGTGACTACATCCATCGGAAGGCTTCCGATGGAGACATTCAAGCACATCGCTGAGTACATAGGATCAAATGCAGAAGGATGTGAAGTGTGCTACTACCTCTTCTGGCCAACTGGTATGAAAGCACTCCATGGTAGATATCCTCTGGATTTATCCATGTTGATCACATCAGAGAAAAGTGACGTGACTTCCAAAATATTCATACACAAAGAACAGTATCACGGTGTAGCTTCATCTATATACTGGTGCTATCTCTATGATAAAGTTAAGATTATACGGAATGATAAAATTGCTAAAGACCCACGTGAACAGATGTACAAACATTTGGAAATCCTTGCCACGCTATATGTACGGAAGAACTTCAATTATATCGAGCTAACTCGGAATATGATAGGGATAAACTTAATTGCAGATGATGTCACAACTGAGTAAAGTCTGAATAGCTTCAAAAAAAAACAGAACACTAGATGTTCCAAAGGAGTTTTTACTCCATTTTTTTTTGTTTGTACTATGTATTATATATAATGCGATATCTAGATGCTCTTTTACTTGCATCTAAACTTAAACGAAGTATCCATTTAGACTTAGATCATACGGTTGAAATTGTTGGTAGCGTTAGACGCAAGGAAGATGTTATCAATGATATAGATTTATTGATAATAACCCCTAGGTATCATGATAATATATTTGCTAGCATCCATTTTAACAACCGCAACATACTAGTGAAAAAAATTATATCACAAGGCGATCGCAGATGTTCTTTGCTTGTATCAATACATAAATCAGTATCTAGACGTGTTGATTTATTTTACGCAACTGACACAGAATATCCTTTTGCGATGATGCATCATATAGGACCAAAATCATATAACCTACGAGTGCGTAGGTTAGCAAAAATAAAGGGTTATAAGTTGAACCAATATGGATTATTTTATACTGGTCGTAACACACGTGTTCGCCATAAGTTTAATAATGAATGTGATATACAAAAATTTTTGGATATTTCTTGTCGATCGTATTCTTTTCGATAATCTATTCAAGTCCAACGTCAGCTGATTCATCATCTGACTTGTCATCATCATCCTTTTCGCTGTTATCATCAAGCGACAGGTTGACTTCAGTCTTGGCTTCGACTCTCCTGAATTGCATTGAATCAATGTATGACGCAATGCTGATACCCTTGCTTGTGATGTTCAAACGAGATAGTGAAATCATAGCTCTAAACTCAGTTTTAGATGGGATCATTTCTAATATATTGTCTGTGGTTAAAACAATGTCTTCGGGTTTTCCTGAAGACGCGTCTACGCATTTGTGTAGCTTTAAGATCGTTTCACTATCTTTTGCTTTGACAAACTTGAATACAGCGAATGGATTACTAATTACTTTTTGTGCTTGAGTTTTCACACGTATAATAGGTAGAATTTCGGCGTCTGTACTACGAAGTCTAACCAAAGGTTCTGGTTTTTCTTCTTCATCAGTAGCAGTTTTACCCTTCTTGCGACGAGTAACAACTTCCTTTACAGCTATGACTCCAGATTCAACTAGAGAATCGATTTCTTCTTCAACAAACACTGAAACATGTTCGATGACAGCAACAACATCACTAATTTGATCAGGTCTTGGTTGTGTACCAGGTTTCATCACAAATTCATCACCAGATTGTTCAAATAATGAAAAGTCTGTATACTTAGCGATTTTAAGTGACGCAGCCTTCCAGTCTTTGTTATAAGACTTTCCGTAGTGCGATGCAAGCATCGTGTCAATCCGTAGGGATCTCCACGTCTCTTTATCACTTTGCGTTGGTTTGATTTTTAGAGGCATGCTGTCTGACATGCCCAATGTCTGATTGTATTTGTCAACATCGATCTTAAATATATCGTTAAGAGTACCACCGGATTCAAGATGATTGTTGATGTATTTCCGAAGGTAGCGAGCGGACCAATAGCCCTTGTTGCATGCTTTTTGTGCGTCCATTTTTTCGTTTCTGGTATATATATAAATCTATAGATTCAATTATTTTTTCTAGATAGATGCTAGCATCTATCTAGATCAAAAATGAACATAAAAAAATATTAATTTACATGGTTGATCATGTTACGCTCATTACTACTCTGCTATGACCTAAGACACTTTTCCTACAGCATAGATTTTTCACGTTCATTTTATCCAATACATCACCCATAGATACAGTGTCTAATGCAGCAAAATCCATGGGTGAATATTGTGCTTTATTGACTGCTATTTTTTTGCGACGATCTTCTATTAAATAGTATGCTGCGTAAACATGTCCAATCACACTTTGGCATGAAACACAGACTGGTGATATTGTGGTTTGCATAATGATATGTGTTGTATATATTATTAATGAGAATTCAATTAATATAGTGCGATAGTTGCAGCATCATCAAATCCACCATGAGCTTCTTCAGATGAGTCATCTGAACCATCTGCCTGGTGTAGACGTCGACTATGAACATCACCATGTCCATGGCGACGTGTGTTTTTGTGAATACCTCTGTTGGGCATACCACCCTTTACATCACCAGTGGATGCATTAGGAACTGTTTTACCAGCCAACCATTGTATACTGTAAACTACAGATGGAGACACTTGGTAAGGAACCGCCATTGCGCTGAGTAACTGCGCTTTTGTGCGGTGATGATTTAAAATAGACTTTGCCTTGACTGTACCTTTATGCTCTCCATTGTATGGTTCACTGGTGAATGTGCTTAACGAACCAGCACCTGTAAGTGTGTCTGGAATGTACATGAAGTCTGTGCTAAACAACCATTTCATGCAAGCAAAGTATTCATCCTTCGCCATAAAATGGTTTGTAATATATGTCATCGTTGCTGCAGATGTGTAGCTTTGTGTAGGTCTGAAACGAACTGCATTCTCTAGATCCTCATCATCATCAACAAACCGAGCAGTTGCGACCCCCTCAAATGCACATGTGCATACAAACCTCATTTGATCCTGCCAGAGTTTACGATCTCTAAATTGAGCCCCTTCATATAATGTCTTGTATGTTACATCAGGAATAACTTTTACACCAAGTAATGAACCACTATCTCCGAACAATCTGTACTGCGCTAAGATTTTTTCTGTTGCATCTGAATGATCAAGGCGCGTTCCACGAACTAGACTATTTCTGAACTCATTAATTTTCTCAAAAAACGCAGCTCGTTCTGGTATTGTTTTTGCTGCGCTGTCTACATACTCAGACCACTCAGCAGAAGGGTTAGCATATACATCGGCAGACCTCCACCCCTGTTGCAAATGCACTGGATCCGTTGGATTTCCGGTACCGAACAGTAGGTCTTGAGTTAGTATGGAGTTTGGGTCTAAGATGCTTACCATCAGGTTCACTCCTGGATGGATGTCAGTAGTCGGTAGAAGCACTGATAGTGTCTCTGGATAATACATACTTAACCAGTTGTATAAAGATACGGCTTTAGTTAGAAGTGGATTACGTCTCGCACATTTATCATGATGCATTTCTTGCTTGTAGTCGTTGAGGATGCAACCAACTAAAAACACCCGTTGTGTGTCTGGACTGTCTCTTAGTATCTTTCCGAGATTTACTATGTATTGATCTTTGTGTCCACCACCCTCAACCATTACACTCTCTCTATTATCTTCTTTTGGGCGAGGTGGTCTTTTCTTGCCTAGAACTGGCGTCGGTGTTGAAGTTGTATAGTTACCCTCAACGACATGCCATATCGCATAACGGAAGCCTTCAGGTGATTTAAATTTCTTATCTTTTTCGATTTTGACCCCACCCTCAAGAGTGACTGAATCACCGTCAATACTTTCAACTTTCATTTTCATCTGACTGCGTAATGGCAGCGACTCTCTCCATTGTCCAAAGTTTTCTGCGTCAGGCAAGAAACGTTTGATAACTGTATTTAAAAGCATTCTACGAGCCGTGGTCGCGCTGCCGGAACCACGAATATTGTCAATAAAGACTTTGATAAATTCATCATCTGGTATGATGACGGTTAAACCCAAGCTGTCAGCTAAGAAGTCACGTGCACAAATGTCTTCTATCGCGTCCGCATACTTGGAGTTCACACTGTTCAAATATTCCCAAATACTTGCACATTTTGGAGCAGATCTAGCACCACCATATTGATACGAGCTCATAGTAGTTGTATATATACATTAAAATAAAAAAACAAATACCTAAAATATGAATATCATGGGTATGTCATAAAAAATAAATAGAGAAAATGATACGATCGTTGACATTTTTTGTATTTATTTTTTTCTATTGTTATGTATATCCAATGGGCACAACACAAAGCAACAGTGTGGGAACTGAGAGTGAACTCTTTTCAATTGGCGGGTACGCGGCGGATGAATATACTAAGATTGAGCAACTAATTATCGATCTTAAATCATACCCACAATCAGTTACACACTTAAAGAAAATCGAACTCATTAAAAAAATTGGAGTAGCAACCTCTCGTCTTGGCCTAAAGGTTGACATGAGTAGTCCTGAAAAAATTGTAGCATCCGTTCGCCAGCAGTTACCAGACCCTGATGTTAAAGGGAGCAAGTTCAAGGGTGATAATAAAAAGCTAAATGAAATCGTTCTTGCCATTGCCACTGTATTCAATGATGTATTTTCATCGGGCAGCAATAAGAAAATTATCGACATAACACAATCAGCACAACAATTAATGAAAGAAGTATCACACCATGTTTATGGCATTTCATGTGGTCTAAATATCGAATTCTACCGCGTATATAATACACTAAAACGATCAATTGAACAACTCGATGGAGTTTCAACTGCTCTAGACGTTCTAATCGACAAGAAAGGATCAGTTGCATATGAATCTGCAAATGATGTCCGCGCAAAAGGCAACATCAAAGAGCTCGTGCTAGCAGCTGAGGGTTCAGTCAAAGAGTTCAGAAAGGTACTTAACACTATCCGCATGGCAACTAACATTCTTGCAACTGAGGAAGATCAAATTATTATAGAGCTAGAGAAGCACAAAAAGAAGTATGATCAGGTAGATTTATACACGGAGGATGATAATGACACATATGGTGAAACGATTGCTCGTATGCTTTCATCAGTTGGAAATGTTTCTATTCTAACTGAAAGAGTCAACACAGCACTCGAGAAGACTGGTGTAACATTAAAGCAGTACAAAGATTTCGAGAGTGTTGGTACCATGATGGACCATTTATACAACAAGATCCGCGAGATGGACCCTAAGAGTAACGAAAAAGAAATTAGTGAAGTCCTTACATACATGGATGATCTTACGAAATACTGGGGGCGTCGCAAACAAGTTGTGGGTGGTGGAGGATGTGGATGCACATCTGATAACGTTTTTGGTGGAGATGAAATCGGTGGCGATGGTAAGCTAGGACTACCGATGGTAACGGGTGGAACTAAAAAGGCTCTAGATCCCAATGAAATTGAACAACTTGCGCGTAGAAAGCGCGCAGAGACTGCGATTAAACAATTTGTGAGACGTCTTAATGAAGAACTCAATGAGTTCGTATCAATCTCAAACGAGATGGCATTGAAGTTGGGTGATGCCATGTATGATACAGATAAATTAGAGCGATTCGTTACATCGTTAGCATTTATTACAAAACTTCGTGATAGCAACCTCTATCTTGCTTTAATTGGATATAACGTTGATGAAACATATAATATTATGGCAAGTAGCTATCGCTCTGAGCTAAAGACGTCTATGTCTTTGCTGTCTGAGCTAGGAAATTCCTATTCTACAGTTAAGAAGGAGACTAACAAGATGGAGAGTGTTATCTCTAATATCCTAAAGCATGTAGACTTCTTCAAAGATTTGCTCAAGACTCTCTTTATAGGAGTTAACCAGTTTGAGGTAATGTCGGTTATTCGTGATATTCCTACATCAATCTACACGGTGACAAGCGCAATTAGACGGTTACACCATGCCGTTTACATCTCGAAGATGCGTCGTGGTATCAAGATCTCATCTAAAAACCTTAAACATTACAGCGGAAAGTATGTCGACTTGCTATCGCAGGCAGTTGGAGAAAAGAGACGTAAGTTGGATGCTGATCTTGATGCGGTTATGAAGAGTGTCGAAGAAGTCGATGGCTCTGAACTAAAAGAACAAGAAAAATCAATCGATTGGATTGCTAAAAATATATACAAACAACCAGGATACTTCAAGAAGGATCAAACGTGGTACGAAAATATGTACAAATCAGACAATGAAGATGCTGCTAATGTTGTTACTGTTAATGATACTGGTGACGTCGTGCAGCTGGCAGCAGCAGCAAGACTCAATTTCAATAATTACTTTGGTGCGGATGATGGTGCTGGTGTATCAACAAACAACGTGACCGGAAGAGCTCGTTTATTTAAATATAAGTTATACCCATCGCAAAATGGTCAACCACCAGATGCTAATCATACAGACATCGGCAGAGAGTTGAATAAAATATACCAGAGCAAAGAATCTGAGAAGCGCATAGAAAAATTCAAAGACCATGTAAAAAGTGAACACAACGCAAAGGTTCGATTCTACAAAGCTTTAGAGTCATTAGACATCCTGCTTGGATCATTCACGAGCGAAATGGTTGGCGATGTTGATCTACTAAAAGAGGTCAAAAAGTATCTAGATGACACTAAAGTATACACTAGATGGTTTACGGACTACACTGGAGATGTTCTGTCGTCTGTATTTGAGTCGATGGGTGATGACCTGCCGAAGTATGATGAGGACTTGGTGAATAAGAATGCTGCTGGTGTTGTGGTTACAGATGCTGCTGGTGGTGGTGCTGGTGGTGGTGTTGGTGGTGCGGTAAATGCAGCAAACACAGAGCTGTTTGCAGACTCAATGCTTGGTGCATACACCGGAACATTTAATGACGATCGCGATTACACTCTTGGCAACAGACCACCAGCTGCGATTGAAACCGATGGTAAGAAAGAGTATATGCGTAGTATTCTAGATAGCAGCAAATACTATAAATCACTACAGGACCGCGTCACTAAAAAGAACAACGTCCCAAGATACGGCAAGGTATCATCAGTCATCGACATTGATAAAGCTGATGACGTCAAGAAAAATATCGAAACATACTACAATAACTTCCAGGCTCTGCTAAATATTATGCATTCGTTTACCACGTTGTATAATCGTATGGTAGACAAGGAAGTGAAGCAGGCAATTATGTCTCCGGTTCAGATCTACTTCAGTTTTATCAGCTACCTAAAGGCATCGGCACTTGCTAGACGCAAGAATGCATACCAGCATGGGATCCCTGGACGCACAAACGCTATCAATAAGATCACTGGGTTGATCATGCCGGGGTACTACCCAAAACCTAAAGATAACCAAGGTAAGTATAATCATGCTTGGCTCAACACAGTGGAAAATAATGATAATATAGCTAGTGCGGCTGTTGGAAAGCAGGTCGGAATTGATGCTCCTGTTGCTATAGATAATCGTATCGTAGGCACATATAAACGTGGTATCAATGAAAGCTACGAGAGTGTATTTAAAGATGAAGATCAATACTTTGCGCAAGCAATGAAGGCGATTTCATCTTCTGTACTGTCCGTGCTTGGGTTGTATCACGTGTCAACTCAACCAGTCAACATTGGTACGATGTATTCAGTGCGGTCCATCATGGGTGGCGCTTCACTTGAGCTACCATTTTATGAGGATCCTACTAAGATCCCAGATCTTAATAAGAATGCTCTAGATCTTTACTATTATCTACCTCAATTAATTCTCTTCTACAGAGAAGTGTTTGAAAATGATAAGGACAACTCACCAGACTCAAGAAAAATCACACTAACCCAAGACTTTATTGGTACGTTTGGTAAGTTAATTTATGTTGTATTCAATAAACGGGGTAATATGTTCAATGATATCGAAATCAAGGCGATTATTGCTGAGATCAATAAAGCGTATACGCTGTATGCAAAAGAGTCTAATCCAGTGGATGCTACTATTAGAGGTCTAGTTGATGAAGTCAATCGCCGGTTCTCTCTTGTTAAGGATAAAGAGGCCACCAATGTTGCTAAACTATACGAAGAACGACTCCGTGCTGAGTCTGGTAATATCAATAAAGAGTATGATACAACAGGTCGTATAGCACTAGAGGGTGAATATGGTGGTGAAGATGATGATAAATATCTAGATGGTATTATGACGCCATCTGATGCAATGTTGCGTATCACCGACCACACGAATGAAAAGAAACATAGAGATACACTTCGTGTTAAATATCCTATGGATGGTATGGATGGTGCAGATGAAACAGCATCGTGGTCCATGTTGATCAAACTCCGTAAGATGCGTGCATTTATTGACGATAAGTTTGATTCTGTCTTACGTGGTGATGTTGATAAAGAGGGACGTGATACTAACAAAGATTATGCATATGAACAATCATATGACACCGCCTTTGGTGAGTCGTTTTATAAGAAAGCAATGATGCATGCGCACAGTAGATTTGATTCTGCTACAGGGGCACCTGACCAGTTGCGAGTGTGTAGCAACTTGATCAATAACAACATCCGTCACGATAAGTTGGATATGAACGCTGCATTTATGTTCAGCGAGACAGTTGCAACAATGACACACGTTATTAGATCAGTTAAAGATATTCTTAGACTATACTTTAGTGACATCCTTGCCTGGTCTCCTGATGATATCAGGCGTGCAATGGCCGCTGAAGGAGACGATCGGCTACTTGGTAGAGATTTTGATGCAATGATAAAGCTTACCACTGACATACCGATATTTAGTATGCAGGAGTTCACCGACAGAGGCATTACTGGATATGCTGCTGCTGGTGCTGCTGGTGGTGGTGGTGGTGGTGGTGGTGCAAATGATGTTAACGATGCGGCTGATGTCAGTAGTAACATGTCAAACCTAAAGTTCAAAAATCTCTCGCATATTCTTGGATACAAGGGTCTCATCTGGTTCTTGCTTAATAAGAGAAACATTGGACGTGTCATACCAACCGGATCTGGTATAACCAAAGCGGATGGTCAGTATACACCATATGTTAGTCGTGCATTAGAAAACATCTTTGGGTGCCCTCTAGAGCAAACACCAGGAAGACTCGCATATGCAAGTCTTCTAAATGCGGGGGATATTTCTGAACCTAATCTCATAGAATTCGGGGATAAACCTAACTTTATGAATAAAGTTATTGAGATTGTGTTATCTAGATTTGACATGGGTCCTATTTATACATCAGCAGTTGGTGCATGTGTCTCACTATCATCATCATTTGATAACCTCATTTCGATGAAGGCAACACAAGATGGTGGATTATACTTAGATACCAGCAAATTAAAGGTGTTACTAACTGATGGTATTAATGACTGCAAGCGTTATCTAGAAATGCTTCGTTTGAAGGTTGGTGATGATATTGCTAGCAAGTATACCGAGGGTGACTCATATACAAACATATACCAGATGGAGTCTGAAATTAACAAAATGTTCAATGTTCATTACATTGATGACATGAGTGGCTCAGCTGCAACTGCAGCTGAGCTGGAAGCAAGAAGAATTAACCCCCAAATTAGTACTATTAATGATACGCTAGCGTCCCTACATCGCATGGTCAAAGCTGGGCACACTGTTAACAAAGATAACAATGTGGACAATGAAATCATCTACAAGACACATCATTTAGGTCATATGTTCTTGTCTGCATCGATGCCACCACACTCTGAACCTATCCCAGTTGAAGACGCGCAGTTTACGAAGACGAAAGATATGAAAATGTTTAACGTCTTAAAGGAGGATCTACGCACAGCGTTAGACAATACATTCTTTGCATCTGCATTCACAGACGGAACTCTCAACTCATCACTCTTTGGTGCTGTGAACTATGGTGTTCGTGAAATGATTGATCAGTTCTTCGAGCAAGGATCAAACAAGATCTACGCTGGGTTTATCACACGACTGATGGCAACAAAGCTATCAAATTCAGTTGATAACCTAAACTTAGCTTATGCTGACGTATTCAAGGGAGACTTCGCGCAAGAGCGAATTGGGGCGGCATCATTGGTTGCGGATGTAGACCGTGTAGATTTTAAACTACACATGCAAGCAGCTTTACCGTCACCAGACTCTCTTCTTTGCTATTCAACGGCAGCTATCATCCGAGGGTTCTTCACTGAACTAAATGTGCGCACTCAATCCCCACAATACATGTACGCATCATTAGCGGAGCACAAGAGTCCTCACATGTTAGATACGTATAGGCTAAAGCTACCCATGTTCTATCAACATTTCAATGCGATCAACCACAAGGCGAAAGTGTTCAGATCTCTTCTATCTAAATTCTCTGACGACAAAGAACTCGCTACTAACATGATTGTTCCAGTTGCGCGTGCTATTGCTGGTTTAAGTGATGCCACCGTTGGCGAAGGCCACACATATTTGCAACTCATCCGCGATGCCACCATGCAAGATGCTGCCAAAGATTTTGGTATAGACGACAACACATGGAACAATTTATCTATTGGTAGCAAGTTAGATTTGTATGTCACATCCGGTAAACCCCAAGTATCACATACGGATAAAACAATCATATCACACATGCGTCTTGATCCAGTTAGTAATGGTAAATCATCTAGAGACAGTGAATTCTACAAGATGACATCGGCTGACCGGTACACATATCTATACAAAATGTTGTCCAACCTTGAAGATGTTTCTCTTGCCATGGTTGGTATCTGCAAAGATCTCCAGAAAGAAATCTCTACCGATGGCACAGACTCGTTCATGGAACTTGAACGTGGATACAGTGAGGCACACAAGGCTAAGTTCGGTACAGATAAGTTTACCCCGTTGTCGTTGATTTCGGCGTACGTGTCTGACAAAAAGGACCTTGTGAAAACATTCCATGACATATCTTCTCTACGAAACACGAACGAATTTAGGCTGCAGTATGGTGTGAAAGATCTATTTTACGGTACTGATGTGGAGGCCGTGATCAACACTAAATACTTTAAGTCTGCATTTGGTATTCTTGAGGACTACAATTCAGGGGCGGGTGCTACCACAGTTAGCAAGGAGGTGTATCTAGATTATATTAAACATTTAGTGCATCTATCGCGGTTTGCATACCAGACAGTGGAGGTGTCTGGTGTGGTCACGGCGCGTGGGGGTAATGTTGCGTCTCGTGGCTTCAGTGGTGGGGGGTGTGGATGCTCGATCAACTCAGAAGTCACATATGGGGGTGGTCGGGATGATGATATCGATCTTGGTGAATTTACTAACATATACAGATCTAGTATCATCAATGCGATCAACGTGATGCACTTTGATCCATTCTCACCCGAATCCATTGAAGTTGCTGTTAGAAAGGCTCCAGATGATCATGTCAATAATAGTTTGATCCGCATCGGAGAGCTATTAAAATATGCAACTCCTATCAAAAATGATAGTGGATTTACGTTCTTTAGTGAGATGTCATCGAATGTTGTTAGATTCGATAGAGAATTTAAAGCAAAAATTAGTGAAACTGCAGAGAAAGCCACAGTGAAAATTAATGAAGATCGTGCTGTATATCTAACTGCGGTTCTAACTGTATTTAATACATCTAATTATGATTGGGATAAATTCGTGATGGGCGATGGTAGTTTAGATAATGAAGAACATGTTATCGGAATACTGAACATGTTCGCGGCAATTGACTTGGTCGGCATGGAAATCGTTGCGGCATACAATCCAGATGCAAGCGGTGTGTTGAGAACCCTATTTGATACATATAAAGTGACACTACACCATGTGCATCGTTTAATTGCTAATGTTGCTGTTGCTACACGTACACGTTTAAATGCTACGCCCAACGATCAGCCGATTGCTGCCACAAATGGCGTAGATGCTGTGGATCTTGGTGGTAATACAAAATATATCAACATCACAGACATGGGGCTCGCAAATGTCAAACAAATACATAATGCACTATTTAACGTGCATAATAACAGCGTGTTGGGAACTAAGCCTCTCGATAATTGGCGGCATGGTAATGCTTTAACTAAGGGCAAGTTACTTGGTCATGATTTAGCAGCAGCAGCAGCAGTACCAGTAGCAGTACCACCCGTACCAGTACTAGCATCGACCTATGCTATGGTGCATACATGGTTGAAACCCGATAATGATACAATGATGTATACGGCAATAGAAGTGTTGCGTCGTGAATTTACCCACAAGGGTGATGCTGCAACCAAACCCACATCATATGTAGTTTATCCATTATCCAAGAGCACTGGTTCTGGTGTGGAAGATGCGGCTGGATACGCCGATCGTATCATGGCAAAGTGTGCATACAACATCGCGAAGAGTCATGTGTATCTACGCACAAAGCAAGTGGAAATTAACGCAGCGTTCAAGGGAATTACATATGAAGGTGCTCTTGATGAACTATTAAGTAATGCAACTGTCTCATCAAACAGACAGGTGACATTCCCACTGCTAATGGATGCAATTTTGCAGTTGCTTACGACCGTTCAGGGCGGTACCGGTGCCTCTAACCATACCATCTTAGATGATGGGGTTGATACACTTGTTACTAACGTTCGTAATGTGACTAGACAGAATGATGTTGCTGGTGCTGTGACTACAATGATTGCCACTAGTGATACGCTGCAGGCAATTTGCAACACAATTGATTTGGCGTTGTCCATGCTACGTGTGCTATACAGCGGTGGTAAATCTACTAAAATTGAGACATTGGCCGCATCAAGAGAGCGCGCTAATCATGAATACACAGCCGTTCTATTGGTGCAGCTAGTTTATCTATATGAACGTCTTCGTGCTGACACATATTTGACATGCACTCGTGCTGCTGCTGGTGATCGTACACAGCATATAGCAGCAGCAACTGACAATAAACTAGTCATGTCGAAAATATATGGTGAACTATATAGCATCATTAGTGGTGTGTATTCGTACTATGACAGATACGATAAAGTAAGACTGGCTGATGTTCAGTATGCTGGTGGTGGTGGTGGTGTTGCGAACTTTAATGCTGCAGCACCCGTGCAACGCGACAACATTAATGCACTTACATCTACTGTCGTCACAACTGACGACATTACAGTTGTTGATAAGAAGTGTAATGACGTCGTAAAGCGGAGCACATACTCGTTTAATAATGGTGGATGGTATGATATTGACGGCTATATCACACGAGTTACCCCTGGGTTACAAAAACTATGGGACAGCATCCTGCGCTCTGGTGTGTCAATTGCAGTCGATACATCCAAGTTAGATAGTATTGCTCGTAAGTATGAACAGTTAGTAAAACCTAAAGTTGCCGCTATTAATGCTAAAATACGACGGGTCGATGCCATTGAGTTCACAAAGGTAGAAATCATGCGCAGATCTGACATTAAATCCTACGCGTTATACTATCGAGAGACTGCATTGATGTACCGCAAACAATTAATTAACGTCATTAAACGGGTTCTCGATGATAACGAATTCCAAGTGAAAAATCCAACACAATACAGCAGGACGCTCGATGATATTGACAAAATATTAAACGCAGCTGAAATTGATATAAAGATCTTCGCCGTGAACCTTACTGAATTATTAAATGATGCGATGTCTGGTGCTCTGATTATTCATGGCGCTGTTCAATACGATACGAATAGTACTTCGAATATGGCTCGTGGTACTATTGATGGCAAATTATATTGTGATCAATTTGCCAATCCGATCAGAATGTTGTATGCTATGAATAATGGTAACGTTACTAATGATGTGGATGCAATTGCTGCTGCTTGGGCTGTAGCAGGAGGGGGGTTGGTTGGTGCGCAAGCAGCAGCAGTCCAAGCAGCAGCAGTCCAAGCAGTAGTAGCAGCAGCAGCACCAGCCGCATTATACACTAAAGTTTTAACTGATATCGTTACTAGTGTTATTGCTGGTGGTGGTGGTGGTGTTTATACAAATCAGATGAACGATATAGTCAAAAGACGACTAAATGATCTAAAGAACCCAGCCGATTTGGCGACTACTCCAGTTGCCGACTACATCAATTACGTGGTGCAAGATAAGATGGTTAAGCGCATTGACAGCATGGTGCGCAATGATTTATTAACGGACGTTAATGCAAATGACTTATTTGGTGATCCTACAACGATTCTCAATAAGATCCCTGAGTTGGTAAAGCTTATTACAAAAGATGATCCAACTCCAATTGACGGTTCGCGTCCTAATCCGGGACGCGAAGACGTTGCATTGATGAGCAAAATTAAGGCATCTCCAGATTTACTCGAATTGTACGCCACTGGTATCGTTTTATACACTGATATCGTTAAGAATACAGTTGGGATGCCGGTTCAATCTGGTGGCCCAAGTACGTCACTTGTTAATCCACCAAAAGCTTTCAATGTGACGTACCATGCTGGTGCTGCTGTTGGTACCCGCATGGCAAATGTCAATGTTGCTAATGCGGCGTTCCATGCGGACATTAAGGCAGTGATGATGCATGTTGGGTACGCGACTGGATTGACTGGTGCTGGTAATACATTTGCTAATATCGATCGGGCCGCATTTGCGGCCCACGAAGTGTTGTTTAAATATTGCTACCATGCGATATATTTGATAATGACTCAAGCTTGCACCAGTGACATTGATGCTACTGGTGCTACTGGTGTAGCACCAGTTACTGGTGCAGCATCAGTAGATGGTGCTGCTGCTGGTGGTGCTATAATAGGCGACGTAGTTACTAACTACGCCACAATTGGTGGTGGTGCTGGTGGTGCCATCAGTAAAACTGGTGTGTACCAGTCGATTGTGAATATGTTGATCGGTGTGCATGCTGTTGGTGGTGCTGCTGCTGATAGTCTTAATTTAGTTGATGCGCTCGTCGATGCTGCACCGGCCTTAGCGGCTCTAACTACTGATACTACTGCTGCTGCTGCTGCTGCTGGTGCGATCTACAACAAAAATGCTTTGCAATTTGGTACGCTTATGAAACGTCGTCTTCGTGACTACGAGTTTGTTGAGATCCCATACTACAAAGAATGGATGCGTGCTGTGCTAGCAGTAGCACCAGCAGCACCAGCACCATGGCTTGCGCACGCAGCACAAGCTGACGCAACGGCCAAACAACTGATGAGTAGATTCTATGATGATGCTTATATCCATGAAGATCTAAGCAAATATACTGCAGTTGGTGGTTCACGTGGAGGTATGATCGAATCATTCGTTAATGCAGTATCATCGTTCTTAGGTGGGGGTGGTTCAGTCGATACGAATAAATTCTCATTGCTTAGCTACATTGGTAATAATACTCGCACAGACTCTCATTTATACACATTTGGTGACCATATTAACAGCGATTTCATTACAGAAATTGTTGATGGTGATAATCGTAGGAGTGTTCGCGAAATGATAGTTAACAGTCTTGCTGGAACCAAAAAGCAAGAAACGTCAAAGGGTCGCAAGAATGATGTCATCCGCATGATCTATGAGTTGAACATCAACCCAATCAACGTACACTCAATGCAACGGTTCATACCATTTGCCAATATTTACAACTACTCATACACATTGGATCGGTTTATCTATACGTTCTTCAACATCCAAGGCAAACCATTCACGATGATCAATGATGAAGTTCATGGTAAAGAAGATGAAACAAAGAACCTCACCATTAATGAACTGTTCAGTTCAAACAAAGAAGATTTGTCACTACATAACAACCGTGATGTTGTTAAGACTACATTCTTGAAGATGATTATGAATCCATATATTCCGGTCGACACTATTATGTATGGTCTTCCAGATTCAACGCATGCATACATTGGTCCAGTTGGTAGGATCTTGCGTGGCACAGGTGCTCTTGGTATGGGCACACCAAAGTTCTTATCTGATCAGTTGCTCAGCAAGGCTCTACTCAACAGCATGTACCTAGGTCAAAAGTTTGGTGATACTGGAATAGAAGAGAGCATGGGCAATCTACTCAAATACACCACCCGATCACTTGATCGGACAAGTGTTGGTATTCGAACTCTAGGTGGTCCAAATATTGGAACGTATAACACACGTGAACCAGATGACGATACACTAAACAAGAAGAGTAAGGTGATGAACCGTTTGACGTACTACGATGAAACCGATAAAGAAGTCAAATGGTATGATCTTGAGCAGATGTTTGGATCCGATCCAATTATTGCACCACAACGTGTTCAGAAGTTCAGAGAGGAAGGATACGAACGGTTCAACACACAAATCGTTCGTACATCTATCTTTGCCGTTAACTTGCAACGCTTCATGCGTATAGTGACCAACCAATGGCTCACCAAGGCATACAACCTTGTAGAGAATGGTCATCGGGCAGTAGCTGCAGAAGTAACTGAACGTCGTCCAGGTAATGAAATTAACCAAGGTGGTGATGAGAAATACGATCCGATGCGTTGGATCTAGATCAACTCACTTAAGTAAATATTTAAGTAAAACAACATACATCACTATTTTTTATCATTTATATAGCATGTTTTTCATTATAATAATAGCACTTATTATTTTGTTCAAAATATTTGATAGAGTCACTAATGGTTATCTCGGATCATATTATGGTGGTGCGCCTGCTGCAACGCGTTCACAATATAAAACACCAACACGTGCACAAGAAAAACAAGAAGTCCGCATAATAAAAGCCAATACACAAGAATATAGAGCACAACAGAAAGCCCAACGGCAAGCCCAACGGAAAGCCCAACGGAAAGTAAAACAAGAAGCACCACGGAAAGTAGCCGAATTAATTGCACCATTAAATGACGATGACGATGACGATGACGATGATGATGATTATCATATAGAACCACTGGAATCAGACGACGACAAATCCCAACAAACACAAGACCAAGAATCAATGCCTCCGGATAACATAGAACCAGAACCAGAACGGAAACGGAAACGGAAACCGACACCAAAAACAAAACGTGACTATGATCAAGAATATGTAAGCACGCAAGCGGTACTGTCAACTGCAGCAAGATCAATAAGTGCACTTAGAATGGACCCCAAGAAATCTGGATTAACTAAATATGGAAAACAACGGGCAGCGCAAAACATACTAGCCAATTTAAGGCAGTTGGATCAGACTTTATATGGTGATGATGTGGAGCATAGAGCCGAAACTAGACGATACATAAAAGATGTGCAGAACTTAAATCTACATTAGAATCAATGCAACATATAATGCTATATGGTGTAACTATTTTTTATCACTAATATAGCATGTTTTTCATTATAATAATAGCACTTATTATTTTGTTCAAAATATTTGATAGAGTCACTAATGGTTATCTCGGATCATATCATGGTGGTAGAGGTAAAGGTAACGGTAAAAGAAGAAGAAAAAGAGCAGTAGCAGCACCACCAGTAGCAGTACCTGTAGTAGCAGTACCTGTAGTAGCAGCAGCAGCACCTGTAGTAGCCGCAGTACCACCAGTAGTAGCCGCACCACCACCAGTACCACCATTGCGTGTAGATATAGATGAATTAGATCAAGAAGACATACTAATAATGAGTCTAGATGATACAATTCAAGATGTAATAGAATCGAAATCAAAACCCATACAAAAACATGTTCATGTTTTGACACCAAGTGCACCAATGCAAGAGTATGCAAGTAGCGATGTAGTTGTATCAACTATGGCTGGGTTAGTTGCTCAAATTAAACAGCTTAAGAATAATAAATCTGGATTATCTACATATGGAATACAACGTGCTGCAGAGAATATGTTGATCCAATTAAATATGCTTAATGATTCCATATATAGTGGTAATGTAGCACAAAAAGCAGATGCTAAACGCTACATTAACGAGATGCAACTATTGGCATCTAACTAGAAAATCTTCTTGATCCAATTGAAAGGGATCATTATTAAATTAAGTGGTATTTGGATTACTTTTTCACTTGTATAGATAATCAGAAAAATAATTAACAACACAATAATCAATCCAGTTTCCATTGTATATACATGAAAAAATATATTATACAAAAAATGAATAAACTACAGACCTAGATCTATAGTTTAAACACCCCCAACTAATACCCTGGACGCGTTTTAGTTGTTAGTGAATCTGCATGTATGTATGCTTTAGTGAATCTTTTGTATTGTCCTAAGTCATCATGATCCTAGGACACCCCCAGCAGGTGTTTCTAATTGTGAATCTATGATGACTTAGTAGTATTATAAGATATCAAAATTCAATTTTTTTTAAGCCTGTATATCATGATATCATGATATCATGTAAAAAAATCAACTTTTTTACTTCCAATAGTTCTATTCTGATCGTTCATAGAATGTTAAATATGTGTCTACATTGGTACCTAATGTAGATGACTGCATATTGAGATCATCAAATTTATAGACATTAAATCCACGAACACATCTAGCAACATAGTGCCCACCCACGAGGCTACCGAAATGATCAACTTCAGCCATTTTCTTGAAATGTATATCCTTACCCTCAACTCCAGGCATAGCAAAAATATCGGGTAATTTTACGTCAGGATTTCTTGGGATTAATTCCCTACCAGTAGTACGGTAACGGTTCAAAACCACAACCACAACTTTCGGTATATACTTCAAGCGGTATACTCGTCTGTATGATTCATCCTGGCAATCATGGATCTTATCAGGCAAATAATCTGGGATATTGCATTCATTTTGTAGTATATTTTTTGCTATACCATCGCGTATTAACGAAGCCTCATCAAATAGCTCAAATTTATTAGACTTACCTCTTTTTGCTTCAATTACTTTATCACATTTGTTACACACGATGCGTTCTTCATAAACATGATCAAATAATCCATCAATTATCGGATTATTAATCATATCTAATACATGCGTAAACCCCTCATCTACACAGCTTTGGTGTCCACCACCAAAGCCAGATTTTAGAACTTCTGGTGATCTCCGTTTTAAATCATTCATGAGTGCACTTAAAATATTTGTGCCATATTTTTCAACAGATTTCCCATTTGTTAGATCCCGGACAAGATTGCGAATTTCCTCTATTGTATATGATTGTTGTTCCCCTGGGGTTGATACTACATTAGTAAAATGTTGACATGATACTAATGCCTGTAACAATGAATTAAAATAGCAAACATTGCCTGTGTTACGGAACCCGGTTGGTTGCGACATTGTTTATATATATATATACAAAAATAGACTTTGTATATCTTAATACTTATGTGACATTTATATTGTTACTATTTAATATGAGTCTAGATACCATATTTCATAAATGGTAACCTATCACCACCAGACATCTCAGCAGCTGTGTCAACTGGGTTACCACAACGACGACGGCTGTCACGAATGTATGGCTCAAAGTCTGCAGGTCCGTAGTCTGGAATTTGTTGTGCATTGCAGCTAACTGGGACTGGTTCAGGGTGACCCCTAACTCCAATCCATGGGATAGACACTTCGATGGACTCAGCTTTGCGTGTACTGGTTCCAGTCCATCTGCGCTTCTGTGCTACCCACTCGTTGTGACTCTTTAAAATACGGGGGTCAACTGGTTGATATTCTGCTAGCTGATCATTTAATTTCTGACCATATCCACACCCCCCATTCGTGGCATACCCACCTAATTCATCAACACCCATAATAGGCTCATAATCTCCTAGGGTTCCCTCACCAGGCTGATCCCATAACTCTAACTTAGCTGCCTCAATGCGCTGATCAGGATGCGGTACTCCGTAAGACATTTTGTATATATAGGCAAATAAAAATTATAATTAAAATTAGGTGTATTTTTGTACGATATAGAGCCGCTTAGATTGCTCGCCTGTATTAGCATTACGCGTCGATGTGGCATATAAGTCTGCATTGATTTTGTTGTGATTTGAAACATTATCATCAGAATCATATGTCGTTACATCTTTCATATACATCTTCTCCATTTGGTTTAAGTACGTCTGTTTAATAATCAATTTTTTAATAGGAAAATTGATTTTATTTTCAGTAGCGACTGTTGGTGTTGGTGTTGGTAACATTTTTGTTAGTATATATATAAAAAATTTGATATATATATACATGTATATATATATCATTGGAGGAGTTCCTCCAATATTGCACGGATTTCACTTTTTGTGGTAATGGTACTGACAGTATTCTTTTTAAGTGCATGTCTGATGCATGACCATTTTATATACTGCGCCATAGATTCATCCCAAACTTTTAATTCGTCTGAATATTTTGATGCACCTCCACGAATATGTGTGTAGTTACCCATTAACGGATCTTGGGTCCGAACGCTAACTGCATTTAGGTCTTCAACTAATTGATTGAATACATAATCTATATTTGATTTAAGCTGATTTAAGCGTATCTCGAATATATTAACTTGTTTGTTTGCATGTGTTAGTTGTATGCTATTGTCTGGTATAGCAATGTCAAATAATCCAGTTTTAGCTTTATACATCAAAGTATCTGATGCATTCTCATTGAAATCTGTAGCTGTATCATATATTATCCGTAGTTGATCAATTATTGGACCATACATCGTTGTATATTTCTCAATGATCGATTTTCTCCCAGCTTTTACTGTAGTGTGCTTCATAGCATCACCATAATAAATAACTTTGATACGGTCTCGTATATATGTATCAGCTTTCTTTTTGCTATGTTTGTCCTGATCAGAATCATCTACGATATCTAGATCTTGGAAGAATGCATCTCCACTCATAAATCGAGACAACACACCAACGATATCATCGAGATAATATTCGTAATCAATTTTACGATTAAGTGTCTGCACTACACTTAAGAATTCAGCACGGTCAGCAACGCTACATTTTCTAACACGTCCATCGGAGTAGTAGTTATTGGGTTGAACTGTGATCACATACTGAAAATTCACACCAGCAGCAGGTACTTTGTATAACGAAGGGTTTACTTGCTCTTTGATTCGCATGCGTTCGATGAATGTATTGATAAAGCTTACTTTGTCGCTTTTATATTTAGTCGTTCGTATGAATGATTCTATGGGCTCCCGCTTTATTGCAACTGCTACATCGTCGAGTACGACATCACATATCTCTAATAGAGAGCTTTCATTTTCGAGATCTAACGATTGTTCCATTATACGTTCAGATACATCACGCAGGAACTTAGTTTTACCTCTTTTCACTGACTCCATTCCGCTGATATATAATGAGGAAACGCCATCTTCCCAAGCTATTCCATAATATTTCTTCTTGCCACAGTATACCGACGGATACATGATTTTATCTAACGCCATTTTGATCTTGTCGGAACGACCCATTGCATGAATCTCAACATGAATTGCATCAAGCAACTCTTGGGCTAATTCTGGTATTTTTGCTACCATTTGTTCAGCATTTCCAAGAGTTTCACCCATCATATCCTCATGCGGTGCAAGAAAGACTGAATCTGTGTTATGAACAACAATTTCACCTACTCCAGCATGAAAACGTTCTGTGACAGTTGATAGATCATAAACGAATTGTTTTGTGTTCTCATGTAGAATTTCAATCTTTTTAACCCGATTGCTTGAGTTTTTCTGCATGTTGTTGCTATATGTTAATTGAAAGCTATTATGATTATCTTTTCGTGCTTCGATACTTATATTTTTGTATCCATACTTCTTGAGCAGTAACCATAATCTTAGCGATGCTTCTTGATCTAAATCTTTGTCATTGCAGTTTGCAATGACCGCAACCTCATCTTCTGTAATTGTATAATCTTTATCATACAATTGATCTGCAACTAACCCTAGGTCAGTATGTAGCAAATCAGTTTCTAACGTGACTTCATTTGGTTTGATGACATTGTTGCCTGCTGTTAGCAGTGAGTGATCTTCCGTGACATCTACAATGCCAGTGTATGTTGACACACGATAGATCTTCTTGTTCGTTTTGTGACGGATAACACATTTAACTCTTGACCAACTATCTTTCTCCCAGACATATAAGTTCTTGAATCTGTGGTACTCTTTGCCATCGATATCTATAATCCACTGATCTTCGTTAATCAGTGAATCAATACGGATGATAGTAATTACTCCATCGATTTTAATGATAACTGGTGTGTTACCCAGTACGCTATCACCATACACCGTAGTGTATCCCATTTGATTAGCAACCTCACTACTACAAATAATCGACTTCTTACCAAATGTAGTGATCGTTGTAGCGATGTCTACGTTATATAACGTAAAGTCTTTGTTTCCAAGCTTACCATAGAAGGTATTCATCAGGATTTTTATCGCCAACTGTTTTGTATTAAAATCTTTTACTGCGTTCTGTGCTGTTATCATTCGAATGTCATCATCATGCAACTGATCTACATTCTTTAGCTTTGTTGCTATAATTTGAGACTTCTTCATGTTTGCTTTATATGTTTTACGCATCTTTGAGTAAAACGTCAAGCATTGCAAGTAAACACCACGACACATGTCACCATCTGGAGTTGTTCGTACGAAATGTGTGAACTGCCCTTTAGCATGTGGATACTCAAATGTAAATACATCATATCCTTGCTGTTTTGCTAGCTTTGCAGTTGCAGCGTCTGCAATTGTCTCACTAGAAATATGTAGCGACTGCATAATAGATGGGTACAGTGAATTGAAATCCAATGCGATAATAGGTACAGTTTTATGTATACCCTTTATCGGAAAGAACACGTGAGCACCTGGATATTTATCACGATCTTCTGTACGAACGATGTTTTCTGTATAAATACAATCCATTCGATTACCCATACAGTAGATGTTTGATCTTACTTTGTTGCCACCGGCATGGATCATTGAACTTTTTATACCACAGAATGTGATATGACCTAGTCCAAAGAAGCCCTGCACTAAGTTGTTAACATGTTCGAGCCTAGAGCAAGAAAGTGCATCTACAACACAGTACTCGGCAACATCTACCATTCCAGCACCATTCTCTTCTTTATAGAAGATATTCATATCAACGAATGATATGTCAAGCTTGTTTGGTAGCCCATAACGTTCTAAGTAAGAACGTAGTGCGTTTGATACTAACATCTCGTCTTTAGGTTGAGTTTTCATCAACGCTACCATGATATCCATGTTCATCGATCCTGGAATGTCTAACCATGCTCTTGTTGAGTTTCTATCAAACCCAGCTTCTAACTTAATTATAACATCTTTGTAGAATGCAGTTGCTAGCGATAGATATTTTCGAGTCACGATGTTAGTTGAAATCGGACACATTCTAGTAACCATATCATCAAATACCCCAAGTTGTCGTGCTCTCATGCATGTGTACTTGTCATCAAAGTTATAGTTATTGAATGCAAATCGAAATTCTGGATAGAAATTCTGTATGATTGAGGCGAACGCTAAAATTATATCTTTCTCATCATCACAAAGAACAAGATGCCAGTCTTGTTGTTTAGCTTTATATGCTTCTTTCATGTACCGTTGATCGGTTACACAGAATGTAAGCAATTCATCTTTCTCTCCTAGAATACCGATGCTACCACCTATCATGATAATCTTATCATCTAAGTTGTCTACTGTAGGAAAAGTACCTAGACTGCTATGCACTTCAATGTCCCAACCCATTGTAAACATTTTTGCTGTCGCTGGCACTAATACTTTTGCATCTTCATCAGTTAACGGTGTAGTCACTGGAACATAGTCTTGTGAGTCAACATAGAAGACATGAATGTCTGGCTTAAATACGTACGTGTAGTTACGTATAATTGACCAGTCACAGATGCTAATCTCGAGTTGCATTAGAGCAATTCTAAGATACGCTCTAGTGTCATCATTACCAGTTTCATAGCCACATGCACGAATTGCTTCGATTGCATTCTTGCGGTTCTTAATATTATCAAAATATACTCTTGCATATTTTGACTTATTAAGTTGAAATTTATGTCCTGAGTATCCTTCGATGACATTAATCTTCGTGTGTTTTATTTCCTTTAGAATATTTCTAATAGTTATTAAATCACCACTGTCGCTCTTGAGCAAAATATCAAAGTAGATCGGTATGTCTTTGATAATGACTTCTACGCGTTCACCGTTAGCAAGAACACCTAGAACAAGTATACCGTACACGATATACGTTCCATGTATGTTACAATACGTAACTTCGATGGCGTCAATCGGTTTAACCAAGACATCCTGATTACGATGAATTTCTTCATATATTTCTTCATCCGGTTCAATGTAATCATTTCTGCATGGGAAATTTTTAACGGTATTTTTCACAGTCGAATAGTGGTAAATATGTCCCATTATTGATGATATATATAAGTATTTATAGATTCAATTATCTTCACATATATGTATTATATGTAATTAATTTACATACATATATATATATTGTATTCATTATAATGAATACTAAAGCTAAGATAATTGGAATAGCTTCCGTGTTGGTCTTAGTTGTGCTCAGTATTTATTTCTACAAAAAACATACGGATGATGCAAAACTTAATCAAACAGCTAAGATTATAGCTGCAGCCGCAGAGAAACGTATGCAACTAAATGCGGCTGCAGTGGAAAGTGGTACTGCGGTTGTCCAGATGTATAATGGTGTCTCCACTGTCATGCCTAGACCTAATATACCAATGTGGCGGCAAATAGATCCAAATACCACAGATCGTCCAAATTTTATTGTAATGATCTCTAGCAGCGGTATTAATATAATTTATTACGATAAAACTGGTCGCCATACTGTTGCTGGGACATATGCCCCAGAGACACGCAGTTTCTATAGTAAAGCTGATGAAAGTCCTATGATGATAAAATTCGCTCCAAACTTTGAAACAGCATCAGTCAGAAATAGTACAATCGATGGAGTGTATAGTTTTACATAATCATAGTTTATGTGGCATGAGTATTCTTGTGTCATAATATGGACTATGTGTAATCATCATTGTATCACAATAAAATACTGGATTGTTTTCATAATTAACTGGTTCATATATACCAATTTTTTCTGCCTCTAATAATATGAATTTAAATGTGCTCCAAAACTCAGGGCCATGCTGTTTTGTATTACAAGCAACATGGCCCAGTTCATGCAAGAATGCAAATGTTATAGTATTTAAATCATGAATATCTGTGCCATTATTACCACCACGTAAACACATCGATATGAGAGCACCTTTATTAATAGTAAAAGATGTGTCATCTGTACCATTATTGGGATCAGTTTCTATCAATGTTTGAGGTCCACCATATCTGCTATATAAGTTACGAGTCAACGTACCGTATATGTTCTTAGATTTACTATAACGCTTTAATAAATGATTTATTAATTTCCATGCTTTTTCATTTAAGATCGCAAGAATATTAGCAGCTTTTTCTCTATTATTATATTTACACACGACTTTATATGTATCATTGTCATATGAAGATGCTGTAGCGCAGGTATCTTTCATATATTCAGCAAATCGTGATTTGTGTGCATAATACCATAATGATATGATAGCCACTATTGTCAACACTATTAGTATTGTTATTGCCATCAGTATATATAGCGAATATGGAAAATCTGTATGAGACAAGACCAATTGATCTACTTATAATTAACCCTAGAACAAACTCTGTGGTAAAGAAATTAAAAATACCAGATATAATAAACAAAAGATCAATTGGTGGTGATGGTGAACATAGACGTATGCGTGATCGAAAAAAATTAGGTGATTTATCTATGTTTGATCGTGATATATCGCAAATAGAAGTGCATGATTGGACTAAAGAAAGTACTGGAGATAAAAATGTTGTAATGGTATATCCATATGATAATATTGCTACAATGAGAGATAAAATATATGTAACGACCGGAATTCCTCCATACCGGCAATATTTAATATATAAAACGAAAGCAAATATATCATACATGACATATAAAATAACAGTTGGTAATACTTTAGTAAATGTTAATATTATCGAAGATTTCACTAGCAACAAGGAAGATATGTTTGCTAATGTTCCTATCGATAGATTAATGGTAAATAATAGAGCCGATATACGAGTACAATCGTTTGACACTAGCATACATTTACATACAAGAATACATACCATTTTGCTTGTAGATCTATACCAATTATTAGATCCATATTCGGTAGATATTCAGGGGATGATCCGTAATGCTTACCAGAAAGATCTTATTTACTATGGATTTATATATAAGTATTACCCTATTTTACCATATGAAGGATATCTTCAAATATATGAAAAACAAGATGATCTGTCATATATTTATCCACTACTAAAACAACCATATGACAAGCTACATTTAATGTATAAAAATGAACATAAGTTGATGAATGAATTATTTCATAATTCAGACCGGGCAGTTAAGTATGCAAATAAGTTGACTAAACGAATGATATATACCATTACTTACATGTCAATAACTCTACGTATACCAACAATTAATATTCGTAATTTATTCGACAAATTAGATCTCGATGGCAAGTATGTATATGTTGCTATAAAAATACGGGTAGGATCGGTGCATTATACAGTAGAAAAAAATCATATAATAGCATACACTAAAGAAACTAAATTCAACATCAAACGACTTCCGATAGATGGGTTATATATAGAAACTTCCGATGGTGTGACGATATTGATGTATAAAAATATATGCACTGTAGATTTAAAGTGGCGTGATGACCAGAGAATTGATCATGAAGAAGCTAAAACAATTATTATGGATAGTATTAAACCATTATTTACAAAAATATCACGACTAGGACCAATGATTATAATTGATGGGGAAATCGATAAGAAAGCAACACCTGCTAACATTAGCAGCAATATCACGTTGACGTGGGCATCGACACTAACTAGTCAACAATTTCGAGACTTCAGGGAGTTTATACGTAAATATGAAAACATAGACTTCTTGCTAGTAAAAACGTCATCTCTTGGATCATATGACATACAAATATTAAAAGGTACAAGTACAAGTAATTTATATCGTATTGCAGCTATAGATCATTTAGTGGGTGATATTCATAATCAATATGAATACTATAGTAATATGGAATATCGTAATAAAATTAATGATATTATCCGGAAAAATATTATAATAACACAGCGAGCATCTGATACATTGTTAACATTTAATGGATTTAGCAAAGAAGAATTTGATATGATTATGCCACTGATATTGTCGATATTATACTTATATAGTAAGCACACTGATCTAATAAAGGTAGACATATTAGATCAAATACAACATGCCAATGAGCAAAAAAGATTACGTAAATTAAAAGGTGTTGATCCCGAATTATTTGATGTACGACGACATGATTCAGAATCACAGGTATATTCTGTAAAATGTCAATCAGATAGACAACCATTAATCTATAGAGACATCGAAATTAAATCATTATCCAAGATGGTACAAAAACAATTGGTCAAGTTTTGGAATTTTACAGAAAGTGTACCAGCATATTACCACTGTCCTAATAAAAAATATCCACATCTAAGCTTTAATCCACATGGGCATCCATTGGGGTATTGTCTTCCTTGTTGTAAAAAATTAATACCCAGTGAATTCTCTAGGCAAAATAATATTGATTCAATTTGCTTAAATAAATTCAAAATATCATCCGATACACTAAAGAAAATTATGTATCAATCTAATGTCGAACAACATACACTCATACATGGTAAATATATACCCCAAGACAGAACATCTGTAATTAATCAAATACTGGTTAAATATATGCTTGCTGATGCTGCTAAATATAGATTATATGGAGTAGATCAACACATGTTGCACAGTGAGTATGGTGGATTCATTTTTTCAATCATATATGCAATGGATATAACCTTAGATACATATATAAGAGAAATACTAAAAGTAATCAACGATGATACATATAATATCCTGGATGGTGGTAGCACAGCAGCATTTAGTGGACCAAAAGAAATGAAAGATATGATAGTTTCTACGTTTATCGAAGAGCGTATATTTGTATCAGCCGTCGATGATAGTATTTTAAATTGGATAAATATATTTTCAGAGCTGACATATCTTACATATGGAATTCATATTATACTAATTTATGATGCAGATGATGACATACGTATGCGAATGACACGTTCAACAGAGACTTCTCTTGCAAACAAACTAGAGGACTCATATATAGTCATATCAGAACATGATAATGGTACATACCCGATATACAAAGAGATAGATATTGAAACGCAAGAAACTATTCATAACTATGATAGCAAGTTGATTATAGCTTTAAGTGTGATATTAAATAAAGCTATATCTGATACTAGTGATATAGGTATTATGATTAATAATATATTGTCATTTGTTGAGGTCAATAAAAAGTATACAATTGATATGTTATTAGTAGGTAAGAGGGGTATGGTGTATTCGATAATTTTATCGAATAGTGGTAACAAAATATACGTTCCTATAATCTATGCCGAATACATATGTAGTATATATAAAACGTCACATGATTACCCAGATACAAGTAAGTATTCGCGTGACGTTTTATATAAGTTTATTGACGATTATAATAAGTTTATAAAGGAGGATAGCGCTTTGATTATACCAAGTAGCAACTTAAAATATAAAAACAAGTATATTGGATTCACAGCTAAATTTAGAGGTAATATATATGGGCTATCGTTCTATCATGAACACAGTAGTGATAATGGTAGATATAAATCACTTGTTTCTATTAAATTTGAGTATGATATCAGTAGTATCAATAAAGCAATACAAAAAAATAATGCACGTGTAACAGTAGACCCTAAATCTGGGTATTATTTATATCGTAATTATATATACAATTTATTCATCGCTGAATTTGCATATATAATAAAGCAAACAAAACATGTAAAAATACGAGATCAATTATCTGAAATTATCAAGTGTAGTGGAATAGATCGCAAGCAGTTAAGAGAGTTACTAAAAGATTTCGATGCTGATTATAATTATATTATTGATATGATTAATAGATATCAATGTCAAAAGGTTGTATCAATGATCAGATCACAAAGCTTCGGGTTCGATCTCATACTGTTAAGAGATCTACGCAAACTACCCAGCGACAAACGATTAAAAACTATACGAGATATTATGAAAGATACAGTTGTTTTTACAAAGAAAGAAGTAAGTATTTCGAATGTATATATTTCTTGCGATATAGATGACACACAACCACAATGTAACGATGGTAAGCTCATGATAAATGAAAAAGCGTTTAATGTTTGTTGTGAATATTTATCTAACGATATTGATAATTCATATAGCTACGAGTTATTGGTGTTACGATCCATGGGTGTTATAGATAAACTTAAATTCATCAGACGAGATCATGAAAAGTTAGTCATCAAAGAAATTATGCATGGAAAAAAATAGTTTATATTGACATATATAACGATGGCAAATAACTTTAGTGCTCAAGGGTATGGCCTATTTGTAATTTTATACATGATAGTCACTAGCGATATTTTTTCCGACAACATACTTGCGCATATAAATGGTACAGTTGATAATACCAATGTCACATCATTTGGAGCATTAGTAAGTTGCTTGATGTTAATTATTATGCATATTACAATTGTAGAACTTTTAAAGGATTAGTCACTATGTATGTATATTGCATATGTGTAAAATATTTGAGATGACTAAATGTAGTTCACCCATGAGTCTATTCCAGCATCTCGCTCAATTTCATCACAGATCATATCTAGCGAAATAAATTGTGGTGGTTTGTGGAAGAACAATTCATCATAATATGTTTCAACTAAAGTTTCTAAATATTTACATATTTTTACTGGTGCTTCAAGATCAGCCGCACCTAGTATGGTGCATCGTCTACCAGCAAAAATCTTTATTGTTGTTTTTCGGTCTGGGTTTGATTCGATTGGTGTTAAGAACTTAACGCAGATGTATGGATGTGCTTTGTATTTATTCGTGCAAAATGAAATCTTATATGGAGATTTAATATTAATACCACTTTTCTGTTCTTTTATGAGATTGTTTAAAATATCAGCCAGTTTATACAATTTGAGGAATGTATATGGTATTGGATTTAAGATCTCAGTTTTTAAGTCGATAATAATAATACGATGCTCACCTAAGATGAAATTTTCTTCCAAACACATCTGTTCTTTTATAGCGATAAAAGTTTTTTCTATCAATATAGTGGACATTTCGACTAATGGTTCTGTTATTCCTTGTATTTGTATGCTTCCACGATTAGGAGCAAAGCGGATATTGTATTTACGTCCATTAGTATGTCTGACTACAAATTCAACACTTGATTGAAAATATAGTCCATTACCAGTTGTCGCTCTGCATGACTTGGATGGTATAGCTTTTCGTTTTTCAGCTTCACGTTTTCGTCTTTGTATTATTTTGCTCGCCTTTGTGTATGGATTTTTTAGGCATTCTTCGAGTGAAATAGAATTACTTTTTACACCCAAGATAAATTCACCGTCAGCTTTTACATATTTAGACAGTTCTTTGTAGTCCATATGTATATTTGATTTAAATAGCAGGGTTGATGTCGTCACCACAAGAGGATCCATATGATCTATATGATCCATTTTTGTAGTTTATATATATCTTTCGTAATATTCAATTGTTTTTACATTAAATTCATACACATCGTAATATAAAATATTCTATAATGAATAAGAAATCACCTTGCATTATTTTTCTAAAAGGAGTAACATCTGAAGATTATACTAAAATTGAGGATGTATTCGATATGCGTTTAGTTGATGATATTGAAGATAGTGACAATACTCAATTAAGTAGTGAATATGCAACAATTCCCAGCAAATATGTGTTGGTTGATAAATGGATAAAATCAACCAACTTATTATGTTGGAATTGTAATTTTAGTTTTATTACAATGCCAGTCTTTGTGCCTACATACATTCATAAAGGTGAGCATGGTATCATTGAAATGGGTGTGCATGGCAATATGTGTTCATTTAATTGTGCTGCTAATTATATACGTGAAAATATGGACAAACTCCATCATATGAATCTCTTATATCTATATAACGACATGACTGGTAATTCAATTGATATTATACACCCAGCACCATCAAAGTTTATTATGCGAAAGTATGGTGGTAGGTTGACTGAAAATGAGTATCTAAATGAGTTGAGTAAATTGACCGAAAATATTAATGGTGGATCTGATGCAACTATTAAACGACAGTATACGAAATCCATTAGTTTTGAATCATTAGACGAACATCCATCGGCTTGGGATATTGACATTGAACGCTAATCTTTTGTAACCTACTAGAAAAATATTTATATATAGATGGCATATACACGAGAGTTTGAGCGATTACGATCCCTGACTGAGTCATTGGGGTATTCTATATCATATAACAAATCGAGCGAATCGAGCAAAAAATCTGATATAATATTTATACCAAATACATGGAGCAATCGGTCGGCATTTAAACAATTAGCATCGTCACCAAATTTATATCTACTGCGCAATAGATGCAAGCTAGGGATATTCATAATTGGGTACATAAATAAAGAAATATTAAATTCATTCATAAAATGTATCCATAATAATATTGATGAATGTAATATATGTTGGGAGTCTCGTCCTACTATAAAATGTAGTGCATGTACATACCAACAATGCACTACATGTATTATGAAGATCCGTGATAAAAAATGTCCACAATGTCGTATAACAATAAATACGGAAACTATTTTGGGTCCTGTGATGCGAGATCGATATGGCATCCATATTGAATCACTTCCAGATCTTTTAAGATATGATTCGGTTATGAATTATTTAAACATCTCACGATACATACTACGGGCACAAAATTATTGTCTTATATTAAAAAGTGGTGTGAGTCGTTGCTGTGATTGTATGGGGCGGAACAATATCACACATATTACCCCAACTATATGGATATGTAGAACGTGTCAAGATAAACCAATATCGGGGTCTAATGGTGTTGCTTTTAAAGGTTCTATTTCGAACCTATTTTAAAAAAGGAAAGAAGGTAAATTTTACCTTCTCTCCCTAAGAGAAAACGCCAAATTCAATTTTTTTTAGGACCTATATATCTATACCTTTGGATCGACACATTGAGATGAATTTGAGGGTCTCTACCATATCATGAGATGGACTCTTTTCGTTCAATAACGATATAACCAGCAAGGTTGCAAGAAGAATAACCATGAAAATTAGAATCTCTTTAGTGCTTATATTGGTGCTTATATTAATGTTACCTGGTATACTAAAGGATGCTTTAGCTTCTGGTAAAGATCCTTTAGTATCCATACTGAATGGCTCTCTCTGATAGTAGTTGAGCTTGGGTTCCGGCATAGGAGTCGGTACATAGTTAATTTCTTTGTGTGGGTGGTCAAATCCTCGACCACATGCAGGGTATGCTCTAGTATCACATGCATTTTCAGGAGTTGGTCTACATTGATAATTCTGTTTAAAGCCTCCACATTTTCCACACGATGTTAGTTTATCACTTCTAGTGGATTCATCGTATCCACGCCCATCTTTATCATTTAAATAAATACCGTATCCATGTTGATATTCTTCAATTCCGGGGTATTGATCCATGTGTTTATATATTAGATGTGTGATAATTCATCAAATTCATTGCTTTGAATTAATTCAGTGCGTTCTCGTATACCAGTAAAAGCATGGCTACCATCAGATGTGGTCAATCTATTTAAACCAGGTGTAGATTTCTGCTTTTGTCTGATGCGGGGGTACATTACAAGAGATGGAAGTAGCTCCATTAAAATTCTAGACGTTGGTGAAATATTATGAGACTCTACTAAATTACCAACAATCTGACTAGTCTCGAATCGAATACGATGCAATTTAGACGTGAGTGTGCTCGAGTAGCCTGTATAATCAGGTGTTACACCAATAACTGGAATTTCACGACTACCATCAAATACACTTTCTAGCATCTCTGCACCAGCAGTTAAAATCTCTTCAGCAAGAGAAGAATAACGATACCGATTATTTTTAATTAATAATAGATTAAGAATTGAATTGATCTCTTCAATTGGACTATCGATAGCTGGTGTTGGAATATGTGATATCTCCATCCCCTCTTCCATAAGGGCTAACTTTATAGATGCAATCTGTTCTAACTTACTTGCTTTTAAGTCTTGGGACCGTTCAATATCGGTACTGAATGTATTTCTAGTCTCACCTCTAATATCACCAATCACTCTATTTATATGCTCTTTTCTTTGTTGCTCTTCTGTAAGTGTAGTAACTATCTTTCCTTGCCGTAAATTAGAAAGAGAAATATGTGTATTTGCTGGTATTGCTGACGAATGTGCCATATTGTCTAGCACAGGTGTGGTGTATGTTGCATATTGTGGTACTGGTACTGGTACTGGTACTGATGCTGATGGTTGTTGCGAATATGTAGATCGATGCTGTGAATATTGTTGTATTTGTGATGGTGGTGCTTTATAAGAACGAACACTACGAACGCTACGAACACTACGTTTTGTAGCAACACTTGCTGTGTCACCATCATCACTTCCAAGTAGATCCATTATTCTAGTTTTTGTTTCTTCTTTGCTTATAACAGATCCTTGATCTGGAAACCCATCTATTTTGACACCTAACTCTTTAGATAATTTATAGATTGCATCCATATCATCATCTAGCATATTTTTTGGTTGCTGTGGTCGGACGACTGCACCTTTAAGTACTTTATTTTCAACTGTAGATAAATTTACTGCAGGATCTATATGCATCGGATTTAGTAATGTGGTTATTCCCATGTAGTTACGACCTTCACCATGTTCAGTTGCCATTATGTTTATATATATGTTTATATAGGCAATAATCACTATGGTTAAAATTTGTAGTATTGATGTTGCCACGAAATCTATAGCGATATCGATCGTTTCTGTTGACGGAACTGGTTTGAAAATAGATGATTATGATACGTATAAAAACATCGTGGTCAAATTTTCATGCACAAAAGACTTAGCACCCCAGACACTAAATAAAAACATTAACACTTTGACTCGCATACGACTAGTTAAGGCATTTATTAAAGATGTTGTAATGCATCACATTGATGCCGATACAATGATTTTGATTGAAAGTCAAATACAAGGCACTCCTACATATATTTGTTTTGTTGCTATTGTATGTGAATTTGCTGATCGTGACATCATAGTAATACCACCAACATACAAAAATAAACTTGAGATAGGTAATAATAAAATTGGTGCATTTTACAGACAATACACAAGTTCATATATAGCTAATAAAGAACACTCTAAAGCTATGTTTAGAGATCTTATTAAATATGTGTCTGGTCGTGATAAAATCCAATTTGAACGGAAGCATGAAGCTGATATTGCGGATACATTTACTCAGTTATTTGCATACATGCATTTTCTTCATGAGCTTTAGACATATCACTTATGAGTTTGATCAGAATATTTTGTGGATAATTCGTACCAATTTGTTCAAACAATGTAAAGATCTTATCCCACCAACGGGCGAATCTTTTTGTAGATATTGTGCGCGTATACGCAAGAAATTTGATTAATCCAAGTTGTGATAAATAAATGCTATTGTCATCTAAATAAATACCAGTCGGTTCAATTAATATAATTGAACGCTCGTTTGTATTTGGATCAAGACAATGCATAATCGTATATATTTGGAGATCTTTTTTATACTTATAATCGATACCTTCAACAAGTTGGACTCCTTTGATATCACGAAGCTCTTTCTTAAGTTCTAAACTTTGAATAAGCATCTTATACTGTACCCATATATTACCATTCGTTTCATACCAGAGTCCAATTGGATATGCAGACTCATCGCTATACCGTAACCCTCCACTTGACACATCAATTAGAAGATCCAATGTGTCAATATCTTGGAGCATTTCATCCATATAAAGTTCAGTCCATTGCGTATTAAAATGTATCGATGGTGCAGGAAACACTTTGGTTACTTCAGTCACACTTTGCATAGTGTATATATATATCAATTTGTATGAATAAATCGGTTGCACTGTCTATGTTAGTCGTAATTTCGATTGTTGTTATTGCTGTTTCATATATCCAGAATTGATCTTATTGAAACTATTAAGTATCCTATATGATCCTATGTATATATAGGATCATAATTAGGCCCACGCATCCGTGACATCACATATTTCTTAGTCGAGTTAATTTCAGTAGAAGTCATCTCTACCATCCATTTAATGTACATTTTTGCATGATGGTCTGTCACTATTATTGATGGAATAAATCCACGATGCTCAAGACTTTTCATGATCGCCCCATAAATCATTACTTGTGCTAAATCGCGTGCAACTGGTAGAGTTGGAAAAATAGCAGGAAGATCAACTATTACTTCATTATCTCCAATAGTCTTATTAGAAGCAAGTAATTTTTTATCTATTATAAGAAGCTGTTCTTTAACTGTATCTGTAATACTACTATTATTAAGAACGCATTTACTCAACTGAGATGCGGTCACATGACCTACGGACATTATATATATAACATTAGAACTACATAAAAAAAACCGTAGTCCTAATGTTATTATATCTAAAGACCTGGTGGTGCTTGCGCTGGGTTCAATCCACCACCACCAGCACTAGCACCAGCACCAGCACCAGCACCACCACCACCACCACCTAGTATGCCACCAAGACCACCACCTAGTGCACCACCAAGACCACCTAACGCACCACCAAGCATACCACCTGGTGTAGTAGCCTTTGTGTAGTCGTCCATAAGCTTATGGACAGACTTTTGGATACCTAATGCGATGATCTCAGGCCCCACCAAGTATAATCCTAAAAGGTATACGGCCATCAATACAAAACAAATATTAATAGCATGCATCATAGTTATATGTTATATATACGAATTATTTTTGGGTATAAATAATTGAAATTCTATTGATATATTATTACATATACGTAAATAATGACAAAAAGAGCAAGACATATTTCATGGGATGACTACTTTATGAATGTTGCAATACTGTCATCCCATAGGAGCAAAGATCCAGACAAACAAGTTGGTGCATGTATAGTCAATTCAGAGAAAAAAATAGTAGCCACTGGTTATAATGGATTTCCAACTGGATGTAGTGATGACGCTAAAGATGATAGTGGGAAAAAATGGTGGTCAAAAGAACTAAAAAACAAGTATGTATGTCATGCTGAGGCTAATGCAATTATGAATACAACAACACCAATTAAAGGATGTATCCTATATTGTACATTATTTCCTTGCAATAAATGCACACAACTATTGATTCAAGGTGGTATATCTGAAATAAAATATATGGACACTAAAGATCAAACAATCGAACCATATAAATCATCAGTTGAGATGTTAAATGTTGTTGGTATAAAATATGATAAGTATACCCCACGACGTCCTTGGTTGTAGTTTAGATCATGTTTATATGTAAATACTTTTTGTGTATTTACATATAGTAATATAAGTCATATGGACTTTGAATCTGTATTGGTTACACTAAAGGTTATATCTGCACTTACGTATGGTGATAGGCTGACGTTTCAATATGGTGAAGCCATCATACAAAAACCGAGTTGGTTTGTTAGTATTCAACGATTATTATATCGAGATAGTAGATTGAATACTCTTCATTGTTTAGATGCATTAATAACCGATTTGGATCGATTAGTAGATAAGTTATATAGAGATAACGATATGGCTGCAAGAGAAAGATTATATGATAACATTTATGAAATAGTTCATGATTATAACAGAGGTATTAACGCATTAAAAATAACATATGCTGCAGATGATAATTGCGTTGCTAACTTAAAAAATTTAATCGAACGTATCCATCTTGTGCTATGTAAACTTAAGTCTTCACCCGATACCATACAGCAAACTATTGATGATAATGAAGGAGGAGATAACTAATGATAAAAAGAATTTGTATGTGTTATATACATTGTGCAATTAAATCGCCATTGGTAGATGAATACGTGGTAGATTCTGTGGATAGTCATAAAGAGTGATATCTTCGAATGTAAAATCTTCTATGCTATCAATTTTCCTACTGATGTTAATTGTAGGAAATTTATATGGTATGCGTTGCATTTGCTCAGACTCAATAATATCGATGTGGTTGTTATATATATGAGTGTCTCCCATAATATGAATAAACGTACCTGGTTTTAGATGTGTTATATGTGCTATCATATGCGTAAGCAAAGCATATGATACGATATTAAATGGTACACCTAACGCAACATCTGCAGATCGTTGGTACATCATGCAGCTTAATGCTCCATTGTCAACATAAAACTGCACGGTTGTATGGCAGGCTGGTAAACAAACTCGAGTTAAATCGGATGGATTCCAGCTGCATATCATAATGCGTCTGCTATGTGGATCAGATTTGATTTTATCGATCACATCATTGAGTTGATCGAACCCTTGTCCAGTATAATCTTTATCACAACCTTCATATGGAGCACCATTGTGTCTCCATTGGTGTCCATAAATTGGTCCAGCGTCCCCTTCTTTGTAGTCTTTTAATCCTCTAGCATCTAAGAATTCTCTAGATGTATTAGCATCCCAAATATGTACTTTTTTATCTTTGAGTATATTTACATCAGTTTTTCCTGATATAAACCACATTAATTCTTCAAATATAAGACGCAGTGGAACAAATTTTGTAGTAAGCAAAGGGATGTGGCCGTCCACAAGTGAATACACATTACGCTGACCGAAGATCGCTCTAGTCCCAATATTAGTTCTATCTTCACGATTTGATCCGTTATCTATTATGTGTCGCATCATAGATATGTACTGAGCCTCCTCATGATTATAAACAATATTTGTTGCAAAGTTTAATATACCATGATCTTCATATTGTGTCATCGTAGTAGTTATATAAACCTGAGGCATAAATGTATCACAATTATAGTTCCTGTTTATTTTTGTTGTATAGATACATAAACATAGATGACTGTAGAAAGTTATAACATACTTAAATAATTGAGCTCCACCAATAACAAACACCTTTTTGCTAGGATGCTTTAATGTTTCTTGCATCGCATCTTCAAAGGACATTCCATTCGAAGATACAACAAGATTGATTCTATTTGAAAGATCTTTCCCTATAGAATCATGAGTTTTTCTACCCATTATAATAATATGGTCAGTTGTTATTTTCTTGAACCGGTCCATGTCTAGATGTATCTTCCATGGAAGCGTACCATTCTTACCAATACCTCCATTAATATCGGTAGCAAATATAATACTATATCCTCTCATTTTAGTAACTATGTTGTATATATATATAATATTCAACTACACAATGATCGTTTTATTGGTATATATGGATGTAAGAAGAGTTGGTTTGATGTGCGAAGATGTTCAAGGATTTTATTTTTTTGACTATGGTTAGGGAGCTTTCCATTAGTGAACATAAATTCAACTGACGCATCAGGTCGAATATCATGTCCAAGAGTAAGTCGTGTATGTAGTTTTAATGATATGAACGCAAGTTTTTGTGTTCTGGCTTGGTTACATCGTTTGTTTACTGGTATCTGTTTTCCATTATTCATTTGAGACGCTACGTTGATCAAACCTGGAATATATCCAAACTTCATATAATTATGATTATTGATTGTGCATGCTATCTTATTTTGAATAGCATGCACTGCAGTAATATACTCTTCTGCCTTGTATAATTTGAGCACTTCCCTAGAATCTGGTTGATGTGGCTTATTGAAAATACATTCGAGTCCAGCAAATGCAGCGTCTGTCATTTTAAGTTAACGTATATGTTTATATATATTTAGTCTACAGTAGTATATGTATATTTTTGAATATTAAATAGGTTAATATACACTTAAAATGATAGCAGGAGAGTTAAATATAGACTGCTGGAGCATTGTCTGTTCATTCCTAGATATTTCAACCATAACAACACTACGGTGCTCTAGCAAATTGATATGGATTAATTCGGAGTATATTTATAACAGAATTATAACATATACTCTGAACTGGAATACAGCCTTTAGTGATGCAATCATTCGTTGTGACTATACGTTAATACTAAACATATGCAAACGCGCATATAAATTTAAAGATTTTGGTATGCAAATAGCCGCACAATATGGTAAGCTCAATATAGTTAAGTTATTTGTTGCGATGGGTGGATCACATCATGGATTTGCAATGATAACTGCTGCAAATAATGGAAATATAAACATTATTGATTACTTGTATGCAGTCACTGGAGCACACATGGATGTTGCTATAGTTGCAACATCAGCTGCTGGGTATGGAGATTTAGCAATTGATCTGTATGATAAATATAATATCCCTGAGCTATCATTTGGATTATATCGACACATTGTATGTGTTGGTGATCTTAAGTTGTTTAGTTTATTAAACAACGACAACAAACTCAAATTTAACTTGGGTGATATGCGAGATGTTATGATGGATGCTATTACGCACAAACATAGTAAGCTTGCATATTATATAGTTAATCAAATGAGAGATACTGATTTTGATGTAGGTGAGACTAGATCTGATATCATAAGTCTTATTGGAACTATAACTCAACCATTAATATCACCAATATATTTACGACCACCATGCACTGACATTGATACAAAAATGATCAATGCAGCTAGTATCAATGATCATATCACGATGCAACAATGCTTTGATATTGGAGTCACTCTTCTATACAAACGTGAAGCTATGTGTATGCTTGCTGTCAATGGATATCTACATGGTATTAAAAAATTGGATCATGGATGCAATTTAAGCATTTGTGCATCAGCTGCAGCACAAAATGGTCATATCCATATTGTAAAATACTGTATCGAACAAGAACAATTTTGTGCAGATGAACTACTAGAATGGGCAATCATAAAACGCAATCAAAAGTTATTAGAACTAGTGATTAAATCGAGTATAGTTGATGTTGTCTTGCATGAGTACCATAGTGAAACCATGCCAGAATTCATACACATACAATCATTAGCTTGGCGGATGCGGAACTGTAATGATCTTACTATGATGGACTATGTATTGTGTAATATTGTAATGGCACCAGAAATGTTAGCAATTGGATCTGCTAGTGATGGTAACGTTCGTTTATTGGAGTATATAATATTTAATTATAATGTATGGCACATTCGTCTTAATATACTAACCAACGCAATCGAATCAGCTTCATATAACGCAGTTGCGTATATGCTTGATCTAATGAAGATATCGCTACATGATATTGAAGATATCATTGTAGACAATACATGCAACCGATGTGTGAATATCGCATGTAAACACCATGTTATACTATATAATACAACTGTATAGAATGTTATAGTTGTATTATATGAGTAGTACTTATTTTTTTTAATTAAATGGATATATGTAAGATATATACTTAAGCAAATAATGACTCGCCATCTATGTTTGAAAAATGACCTACCGACACCGTCGAAGGAGCAATTAGAAATCATAACAGCAGTCAATCGTGATTTTAATGTTATGGTCAATGCGGTGGCTGGATCAGGTAAAACCACAACAATAAATTTAATAGCAAAGAATGTATACCCCAAAAAAGTATTGGTTGTAACATACAACCGCAGGCTTATGGATGAAAGCAATCTGAAAGCAAAAAGGTATGACCTTGATAATATTGACGTACGCACATATCATGCCTTATGTAGTCGGTTATATAATCCAGCACCTACAGATCGTGGTATGATTGAAGCACTCAATGCTAAGGTCAAGAACCATTCAATTGACTATGATATCGTAATCATCGATGAAGGTCAAGACTGTAAATCGTTATTCTACAAATTTGTAGTAAAGGTGTTAAATGATAACACAAAGAACGCTCAACTAATTATATTGGGTGACATCAAGCAAAACATTTATGCATTCAATGGAACGGATGGGCGATACCTTAGCCTTGCAGATAAAATCCTACAGAATAAAAAAGACTGGGTGAGTCTTACTTTGACCACTAGCTACAGGCTAACTCCAGCAGTTGCTGGGTTTGTGAACAACTGTCTGCTAGGGTCAGATCTTATTATTGGTGGTAATACGAAGTGTAAGAATATAAAACCAGAGTACCATATGGTATTAGGATTTGATGATGGTCTGTGGGATCAATGGGTTGACGATTTCAAAGATATGATGAAGGATAATAAATACAAGTATGAAGACGTCTTTATCATTGCATCATCCATCACACAGAAGAGTAAGTTCATGCGTAGTCCTGTGACTCGATTAGAGAATGCTTTGGTTCGTAGTGGAATTAAATGCAATGCAGTTACATCCGATGATGAGCAACTAAAAGAAGACACTATGAGAGGTAAGGTTGTCTTTTCTACATTTCATTCAGTCAAAGGTCTAGAACGCAAAGTTGTTATCGTATTAGGGATGGAAGATTTCTTTTATAACCTCGGCTGCAACAAGAACGAACCATTAGATTCATGTCCAAATATCATCTATGTTGCATGCACCAGATCTCTTGAGAAGTTGATACTTGTGCATAATGCTATGAATAATTATCTACCATTTTTGAACCAAGAGCAGTTACCCAATTATACAACGATCAAAAAATATGGTGTCTATCATCCACTTAAAGACAAACTATCTGGCAACAAAGAGGATGACAAAACGATCGGATGCAAAGACTTCATTAAGCATATTAATGAAGATGCTCTTGATCCATTTGATCCATTCTGGACGGTGCGCAAGAAAGCTCAAAACAATCCTGGAGTGAAAGCCATTATTGCTACCGCTGGTGACCAGTATGAAAACGTATCTGATATCAATGGTGTTGCTATCGTTGAGCATGCAGTGATGCCCATCACAAAACGTATTAATATCAGAGAAATATTGCTACAGAAGTATGGCGGTGATGATGATGGTGCTGGTGCCGATAAGAAACTACCTAAAGAACATTTGAAATTCATCAAACCAGAAAAGAAGTTTAAATCGATAAAACATATGCTTAAGTTAGCCAATATTTATCTGTCATATTGCGGGCATGGCTTCTTATTTAAAGTCGCTCAGCTGAATACCTACGATTTCCTTTCTCAAGAAATGGCTGATACATTTGCTGAAAGAATCAGATCTAACATCACAACCAATGGACACTTATTAGAGACTGAAACAAATCTAAAACATGCGGTTGATTGGAGTATCAGCAAGAACAATGGACAGATGCTTACGATATATGGTCGATCTGATATTATAGATCATGATAATAAAGTTCTCTGGGAGGTCAAATGTAAGCATGCACTTACTAGCTCTGACCGACTACAGTTGATCATTTATGCTGTGTGCTATGGCAAGGCTGACTACAAATACAAATTGATCAATACGTTTACTGGTGAAATACTAGAATTGACATATGACGATAGCTTTGCTGATCTGCTAGCACAAATAGTGTGTGACAAATATAGAAGTGTTGGTACTACGACGGATGCTGAATTTATTGAATCAAATACATGCAGCGTATCAACATATGTGTGTGGTGGGGCTGCTGATGATGATGATTTTGATGATAACTCTTGGGAATCTGATGATGTATCTGCTGATTTTAATCTGTCTCTTGATGCTGATGCTGATGCTGATGCTGATGCGGACGATGCAGACATGTCATTAGATGCTGCTGCGGGTCCAGCAACAAAGGATACATATGTTATGGTAGTTGATACTGAAACAACAGGTACAAGCGTGAATCAACATAGAATATCAAGCATCTGTTGGAAGCTATTTGATAACAATGGAGTTGAGCATTCATCTGATTATTATATCGTGAAACCAGATGGGTTCAACAATGATAACCACCCACGCGCCGTTGTGGTGCATAAGATAACACAAGCAATGGCATTAGCTGAAGGTATTCCAATGAAAATTATCTTACAAAAATTTGAACGCGCCCTGGAGAAATCATATAAAGTTGTTGCGCATAATATTGCGTTTGATTCAGGGTTTATCATGAAAGAAGCTGGCATTATTGCTAAATTTGATCTAATTCGAAAGTTTTCTGAATTAGACAAATATTGCACCATGTCTGGCGGTAAATGCATCGTAAATGCAAAGAACATCAAAGGTCAGATAAAGAACCCAAAACTCACCGAGATGTATCAACACTTTTTCGAGGGTGAAACATTCGATGCGCACGATGCAAGAAATGATGTAATGGCATGCGCACGATGCTATTTTAAAATGATCGTGTGTTGATATCAAAACGCAAACTTAAAGTGTAATTTTTTTGTATTGTGTTTTGGTAGCAAAAAAGATTGACACTTGATAGTGCTTAGTTGGGTGATTGATCAATGATCACACTTAGTTTCCCATATAGAATACCAATTACCGACGGCATCTAGCGTGTCTTGATCCATTTTAAACAGATGACGCTTCAATGGAATGGTTGTTAGATGTAGATCCCGCTTAACCACACGAATCGCTTTATCGTGATCAGAAATTGCGTTGAAGCAATATAATACATTATATCTCTCAGCGTCTTCATGATAGTTGTGCCAATACGATTGCTTTCCACCGTGGATGTAAATAAGGAATTCACCATTGTTAAGATTGTATTTAGACTCGTCTAAATACTGTACGATTATTACACCTTTGGTTTCGGTGTTAGAAACAACTTCTTTCTTAATATCGAGTTGATTTGATACTATATCTAGGCGACCAACGATGCGATTAGTATTTTCTCTAGCTTCTTCACGCGATTGTCTAGCTTCTTCACGCGATTGTCTTGACTCATCCAAGAGCTCATCGATTTTTGATCCAAGTCTACAAATTGTTAGTTTAGATCTGAACCGCAATACTTCTGCGATTGCGCATGATTGATACCTAATGATTGCTCCAGATAGATCTAGCAGCAAGAAAGCTAGAGAGTTATTACGTCCTTGCATTCGTAGTATCTTCTTTAGTTGCGTGTGTGGTAGATACACTTGAGATGATTGATTCTGAGGGATAGATCCAACAGGCTCAAATCTTTTGCATGATTGTTTTTCTAGAAACTTACATTCAAGTTTAATGATAGAATTATCACTTTGAAGGTTGTCCATTTTGCAGACAACCTTTATCTTTTTAATTTCTGAATTTTTGAGTTCGTGCATGTCATTATAACCAAAGTCACACAGCGTTTTTGTATTATCATTGAGATTTCTTATGGTGCTGTTGGACATCCCTACAGCCTCACCGAATTGAGCCCTATGAAACCAAATAGTGGCTTCCTTGTGGTACTCTTTACGGAAGTCAATATCACTGTCCTTTTCTCCTTGCGTTAGTGAATTATCGGTTAGAATATCATCAATATAGATCTTCTTATCGAGTGGTTCCTCGATAATGGGCACCCTGAGAGCGAGCAGGATTTTCTTGTAGTATGACCATAAGACGAATGGATTTTTGATTGTTATCGCGAAGTGTTTGATGATGTGCCAATCCTCTGGGTATTGGTGTTTCATGAATTCGTTCGTGTGTGCGATGATAGTTTTGAGTTTATCGGCCATTTAATGAAGGTATGTATTTAGATATCACAGATTCAATTATATGCATCTCGGCTGAAGCAAAAAAGATTGACACTTGATAGTGCTTAGTTGTGTATTTGCTCATCATCAGCACAGTAGCTATTGTTGAGCTTCCTTAGAAACTTTCGTACAAATAGTTTTTCTTCACGTGTATTGAATGTGTATGTGCATCCATTGTTTACTGGGAGGATGCCATCCTGCTTCATAATATTTAATGCCCGTTTTGCATTTGATATAGCAGGTAGCGTCATGTACCATCTGACGTCAGTCTCATACTTGCTGATGTATCTACGTTGTCCTGCTCTAATACGATAGAGAAGAGGGTCATCACCCTCCATTCGATATATGATTATTTCTTCATGGACGCCATTTCTCATAACATTATTGGCTAGCTTGTCATGCATGCTTCCAAGGAGTTTTTCCATACGACCTAATGTGCGTTGCGTTGCTACATTTTGGTTAATGATTATATTTTGATTAACAAGCATCTCAGCCACTTGGTCTTCGAGAGTTTTCTTATCATTTGTTAATTGTCGGAGCTCCGTCTTGTGTTTGTGTGTATGATATGACATCATAATGCGAGACACTTTGACTGCATAGTTTACAGAAATCCACATTGCAACATGAACGATGATGTCTGAATGAACATACGTTCCCAGCAAAGAGTTTTGTACATCTCTAGCGATCCCCGGAATGTCCTGGTATGTTATCTTTATTATAGCATGCTGGGATCCCAGCATGCTACTTTCTACAGTATCAATTAGTTCATTGCTTTTCTCTAACTGAAACCAATTAGAATATCTCTTATCACCATCACTGCATAGTTTGCTTGCATTGATGTATCCATTATATTTCATAATAATCACATCAAATTCACCTAATTTACCTTTACCAAACCCATTGGTGATATCTTCGTATATCAGATCAGTTGCAGACGATGAGTCGTTCGCATCTACGTATGTAGCCATTTAATGAAGGTGTGTATTTAGATACACACATTCAATTATATGCATCTCGGCTGAAGCAAAAAGGATTGACACTTGATAGTGTGTCTGTGTTTGATATCATACACGTTTTATTACGATATCATTTCTAGAATATTTAGCTGGTATTGTTATATCATAGCCATCAATTTCAGTTATCCAAGAAATTTCGGGTTGTAGCTTCATTCTATGTGTACGAAATTCATTGCGGTTTTTAATATCTTTCATTTTTGCCAAAACATCTCGTTTGGTTATTATGATAGAGTCCCCATCGTTCATTAATTCTTCAATGACACGCGCAATAAATTCTCTTTTAATGATGACTAGTTGATCTTGGAGTGCTTGCTCTTGATCTTGAACGATCTCGTTAAATTTCATATCACCAACGGCATACTCTTCAATGTATCGGTCTAGTGCTGGATTAATGTGATTATCATATGCAGCATTAATTGAATTCGCAATGAACCGTACAAACTCTACAGCATCTGCGTTGGTGATGTAGAAGAATTCCTTTTTAGCAGTTACTCGTGTGTTTCGACTATCAAGAAGTCGATGTGCAAGAGTCTCTGCTTGCATCATATCACGGACATCCATTTCGATTAAATATGCATCAGGCACAGGCAACGCATTGTTTTGACCAACAATACGACGAATAGGATCACTAGTTTTTCCAATTTTAGTGCATATCATTTTGCTGCCATCGGGTGCAGCTTTTGCATATATAATACCAGGAGATGAGTTGGTGGTAAATTTGGCTATCGCTAGTTCACGTCTAGCGTCAATAGCCTTCTGTCTAGACTCTTCAAGTTGAAGAGCTTCTACTTGCCGCTGATCTTCGATTTCTGCTATTACATTTTGTCGAGTGTCTCTCTCAATATTTTGGATGCGAAATTCGGCTACCAACTTGCTGAGCCTTGATATGATAGCGGTCGATATGCGATTGAGTGTAGACAGAAGTTCTCGAAACGCCATCGCATTTGCTTTAAATTTAGACTGCTTCAATGCTGCTTGGATTAATGCTTCTGCCCCATCAATATCTATATAGATATATGTATTACGATTGCTATCTAATTTATTGTTCAAATGTTCGGGAATGATGGATTTCTCAGACGCCTCATTTTGGGGCGTCTGGATTGTTCGATCTAAGTCTGGTAGTGTGTATTTATGGTGATTTTCCAATGGTTTGCTTTTATCGAATAAATTTCTAGGTTTTTCGTAACCCAATCGTTTGCCCAATGTATCGTTCTTGAAAAATGCCTGATATATAATATCATCACCAAACTCATCCATTTCAGGTCGCATTATAATATCCTTATAACCCAACCTTTTAATGTTAGCAAGAATCAATTCATTTCTGTCATATATCTTTTCTACACCATCTAAAAATGGCAGCATTTTTTCTGGTAGTCTACAGATCACCCATTCACGCATTTCTTTTTGTTGCTTCAATTCAATATCATTTTTTGTCGGGTTTGTTCGTTCAGCTAAAGCCATTTGTGTATATATTAGAGTTACATTAGCATAAACGATATTGGCTGAAGCAAAAAAGATTGTATGTGATGGTATCTACTTTGGTGATCACCAAAGTAGATACCATGATAAAATACCAGCGCTAGGTCTGTCTAGATTGTCATTCCTATGACGACTCCTATAATTACGGCGTCTGTCTTTATCCAAATGATTTAATTTTAGAGGCAATAAACCAGTTTGGTCGAAATAATGTTCGTAATTTTTGGCGCCAAATTTGATAGTATTTAATCTACCTGTTTTTTCGTTCATATACGTTGCTGATAGTTTTTTGGGGCTACTAGCAGGCGCTTTAATGATACTATAATCCGTTCCTTGTAATGTTATATTAAAAACCATTCAACTATATATAAAGGTCATAAATGCTAATCTTTTGTATTACAAAAAAATTAGCATTGATTTTTTGCTAGACGCATGGCATATCACATGCGTTGATTTTGGTATAGCGTGTGGCTCTCATGTCGTTTTGAAAATCATTAATGAGCAAATGGTAGTATTCCATATAATCATTATGGATCAAAATTGTAGATTCATCTCTTTCACCACGCCGTCCGATTCCTTCAATGTTATCTAGCTTTAACGTTGTAGAATTAACTACTTTGAACTGTTCTGAAAATGGTTTGTCTTTTTCGTAGTAGTATGTTATCGTAGCTTTTGTTATGTTAAGTGCTACGTACATATCTCTTTCATCTTCTTTGTAGAAGTTGATGATGTCTAGTTGCACACTGAGAGTAGTCTCCGGACAAATACCTGCATCCGCGAGGGTTGTGGTATCATCTTTAAGTATTTCTCCTTGAAATACCAACGGATCATTTATTCCGAGTGATCTAATTTCTACGTAGAGATCAGCTTGTGTTGCTTCTATAGGTAGCTCGATAGAAGCAAGTGTGTCGTCAGACTTCCGAATAAATAGTAAAATCGCCATGTTGTGTTATAATTGTTTGTTAATAGTAGATACTATATTCAATTTTTCCATATCATTGGCTATCGTTGCTTACTATATACGATCATATTATCATTCCAATAGACTTTTTGTAGTCATCCACGTACTGCCCCCGTACGTATTCAATGGAGTCTGCGTTGGTCATCTTTTTGAAGCTTGACAGATGTTTTGCTACAATCTCGTGGATGTCTTCGTAGTGTGTTCTACTTTCATCGTATGCATTGCATAATGCATCATCTAAACCATCGACAATTGTATATGCTCTTGCTTGATCAATGCGAGTATCTTGAACTAGTTTAGCTAAGTTATCTGCTTCTTTTGCATAGCGTACTTTGAGCTCATCAAGTTCTTGTTTGTAGTCGTGCCTAAAGCGAGTATCTAATTCTGGATCGTCGATGTAGAAGCCTTCGGTGCGGATCTGTTTAATCAGACCCGCTACCCATTTTCTAAACGATTGGGCATTGGGTTTGGTTGATTTAAAGATTATTTCATAGAGACTATCCTCGTCAGTAAATAAAGCCATTTGTCCTCTGATGGTTTTGAATTTCTTACATGTTATGTCGGCTCCTATTGTTCTTATCATATTTCTACCACGCGAGTACTCAAATATTTTAGCTATATCTTCAGTGTTGAACCATAATATGTTGCATTCATTAATGATGCTCACTGGATCATTTTCAAACATTTCGGATAGAAATTTAATCACTGTATTGGTCACCATTGCTATATACTAGATATCAGTGTACTTAAATGAAAAATATCGCTAAATAGTACCGAGAAGTTGTATAATAAATCAAAAATCAAATGCTGCTTAATATTTTATACGATCTCGTTGTAAAATAATAATCTATATTGTTTTTTATATAGCGTTTTAGAAACCAAAAAAATTGTCATAATTTTTCTTATAATAGACCACATGAAATGAACATTATTGCTATTGTATATCCGTAGTTAAGCTATATAAGTCTTTTTATATAGCGTTTTAGAAAACATCGATTTTGCAAAAAAGGCGCTCATCAGGTGAGCACCTTTTGCGTATAGCTTTTTGAGATACGATTGATACTGTATGTTTTTTATATAGCGTTTTAGAAACCAAAAAAAATTTACAAATGGAGCTCAACTGACTAAATATAGCTTTTCGTGATACGATTGATACTGTATGTTTTTTATATAGCGTTTTAGAAACCAAAAAAATTGTCATAATTTTTCTTATAATAGACCACATGAAATGAACATTATTGCTATTATATATCCGGAGTTAAGCTATATAAGTCTTTTTATATAGCGTTTTAGAAAACATCGATTTTGCAAAAAGGGGTGCATCTGGTGCACATCACTTTTCTAGATACGATTGATACTGTATGTTTTTTATATAGCGTTTTAGAAACCAAAAAAAATTTACAAAGGGAGTGAATTTATTATGAAAAAAAGTTTTTATTCTGTCTAACATAGAATTGTTGTATGTACTACACCATTGAGCACCTCTCGTTTTGTTAGATAGTACCCTTTGATGTAGTAGTCAACACCAGAATCGATCACATCGTATACCGATCGCAACATTTCGAGGTAACTTCCAATCTTTACATTATCATCGATTTGTTTTTGGTCATAAGTATGGAACTCTTTGGTATGCTGGTGTGAACCATTCGAACTCTTTGCATTACATATAGCATAATTCTCTGTAATTTTTGTAAAATGACCAGATTTGTATTGCATGTATATCTGACCAATTAGGTCTACAAAGTATGTATCAAAGCCTCGATTTATATACTTGTTTATCCTAACACAATTAGTTAGTCGTGTGCTACACATATTGTATCCATATAAGAATCTCTGTGTGCTTACTTCCATACCATACACTTTCTTACCATCGTAAGCAAATCGACAGCAGTCAAGATCGAAGCTACTTATTAGTTCTTCTATGCTGCTATATGTTTTGATTATGATCAGCTGTATTTTTACACGTTCAATTATGAGTGTTAGTGTAAATAGCGTACGTTCTACTGTGTATTCACTGAATGCATGAATTGCATTTTCCATGTCTTGTGTGTTGCCAATAACGAATAAATCAAAATCGGCGTCTATATAACTATCGGTGTTAGTACATGGCGCTTGTAGCAGTTTCATAATACTACCACCAGCAAGCACTATGTTAGGTCCAATCAGATTCAATATGTAATAGGTGTATCGTGATATCATCAATTCAGCTTTTAGCTTATGTTGAAACTCTTTTATAGATACCACGAAATGGTCTTCTATTAACGCATGGGGTTCACATTTAGAACATCTCTTGATTGCCTTATGTTTATCCTCTGTGAGGAAGTCAATGACGTCAATTACTTTACCTAATCGAAGACATTTATTATGCATATTGAAGTAATCAACTATGAGCTTAGGTCTGATCTTTTTCAGCAGCAAAAATTCATCATTTTCATATGGTACAAAGGTCGTTATAAGTAAGAATAGTTCGTCTGGAATACGCATCGTCTTTATATTATTAGATACAAGTATAATTCAATAAAATTGAATTATACATTATATCTAATAACCAACGATTCTAAAGCTACAGTTTCTGTACTTTATTTACAACACACACTTTGATGTGACCTTCACTTTAGTGCGACCTTTACTTTATTTCAAAAAAAATGTCAAAGTCTTTAATTGATCCTGTGAGGGTGGAGATCAATAAAAACAACATCATATGCAGGATTTCAGCATTTAAAAAGGTACACGTGGCAACCACGGACTACAGCTTCAAGGGCCGTACCCTTGACACCGCCTTCCATCAGCTGCACATATCTCAGCTGAACCGGAACCACAACGAGAAGAGCAACTTGATGCGAATCATGGTACAGTTCATTGATGATACGCATGAGACAAAATGCCAAAGTATCGTAGACGAATGGAAGTGGATTTTCTACGAAATCCATGCGGATTACAGCAACGCCCTCCTGGAGATCGAGAACCTTGTTCTCGATCGTATTTATACCCGCACCAACCGGCAACAAGGTGTTCCAATCGAAGTCAAGGCCCAGTATATAGCCGAAGCGTTTGCCAACGCCGCCGCCGACGCCGCCGCCGCCGATGATGAAGATGTGGATGACGCATACACCAAAGCTTTCGAAACAGAAGTCAAAGCACAGTACGCAGCCGAAGCAGAAGCGTACCTCACGAGAGTCAAAGCCCGGTACGCAGCCGAAGCCGACGAATTCTTTGCCAGAGCGGTCGCCGACAAAGACGCCGCCGACAAGGACGAAGCCGAAGCAACTGAAACCGCGTACTACGCGGCTGAAGCGGAAGACGACGCAAAAATCTTGGCTGCGGTACTCAAAACGTACCATGAAGACGAAGCCACGGCAGCTAACGCCGCCGAAGCCGCCGACATAGCTGAAGCCGACGCCAACGCAGCTGAAGCCGACGCAGAAGACGACGCAGCTGAAACTGAAGATGAATACGATGAAGCCGACGCCGAAGACGACGCAGCTGAAGCCGACGCCGAAGACGCCGCTGCTGAAGCCGAAGACGCCGTTGCTGAAACCGAAGACGAATATGAAGACGAAAACGACGAAGGTGAAGATTATCGTTACTGATAATACACAAACAAGAACATAAAATGTTCAAACAAGAGTTGACTGGAGAAAAAACTCAATTTTTGTGTAATTTCAATAAAATTGAAATCTGCTATATCTAATTAACCAACGATTATATAACCAACACAAAGTATCTTATTTGCATCACACGCGATTGCAACTCAACACTCCCACAATGTCAAGCTGGTATACTATATTAACACCAGACCAACAAAACATGACACCAAACGAACGTGATCATTACTGGAATAACCATCCAGGAACTGGTATCAGTGATGATTCATGTATCGATGAGCAACCAGTCACACCAGTTGCTAAAGGTTGTCTAACTCTATTCTCTACAGTCTCAGCACCAATCACTATACCCATACACAATGCACCATCTCAGCCTGCATCACCGCGTAATGGTATGTGGTTTCCCTCATATAACAACACATTGAGTACATGTGGACCCACGTTCAAGTCTCAGACTCTAGTAAACATGCTAGTGAATTTGATTGAACAAGGATATGGATATGATGTTCAATTACCATCATGCAAAATACCTTCCACATTTTGCTACCCACGCAAGTTCTAAACTCATACGTGCTAAAGAGTAGCACAAAAATTAGATAGTTGTTGTGACATACGTTTGTCTCTATCTAGTTTATTTTTTGTTACAGTTCCGTAGCATATCATTCATTATCTTCATATACAACGATATGTGCATCATTCATAATATCACCAATATAGTTTCTCGTAATCATACCAGCACATGATAGTTTATAGTTATTATCAAACATATACGTGTCGCAGACATCGTATGCCCAAAATGCTTCTTTGTATGTGATAGGACTGTTTGATAGGTATAGAAATGTACGTAACTGTCCATATGTTGCAGCATCTGCATACAATTTTTTGAGTACTACATCTCTAATAGATTCACCATACGTATCAATCATATATTTAATGAGTTGTATCTTACCTTGATTCGCACACTCTGTTACAATCTGTTCGGAATATACACTACTTCGTTGTGCAAATGAATCAATAATCGATATATTATTAGAAGCAACAACATATGATATAATAGTGGCGGCATTTCTTGTTCTAGTATTAGAAATTGTTCCGTTTAATGTGTAACGATCCAACATGTATCTAGTTATATGCGCATTCTGTCCCTTCACTGCAGACAATATAATGCGATATATGCTATATCTTCCGCGTTCGATGAGATATATAACTGTATCTAGATGACCATTTAATGCGGCTGCATCTACATTCTTAAGTGAATTTCCAATTCCAAATATAGATAATTGTTCGATTGCATGATGGTTTCCATTTCCTGCCAAGATTTCTAGTGCTTCATCGTATACACGTTGGCCTATATCATTGTAACTCTCTTCACTATCAACATAACTATCCCCGTAACTATTATTATCGTCTTCTTCTTTCATACAATAAAGCATCATGTCTATGTCGTTTTCTTTTGCTGCTCGGAGCATTTTTTGCTCTAATGCATTGTACATGATACATTCCCTAGGGAAATGAATTGGATTCTGATTTCTTTTTGTCTGTAGATATTCTATGATAGATGCTTTGTTTGTGGTAGTGTCTATTATACATTGGGCAACATCAAAATGGCGATTGTTTATAGCATGAAATATTGCTGATTGTATATCATTCTCACCATTACAGCACAACATATTATCATCATCAATTAGAGCCTTAATTAAATTATAATCCCCAGCACTGCACATGTGGCGATATGAATATTCAGGCATTTCACTTCCATATTTTTTGTACAGTTTCAATGATAAATCAAAATGTTTGTTAGCTGATGCTGTTGTTATAGCAAGTTGAGCATGTACTGGATCAATTTCTAGCATATGTTCAACGATGCTTCCATGATTGTTAATTGCAGCTTCCATTGTAACAAATCCATAGAAATTTCCACCACGACCCATAAACCATTTAAGTATTGTTGCATTTCCATGTCGTGCAGCTAGTTGCATACCCAGATTATTAAACATATATATGAAACTGCTTAACTGGATCATCATAGTGTAGTCGGATCGCTTGACTGCATCTTCTAACATTTCTTCCCAGTTCCATTTAGATTCCACATAATCTTTATATGAACTGCTTAGTGTAGTCCATATGTCTTTGCTGCAGTTACGAATGCTCGTTATGTCGCATATTTCAAGGAACCCACTCACAACACCCCAGATATCTTTGTTGAATCCTGTCATGTTTGCGTTTTATATAGTAGGGATGTTTCAATTTTTTTTAGACAAAAAAAGTTTTATATTATGACAATCATTTATTGTTGTCATGTGTGGTGAGATGTGGTGAGATGTGAGTCATTCATAATATCACCAATATAGTCGCGCGTGATCACGGATGTACACGATTGTTTATAGTCACCTTCAAATATGTGTGCGTAGCATACATCGTATGCCCAAACTACATCTTTGTATGTTATAGTTTGGTCTAATAGGTATAGAAACGTACGTAACTGTCCATATGCTGCAGCATTGGCATATAGATTTTTAAGCACACAATATTCAATAGATTCACCATACGTATCAATCATATATTTAATGAGCTGTATCTTACCTTGATTTGCACACTCTGTTACAATCTGTTCGGAATATACGCTGCTTCGCTGTGCAAATGCATCAATAATCGATATATTATTAGAAGCAACAACATATGACACAATGTCGGTTACATCTTTTGTGTTGGTGTTGGTATTGGACATTACTTTGTTTACCGTGTAATGATCCAACATGTATTCAATTATATGCATGTTCTGCCCCTTCACTGCGGAACATATGATACTATATATGTTATATTTTCCATGTTCGATGAGATATATAACTGTATCTAGATGACCATTTAATGCAGCTGCATCTACATTCTTAAGTGAATTTCCAGTCCAAAATATCGATAACCGTTGGATTGCATGGTGGTTTCCATTTCCTGCTAAGATTTCTAGTGCTTCATCGTATGTTTTCTTGCCAATATCATTATAGTTACTATAAATATCTTCGTCTTCATCATCTTCTTCATATTTCATACAATAAAGCATCATGTCTATGTCGTTTTCTTTTGCTGCTCGGAGCATTTTTTGCTCTAATGCATTGTACATGATACACTCGCTAAAGAGATGAAATTGCCTCTGATTTCTTTTTGTCTGTAGATAATCTATGATAGCTGCTTTGTTTATGTCCCTAGTATTCGTGAATATTTCGTCCTTGAAATTATCTAGTATACACTGGGCTACATCAAAATGTCCATTATCTATAGCTTGAAATGTTACAGATTGTATATCATCGGCACCATCATTGCACACCATATTACCATCATCAATTAAGGCTTTAATCAAATTATAATCTCCAGCGCTACACATATGCATGTATAAATATTCCGATGTTCGTGGCTTATACTTTTTATATAGCTTTAACGATAAATCAAAATATTTATTAGCAGACGCGGCTGTTATAGCTTGTTCCACGTATTTTGAGTTGATGTTGAGTAAGTGTTCTATTATATCACTATGACCATTGGCTGCCGCTTCCATTACTGCAAATCCAAAGAATTTACCACCACGATCGATGAACCACTTAAGGATTTGCTCGTTACCATAACGAGCAGCTAGTTGCATACCCAGATCATTTGGTCTATATATGATCTTGCTTAATATCGTCATCATTGTATAATCAGATCGCTTGACTGCATCTTCTAACATTTCTTCCCAGTTCCATTTAGAATACACACGCTCCTGATACGAACAATCTAACATATTCCATATATTTTTGTTACAGTTGCGAATGTTCATGATGTCATATATTTCAAGGAACTCACTCACAACACCCCAGATATCTTTGTTAAATACCATTATTGTTTGTGTTTTATATAGTATAAACGTTTCAATTTTTTAGACAAAAAAGTTTTGTGTATTATGACACAGTTTAGTCCAAATCGACTTCATCTATATCGGCATGACCATTATAGAATAGATATACCGCACTCAATAATGAATTAGATTTATACTCATCGATATTATCTAGAATGTATCCCAGTGTGTTCAAACGGGTCTCCATATTAGTGCGCCTTGTCACACCATCCGTTGAGTATGTATCCGGATTGAATCTAATGAATATCACCCTTTCTTTATCTGCCTGGATTATATTACTATAAATCTTACGCATGCGTAAGATTTCATCTTCTTTAGATATGCGTTTGTGTTGATATTCATCAACTTCAATGACTACGATATATCTATCGTAAATCAACACGAAGTCTGGTCTTACAATACCATTTACTTTCTTTGTTACACTTTTATCCCATGGAATGAAGTCTCCATTGCATCGTTCTTTAAGGAATTGGCTAACTTGAATCTCCTTGCTAACCTCCTTTCGAGAGTCTTCAGGTGCACACTCATGACACAATTTATCGGAATTTAGATGACATATCATCGTGCATCCATCACCATTGCATTGCCATTCTAAATAATGTTTTTCGCCTGGTTGTATATGTCCATCACAGTGCATTCTTTTACTTGTAATGTGTGTTCCATATGATGCGAACTCTGTACATCCCTTGTATACACATCGTTTTCTTGGTTTGTATACCATTCCACCCGTTATATGTTTGCCACATGCAGTGAGCTTACCGCCAAATAACCCATAGTTTGCAACATGATCGTTCTCGCAAACTTGGCAAAGTGGGTATATAACAGCAACATGTTCGTCTGTTGCATGTGTGCTACACTTGAATGCATTCTTTGTTCCTTTAAATCCGAACTGAGCAAATGCAGTACACTCATCACATTTGTAACAATTTAATCTATTGGTGGAGATATCTGTTGGCTTGCATGATGTACAGTAATAACTTTTTGTATTTACATTTTGATATGATGCAATAGTGTTACATTTCTTTTTAGAACAAATTCTGGCTCCAGTATGGACCATATTGACATAATTCTTTTTACACGTGCCACAATGTGTAGGAGACTTTCCCTCATTTGTGTAATATGCTCGACCGCCACAGTCCAAACATTTTTTATCACGTTGATTGCTAAATTGTCGGTCTTCCAACGCATTACATTTTTCACAATAGATCGCATGTCCTCCTTCTGGCCCGAATGTTGGTTGGTGTTTACCACAATCAACACACATTTTACCATCGATATTTGGTAGGTCTGGACGGCATTTGGCACAATATGCAACACCCGTAACCGGATCTTTGCGTGTTGCTTGTGTTTCACATGCGCAGTATGCTTTATATTTGTTTCTCTTGCTAGCTTTACCACATTTCCCACAGGCTTTACTACCATCGATGTTTGTAAAATTAGGAATTAACCCACTTCCACACACACATGCACCATGCAGTACAGCGTCTTTGGATCTATGTAGATGACATCTTGGAATTCCATCAATGTCATTAGTTTTTGTGCTTTTAGGACAATTTTCGAATCTGCAATATTTTCCATTCATGACGGATGGGTACTGAAGTTCTTTATGACGTACACCTGATGCGTCTATGTGTGCATGGGTTTTGCATCGATTCGGGTTTGTACCCTTTCCATTAGTTGAATATAATGCAGGTGTACGGCAGGTCAGCGTGCCATCAATTCCTACTGAGTGTGAACAGTAGATAACCATTGTTTTGTATATATAAATCTACACGCATTCAATTAAATTTCTGCTACTAAAAATATGTCCGTATGCTGTATACATGGGTAATGTGCGTAGCACTATACATTTTAAATGAATTGCGTTATCAGTTTAAAAAAAATATATTACCTACATACACATGCGTAGGTAGTCTATTTTTGAATTAATTTACATTGACATTTTTTGCGTCGTTATATATACAAACAACAAATTATGTCTGCTGGAGGCGTATTTACTTTGATTGCAAATGAAGGGAAAACAGACCGTCTCATCCTTGCTACCGCGCTACTAAACCAGCGTATCGAGGACATCCAATGTGCTCGCCGCTCAGCTGGTAAGAGCGATTGCTGGCCTACGCTAGTTGATATCGAGCGTACCCACGTTCTCTTTATGAATGCACACTATAAGCCGTTCGTTGCGATCGGTTATGAATACAGCAAGGTTAAGGTTCAGAACGGTTCCCCCGCGTTCGGTACCACAGTTACATTCTCAATCCCTCAGTTTGGAGACTTCTTCTACGACATGGTTTGCCGTGTCCAGTTCAATTCATTCAAGGCTCTTGCTTCGTCCACTCCTGCACAGGGTGCAAAGGTCACGGCCGCGACTCACCCTGCGTTCAACCTAAACTCTTTCCCTAAGGGTACCACTGATCAAGTGAATGACACTGGTGTCTACTACCGTGTTGTGCGTTACGATGGACGTGTTCTAGTTGAGGGCGCTTCCGATCTTGAGACCGCAACTGCCGGTACCAGTGTTGGTACGGGTAAGGCCACACCAGCCAACTCGACAACGCGTACGTTCGTTAACTTGGTTCGCTGGTGCGAATACCCTGGAAACCGTCTCTTCAAGAAGGTTTGGTTCAATGTTAACAACAACCCTCTCGATGAGTACAACGATGTTGCATCTGCGATGTACCACAAGTTCTGCGTGCCGAGCAACAAGGAGGTTGGTTACGACCGCATGTGTGGACAGGAAGTTCCCCACGACGCGTGGTCTGGTCTTAAGGCCGCAACCATTGTGACCAGTGACTCAGACTCCACAGCTGCTTCAAACTATGTCAGCAGCGTGTCTTCTATCAGCGGTGGACCATCTGCGAGCTCATCGTCTGAGATCAACACGCTAACGAACATCAACCATATCAATGGAGTGACTGTTGACGCAACGTCACACATTGATGCTACCATGATCATCCCCGATGGAGACACCGTGTCGGCTCGTTACCTACACAAGATCGTTGACGGACCCCAGACACCTAAGGAAATCCAGCCAGCGCTTGACATTATGCACAAGCTCCACTTCTGGTTTAACGATGACGTGCGTCTTGCCGTTCCGTCTGTTGCGATCCCATATGGTCAGCGTTTCATCAACATGGAGCTCGCCCCTGTCACCGACATGGTGTTCCAGGAGCCAGGTATCTTCATCGAGAAAATTTTGACCACATTCGCATACCAGACAGTTTCTGCTGGTGACGGTGCCGTGGGTTCTGGTACTTCACGTGCGTTCGCGTCAACTGATTTCTCGAAGCCGACGATCACGAACATCGAGTACTACCCGTGGGTTGAGTCCCAGTCCACCGATGAGGTTAAGATCAGCAACATGGAGCTTTACATCAACAACATCTTCGTTAACCCTGAGATCCACGACATCTACATCCGTCGCGTCGGGTTCTCACTCATCCGCGTGCACCGCACTGCCAACATCAGCGTTAACGAGGAGACCTCTGGTGACCGTCTCATCTCCCAGCTCAAGTGGCCCATCGAGTACCTCTTCGTTGGTATGCGTCCGAAATGGAACGTCAATGCTAACAACCCTTGGATGTGGCGTGACTGGCACCGTATGACGAAGGTTAACACTGGTTACCTAGTTGACGAGGGTTCCGAGGTTGATGCGTTCTCTATCCACAAGGCGACGACTGCTAACGCGGCAGCTCTAACTGCTGCTGAGTATGTTGGTGATGTTGCTGCTGATGTGCCGCAGCACGCGCTCCGTCTGACCAAGACGAATGTGATGAAGACGACCTTCACAACTGAGACTGCGACCGTTGATACCATGAATGTTACCGCTCACGGAATTACCCTGTACGAATACTTCAATACGGCCTTTTACAACGCTTATATACCATACCACTACGGAGGGTATAATATATCCACGCCAAAGGACCCTGGCGCTATGATGATCAACTTCTGTGTGTTCCCAAAGACATACCAACCATCTGGCCACTTAAACGTATCGCGAGCACGCGAATTTTATATAGGTTGGACCACGAGTTATGTCACCTCAGTGAAGACAGCTGAGTTATTGGTCGTTGCTTCAGCCATAAACTTTTTACTTATAAGTGATGGTTCTGCTGTTCTTAGGTACAGCACTTAATCATTTTCATCGAAGACATACTAGATATAAAAAAATTTAATAAACGCATTTGCGATCATTTTTTTAATTCATCAGGAAAATATTCCTGATCAAGTTTTAGTGTGTCCCGTAGGTATATTTTAATTTTTTGTTTGTATTCCGGTGTCAGTGACTTTAAATAGATTGATACGTCAATACCATCATCCCATTTCTTAGCAATTTGCAATGGTGTTAATTTTCCATAGGGTAAAGCATCAATGCCACCTACCTTTTCGATAGTTTTTTGTTGCGCTAAGTCTCGGCGTATTGCATTGATAATACTCTTATCGCTAGCACTATAGTCTTCATTATGCACATCAAATGTATATTTCGATGATAGCTTGTATTTAAATTCCGTTCCGATGTTATCTTGAAGAACTATACTAACACCTTTATAGCCTACAATTTTCCAAGTCATAATAGTCGTGCGTTCTGATATACCTTTAACATCTTGTATATCGATCAAAGATGACATACAATTTAGTTTTAAGGTTATTAACTTGGCTTGATCAATTAATTCTTTGCATTTACATGCTGGGCAAAATGGTATATTCACAGTGACTACGCTAGCCTTGAACTGTTTTCCAGTATTATTACACGTCATTGTGCTGGCACATAATTTATCGTTGCAATATTCGTCCAATGTAATGTGTTTATTTTTACCCCACGCTTTATCGATTAAAATCTGTGCTTTATCAACAGTCAATGTACGAACTGCTTGTGGTTTGCAGTGCTTGCATCTTGTTGTGCCAGTTTTGATGCTAGTCTTGATGTTATCAACTCCAACATCAACACAGGCAACACCACATAATCCACATGTGAAATCAATTACTTTACGTCTTTCACCTTTGTGTAGGGTGCCTTCTATATATTGATGACCATGTCCCATTTGGTCTAACAGTGGCTGAATATCATCTTCAGTAATCGCAGATGGCATTGTATTTGGTATATATATGATTTATATATATTCAATTAAAATGTTACGCTGATGGTACACCACTAACATACCAGTGGTATCAATTTAATTGAATTTACAATGAACATAATATACAAAATGGGCGGCAAGAAAGCTACAATTGAGGAATGTCAACAATACGCACAAAGACACGAAGGTGTGTGCTTGAGTGAACGGTACATAAATTCTGAAACCAAACTGCATTGGAAATGTCCTTGTGGTAACGAATGGATGGGTTCATATAAGCATATGAAATCTCAGAATTCTTGGTGTATAAAATGTCAGTATACTAATTTATCTAAAAGAAATGGTGATCCAAATGGTCTACAGAAGGCTCATGATCTGGCTAAATCTAAGGGAGGTCAATGCCTATCCACCGAGTATAAAAATAATAGAACATATTTGAATTGGGTGTGTAGAGAAGGACATCGATTTTCCGCGCCTATGTCTAACGTGGGAAGATCTACAGATCCCACATGGTGCGCTGCATGTGAAGGTAAAGCTAGACACAGCATTGAATACTGCAAAGAAATTGCAATCGAACGTGGAGGTGAATGTGTAAGTATCGTGTATGAAAATGCCCAAAAACCTTTAAACTGGAAGTGTAGTAAAGGTCATCCATGGACTACTAATTTAACTCACATTATTAGTTCAGGCACTTGGTGTCCATCTTGTAAATACAAGAACGAGCAAAAATGTAGAGAAATCCTTGAAGCGACCTTAGAAACTAAGTTTCCTAAAAGGAGACCGCCATTTCTAGACGGAATGGAACTGGATGGATACTGCGAAGAACTACAGTTAGCATTTGAATATGATGGCGAACAACACTACCAAGCAATCGAACATTGGGGTGGTGAGGAAGCGCTTAAGAAGAGGCAAGAAGATGATAAGATCAAAGATGATCTGTGTGTTGCTAATAAAGTCAAACTAATTAGGATACCATATTCTGAAGAAGATAAAGAAGCGTTTATAAAAAAATATCTGGATTCAATTATGATCCATATTATATTATATCAACTTCTTGCTTCATGAGACGGCTCTGCCGTGCCAAAAAAGTTATTTTTTGTATCATTCCGATTCTGAGTTCGATTCAGAACAACGATCTATTATAGGAGTAATATCACGTCGACATATGGGGCATAAATAATATCCAATATCATGCAATTCATACAGACAGTCGACGCAGAACCAATGGTAACATTCATTGATGCTCCGTTCATCTGTATTTTGCATGCTGTCTTTAATTATATGTTCGTCTCTGCCGAAATCGCGAGTGCAGATGGGGCATGATGCAGTTTCATGTTCTATTCTGTCTCGTATCTCTACGATCTTTTTAAATTCATCTACTGTGCGATTACCAATACCACCCGCACAAACATAGCACACAGGACGCAAATTCTTTATATTACGATCACCGCCATTCTTTTTTGCTACAATTAGTCCAATTTGTTTAGGGCGTAAACCACGTTCGATCGTCTCTTCTTTGCTCAAGTGAAATCCACCGACGACACCACAACAGTAGCATATCGGGTCGTATGTATCCCAAACTTTTTTGATTAGATACTGCATGTTTTGATATATAAAAAGTATGTTGAATTCAATTTTTATGTAATAAAAAGTATTATTTTGCATCGATCATTTTTGTATCTTAATGACTTGCTTGATCGTGGCTCTGCATATAGAACAGTCGCTGATCTTGTTAATGCATTTCTCGCAATACTGTGTGTGTCCACATGGCACAAGTAAATGAGACTTGTTCGTTCTCTTGAAACAAATGACGCATTGATCTTCTAACGGCACATCTGCATCAGATTTTATGATGTATACATGATTGTTACTGATAGTGGTGTGCCCATGCGAACGTTCACATGAACCAATTCTAATTATATTATCCTTTACTGTAATATAATTGATATTGATTGCCACCTTGCTGTCTAGTGATACGGTCTGATGTTGTGCTCTGTTGATGTTTAACAGTTCGTCTCCTGTGATGAAATTGTATAATATCAAAGTGGTATCATTTATCATTGGGATTATACATTCTTTGATACAATATGGTTCGATAACGTTATGTTTTGTTCTGCCATATTTATCATAAATTGTAGAATTGACTTTTCCTGATTCTACATCAATTATCATTCCATTGTCAGAGATATATATCAAATCTTTGATTAGATGCATCGAACTGCATCCAGTAACGTGATCTGTTGTAGTATACCTGTCTCCATCTGTAGTTTCTATAATGTAGCTGCTTGTAAAGAATCTCTTGTTGTAATAAAACGGTATGGGCTTTATATTTTATGCGTCTATGATTTTAGTAGATTACATAAGATATTTAACATCATGCATAACCGTCTATAAATGCAATCATGCTAGATACATTACGTTGTCCATTATATTTATCCATCACTTTACCATTTTTTATTAGCAATAATGTTGGATATCCATGTACACCTAATTTCTTTGCTAGAGCACTTTCAGTTTCTGCATTTATGCTAGCGATAGCAACATGTGAGTGACTACTATGAATAGCCTCAGCTAATGCCTCCCATTCACTAGCAATATTTTTACAATGTCCACACCACTCAGTATACACCTTAACAAATACAACTTTATTTTTATGCACAATACTGTCATAATTAGCATCTGTTATTTCTTTGCTACCCTTATTAACATTACTATCACTAAAATTAATAATATTACTACCTTTACGCATAATTAAATATGCCACCAATACAACAAGTAACACCAAAATAATTGCTACATACGATTTATTCATGTTCTATTTATATGACAAAAACAAAAAATATTTTAGAGCAACTAGTTATATATTTTATCTACATTTATATACTAAATGATCACCATTATATGTTCTATTATAGTTTCTATAGTTACACTCATTATTACAATATATTTAGATGTCTGTAAAATATATGGTGGTAACGTAGAAAATGCTTTGAAGGAACTTAAACATAAATTAGAGGCGCTACCTAATTATCCTATACCTACAGGAAATCGTAATGTAATATTTAAGAAAATGGGACCAGATCAATACATGATCGATCCAGAGTATGCTAAAAATCAATATGAATACACTAGAGAAAGTAGCTATGGATTCAAAACAACTATAGATTTTCTCTTAGCTAAATTAGAAGATGATCGTATCGGTGAAGATATAAATAGACGCATCGCTATTAACTGTATGCGTTGCTATTCGACTGATGCATATGTGCATATTAATATGGTGTCTAGGCTTCTTGAAATGGATAATGTAAATACAATGACATTAGATATGGTTAAGGATCAATTTAAGATGCGTGCGCTTAATACAATGGAAGAACGTGCTATAAGTGATACATATATTAAAGATATACTTACACGATTGAAGGGTGAAAAATGGAGAGAAGGAATAGAAAAAGCTATTAAACAAAATATAGCTATTACTAGGATGAAAACATTTCCTGAGTGGAAAGATTGGTTGGCAGATCTCACCAAAGAACCACTCGAGAAACCATTATATAAACATCTTAGTGCTGAGTTAATACCTACCTATATGGAACTATATGATCCGAAATTTATTAGTGATACAATAGGTGAAATGTCTATATTAGAGATCTTTACATCTATGCTTTCGTTTATGAATAGTTATTATATATACGCTAAAGTATCATCATTTCCATCCATCATGGTTGCTAGAGCAGACTGGGGGAACATTAATTTATGGTGCAAAAAAGACCAATCAATCAAAAATTTTGTTTCCACTACATATGATCTAACTGGTAATGGTCCGAATTATGATATGTATGGTGGTAACTATTTATCATACATATGCCTACCAGCTGGATTAAAAAGTTTTTATATGGTGGCAATATCTTCATACAGCAACGAATCAGAGATACTTATGCCATTTATCGGGATGGGGCGTTGGTTGCCGATAGATGCAAATAAAATACTCGACCACAAAACAATTGATACTGGATATAACTCAGATGGTCATACGTTACGTAAAGTATATCCTAAAAAACCATCCGATAACGCGACCATTGCTATTGTAACAGATTTTTCGCATCCTCAAATGGATGGTACATTCTTTGTAAGTAATGGTAAAAATGTCGAATATAAAAATCCTTCTCTGTTGCAAGAAGATATTGGAAATATTGGAAACTTTTCATTTCAGACACAAAGTGGTGGAGGTGATAAACTTGGGATCAACCTAGTATTAAAAATGATTGTTTCAGATATATTCGGTGGACCTAACCCAGAGACTTTATCGAATGGTATAGATTTACTTAAAAGACGTATACACGTAATAAATGATATATCATCAGAATATAGTTACCATATGGATGCATTCATGCAACAATTAATTAATGATATGAAGCGTATGCGAGGTTCAAAGAGGAGTGTTTATCGTAGCTCAAATTAATGCTAATATGCTAATGCGTCTAAATGTAGTATAGTGAATTAACACAAAAAATGTTATTTTTTAATAGACTAATTCACTATACTACGACGACTACTACTTTAGTCTTGCTATAAACCGTGGGATCAATTCATCCATGCTCTCTAATCTGAGCAGCGTAATGAAGACTATTGCGGGTTTATGATCTTTGAGTTCGATCCCTGATGGTGGTTTATATACGTATATATCGAGAGTATCAATAATGTTTTTAAACGTGAATTCTTTAGGTAACACATTAGTATGATTAGAACTACGTTTAAGACTTATGAGTGTTGGAGGATAAGCATACTCGTTATTGAATTGATATTTACTAATCAATTCGGATGTGTATTCGTCATCACCAAAATCTTTCGTCCACTCCCTTATAATGTCTCTACCGAGTCCCATTGACGCGAATGTTTGACACACAGATTCCATATGACTATATGATAATCTTTTGCATCCAGCGCATATGATGCTGTCACCAGGGCATCCTAGGATGTATGGCCTCATGTCTTCTACAGTTTTTATTTCTTTCTCTCTGATGGATTTAAGTATGTCTACCTTTAGTTTTTCTGGTATCTTGCATAACTTTGGTACGTTGATTGGGTTACGCTCATGGTCCCATACATAAGTCACTAATTTACCATCTTCAGGAAGAGCATATGTTGTACCACCAGCATAAGCAAAGCCATTTTTAATGAGGAGGTCTACTTCTTTGAATCCCCACAGCTTGTTTTTTATATTAGTGTTGTATGCACTAATATCGGCATCATATTGAAAATATATATGCCAACCACCAGATGGAGTTTTTTCAACCCAGCAGTCAGAAGGTATGTCAATATGATCGTAAATGTTGTCTACTTTATCGTCTACATCTACTATTAATATGTTACCAGTCATAATTATTAGACTGGTGTCACTTTGAACCATTCGCCTAGAGTCTCTCCAACGGTGCCCTGGTTTCTTTGCTAGTTTACCATTACTCTTACGAGTAGCTTTCATGCATCCAGTCTGTACATCATATCCATGATCTTTCAGATATATGGCCATGTCATATGGGCTGGTCAATTTGTTTACATTCTGTGAGTTTCCCATTGCGTATGTTTTACGTTATTATAATATAAAAAATAGATTCAATTTTTTATTGATTGATTTTTATCAATCAAGATTTGATTAGCGCAACATCGACACATTTGAAGTACATATACCCACGAGTCAATACAAATCCTTGTGCCTTGCCAATACATATACTATCATCGTCGTTATATATTGTGATAGTACCATCTGTTGTCATACATCCCAATATATTACACTTGAGAGAGATTTGCACTACGTTACTAACATTTATGCACCGATTTATGATATTGTAGTCAGAGTTTATAAATATTATGTTTTTACTCGTCAAGACTGCAACATCACCATATTTTTTTACACCACACCTGTCGATGCTTACATCTTTGATGTTATCGATGCATAAATTTTTACGTATTGCGACTTTCTTGCGTATCCGGTATAACATTCGATCGTTCCATGCAAATAATCTGGAATGTTCACGTGCTATATGATTGATGTTTGGCATGACTAAGTCATGTAAACAAAATCGTCCATCATTATTTATCAAATACAGTGAATTATTTGATTTCTCGATCAGATAATAACTATATGGGATATATGATACTAAAAACTCTTTGATATCATATCTGTTTAAGAATTTGTATTTGTCATGTAAATTAACTTTTGTGATGATTGTTGTTGCGCTACCTATGTGAATAACATCATTTCGTTTGCATCCAGAACTGTTTATATATGTACCATCATCACACAAAGCATGTGCGATGCAAGTTCCTCGTATAAGAGTCTTTATACTTACATGTCGGTCAGCATCAATACAGGATTGCATACTTAAACTAGAATCAGCCAAAGACATCGTCATATCAGTTAAGGCTACACCTCCATGTGATATAATATAGTCTGTGCCTGCAATTTCAGGAATTGCATATAAGTCTGCGATAGTACCATCAAGATCAATTTCAACTGGAATGGAGCCATTGAATGTGGGTGTACGCAAGAATAGTAATAAAGTCATAATTGTGAGTTTCTTATGTTATAATAAATTGTATTCAATTTTATTGAGTCAAGCAACATATCATGACTCAGTATGTGTATTAAATTTATCACAACTAATACCATCAAAGTCGCTACGAATATATTCAACTAACGCTCTATGTGAGTCAACGTCAGCGAATCCATTTTTTATATACCGTTCACCAATATGTTCCATATATTTTCTTGCTATATGAGCACCTTCAGTATCATTTGTAGAATCTTTTCCGATATCAATTGCATTCATATATTCAACGAGCAATACACGGTTTGCATGATATCTACTAATTCGATGACGATTACTATCACCATTATTATCGATGTCGTCATCGATGTCGTCATCGAATATCGCAAAAGGATTATCAATATCACGACAGTTTGATATAGTATATTCATGATATATTTTTGTTATATTATCTTTGCATAAAATATTCACATCATTCATAATTGATTCGATGTCATTTATTTTATGCCAACTACTCAGACCTTTTAATTTAGAGCTAACGAATTTAGAACAAATCTTTTCATATATGGTTCGATAGTGTGTTACACAGCGACTCATAATAATATGAGCATTTGGATTATTTATAGTACTTTTTATTTTTGCTACCTCCAGTGATCCGATGCATGAAATAGAATAAAGATTTTTATCCCCACCAGAATTAATGATACAAATGTATCCAGACATGTTAATTATATATATAAGCTATTCATATATATATAATTAACATCACGTTTGAAATAACCAAAATGTTGTACTAGTTACAAAAATTTTTTTTGTAATCTATTAGATTACTAGTGTCAGCTATGACACTAATTGTATCCCTGATACTAATTGTAGTCCCTGATACTAATTGTAGTCATTGTAGTCATAGCCGTCGTCGCTGTATTCGTTGTATTCGTCGTCTCTGTATTCGTTGTATTCGTCGTATTTGCTTAGGCGGCCGCACATGCACCCGCCGCCGTAGGTGTACCCGCCGCACATGCCGGTGGACCCGCCGGTGTGGCGGGTACACCGGCGCCTGTTGTTAGTCCAGCCGAATCTGCACCTAAAGTATCCGTGGGAATAATTGTCATTCTCTTCGTTACAAATTTGACTCCAATGTACTGCATATGTCATATCAGTTTTACCTGAACTGATACGTTTCATTTCTTTATCAATACGCTTGATTTTTTTACGTTTGTTGCGAGTAGACTCTGTTGGTTTTGTGTATCGACGTCGATTTGTTTTCCGGGTCGCATTGTGCTGGTATGTAATATCAGCATTCACGTGCCATGGGATCTCACGTTTTACCTTTGGTTTTACTACTACTACTACTGGTTCACATGGCTGGTGTTTCTTATTGATGTAGATGTATATTGGTTCATCTATCTTGTACCTGGAGGTACCTTGTTCATCTCTATTGTATCCGAAGCTACGTTTTCTATATTTATTCATGTACATTATGTGCCGGTAGTACCATCTGTCAACGGTTCTCAATGGACTTTGACTAATCTTGAACTTTTGTGGATTGTTGAACGCTGTATGTATTTGCCACATAGTGTACTCTTCGTCCATATCCAAATATCCAACGATGTATCCGAAGATATCTTTTGGCATGTTGTACACGAGCAATTTGATCAGTTCGGGTATATATTTTGTGACGCTGAGGTACGACTTTTTCGGTGTCGTAGGACACAAGTCTGTGTAAATTACAGCAAAGTCATCTTCATAACATGCAAAATCCTTTATCTGTCGGTTACGGAAACTTCTCTTTATGTCTCGAACACCATTAACATTTATTTTGAAGATGTTACCATTGTTCATCAAGATACCACAACAATCATCTCTGATTGTGATCTTAATGGGGATCTGGCTAAACTGATGGTAGACGGTCTTATTCTTGTCCCATATCGCGATTTCGTTGTTGTCGAGGATAGCTGCTGCTACATCACCACCGGCTGCAAGATACACAACGTTCGCTCCTTTAAAATCAGGTGACTTCAATGTGTAATCATGACTTCCCAGTATGTTTATGGACCTGTCGTCCATATACAGCATTACTGTGTACGAATTCGTGACGAGTTGTTTCACTCTTATCAGACCGAAGTGTCTTTCGCGGATCACGCCTGATTTGCCCCATGTGATCACACAATTATTTTCGGTTAACGCTACCACATAACATTTACAACATGAGACTTGCGTAATGTTTTCGTTGCAACTGTTGTACAAACCTTGTATTATATTTGTGCATAGCGTGATTGTGTTGTTGTTCTCGATCCATACGATTTGATAGCTGTTTGGGTCTGCAGCGATCAGTTTGATGCTACGATCCATTATGTATTTGTAGCATACGCTATTCAACCAACTGAAACAATTCCTTTTATTGCTTAGAAAGTGTCCAAAGCCCATACATTTATTATCTTCGAACAAGACGAGAATGGATTCCTTTCCAGATACGACTTGTTTGGCTAGAGGTAATCCAAAATTAGGCACACAATTCGTATCGTGGCCTAATATACGGAACATTGTTGTGTTGCTTTCACCTGATGCACTTGATACACTTGACGTGTTATTTATGTACTCATATACCGCACTCTACACTGTAATCGTTGGTTACTAATAGTATATAAGATTCAATTTTATATATACAAAAAAAGTTTGTTTTTTGTTTTTTTTTGTTTTTTTGTTTTTTTTTGTTTTTTTTTGTTTTTTTTGTTTTTTGTTTTTTTTGTTTTTTTTGTTTTTTGTATGCGGAAGGGGGGTGATTACACGTTGGTTGTTTTTTTTTGTTTTTTGTATGCGGAAGGGGGGGGGGGGGTGATTACACGTTGGTTGTTTTCTTACTTTCTTCGTTATTGTTTTCTTCGTTATTGTTTTCTTCGTTATTGTTTTCTTCGTTATTGTTTTCTTCCTCTACATTTTTCCACTCGTTCTTTTCATTGTCTTCGTCTTCATTGTCTTCGTCTTCATCTTCGTCTTCGTCTTCATCTCTCCAAACCTCATCTTCTTCTACTACTGCTACGGCTGCTGCTACAAGTGCGATTACAGGTGGCGTTAGCACGTGACGATGTGGCAGCACCTGTAGCGGATATGGAAATCCACATGCCCATCGTTGGAACTGCTGCGGTGCCCATATCGGCCTGGACAATGATATAGCGATCTTGATCTTGGCTAAGCTTATGGACACAAGTCGATATTCTGCTTCAGTCCAAAGATGGGTGACTGCTGTTAAATCATTCACCAATTCTTCGTAAAAGTGATGTGTGTTGTCGTATACCCCCCACAGTATTATGGCATCATTTGCCATAATCCCAATTGCATGGGTCCAACCCCATACTATTTTTAGTAGGGGGATGGATGTGGATGGTATGTCTCCTAATATACCTGGCAGGTGCATCATACCATCCAGCGTCATGATCATCATGTGTAGGTTCAGGCTCATTTTTTCTTTTTTCCTCGAGTTTAACAAATAGGGTTAATAAAAGGAGTGTGTGTGTGTGTGTAAAGCTTACAAGATGCTGTAGCTTTGGAATCGTTGGTTATTGATATAACGCAAAATTCAATTTTTATTATGACTATTATAAAAAAGTTTTTTATGTACTCTAACTGTGCTTTTGTTAGAGTACATTTTTTTGAACTCTGATGTTTTTTATTAGGGTTCATGTATGTACAACTCGATTAACCAACATCCAAATGAGGGTTGGTTGAACTTCTGTGTCCATACGGGCTTCGATTTATCAAACATAACTGGCCGGTATGCACTACATTTCGTTTTGTTGTTGGCTATTGTACGTGTTTTCCAGTATGTGCGGGTATTATCGCGGATGCTGTATTCATCGTTGATATATTCGTTATTTGCGTCGATCATAACTTGTGCCATATGCGTGAACCGTGGTATTTTTTCTATTGAACTGTCTGCAACTTCCTTTCCAGCAAGGATGGCCGTAACTTCATGGTCGAAGCGATTATTACCGTCTTGCGCATAGTACGTCATAGTATGCGTCCTGGCATTATGTTGAACGAATATTCTAATCCCGTGCACCGTTACCAAGTAGAATCCATGTCCGTCGACTTCATTGAGCATTATCTCGTTGCATATACCTTCATCAGCGCACGAGATACCTTTGGTGAAGGGTATTTGGGTAAGACCACACATGAGTATACTAGTATTGCTTACATGAGCGTACACATCTTTTGTGGTATCTTCTGGGTCAATATCGTAACCTACGACACAATCGTTTAGGTGCTTGATAAAGTATGTCATTTCTTGCTGACGTATGTTTTTTTAATAAAGCATTGATGTTGTAATTTTTACAATTCGCTGTAGCTTTAGAATCGTTGGTTAATACGATATTACATAATTCAATTTTATTCAAATTTATAATACAAAAAGTTTTTACATATCATCAATACTTTTTACTCATGTCGTAAAAGTTGCTAGCATCTAAACCAAATTCGTCTAGACTTACTCTAGTCATGCATCTATCTGTAATCTTACCATCTAGATCAACGATTTGCATTATATATGACGTGCAGTCGTTATCTTTTTTGTATACTAGCATTGGTTTGTCTGTGTCTGGATGGTACATGACAAACTCTTCGATAAAATCTAATCGATCAACTATCAATGTATTATCCATAGTTTCAATATCGTGGTACACTAGTTTTTTGTTGTGTGTAGTAATAATACCTTTTCTGGTTTGTATGAGCCTTGATCCTGTGTTTTGTTGATGTATGTTAGAGTTTTCACCGCTATGACACACCTTACCATTCTTGTTGTAAATTTCGAATTTACCTACAATAGTATACCTTCGTTGATCTATGCGTTCAATTTTTGAACGAGGTATGTTGGGTTTGTTGCGATAGATTGTAATGTTATTAGTTGGGGTGAACGCATCATCGAAATTACCCATGCGGTCACGAACTGTCATGGATGAATCTGTGTAGATGACTCCGAACCCACACGGTGCATCATATTTAAACATTTCAGAAACGATCACTTGCTTATTCTTTAACTTGATATATGCAAATTCATCGAAAACGTATACAGTCTTGTAATCATCAGCATCATCTCCTATATGCTTCTTTGTATTTGTTTTATCACGGTTTAGGTATATATGCAAAGAAGCATCTGTCCATTTACGACCGTTGAGCGTCACTGTTTGATTGATTGCCATATGTATATGTATATGTATATGTATAATCGGCTTATATATAAAAAAGATTCATTTTTTTTCTGCATATGCTAAGGTATAACAACTTTGTGCTAAACTTTTTTGTGTTTGACTAAACAATGGTCGGATAACCAATAGCTTTTAATGAGTCCATTAACTCAATGCGACTGTCTAACATTTGGATAATTGTGTTTGCGGTAACAACATCACTATTAGTAACAACATCACTATTAGTAACGACCTTTTCTAAATCAGCAATAAGTTTTACTGTTGTGCTACGAACTATCTTCAATTTGGCTTGTGTTTTAGATTTTTTATGCATATAACCTAACTCTTCAATTTGAGGTCTCAGAGGATGACTTTTATTTGCTTTAAGTATCTTGATCATTTCTTTTGTTGATATGATGTCTTTTTCTATCTGCATGGTAGATTCCATTGCAATGCGCCATGTAGGAAGGTTCATGTTATGTTGCATGTTAGCTATTCGTATCAGTTGTTAGCTATTCGTATCAGTTGTTAGCTATTCGTATCAGTTGTTAGCTATTCGTATCAGTTGTTAGCTATTCGTTGGGTAATATGATTATTAATTAACACGATTTCAATTTTTTAAATGTATAATGAATCTATTATCCCTGTTGTAACTACGCAGTAGTATGTTAAAAAATCTACCAGTTAACGATGAGTGGAGTCAAGACTTGGTAATATCTTCGCTACATCTACGAAGGACTATCGTCGCATGCTGCATTTTGTTGTTATTATCATATTTTAATTTTATCCACGAATTACCACCACTATAACTTAACAGACCATTCGCTTGAAAGAAGTATAAATTCTTAAATGCGTCTTGATTTATTGATAGTGTAAACACCATCTTTGCAAACGTATGTAAATCATTTATACTTGAGTATAATGCACCAGCACTCTGAGTAAGATAGATCTCATTAAATTGTCTATCGTTTAATGGTTGAATTGTATTATTATTATATAGAGTTAAATCTGTCTTGCCCATGCCTGTATGTGTCAGCTTTAATGGTTTAATCACAGTCCTGTAAACAAATTCAATCCACGACATTTTAGATATCTTTTCAATGATAGCACCTAAAAGTATATACCCAACATTAGAGTATGTAAATTTTCCTTTCTTTAGACTTGGATCAATAAAATCAGGGCCATCAATCGATACAATATAATCAATTACATCTGTTGCTGTCTTGAATGATTCTAATGTATCTGCTGTGATTTCTTTACATCCAGTTACAATTATCTGTCGTACACCAGCTTCATGGTTCATCAATTCTCGTATGGTAATCCCTGGTAATTTTACTTTGAGATATTTGTCGGCATCTGCATCAATATCTAAAAGACCTTTTTCTTGTGCTATTAATAAACTAGTGGCAGTGAATATTTTTGTCAGAGATCCGATTCTGAACTCAGAGTCTGTGGTAATCTTTTCTTTATCTACGTTATTATATTGTGTTAGATGCCCATCTTTTAGTTTTGCGTATGACATTTTAGGTTCATATTGCTTTATATCTGAACCACCAATAACTAACGCAGGAATGTAGTCAATCATTGTGTATACTACATATAACATGACAACGCATGCTAAGGCTATTAAAAAGTAGCTAAATGTGTCCATTTTATATATAAAGATAATATGTCAATTTAGTTTTTATGTATGTATGTATCATTGACATACACTAAAAAAATTAGACGAATCTATTCTTTTTTTTTAGTGTATGTCACGCAGATATACCTTTTTTAGTACATACTACGAGGACGTTTTGCTGAAATCTCTTCAGACTCATCCATCTCGTTTGGCTCGTTTGGCTCGTTTGGCTCGTCTGGCTCGTCAACATACGTACTATGGCAGACTGTCTGTCTTTTTGCCGACGGTATGTCATCGCTTTGCCTATCGTACACATGAATACGATTGCATTTGGCAGTCGGTTCGTCCCATCCTGGTCCCAGTATGCTCAGAATAGTGTCCACTATTTTACGCTGCGCGTCTAACTGTCTGAATGTTTGGATTTGCATTGCTGTGCTTTGGTTGAATATATCAGAAGGCAAGATATTATTTTCTAGAATCCAGTCGATATTTTGGTCTGTTAAATCGTCTATGTCTATTGACATGATTTGTATCCATACACTGAATAATAGTTCTTTACCTATATCTTTGTTCAACTCTTTGCATATATTTTTTTGCATCGAGTACAATGTGCGTTGTGTGTTATTGAAAAACTCTTCTGCTTCAGATGACGACATTACATTGAGATCTGCCGTTTGTTTGTATGCGATTTCTCCATCATCTGTCTTGTATATATACATACCTTCGGGTAGATTAATCCTATCATATAAGAAAGTTTTGCGATTTTCTTCATAAAAGCCTGGTGTATACTTTTCAATTTGAGCATGCATCATCTTGTTGTTGTTGTTGTTGTTTTTGTTTTCCTTTAATCTTGTGTAATAAAGTTATATGTGTTGTAAATAAAGTACAGAAACTGTAGCTTTAGAATCGTTGGTTATTAATAGTATTAATAATTCAATTTTTTAATAGACAAAAATATATCGTTCTATATGCCATGTAAATTAATTTTATTAGTTACCATCATAAGACCTATTAAAAAATTAGACGAATCTATTTAATTGTTACAATTAAATATATTCGTCTATTTTTTTTGTATTTACATACATTAAGCACTAGACTACAATTTAAGTTTGTGTAGCTGGTCGTTGAGCATTTCGATACGAAGATGGCTTGCTACTGTGCAAACCATTTTGTAAATCATCTGTCTTTTTGCTGATGGTTCGTCTTCCTCTTCGTCTTCGATATAGGTATACTTACCAGTAGTGCTTTTTCTACCAAAGTTTATCGGATGTAGAACCATTTTTAGCGATGCTAATTGGTGTATACATCTTGAGAGTTTTACAAGCAAGACAGAATGATTGTTGTCGAATGCGTTGGGTGTAATATTCTGTTCAGTCACCCAAAGGAGCTCGTCTGGAGTCATATTGCAATAGTCGATGCGATAGACTGCACACCAATTACCAACATCTAACGGGTAGGTCATGTCTTCGTTCAACTCAGCATGTATCTTTGTTGCTTGGCGCTGTGCTGTCTCATATGCGTTCGTGAGGATGCTTCTAACCACGGGTATTGTCATAAACTTGATTTTTTCCATAGAATATGAAGTAATTTCACCTGTAGCGACATTCGTGACGTCGTAGTTGCTATTGGATGGTATGGATTTATACACGTCTACATGGCGGTAGTAACGACGGTTACCTCTCTGGTTGTAGTAGTATGGATCTCCAATTTCATCTAGTGGGACGTCATTAAGGATGGGTTCATCCTGGGATTGCTCATCGCTACTGTACTGTTCATCGTAACTAATTTGCGTGTTGTTGTCGTGTTCGTGGCCCATAGTTCTTCTTAATTGGTTGCAATTAAGTGTGTGTGTTGTAAATAAAGTACAGAAACTGTAGCTTTAGAATCGTTGGTTATTAATATAATGCAAAGTTCAATTTTTTATTATAGACCTTCATTTGTAAGCAGACGAGTCTGAGGGTCAATTAAAAAAAGTAGTGCCTGAGCATTTCTATCCATAGTAAAACTCTAGATCCCGATTGAACCGTATATATTCAGAGAAGTGTTTTGTTTCCACTACGTACTTAATTTCATCTGCGATTATATGTGGGTTTTTTGCCCGAATATCATCTGGAGTCATTTTCTTCCACTCATCATGAGCAGCTGTATATGATTTGAAATCATCAAACAGTAGATCTATTGATGCGCGCCCATTGTTATCATAAATTAACGACGCAACGGCATGAGGTTTTCCTTTAATGACTCTAACTAATAATGCAGTGTGAACATTGGAGCACCACAATGCTTCATATGTATCTGTAAATTGAGTCCATTGAAGCATTGGTTCTTGGATACCAATATTAACAAGTTCATTAAAACAATATAAATATCCATCATTTCGCTCGGGTGTAATTTCATCCTCTAATTCTACTGGAATTATATAGTCTTCCTCTTCTTGTTGCGTTAGGTCTAGAAGCATCACATTCAATCCATACTTTGTAACATATATATCTTTGCCGTCATCACATTTAGTTATATGTGGATAATCATCCATACGATTAAAATCATCCACCGTAAAAATATATGAGACATTGCTAGTATCTGGAACAAATCTGAGATGTTGCTCCCACATTGTTATATACTAACCTTTTTTATGTAACTAATTGATACATGATATATATAATCGATCATTCAACCATATAGAATGTATATGTTATGTAGGGTATGCTATACTGATCTGTATATTTGAGGACTATGTCTTCACAACGTAGATTTTTTTGCTCACAATCCAGGGCGGTGCCATAGCAAGACATATGCATATACTTACACTTACATGTGACTCCATCTGTGATGCATATGTAGTTGAACATTGGAATTACACGCATGTGGCAACACATTGTATCAATGTTATGATTAAATTGTAAATTAAGCGTATTGTGGTTAATTCCTATACCATAATGCAACAATCCATTAGACACACGTAATGCATCAGGTGTGGATCCAAATACAATATCGACATTGTCTATCATCATACTGATACGTAATATAGATACCATTGGACCAGTTTTAACGTCTAGGACATAAAATTTATATGAAGGACTTTCATATATAACTACTTCATTAGACATCCCAGTGTCTGCTATTGCCATATTTGGATCTAAAATTTTGTCTTGGAATATGAGATTTCCACCGACTTTGTCATACAGTGATTGCACCATGTCATCCTGTACGATATCGTAATAAATTGTGATACCTGTAAGGGTTTTGATGTAAATAGTCATTGGTTTGTATTATATATTGTATGATATTCAGTTTTAATACAAATCTATACTATCTAGACGATGTGTGACAACCTCTTCCAGTATGCTGCAATGCATATAGTGTAGATATATATTAACGACAAAAATACACATTTTTTGTCGTTAATAAAATTGAACTTTGCTATATATATGTAACCAACGATTCTAAAGCTACAGTTTCTGTACTTTATTTACAACTTCTTTACTAGCTTAGAGGAAAATATACGCAAGTTACACAATGGAATGCTCCAACTTAGAAGAGCGACGCAAGACATTCGAAATCAAGAAGCATAACAACATACGTCGTATACAAGCAGAGACAGCAATCATAATGGCTGATTGTATCACATTAACCGATACAATCAAAAAAGCGCTACACGTGAAACCGACCGTGACCAAAGCAATCGAAGCTGCCAGTATAGAGAATAAAGATACTCTGATTACGTTGCTCATCTTCATGATCGACTCTGAGCTTAAAAATATCGCTTCATCTGCGACTATTGCTCGCATGATCGCATCTTCAATCAGGAACCATACAACAACATCCGCTCCATGGTCAATCCAACACGAAATTACAGAGCATATTTGGTCTAAAACACATGTATCCATATGCAAAGCAATTGAAGATGAAATTGAAGCATACCCTGAATGTAAAACATTCAGGCGCGTCACATAGTCATTCTAGAATGACTAGTGGAACATTCCACAAACCAAGTATCGACTTCATGCAAATGCTTGTCGATACATTTTTTGTTATCTATATAGTCATGTATGGTAGAAGTTGTATACGACATATATTACGAAATACCAATAAAAAAAATGAATTTTTTTATTTTTATATAACCAACGATTAGAATAATAACTCTTTATACCTATAACTCACCCACAAATATACTAACGTATTACTTGCTATGGGTAAATGTAAAAAACAACCTGCTCAAGATGCTCAACCTGCTCAACCTGCTCAAGATGCTCAATTCTGTGTTAGTATGGCAATTAACCAGCGGACTGACGTGCTCAGCTTTATGATAGTCTTCACAGAAAATGGAATATCTGAACACCTGTACATATCAAACCAAACAGATGTCGAGGTAGGGTTCGGATTGATTCTAAAAACCATCGCGAATTATGCGTTGGTCAAAGGTCGTAATGTTAAAGAAGATATTGCTTCGATTCTACCAATGTGGAACACATTTGCTAACATGGACATGAGTCGACCACGCCATCCAGATGATGGCAACAGTGTGTATTACATATGATATGTAATAAAACATCACACAAAAAAATTTTTGTGTGAATTCATCTATGCATCATGGCTACAGTTTTGGATCTGTTCAATAGCATATCTATTTGGGATCTCCTCCTAGCATAATAAGACTGAATAGCTGAAGCGCTATCAATATCACCAATTGACTTAACATGATTGTTCAATTGATCCCATGCGTGATCAATTGAACTGGCTTGGATTGTAATATGTTTACCCTTGCCAGACATACAGATTAGATACATACCAACAAATCGAGAGACTTCAATTGATACTGTATTCATTAGTTTAATGTTTAATTATATAAAAAGTTGAATCATATACAATATGTTCGAGTAACTGCAATTATGTAATAATAATCGACTATATTTTTGTAGCATCAGTTTAATAATACATCAATGAATACATTGGATCCATCGATGTATTACTATAATGGATCTCTATTATTTCAGTAAATCCTTCACTAACATTAGGAGCCTCAAACTTTTTATTGTATATATTGTATACCAATTTTGGTATATATGAAGCATCTGATGTATGATGTCTATACTCAGCATTATGCATTGCAATATCACGAGGGCAAGTAAAGTATAGACATCTAATAGAGATCTGGTGTCTTTTTGCTAGATTTATGAACTCAGCTCGATCCGATTGTGATGGATTAGTTTTATCGATGATTATAGATGATGTTGTATTCAATATCGTTCTATTAAATGCCTTCAACACAGCAGCTTTAGTTTTTAGTTCATCTTGATTTATACGGGTATACTCACGTAGTATTGAATCATTTCGTATACATGAACTCTTACCAGCACCAGGATAACCAACACAAACAATAATCTCTCTCTCTTTGCTGGATATAACCACTGGAACCATTGGCGATTCTAACTTTGGATATGTTGCCGAAACTATTACGTTTTGTATATTTTTAAACATTGTTAGGTGTGTAATAAATTTCATACTAGCATTATACAGTTTGTTTATATTTAAAACGAATTTATAGTCAGTATCTGAAAAGCATGTTGCTGTGTTATATGCGTCACCACAATAAAAGCTTTTATCTACATCAATTTTATTCCGTATGTATTTATTATAAATACCTAGTCCAGGCTTTCGAAATTCATCATGTGTTGTGCTTGCATAAATGGTCATTGGTATATTGAGATCTGCTACTAGCGATTCTATTTTAATGCACCATTTATCGGTTATTTTTGATTGATTCGAAATAACAATTATTTCATGATCTTTTTGCAGCTGTCTGATCGTATCTTTCACTGAGTCTGTCATATAAATAAACGTGTCCATCCAACATTGTTTACGTGTACCGTGAAAGTATATAATTGTACCATCAAGATCAAATATCGCTGCTGGTTTTTTATCACTACTAGCGACATCAGTAGCGACATCAGTAGCTACATCAGTAGCGACATTGTATATCATAACTGAACCATCTTGTTTCCACATTGTAATGCTGTAGTGTTGTATATAATAACATCATGAATATTCAATTATAATAGTATATGAAAAAAATATTTGATAGACTACTACTATAGCTCAAGCATAACAAGACTCATTAAATCCTGGTTGCTAAGTTGGACAGAAGTCAACGTATGGAACTTTCTTTGTATAGTTACATTGGTGACAATTGCATCTGCACCCATCACAACATCCACGCCAAGTGTATGTATTATGTGTTTTAGTTGCAAGTACATGTACAATTGTCCAGCATGCACATTGAATATCATCCGGTATGGGAATTAGACTTAATATATTCTTCGACATTATTTGTATGTAGTGGGTGCAAGAAAAGATGTGATTTTTAATTGTTAATTATTATATCAATAAAGATTCAATTTTATTATATCAATAGATGAGTCATCTATTGAATAAGCTGGCATCTATATACGCAATTTATAGTACATATAACAAAAAAGGTTTATCAGTAAGATACTGATCATTTATTTTTTGCAGTCATTGCAGAAGAATGTGTTGCATTTCCAATTGTTACAGCTCCAGTTTGGAGTTCCTCGACATATATGACATGATTTCAACGTTGAGACAACTTTTAATGTTGTCTCAGTGCTACATTTCGGACAAGTCGCTGGCATTATATATGACGGTGATGTTATGGTATTATCAGGTATTATAATTCAATTAAAAAAATGTACCCGTTGGATACTTTGAAGTGATCTAGTCACTTTAGTGATTGTATTAGCAACTTCACTTGTGTACTATGGTAACATGGAATGTACTTAATTCATTGTCGTTGTCTTGGAGCTTTTTCGTCAACTGGGTGTGCAACGCGTTGAATTCTTCGATTTTTTTGGCTGGGTCGTATATAAACTTAACTACGGGAAGCCCCTCTAGTTCGTTTTTACGGTTGAGCCACTTGATCCACTCAGCGGTGGCCTTGAACTCTTCAATTTTACGTGTGTAGTTATTGAGCAATGATACGTTTTGATCCCGTACTTCGGCGCGACGGTTAACGTTCTTCACAAACTTGTTTGTGATCAGTTTAAGTAGCGGATCAGACATTAGCATCTTTACGTGTTGCGTGTTGCGTGTTGCGTGTGTGAATGTAATTCAAAAGGATATAGAAACTGTAGCTTTAGAATTGTTGGTTATATATAAAAAATATAATTCAATTTTTTATACATACTCCAGTTTTAACGACTCTATTATTTGTGGTGCTGTATCTGGATATAATTCTTTTATCGTATCCTCTTCAAGTTCATATAATCGTGTTGGTGCTACATATCTATTATTGAACTGTACAATAATGTCCTTAATTTGTTTAATATAGCCAATTATATCTGGCTTATCTAAATAGAATATGAATATGCTATCTGCATATATGGTCTTCTTTTTGTTAGTGAAAAATGCCCAATAATACATAACAGCAGCAGGAACGACTAATATACCACTAAGATTTTTTATGCGCAACATTTTATCAATAGCTCGATTCATTTTATAGTTTGTATTTTTTGCATGAGGGCCACGACCTTCATACATATGAAATAATCCTCCATCTTTGCAAGGTAAACAAATACAATAATTGTTATTTGGTTGATCATGAATTATATCAGCAACTGAATTCATTGTTATAACATCATACGGGGGATTCGCTATAAATGTATTACCCTTGTTTGCTTTTACAATAGCTGGAGTAAATGGTCCAATGGCACCAAATTCTTTATCATCATCAAACAAAGAACAATATCTTTTTAATGTATGATTTAACGGACTACCAAAACATTCTAAACATTTAGGTAGGGTTCGTTCATAGAATGCATATAGTGTTGGTGGAATGCTCAGACATGTATTTGATATATGAAGGTTCATCGTATCCTCTCTATCCTTCGTATATGTATGCATGCTACCATATCGTAGTAGTAATGCTATTATAGAGTCCTTGGATATATCAGGATATAATGCTTGACTTGCTTCAATTGGTTTATTTATAATAGTCACGTATTTTGATAGATCAGATTGTGTTTGATCTGATCTAATAATTTCCATCGTTTTATCTGTCAATTCATCCAAATCGGTTTTCATGCGCATATTCTCTAACACACTATATATGACATCTCTATTATCAACGAGAGGAAATCCTTTCATAGTGTTGCTTTTACCTAGAGCAAATAGTTTATTAGATAAATTATATATGAAATTAGCTATCCAAAAATCTCTTGGATGATCTGCCTTAAATACTTGCACATTTATCATCTGAGTCTTTATGAACATATTCTTAGCTCGAGTCATTACTGGTGTCATATTTGATTTCATTCCACCTTTAACTACAGCATGAACACATCCACAAGCAAATATGAATAAAAATAATATGGATACGATAGCAACTATGACGACTGCTATTAATGTAATTAACATGGTTCTATATAAAGGTTAACACAAAAAAGACCCAGAGTCTATAACTGTACTATGTTAGTAATACAAGTTATAGACTTCTGTTTTGGTTTTTTTTTGTTTTTTTTGTTTTTTTTGTTTTTTTTGTTTTTTTTGTTTTTTTTGTTTTTTTGTTTTTTTTGTTACTGATCTAAGATCAGTAACACGTTCAAGATCAGGTTGATTTGATCTGGTTTTACGTTCTCGTCTTCGTTCGGTGGCTCGACTAGGCTACGTAAAATGCTATCCTTCAAAATTGCGTTGATCCTGTGCCAATAATCGCTGACATATATACCATATATATTGATCACCTTGAAGGCTTCGCAGTTACAATAACTCCATTCACGTATACCAGTGTATTCCGTTCCCACCATCGCATACCTTTCCTCCATAGACATATCGTTTAGTCTATGGAGTTTGGTGTGGTACTTTACTAACTCGTCGTATGCTTCGATTATAAGTCTTATCGGAACTACCAGCTTTTGCATCTGGTAGTAAATGGCTACTTTACCGTCATGAGCCATGATGTATTCCATGGAATACCTCATGACGGCCAGTCGCATATTCCAGAACAGTGACTGTTTGATACAGTGCCACGGCAGCTTCATACCTTCCGCAATTGCCATGCAGGGACCTGGACCTGGGCAGGTGCAGCATCGGACCGTATCGTAGTGCTTGTTGTACTCGTCGGTGGCATCGATCAGTTCTTGCTGATACGAGACCATGGTAGTCTTGTGTGTGTGTATATGAGTGTATGTGAGTCGCAAATCACAGGAGGGATAGAGTACGCATGTGGTACGCAATAAAGTACAGAAACTGCATCTTTAGAATCGTTGGTTATTAATATATAGCATGATTCAATTTTTTGTCTATAAAAAATTTAGATCCTCTAAGGGAGGTCATTCCTTTGCCATAGCGACGATCTTAGCAACCGCAGTACGCACTTTAATGGTGGTCGCATACCATGTCAGTTTATCCGCATCATCATAGTAATCGCCAACTAAACCAAATGCTTCCACTATTTTTTTGACAATATCACCATCGTTAACTTTGACTTGTGTGATATTGTAGTCACGGTCATCATTTTTATATGGCTCATCTGACACAGCAACATACATATTATACCCATCTACGTTCTTCACCTTTGTTCTTGAAATAACAAGATACCGTGTAGTAATCGTCTCATTTGCTGTATGAAGAGTACACAGATCGTCCTCACCCTCGTCATCATCGCTGCTTTCAAGTGGTGGTATATACGCTTTATCCGTATTTTTTAAATCCTTTATGAACTTACGTAGAGTATTATCACCCATACGAATGGTATTATATGTCTTAGCACCATCGATTATCTTTAGTGACTGAATAGTACCCTTGTCCTTGTATGATTTGATCACATCTTTCTTTGCCTTGGCTGGATTATTGATATCAGCAAAACGAGACACGACTTCATATTCATCCGTGTTGCTCACGATTTTTTGGAATCGACGGTCACTTTTCAACCCACCAGCAACCTTATAGGATTTAGCAGGCCAGTCCTTATGACGATAGATTATAACAAATCTAGGGTCTGATTTATTCTCAACTAAAGTTCCAACTTGCCTTTCAAGTCTACCGTTAGATGCTTTGATTGTGGCGGTGTCTTCTCGGATTGCTTTGATGTCGATCTTATTTTCGATCATAATCATCTCCATGCGACTGATCGTGTCGCCATAATCAATACTTGTGAGGCGTGTGATATATGCAGATATAAGCATAGGCTCCTTTTTAGCCATTGCATTAGTGAACGTCATGAGATGTTGGCAATACATTTTTAAATTAGAAACATCATAGTTTTTGTTCGCGGCTCCAGCGCAACTATTTTGATTCTTATGTACCCGTGTGATCAAGTTGGGTAAGGCCTCGATGTTTAGAAGCTTACGTCCATTTTTGATCTCGTTTTGTTTACGAACAATGGGGTCATATCTAGTAAGATTTGATTGACGGTCACCTAAGACCGTCAACGAATTTGACATAATAATCGGTTGACGGTCACCTAAGACCGTCAATGAATTATTATAGTTCTTTAGATGTTTGGATTGTATTAAATCTCTATCTACATCGAGTTTTGCACTATTAATAGCTTGCTTATGATCCATATCGAGTTCATACTCATACAGATCAACTAAGTCAACATACGCCCTATAGTTAGGCACGCTTTTGACATAGTTTTCATATTCACCAATAAAGCGCCTTTTTTGTGTGTCTGTCATGTCATCAACTATTTCTGTTAAGACTGTGTCCATAGGCTCCGATGGGAGCATCTCTATAGTTATCGCACATTTGGATGATAAGTATGATATAACAACATGTTTGGTGTCCCTTTTATCGGGCACCATGTCGTAGACTTCTTTGAGCGCCTCTGGGATATTATCCTGAGCGACCATTTCCTTCCAATACTTGTCATATTTTTTCGTCATGAATTCGCTGATAGATTGAATAGATGTCATGTTTTACTTTAGTGTATTATATCAATTAAGAATTCAATTATACTGCTAGCACCTTATGTTGCTATGATGCAAAGCATTCTTCCAATAACACCATCCTCTAACAATACCTTCTTGCCTCTACTATGCGTCTTCTTGCTAGTCAACACACGCGACACAATACCCTCTGCTGTATCTCCTTTGTATGGTTTAATAGCAATACGAACTCTATCACCAACACGAACATGATTAGTATCTTTATCAGAACACTTCGCTTCATACACATCAGCACTCACTCGAACACAGTCTCCACCGGTTACTTTATAGTGGTACCCACCTTCTGATCTGTAGTAATATGTCATTATATATATACAAAAAAATTTGATCTGCAACAGATCATTTGAGCAGAGACTGAACTTCTTGCTCAACATCGCGTTGGCTGATACCGGATGCAATGAGTCTGTATGTAGGACCATATGAGCCAGCAATATTAGATAACAGTCGTTCGAATGAATGCTTTTCTGATGTAACATGTATAATTTTTTTATTTACATTGTCACCATCATCCAATCGTCTGTATAGACCAGACAGTATGTAGTTTGGTTGTTGACACTTGCAGACACACTGCTTCATCAAATCAAGTTTGAATAAGACAACATGCGCAGGGTCTTGTATATTGATCATTTCATGTGCAAGTGTGATTGCACTTAGACTATGGTCCCATCGTTTACTCATAAGCATGCAGTCGTAAGCTTTGATGTCTGATTTATTCTTTTCATATAGTCTTGCGATGTGGATATCGAAATATCTGTCGTATGCATCAAGTGTGTTCGTGAAGTTCAAATGTGCATCCGCGAGGGCCATTGCGTTTTGTTGTGTGTTGTCGATTTTAAATTTCATTCGTGTGCATGTACGTAATCGTTGGTTATTATATGATACAAAAAAATCAATTTTTTACAGACTACTTTATATCACCACAGGCAAGAAGGTGGTGTGTCTGTATATGTTTGTGATGATAGCAAAGATGGGTGTTCCATGGGTGTATCATCACCACAAATTAACGAAATTAATCGTTCATCGATTGGTTCTAGTAAGGATTTAACAGCAGAAGTTGTTATCCCTGGATTTATTCTTGCAATAGTTTCAATCGTGTCGCGTAACAAACTCATGGCCATGTTCGATTCAGTTTTCTTAATTTCGTATAATGCTAGGTTTTCGTGGTTGAACCCGCACCGAATCTACATTAGGCACCGGTGCGTACCGAGTCTTCGTGCCACGCCCGAGCAGCCGGATGCTTGATTTCATTTCAGTTGTTAGTATGATTTTACCCCATACTAAATGTTTTACAATTTGATGCAAATCAGCACCAGCGATTGCACTTGAATTGTTTTTTGTGATATGACCTTCGATGTCAGTGAATGATGGGTTGTCATACCGCATAAGGTATTCATTTAGGTCTTCTTTATGCACAACCCGTTGCATCAAACTAGTCTTCATTCTTTTTGCTATGAGTCCTGCTCGCTTAGGGGACAAGCGTTTGTATTGCGTATGTATACCACAGTGAGATCTCTTGTGGCGAGTTGCCCATCGTTTGTCATTGTATACCTTCCCACAAACAGTGCACGTTGTATTAACCATACGTGGTTTGGTTGGGTTTGATTTCGATTGACACACGTAGACAATGACAAGTAGTTGATCGTCGGGAATACTATCAATAATATCGATATGGTGAAAGGTCATTTTGGTTATTTGTTATACATAGACTTTAGTGCTTTCAATAATATAATTACAGTTAAAATATGTTCAATATATGATTAATATATACGTCGAACCACGAACACTATGTCGCATATGCAAAAAAATACTATATGTAGACTATAATGGAATCAATGAAATTGGTCCAGTGCATGAAGAAATATGTCAAGTGTGTGCCCTATCGACGTCTATACAAAAAATAAATTTGAGCGACTATACTCTCATAAACATTGCATGATACAATGCCTGTGGATTTTTCATCGTATACATCGAGTCTCCAATGTGTGTGAATCCATAACTAGCAAGCAAATCAGCTAACTCTTTTTTGCTGTAGTAGATACGAGGTAGATCGTCGTTGTATTTTTTATGCACATCATCGATGTATTTCTTTTTGTTGAAATCATCAGGATCGACATCATGTTCACGAATGAACAAATATCCACCAGGTCGAACCACACGTTGTATATCTGATAGCATCCGTGAAACGTTTTCAAAGTGATGAATAGACACGAAGCATGTGACCATATCTATACTACAGTCTGGTAGCAGAGTTGGGGTAGTTCCATCTGATAATTTTGAATAGGTTACACCTATTCTTTCTTCTGGGAGTTTGGTCATTACATCAACCGCATTAACTATAATTTTGAAATGCTTTGCAATACCTTCTGTAATGCATCCATCACCACACCCAACATCTAAGACTTGATCTATTTGTGCACCAGGCTTGATCAATTTGATGATGTGGGAAAGACGTTCTGTAATGCGGTGTGTTTGTTGGATAGACATTATATAACTATAAATGTTACAGTTAGTTATATAATCAGTAGCACAAAAAATATTTGCATATAATTGTCTTCATTCTTAGTTACAAAACAATTCAATGTAAACCATCTAAAATCTCGACCATAGTGCGAACCCATTCACCATCTGGGTCAATAAATACTTTTAATGTTGGAATGTGACCATCTGTATGTATAATGATTCGTATAAAACTCAACCAATGAGCCTCTGCAATTTTAAACACATTTGCGTGGTCGTCGACGATTAATATAGGTGATACTTGAAAATCATCCATATTAGTATTTGGGTACACTAACGGATACAATCGATGCATTGATCCGTAACTAAGAAGTCCTAAGGTGTCTCCTGTATTACGATCATGATTGATTGCATGTATACGCTTAATTGTAATATATTTGCGCATTGGTAATGATGGGTTTCGGATGTATGACTGTGCAATTTCAGCTTCAGCATTCATCTTTTTTAAATACGATAAAATCATTTGTCATATATATAAAAAAGATGAATAGGCTGATGCATATAGAAGTGCTTAGCGACACTACAATTTAGTCATATTATCCGACAGAAAAGTGTCCAGGATTTGACGTGAATTTTATCATTCGCTGCGATGGCATAGTATATGTAATGTCTATATTATTATATTTATGTCTTATATTTACTCCGAACAGCTCCGATATCAATAATAAAAATGGATCACATGTAGAACAATCATACCCGCGTCGTATTGTCGATATATCAAAATCTCGTATGTGCTGCAAGTTTTCATCTTTTTGTTTAGTAGATAGCAATTTTCCTTGCCATTTAACACAATCTGTAGCAGTTGAGTATTTCTTTAACGCACAAATGAACTGATCATGACTACCGTGACCAATCATGCCTATTTTGCCATAGTCTTCGACTGACAGCGTTGACATGATTGCATCCCAAAAACAAGTCATACTATATACTACAAAAATTATACAACTCTTATTGCAATTATTTTATACTACGGGGTCTATAATAATTTGACGTAGATCAATTTCGGCTTGGTCACCATCTTCAGTCTCAAGTAAATAATAGCGGTAAATATCATTTGACTCACGATAGTGACTACGAACATACTGATATAAACTTGGTAGCCAAACTCCATATTGATTAGCAACTTTACAATACTGTAAAGGCTTTGCTCCTGTGCGGTATGTATTAACATGTCCATCAAATGTTAATATATGTGTTGGTATAATGATGATTGGTTGTTTTGCTTCCAGTGTGCTGTATACAAATTTTGAGATCAGTCTATTGTTGCATGTGTTCATTTTTAAGTTATTATATACGTATATCTGTATCAATACAATTTTTTCTAAACCTATTGATTAAATATATATTTTGATGACATCGAGTTAAATGCTAATAAATCACTTGAATCATATTAATTGTAGTATATACGATATATATATGATGGAACCTATTACACCAGATATACCAACAGTTGGACATCTAGTATATACAGCAACTAACCCGACTCCATGTGATATTAGAGATGTACAGACAAAATATCATATCAGTAGCGCTTTGATGTGTAAACTAAGCAACTTACGGCAGTATAATATTATACTGATATGTGATGATATGCAAGAATCTACGGATGCTGCATCCATTGTACATAACATATGCGTTGCTCATGGCTGTGATATAGAAATACAACATATAAGTAGCCAAGTACTGTCGCGTGCTGGGTATTCAATTGATCTACCATCATTGAAAGAAATAACAAATCTTATATCACAAATACATAGTAAACTATGTAAACTACGTAAACATTGTAAAAAAACATTTGTGTTAATATCTACATGTATCGAGATTTCAGATCCATCTGAAATCGATATACATAAGTTTGAACATGAATTAACGTTACTGTCTCATAAACTGAATGTGTACATATTCATCACAATATGTACTAATAATGCACACGTTACCTTGACTATTAATCGATTAAATAAAGTTCTGCGAAACTTTAATGTACTGCCTAATTTTATTACAGAACGTGTTAAGCAACATCGAATATATCCACGATCTATATATACACACAGCACACATATCGTAAAACATATTTTATCTCCATTATGCCCACAACCGAAGGTTAATTATTCATGTGAAATTTTATGAAAAGTAAATTGTGTAGTTTATGTGTAATAAATATAATGTCTAATAATATTACTGCATCTGCATCTGCTTCTGCTTCTGCTTCTGCTTCTGAGTCAGTGTCTGCGTCTGCATCTGGAAATGGTAGTGAAACATATTCAGATGTAAATGGTGAAGATAAAACTCAATATCGCAAAGGTGGCTACCATCCGGCTGGATTGGGTCAATTTTATAACAATAGATATCGTATAGTTAAGCGTCTTGGGTGGGGTAGATTTAGCACTGTGTGGATGGTGTGGGATTATACAGACAAAGATCACAAAGCAATGAAAATACAAAAAGGTGATGAATCTTATAGTGATTTAGCAGAAGATGAAATTCTTATTTGCTCAGAACTCGATAATAAATACTGTTGTAAAATGTATGATAATTTTATACATAAAGGTCCAAATGGTTCTCATTATGTATTTATATTAGAATTAATGGGTGATAGTCTGTTACATTTGTTAGCTGGGACTAATTATAGTGGAATTTCGATTAATATACTCAAACCAATCGCAAAACATATTCTTCTTGCTCTTGATTATATTCACAGCAAGAATATAATTCATACAGATTTAAAGCTTGAAAATATATTAATAAGCACACATCCTGATGATATTCCAAACATACCAATGCCCAAACCAGGGCATTTATCTAAGACTCAATCAAAACGATTTAAACAGCGTTTAAAGAAATATAAAAAAGCTAAGACTAAGACTGAGACTGAGACTAATCTGTCCGATCATGTGATCAAGATAAGTGATTTTGGTAATGGTTGTTGGACCCATAAACATTTTACGAGTAATATTCAAGCTCAATCCTATCGGGCACCGGAAGTTATTTTAAATGATAAATATGATACTAACGTTGATATGTGGAGTGTTGCTTGCATTATATTTGAGTTATGTACAGGTACAGCATTGTTTAATCCAAGTGGTGGTCTTACATATGATAAGACAGAAGACCATCTTGCTAATATAATTGAACTGCTTGGACCAATTTTAGGTAAAGAACATAAGCATCTAGATGAAAATGGTGAGACAAAAAATATAAGGAACTTGAAATATTTAGATTTACCTTCGTTGTTGGAAACAAATTATATGTATAGCAAGAAGAATGCTGATGAAATCTCAGCATTTATACTACCTATGTTAGCGGTCGATTCAAAGGATCGGGCCACTGCTGCTTATATGTTAGAACATTTTGGTGAATGGCTTGAATCTATTTAACGCTTTCGATTATTACAACATCTTCATCGAATAAACTATGACTGCTAGTATTTCGTATTTTAAGTATAGATATTTCTTGCTGATGATCAGCAAGTTGTTTTTGTATTATATCAGTTTGTTTTTGTATAGTCTTGACCATCTTTGTTAGTTCATCAATTAATTGTCTGTTATTACTTTCTTGGTCAAAAATCATATGTTTGTATATGGACAATAATTTTTAGACATAATTGGAATATATATTCCAATGGAATTGACTACTATATATTCCAATTATGACAAAAAGTTTTTTGTGTATCATTTTCTGTTCAAATTGATCATGCAACCATCTTTATGTTCTTTGCATCTCGATGGTATTGTGTCAGTTATGGATCCGAAGTTGGGGCGTGTGCTACAACCAGAATATGTACAGATTAATTTCAGTTTTTCTACTTTTGGTGCTGGTGCAACTTTTGGTGTTTTTGGTGGCTCGATTGATTCGATTGAGTCACATATCATTCCTTTGTGTATATGATCAGGGCAATGTGTTGCGTAATCATTTTTGAATCCATAAAAGGCTTCATTCTTACATCCGATACGAGCACATAATTGCATAGGCATTTTGCTTTATTGTAGTATTATAAATATATCGGATTCAATTTTTTCATCATGTAAATGTCATTTTAATTAATGTATATACACCATGGCAGAAAGCATGAAAACTGATATGTATACCTCACCCATAAACCCACCGCAGTTCAATGTTGTGTCTGAAGGGTCATCTATATCACCATTACATACACCTATTCTTGTTAGAAAAATGTCAATGTGGGCACCTAAAGAAACCATGCAATCACAAGGCAATGGATCTATAATTAGCCAGGTTAATTCAGATAATAATTCAACTCATAAATATAAATATAAATATCATATCAAGCTAGGAGTAATATTAGTTACACTAATAACTGCAATCATAATCATACTAATTATCAACTTGTTAAATATTAATAAAAATATAACATCAGATTTATATGTTACTATGATGTTGTTGATGGTCGTAATATCAATCGGGTCATTTATTCTTGCTGTATCAGCAATTCGATCTAGTATGGCAAATATTCTTATATTAGAAAAAGAACTAGATACACATACAAAATTATCTGACATGATGAAAAAATTCGTCCCTCGTGATTTTATCCGGTTGCTTGGATGTCGTAGTATTTTAGATGTTACTCCTGGCATTAGCAAGAGTGCTGAATTGACTGTGTTATTTAGTGATATAAAAAACTTTACAGTCATATCAGATCGAATTGGAGATGATGCATTATTTAGATGGTTACAAACATTTCTATCAACAGCATCAACTGTAATTATGAATCATAATGGCTTTGTTGATAAATTTATTGGTGATGCTGTTATGGGATTGTTTCAAATTGCCCAAGATGCCGTGCGAGCATCTATCAGATTACAAATGTCGGCGGATGTGTTAAATATCGAACGTCGTAATGATGGTGACGTGGATGTTTCAATTGGAATAGGGCTCCATTCTGGTAATGTTGTTGTTGGTATTATTGGAGATGTGAATAGACTTGAGTCAACGATAATATCATCCCACGTATGTCTTTGCTCTAGACTAGAGGGTCTTACTAGAATATATGATGCAAGAATAATTATAAGTAGCTTTTGTTATGACTTATGTGATCTATCTGATATCAAACATAGATATTTGGGAAAAGTTGTTGTTAAAGGATATCGCAACTACGTACCAATATATGAAATATATCAAACAGACCCTCCAGATACAATACAGCTAAAAGATAAAACGTTAACGACGTTTTCTGCTGCTATTAATGTATTTGAAACTGGTGATACTCAAGATGCAATTGATATGTTTGAAAAAATACATCGTACAAATAATATCAACGATGGTGCGGTATCATTTAAATTGCATCGGTTAAGCATCATAACTAGTTCAACGGAAGGATTAGATACATTCGATGAAAAATAATACATGATCATAATATAGGATACGGATCTGTATCTATATCGAAATCATTGTTCGTATTACATGCACATCTACATTGTTTACATGCATACCAAGATACACCTATACACATACTAACACCAGCAACTGCAAGCAAAATACCTATCATAAATGCTACAAATCTTCCTTCAGAATCTAATTTAAAAGACATTTGTATATATTATGAAAAAAAATAATACAAATGTCTACACGTCATATATTATATTACCGTGATATAATATATGATGACGACAATTTACACATATTAATGTACATGCATATGGTGCAAATTGTTCACATCTATGTGGTAAAGAACAGTCTTGTATATTACATGCAATATTTCTATAGTTTGTGTATAAAATTCTATTATTAAATGGTATGTATAAATATGATAGAATTTTATCAGCAACGTCATCACAACTATGCATCATTTTTAACATCATTAATCTAATCTCATATGGTATTATAATACCACGCCAATGATATGCTTGCGGTTTTCGACTTTGTATGCGAATGGTTTTATATTCTAATGACACTACATATTTTTCGGATAAAATATGTGCAAGTTTACATAACACAGCATATACAGCATCTTTTTTCTTGTATGTCTTTGTATTGATGCATTTTGTGTACACAAAATTAATAACTCGTTGCGTACTTACGAATAATCGTGCGATTGGTTTATTTATTATGCGATTTAATATACCTGAGTATATCATTCGAAACAATTCCCGCTCAGCATACATCAATGCAGCAAAATCGAATATATCAGAATTATATTGATTTTGTATATCTCTATATGCGATGTTTTTGTTAGTATAAAAATGCGATATTTTATGATTCCAACAAACTTCAAGTGGCGATGGTAGCTGATGTAAAAGTATGTTTTCCATTATATTTACCATATTTATATGAGCAAAACAGATTCACTTACAATATCATTGTTATATATAGCAACAATATTGTTAATATTTGCATGCACTATATGTGCTATAGTATGTACTTGTGACGATTTAGTTTAATATATATAAAAATGCAAACGGTAACAAATGGTGTTGCATTTATCGCATTGTTTACACAAAAATCAAGGAATGCAACATTTTTGCTGCTATTAAAACATAAGGATGGTAAGTTGGGACTTCCTGGTGGACATATTGAGTCGGGTGAGACGCCACTAGATGCAGCAAAAAGAGAATTTCGAGAAGAAACTGGTAATGAATTTGATGATGATATTTATCTAAATAGATTCGATTATGTTGGTAAAAATGTTTATATATTTTATGGGTGTACTGATATAGGATATGTTCAAAATATAGTCCGTAAATTTACATCGAATGATGAGATCGATGCATCTATAATGGTGAATGTTGATGCTATCGATGTATCACAACTACGACCACAGATGATACCATATATTAGTAATCTAATTCAAACATCTTCTTGTGATGCCCTGTAATAAATTTAGGTGTTCGTCTTGGTGATTACGGTATAAAAAAAGTTGATTCGATTGATCGAATCGTTTTTTTATTCGATTGATCGAATCGTTTTTTTGATTCGATTGATCGAATCGTTTTTTTTGGTTCATCATTCAGGTTTGGAAATTTCATACAGAGAGTACATGTTAACAAACTTGTTATCCTCAGGATATCCTTTGATGTTGTCACCGTCAGTCACTTTGTCTAGTGACAATCCAGCTCTGAAGCAAGCTTCTGCGATGTCTGCAAGGAAGAATAGACGTTCATCCATTTCGTTTCCTCCTGTCATTGGAAGCACTACGCGTATGTTCTTGTCATCAACACGCTTGAACTTATACAACCCATTTGAGTGCACTACTTCACCAGACTCACTTGAATTCAAGGCTTCGGAGATTGTGTCTCCATTCGGTCCCAACACATACAACTTTCCACCTGGCTTAAGTATTATCGCGATAAACAGCAGTACGTCGTCTAGATCAACTGCATAGTGTAGAGCATGGTTGATTACGACTGCATCGTAAGTGACGTCTCCCAATGTTTTGTTGTGCTCTTGGATGTTGAAGGGTGACGGGTTGTTCATGTCCATGTAAACGAATCTCAGCATGTTTTTGTACGCAATCTTGGTATCAATCCATTGAATGGATATAGCTCCTACGATGGCAGGCACGTCTTTCTCGGAACACACTAGCGTTTTGCATCTGTGGAATATTTTGTGGTCAGTTACACCAGATCCAATGATGTATACGTGATTGTTTTCGACCATGGTAGCAACATTCCTTTTCATCTCTTTGCATCTAACAATGACCGTGTCATCTGAATGACGTTCCGTGCACTTGAAGTACCCAGCGATTGGTCCAATGAACGCTGCAGGTGTTACCGGGTGACCAGATGGACCATGCATGAGGATTGAAATCGCTACACCTAGTCCATTTCCGTAGCGAACTCCTGGTATGATTGGGATATCACCACGTATATTCATTACTACCCAGTCAGCGTAACCGGTGGACATTAGTCGTGTAATGTTTGCCGTAGCGCGAAGCTCACATGTTTTGTTGGTGTATTGATTGCTGCGGCCACCCCGCACATACACGATACACGTTTCAAACCCGAATGGTCCGATGAGAGGGCATGGTAGAATCTTGGAGTTGGGAGGTCCTCGCATCCAACGCACCCACCCGTACATTTTATTGAGCGGAATCGCGATATTTGTTGCTGCGTTGTGGTGGATACCATTGATTGCAACCATCACGTCATAACCGTTACGGCTATACTTCTCACGTACGCTAATAGGTGGCTGGATCAAGACAGAGTCTACTGTCATGAGCATCATTGGTTTGAACTTGTACATTGATTTGTACGTGTACATACCCACCAACTTATTAACGATGATGGCACCATCTGTGGGAAATCCCATTGAAGATGTGTTCGACGTGAAGACATCGGTGAGTACTCCAATTGTGCATGGTTTGTACTCCTTCACAGTCACGAAGTATGTGCATGCGAATATTCCTGGAAACTGCTTGAGGATAGACATGCGCTCGAAAAATGGCTTGTTTGAGATCATTGCGTCATTAACTGTCCAGATTACGTCGAAGATTTCGATCGAGAAGTTGCATAGTTCACCAACACAAACACATTCGAGCAGGTTTTGCTCTGCGTGTGTCGTGAGGATCAACACAGATGACACCAGCGAGATTTTTCCTGGCTCCATGTGGATGAACATAAGGTGACCATCCGTTTTCGGCATAACAACGTAGTCAGCCATGTTGCGTTTGATTATGCCAACATCTAGGTGGTTCATGTGAACGCATATAGGCATGAGGTTCTTGATACATGTTTCGGATGTTGAACTGCGGTTGATTTGGTTAGCTACTCTTAGTAGGCCGTCCATTTGTGCGTTTTGGTCAAGCACAAAGCTGAGTTGTGAATATTGTTTTTTGTAAAGGCAATAAAGTACAGAAACTGTAGCTTTAGAATCGTTGGTTATTTGTTTAAAAAATATTTCAATTTTTTTACTATATACAAATCTGTTATATAATGGATGACCCTTCTGGATGTGGATGTGATTCTGTGCCGTATGCATATACGCTACCAGATGCTGTGATAAAAAATAGCGAAATGCTCTCTGCGATGTACTATCATCATTCAGATCAAGTTTATCCTACATCGCTAGCTCCTAAGATCAATAAATATAGACGTGAGGTGGCTGGTCTCAAAAAGCCAGATTTCATCACCAATGGAAGAGATCAGTTATATAATTATCAGATCGATGGTGAGTGAATAACGAGCTGTGCTGTAATTAAATTTACATACATATCAGCACATTTTCGTGCGAGGCACAAAGAATCTACCCGTATGATATAACATACCCATACCACCTAATCCAGCAAGAACGCCAAACATTTTTGTGTTAGACATAGCACCCATATATCCGATATAGATTAACAGAGGCATTATGATTATATGGAACATTGATACATATTTCATATACTGAGCCTCTTGTATTTTATTATCCGTACCATCTCGACGTTGTGGTTTAAATATGCTATCTACTGACATAACTGTACCACTTTTTAGATAATCATCGCAGTTATAGTTATAATCATATACAGCCATCAAAATGTATGATGAAATAAAAATCAATGGGATCAAATAATGATTAAATCCATATACACCACACGATTCACAAATTGCAATCATCATTGTAGCAAAAAGAATACATTTTATGTTCGGACTAAACGGTTTATCGACATAGATACCTCCAGCCATCGTTCTATTTTATATATACACAAAAAATAGAACGATGGTGTATTTATTCTTCCGTTGTATAGTATACCGTTTTTATCTTCCATGATTCTATACATTTCTTGCAACCAGCACATGGAGTTGATCGCATCAAAGTCTTTCCATCTGTTGCTACACGAATTACTATCATATAACAATCTTTTATGATTGATTTATTCTTGCAATTATTAATGCAATCTTCTTCAGCATGGATCGACTTTTTTTGTCCGATGTAAGGAATATGGATAATTACTGCCTATCGCGACTACTCGGTTCCTATATATTAACGCAGCGACATGACGATGTCTCATAATAACCTTACCGGCAACTGGTATCATTTGATCGATAAAATACGTAAATTTCTGAGTCTTCATTTCTCTATATATTAATTAAGTTATGTTCAATATATAAAGAAATTAATGACACAGCTATTGTATTCATTAATATGGTAATTATATCTACAATAGCTATGTTTATAACGTACTAGCGTTTGCTGCTGGTACGTTTGCTGGTACGTTTGCTGCTGGTACGTTTGCTGGTACGTTTGCTGCTGGTACGTTTGCTGCTGGTACGTTTAGACGTATGACCTTTGCGCTTTTTTGACCCAGATTTGTTGCGTTTAGATTTACGTCCACCACTGAGGCAACGGTTGCGACGGCGATTACCACCACGCACAGTGTTAAGTTTGTCTGTTGTAAATGTGCTACCTTTATTGATTTTCTGGACAGTAATGTCTGATGCAACCTTTCCAACATCTTTAATACCAGTGGCTGCAGCTTTTCCGACCTCAAAAGTTGCATCAGCTGCTACTTCTTTTGCCGCAACTTTTGAAGCAGCAAAAACTTGCTTTGCTGCAATCTTTGCAGCATTAGATGCTGAACTTGCAGCTTTTTTTATTAATGGTGTAGATTTCGCTGCAAGAAATTTAGCACTCTTTAAAACTGGCTTTGTTACTGTAGCTGCTACCTTAATAATACCACTATATTTACCCATTGTTTATATATATAGCAGAAAAAAGTTTTATTGATAGATAAACATCTATCAATACCAAGCTAGTTGATTTTTCTAGTCTGAATAAGGGACTGATATGACTCATCATCTGCATCGTTATCTGTATCATCATCTATATCAATGTTACATGCTTGTTGCATGTACATTACTGCATGTGTTGCAAACATGTGGTAATAATTCTTTTGATTTGTGAAAATACATGTCTGGCAAAATGGAGAACCTATCCGGGATGTTGAGCATCCGCTGCAAATATATGAACCGCAACCACTACAGATCCATGTAGCCGCTGCCGTACATGTATGACATTGTTTAGGGTTGTATCCGATCAAGAATTCGATCTGCGTACAAATTGTTTCTTTAGTTTCAAAATCGAGTTCAATAAGCTTAGTTATTTCCGATATAAGGATGTCCATTTTGCTCTATGTATTATATCAATACATGAATAGATAAAATATGAATAGATAAAATGTGAATCGTTGGTTATATTTATAAAAATAATTCAGTTTTTTATAAATACCGAACGTCCATTAGAGTTGGTTTATATCGACCCTTCAAATCATCGATGATTTCACAAATACGATACCATTCATCATCATTATTTGCAAGAGTGCTTGGTTTATGCATATGTATATAATTAATAGCTCTACGTTCTTCAGGATCTATTAATAGAACATCAAATATCTTGCATATATAGTATGGGTAATAGATACGATTACATCGTGTGTTACCCACAATACTCTCTCGAGCTTCCATAACATTTATAAACATAGCATTGACTCGTTGATATGATGCGCTTGATAATTGAGGTGGACCTTTACCACCGAGAACTTTCTTTGCAATTAATGATACATTTTTGTTGAGATTTGTCATAGGTATTTCCTTTAATATGCTACGGATATCATCTATCGTTATATGTGCTAGTGAGATATTTTTAGCCTTTATTCGAGATTTAATAGTGTTTATTAATATCTCACCATTTAAATCATTTGGTGTACAAATTTCACTATCAGCATCTCTTGCAAGAATATGATCCATCCAACTTTTAAAATGCCTATTAAATTTGAAATTACCGATTTTACTCCTAGGTTGGTTCTTATCACATTCCATCATCGAATTATCTATATTACGTGTGATATTACACACACTACAAGTTAACATCGTTTTATCATATGACTGATCCATTACACACCCACAGTTATCACAAACATTAATCTGGACCTGTTCTAACTCCATAGGAATATCAACTCTATTGTATTCATCTATAATGTCTCTTTTTGTAAAGGTCGCTGCCAATATTTCCATTTGATCCAAAATTGCAGCATCAACAATCATCGATATTATATCTTCCTTTTTTCCATGTGATGCAATAATATCTGTGTATAAAATGAAGTATTTTTCTAATAGATGCATGGCAGACTTAGGATTGGCACTATACTTACATAACAGTGTTATTTTATATTCTATCTTTTTATTTAATGTGTCCATTTTTTATATATTACAACACGATATGTATTTAAACGCAACCAGCGTAACATAATATACAACACGATGGCCGATTTTAATGAGCTACTTCAGAACGTCATGAATGACCCTGAGCGGATTCAAAATAAAGAAGATTTAGATGATGATGCAATTCTACGTTTGGCTAAGGAAATTCAACGATACAAATACACTAAACCAACTGCGAATGAAGAGAATGATGATAAACAACGGATTGCATTTTGCTCATATACTAACCTACAGGAAGATTACTTGGTCCGATTTTTAATGACTGGTATGGGTGGGTTCATTTATAAGATGTGTGATGAATATGAACCAGACCCGAAAGATCGTATTTGGATTGATACGAAACGTAGAGTTGAAGACGATCTTGCACCTAATGCAACCACTCCATTCGAATTAAATAAATTCAAGCATATGTCTGAAATTTTAAGTGTTCATACACGAACAATGGTGGAAATTACAGAGGCCCTTGAAAAAGTCAAATATTCTATTCTTGCATATGAATTAGAAGACAAGTCCGTTCCATTAGAGATCCGTAACAGTCTAGTTGGATTGGAGAAGAAAAAGGTTGCGCTACAATTTTATATGACTGCTAATATTTTAGAGTTTGGTAAGGATGCCAATCGTCGTATTGATGCAACTATCAATGATTGTCGTAAGTTTGATGATATCATGGTGGAAGTCAATAAAAGTAATGTTAAGCCAACACCTCCACCTGAAGAGGTAGTGCTACCGATTGACATTGTTAAGTCTCAAGTCAAGAAGTTCTTGGACTCATACTTTGAGTATAACCCTGCTGTACATGTCAAGTCTGCGTATGATGGCACGAAGTTATCGATCGACACAGACTTCGATAAGAAAGACCCCAAGCGGCCTACTTTACAACTACTAAAGGCAAAGGTGTCAACTGACGATGCTGTACTTAAATCGATCTTCGATAGTCGCCTCGTATACAATGCATCAATGCAGTTGTTGCGTCAGCCCACTTTACTGAAAGCTCTTGCGGCAGACCCAGACAAGTATCTAAAATCATTGACTCCAATTAGAGAAGCACATGAACTTCTAGAGCATATTCCTCCCCGTGATACGTTCCATAGATGGAGGTACTACATGGAAGTTAACATGGAGGAAATCCGTAGTGTCGTGTCTGCGATCTATGATGAGAAGCCTGAACTCGATTTCGCTTTACTGCTATACGAGACATTTGAGGGAACATCCGATGAAGTTGAGAAGAAGAAGCGCAACTTCGTAGCAAGACATAATGAAGAGGTTACGTCTGACATTAAGGTTATTCCAATGGGTAACTGGGTTCACCTCGGAGATTTCAAAAAGAATAGAGACACAATCGATTTCTACAACAGACACACTGAAATTCTTAAGCGTATCCTTGATAGACATGAGGAAGATAAAAAGCTCGGCCAAGACTTAATGAAGAAGCGTGTGTCTAATAAAAAGACTAAGAATATCATTGAAGATGGTCGCGATGCTGAGATCTTAAAGCAATACAAGTCGCAGATGACTGATCTTGCTGCGCTTGGTGCACGTCAACCATTAACGGAACAGCAGAAGCGTGCACTTGCTGATGCACAGAATGATATACGTGCGATTAAGGAAGTAGAGGATGTTCCATCTAATGCAATCCAAGTTAATATTCATACACATGACACAAAAACTGGAGAGTTCAATACGAGTAGTATCTACACTGAAGCCACACAGACGGATGAAGATAATGTTATCGCATGATAAAAATATAACAAAAAAATTAATCGTGAAGATCATTGCATCTATTTTTTATGCTTCATTGGAGGCACCGCTCCAATTATCATCGTCGTATGGATGATATTCTTGCACATGCATGTTTTCACTTTCATAATATTCTTCTTCTTCGTCATACAATTCTTCTTCGTCACCTTCTGAGTTTTTTGCTGCAGGAGGTGCAGGAGGTGCATCGGGTGCATCTGATGCACTGGGTTTTGCTTGGATTTTAATTTTTTTATCTTTAAGATTCCGTAGTTTATCTACTGACAAACTATTCCACATTGTTGTGGGTTGTTGATTTAATCCAGGTTTTGCTGCTCCACCTAATGATGGATATTCGTTAAGGTTATCTAACGAATGTTGTGCTTTGAGCAATTTTTGCTTTTTTTCCTCTTCTTTTGCAAGTTCTGCACGTTTTTGTTTGATTTTGTCTGGTTCATTGTACGATCTTCTAGTATGATACTCTTGTTGGCCACTTCTATTGGCTACTTTGCTGTTTGCTGCTTGTGTCATACATTCTATAAAGGACGCAGGGTTCCGACCCTTGGGCACATATTTCGCACTAGGAGTAGTCATTTTATCGATGGTATTAGCTTATTATAATAAGTTCCATAAATTCAATTGTTTTTTGATAGAATAATATATACAAAAATGGACTCAACTGTAGTAACTAGCAATGGTAAATACATACCGGAATTCTCTGCCGGGTACATCAAATTTATGGATAAATCCACTGCGATATATGGTAAATCAACAACAGGCAAATCAACTGTAATAAAACATATTATGAAGTTATTAAATCCACATGTGCCGATAGTATTTGTTATTTCACCAACTGAGCAATCTAACCAAGAATATAAGGGGTTTGTAGATACACCATTTATACACTATGATTTAACTATAGAGGGATCTAAAACACCATTTTTAGATAACCTTTGGCAGTGGCAAAATATGCGAGCATCTATATATCGTAAAGTCAACCGAATTGATGCGATTACATCTTTATATGATATTATTAGAGGTATGGTTGACGATTCAAATATACGTAAAGTTATGAGTGAAAAAACAAAAGCAATTTCGAAAGCACCTGGTGATAAAGCTACACAAATGGCTGAGAAATACGATGAAATTCTTTGTAGTGTTATGAAAAAATCGATCATGCGAAACATAACAACGCTTAACAAGAAGCGATCAATGCTATCAATAGAGCAAATTTATACATTAAATTATATTGATATGAATCCTCGAGTACTACTCATTTTTGATGACTGTGCAGCTGAACTAAAAAAACATGTTAATACACCAAATGTACGGAAGTTATTTTATCAAAATAGACATTCATTTATCTCAACGGTATTTTCTTGCCAAGATGATACCGATCTACCACCGAATCTACGCAAAAATACATTCGTTAGTATATTTACGACAGCAATTGTTGCAAGTGCTAATTTCGATAGATCTACAAATAAATATTCTTCTGATACTAAGAAGTATGTGACGGCAATGTTATCAGAAGTTTTCGTTGGATTTCGTAAATTATTATATCTGGAAAATGACCCAGAGCGTCAACATTTCTACCATTTCACTGCTATAAAACATGCCCCTTTTAGATTTATGGATGGTGTTATAGATGATCTTTGCCAAGCAGTTCAAGTAAAAAATGGTACAATTGATCAGAACAATATGTATTATGGTGCATATAAAGTGTAGAACAGTATATATAAAATGGATACAATTAAACCAATTCATATTACTCAAATAGATCATAAAGTGCGAAATGATGTTGATGCAAAAAATTGGCTGAGTCTAACGTATGGTCATGTTGTGGACTCAATCTCATCGGAATATGACGACATTAAAGCGAAGTTATTCGGTCGTAATTTTGATGATGATGTTAAAAATATACATAATGATCCAAATGAAACGCACCGATTGCAACAAATGGCTAAAATTCTTAGTGCAGCTGCGCATAAAATAAAAGATATAACAACTAGCCCACTTGGACGACAAGTTATATCTTTTATTTTGACTATTGCTCTTGAGATCCTTATTGAACCAGAGGCTCCATTTTTGGTTCCATTTATTTCTATTCTAGTTGATGAGTTAATAACTGGTAACAGTTTCCAAGAGGCTTTTGCTACATTTGCTAATAATAAAGATGTAGTAAAAGCTGCCGCTACATCAACAGTTGATAAAATCGGTAAGGGTAATTTCAATACCGGTACAGAAAAGTTACATAGTATGACTACAAAATTCTCAATAAATGGAGGTAAACTAAGACGTCGTCGCAACTCACCACATCATATAAAAAAAAGACGATCATCTAGTAAGAAGAAAAGACGACCATCTAGTAAGAAAAAAAGACGATCATCTAGTAAGAAGAAAAGACGACCATCTAGTAAGAAGAAAAGATCATCGTTAAAAAAATATAGATAAATTGTAGCATATAATTTATGATGTATATGATTTTATATATACAAACAAATGGCAAGTAAAGATCCACTGTTTTCCGCTGTGTGTTCATTTTTCGTGAACGAGTTTTATAATAATGTGTATGGATTTGCAAAAGCTCAAGTTAGTGGTGAAAAATCGTTGACTGATATGTATACAGGAAAAGTTCATGCATATATAGTTGGAGTCAAGGGTGTTAGAAAATGTTATGCAAATTTAATTACGGAGCTGCATAGATATTGTGTGAAATATCATTTTGGGAGCTTGACGTTCCCTGAGTTCGTTGATAAATTCGTGAGTAAGTTTACACCCCCTATGTATTTTGAGGGTATGACTAAAGAGCATAAAGATGAATTACTTAGCAGCATTATTTGCGGAATTGTATCATCAATCGGTGAATTTGTTACACGTCCTGAAATATTATGCAAAATTATCGATGAACATGAAATTTCACGTGCGGTTGCATGTAAAATGATCTTAGATAGTGGATTATGTGCATTATGTAATAAAAAAGATGCAGTGATGCATTCATTCGTAAAACATATAAGCCAATCTAAAGATATGGTACCTGTTGATGTTGTCAACGCATTACGTCAAGAGGTGCAAATATTAACCATTGAAAATAATAAACTAAAAGAAGATATTGCCCAAGCTTGCGATGATTTAAATGTGTATGAAGACAGGGAGGTTAAATATAAAAGCTTAATTTCGATGTTACAAAAAACAAAGATTGTGTTACATCGAACAGACTCTAGACCAACGCAGAATATTAGATCTGTGTCACATATGCAACAATCTCCTCGACTACCTCCTCCTCCACCTCCATCTCCTCAACCATCTCTACCTCTACCTCCACCTCCACCTCCACCTCCACCTCCACTATCAATACAACAAGTACCACATGCATATGAAGAAGATAATGTTGAAGATGATGTTGAAGATGATGTTAATATAGAATGCATTAACGCAGATGATTTGTTTGACTTACATAGTGGAATTAATACATTGACTACAAACAATCTTAACACTCTGCAAGACGAACTGGGTCCACCCAGAAAGGTTCAATTAGATGATTTATCTGTACGATCATCTCCATCTGAAGAGAAAAAGTCTTTATGCTCTAATATACAGAATGGGTTCTTACAGCTTGAGTGATACAATTAATTCAATGTGTGATAGCATGTCGTCAACATACGTATCACATAATATTATGCGTAATCCAATCATTACCGCAATGATGATAACATTTATTACATTAGTCATAGTGTACATCCAACATGATAATAACATGGCGAAATTATTCGTTATGTGTACTCTTGCAAATGTATGCTATTTATTCTTCCATACATGCGCGATAAATAAATATGTTGAATCTAGACAAAGTAGCGCATCACTTGCTACTGAATATAGTGGTATACGTAATGTGTTAGTTTCACATGATCCAGTGTTTGTATCAAATTGACCAAACCTCACGACGTTCTACTGAAAACGTATCCTTGTCATGCTCCACTACAGTTTTTTGTGAATGCATCCATTCTGGTAGCCGTGTTGCGCTTCGTGTGTGTGACAGTTCAGTATCAGGTTGCTCTTCAGATAAAGTTACGTTCGCTGCTCTTGAGTCTGGGTCAACATCAGGTCTACCTGAATACGCCATACCATTGGCACCATCCATTAATATACTACCAGGCACACTCTCTCTGAGTGGGTGCAATGATTGGTCTTTAGCTGCAGCTCTGTTACGCATAACTTCTTCATTTTGTAGTTTTGCAAGTTGTATGTTATATTTTGCTCTACCTGGATCCATATGACCTTTAGATGCTTTTACCATTGTATGCATACTTGATAACACATGCTGTGGGATATTTGCAATTGTTTGACGTGATGTCTTACCATAGTCTCTAGTCATACCAAGACCACGATCAGTTTGTCTACTTTCAATATTATCCCCACTTGTTTGTGATGTTAATACACGAGTGATCTCTGATTGGAGTTGTTTAATATTTGGTGCTCCACGTGTTTGTGTATACATGGCATCACCCATAGTAGCAGTTTGCTGTTGTGTTTTTACAATTGATTTCATTGTACGTGCTAATCCTTTAGCTCTGTTACGATTTTTATTAGAATCGTAATTGAACAACCAATCACTAGCATTTAATCTAGCCTTTGCTGGATCCATTTCATTTATAGCTCGCATCTGATCATTCATAGATTCAGATCCAAATGACATTGTTTGACTTGTATATGGTGTCATGTACTGGCTTCCAACAAATCTAGGTTGAAAGTATTTAGCATATTCATCACGCAATTCTGGTCCAGTGTCTGGCCCACCACTTTCTTCCATGCGCATAACTTCATGACGCTCTCTTGCTGTTTTAGATGGATCCCTAAATCTAGTCTCTTGACGTTGGAAGTTAAGATATTGTGGATATTCCCATGTGTTGTATGTATGTTTAAATCGTTGGTTTATTTCTTGTTTTGCAAATGATACTGCTGGATCAGACCATACATTTTCTGCAGTATGTTCATCACTATTGTTGCCCATTGTAAGAGCACGTTGATCTGCTCGAGTTGCTGCATGTTGTTTCATTCTGGCTGGGTAAATAGACCAGTCTTCAACTTCAAGATCTTGACCAATTAATTGTTCAGAATGATCTGGTTGATATTCAGTGGAGCCGCGATTTCCATTATATCTTGCGTTTAATTTACCTGATGCTGCTGTAATATTATTAGTAGGAGCATCTCCATCTAAAAATGGTGCATCTGCATTTCGGTCGGTTATAGCATGACGCATAAAATTATCTGTTGCATATGCACTAGCTTCTAATTGATCGCCATATTCTTCATGGGACATATCAGTTTCTTCTAGCTTATGTAAGAGTTCAATTGTGGGTATCCCCCCGTATGAAATGGCTCTGCAATCTGGGATATCCATATTGTATATATATATAACATATATTACATCTGATCAATCATATTTATACAACTATCCATATCATGTATTTTTATCCATTTTGGATCATCTGGATTTGTTAGATACATATGTCTTAATTGTCGTATACAAGCAGTGGACCGATGCACATATTTACAATGTACTAAATATATACTACTGTCATCATTTTGTTGCTCATACATCATAGTCTCTGGATCATTTGTATATCCAATTTGATACTCATCGATAGAAGCAAAATAAGGGTTGCTTATTATATAAATATAGCTATAGAATCGACCTTCCCAATCTAATATAACATGTAACATATTAGGGTGAACATATATGCCTGTACATTTACGTTCATCTGGAATAAGATTTGCTTTGTTTACTTTTATTGTTGAGTCCTCAATATGTTTATACTGCGTCGATCTTAACCATCTTTTGCATAGTGAAGTTGCATTAATATAGTTATTGTGTGACAGCGCTGTCACACAATACCCATCCTGGAATATTTGCTTAACAGACAACATCATATATAAAAAAAGTATATGTATTTAATTCATGCAGAATAGTTCACATTAGGCAACTTATAGACTTTTATTTATTATACTCTTGATAGATGCGAACGTGTATTCTTTTGATGAGTTAATTGAGCTCGGAGCTAACTGGCAATTTGCAGCAGCTTTAAAGCAAAGAACGCCAGCGATATCGGAAAGCTTATCTAATTTGCTAGCATATCGTTCAATTAAGCTAGGATTTTTAATTCTATTTAGAATCGATTCGAATCTATCTGGCACAATGATTTTGTTGCCATGTGCATATGAATGTGTGACATACGCATCGACAAATCCTTTGACTAGAGTTAAATCTAATCCAGACACTAATATTTCTAAGTGTGTTGGAGGCGCGCACTGTGTGCTCTCAACGCTTCTAGATTTTGCGTCTGTTTTATTCTGTAATTCTGGAACCTTATTTGATATCGTTCCAACAGCATTTTCAATCTTTTCTTTATCTAAATTCACTTTACCGGTGAACACGATATCTATGCTATGTTTGACTGAACTATTTAACTTATTCACAGCATCAGCAAATGCTGCATTGTCACCTGAGATGCCTATCAATTTACATAAATGCTTATAGTCTGCACCTAAGCTTGAAAATTTTAGATTCTTTACAATAGTTGACGCACATTTGCGTAGTGACGTTAATGATCTATCACATACTGTTGATATTAAGAATTCATTATTTGTACATCCAATTTCAAACGCAGCTGCTTTGTGTGATGCCATATTTTTAGGATTAGTAAAAATTTCAGTGTATGCACGCTGGGCTGCAGCGTATGCGACCACTGTTATATCGACGTCAGATCCAATGAATGCAGATACATGTCCAGATTTCAATGCATTTAGCACGTCTATATTTATTTTAGCGCTGATACCAACTAAAACGCAACCTTGTGGTGTCACCAATGATGGTTCTACCTTTAAATTGACTTGATGATCTTTAGCATTAACTCGTTTGTACTGAGGAGGCATTGTATATATAAACTAAAAAAAAGACTTTTTTAGTTTATCTAAGCATCCATGTACATTGCGTCTAATGTGTATGGATTTGTAATAAATTCATACACATCACCAACTTTTGCATATAATGCAAATGATGCCATGAACTGTCCAGTTTGAGCTTCAACATCTTGAATTTTGAAATATGTACGAGGGTTGTTAACTCTACCAACACAACCATCACTCAAATCTGTATTAAAATTATATCCAATTTCTTCAGCAATGATGCGAACATATTTCGTGTCATCCAAATCAGACGACGTGTGAAGATGTGATAACATTGCATCATCTGGAATTGTAGCATTGATATTAGTCTGTGTAGACACAAATGTTACACGTGGATGTCTCGCATTAGATTGTGTTATAGTAGCTGTGATTGTTTTGTTAAATACTATATTTTTGTAGTCGATCATTAGTTGCTCAATTGTCCTAATGGATGGCAACCAGTCATATTGACAAATAACAATATTTGCTTTATCATTACTAACAAAGCAAGTAAATAGTGGTGTAATATTAGACCATTTCCATGCAGGGCCCATGTCAACAGACCCAGTGACAATTGGGTCAACATATGTCTCATAGAAGTCATTACCTATAGCGTTATGTATTTTCATTTTATCTATCGATGAACATCTCGGTTGAACATGAATAACAGCTTTATGGAACCGGTTCACATTCTTACATTTATCACGATGGTGTGTATGTATTGATTGAATATATTTGTGAATATTATTGCGAACCTGATTCCAATTCGTACATAGTAATCTATATAAAATATTAGAGTCTATGTGTGGTAATATGTCGATGATATATACATCTGTATCTTCTGGTATATCATCGACATGTTGATCAGCAATCACTGCAAAATATTTCGAGACTTCATGCGGTGCAACTGGATCTGTACCAACAGTATATCCATGATTAGTTGCGATCTGGTTTACATATGTCTCAAGTGTTGTTTTACCAGCACTATCTGGGCCAGATATGATCACAGCTATACGTTTATACTGTGAGTTAAATATAACATTAATTTCTCCTTGCTCTAGATTTGTATACACAATTTGCTCAGACTCTTGCTCAATTTTGTCGAATTTTATGTATGGAATTAGACTACCATCAAGAGTCGCTAGGAGTGGTATGACATTAGCGCTAAACTGTGATTGCATGATCATCCATAATGAATCCGCATGGCTATCGATAAAGATTACTTGTCTGTCCTGGTAAATTTCAGCGAGGGTGCATATTTTAGATTCGGCGAGAGAAAATTTATTAGCAGGAATAATTGTTGAATATCCTATACTTTCCATATGTTTCACATACAACTGTATGGTATAAACTCCAGCTAGCTGTGGGTTAGCAATTATAATGATGTTTTTCTTTTCTGAAATCTCATTATAATATGCCTTTCTTGAATAAATATGACCAAGTAAAGGTAAATCATTTGAAGTTTTCTTACATTTGATACATTTTGTCTTGTAGTATATTGCATCAGTAACGTATTTAATTTCTCTATTAAAATACACACGCATTCTTGCTTCGAGTATTTCTTTATACCCCCGGACACCACCTGGTATCAATAATGAATATAATTCATTATATAGTTCAATACCATGCCCAAACAATGCAGCATCAATAAAACTATTACACGTCATATTTTTGCTAGGCTTCGACAGATGGTTGAATGATGTTGTTTGGATACTACCAATATACGTGTTGTATGAGTCATATACATTTAATCCTTTCACTATAACTGGAGGGCATTTTTCATTCGAAAAATGCTTTGTAATGATATCATAGATAGCTTGATCATTTTGATTTATTTGTATATTTAATTCTAATGTGGGGGTATGATAAATATCAAGGTATTTATCACAGATTTTATTAGTAATTATTGGTTGTATAGTTTTATCTATAAACGCTCCAATAAATATGATTACACCACCCACACACATTTTAAAATGTAAGACAACGTTAGAATTATCTAAATCTTGTTTTATAATTTTAGATAATTTGTTGTCATATAAACGACTAATAATCTGATCATTACCATGAACAATTAATGGTACTCCATATTGACTAGATGGTGTTAATATAAAAACATCTTCACCATCATAATCAACACTCACTTTGCTATACATATTATTCGATACGATTGTATTATGAGATACACATGTACGCACTGCATATGTATTTTTTATTGTAGGTACCACTGGGACGTAATATACCGTGTTATTTTTTGTGATTACTACATATGTTTTTTCATATCGTATAAACTTATCAACAATATAACCCAGTGGCTCTATTTTACTAACTAGTTCGGCTCTAGACCTTGAAGATCTGACAGCATTCGTAAAGGTAGACATCATATATAATACACTATATAGATTCAAATATTCATCAATGTAACTGTGTCAAATTCTAATACCAACCGCAATTATATTCATTATATTCATTATAAAATTATTCTTATGATATAGCGATGCTACGCGACAAACTTGGATATACTACAGCAATACGCGCTTTTCCTACTGGAAAATTTATTGTGTACCCTGATAAGATATTAGACACAGTGTCTACTATTTTATTATCAGATGGTATGATTAATAATATTGATGAGGCTATAAGTGAATGTACAAACAATATGAAATGTAATCTTATTATTTACAGTCCAGATACTAATATCGCTCAATACAGACATATTAAACAACCTGGTGTTGTGGTCAGCGGTATTACTGATGATGGATATAAATTATATAAAGTAATTCGTCATACACAGTATAAAGAACCATTATCTAGACCACAGACTGCAACACATCCTGATAAAAATATGGATAATTATGTATGCATATTGATACTACTTATCCTCGCAATTTCAGTATCTATATTGACCTTCATTGGACATCATAATAAAGTCATTTATGATACTAATACAACACTTTATAAAATACCATTCAATTGAGTGTTGTGATTGATCTTCATAATAGCGTTTTTATTTGCCTTTTATATAGAATCATACCAATATGCCACCGCAAACATTATCGCTCAAAGGTAATCTCATACCACCAAAAGGAGCAACTGAAGATGTGATTAAAAAATATGCAGAAATAGTCCCTATGGATCATATTAAAGAATGGATCAAAACAAGAATGCCTGAATTTGGTGGTCTAAAAGGTACATCCCCTGCAGATAGAATCATACTCATCCGAGCTAAAACAGGTAGCGGAAAGAGTACAGCAATGCCAGTCGAGTTATATAGAATGTTAAGACCCGATCCAAATATCGTGTATAATGGACCCGGTGTGATATGTACGCAACCTAAAATTTTAACAGCGCAAGAAATTCCAATTGCTATAGCAAATGAGTCATGGGCTCCTGACATGATCCTCGGTGAAACTATTGGCTACAGTACTGGTCCTAAAAAAGAGAAAGCTAGAGGTGGATTATTATATGCAACCACTAGCACATTGCTAATGCAATTGAAATTATTTGAACCTAATGTATTGATGAATATGTATCGCATTATAATTTTGGATGAGGTGCATGAAAGATCTGTTGATTTGGATCTTACTATGATGTATTTAAAATCGTTTATATCAGCACATTATAGTAAGAATGAATGTCCATTTGTTGTGCTAGCATCTGCAACATACGATGTTGAAAAATATGCAACATATTTTAATGTTCCAATGGAGAATGTATTTGATGTATTAGGGTCAGTTTTTACAATACATAAACGGTTTTTACCTAGTGACACTCCCGATTTTTATAATGTAATAGTTAAAATCGTTGATGATATTCATTCAGAAAGAATAGATAAGAACCCTCAAGGAAAGGGTGATATCTTAATTTTCTTGCCAGGGATGGGTGAAATTAATATGTTAAAATCACTTCTATCTTCATTGAGCCCAAAATATATACAACAAAAGAACCCTTTTATTATACTTCCAATAGATGGTCAAGCTGTAAAAAATGATAGTATAAATAAGAAATTAATTTTCATGGACTATAGTAAGCTACAAATTGATAATAAGGGTGAGTATGATTATCGTGGGAATAATACAGCTACTCGACGTATTATTATTTCAACATCAGTTGCAGAGACTGGTATTACAATTGATACATTGGGTCATGTAATTGATGCTGGATTGAGTAGAGTTATGGAAACATATGCCCCTTTTAATATATCTGGTCTAATAACTAAACCGGCGACAAAAAATCGGGTAAAGCAACGAATGGGTCGTGCTGGTCGAAAGTTTGATGGATACTTTTATGCAACTTATACAGAAGAGACATTCGAATCAATGCATGAAACACAACTCCCTGAGATTATAGTGCAAGATATAAATAAACAATTGTTATACATGCTTGAAGATCAAGCAGATTGCTTCGATGTCAATAAAATAGATATGTTGGATGTTCCTCCTATAGATACAGTTAAACAAGCAATTGAGTTGAATATTGTATTAGGCAATATATCTATTGACAATGGGGACTGTTATGAACTTACATCATTTGGATTGATGGCAAAGACGTTGCGTTATTTGACAATGGAGTCATTCAGAATGATTATGAGTGGGTACGTATACGATGTTTCAATATCAGATTTGATTACAATTGCAGCTTTATGTGCAATGCGATCACGAGATTTAATTAAACCAGGTAAAACAGATGTAGCTGTGATTTTAAAGGAGTCTTTGCCTGGGTTTTTCTTTGCTAAAGATGATCATAAATTTTATGAAAAGTTCCAAGTGATGACGCTTGATACATTTATAGAACAGTTATTTATATTCGAAAGTTTCGCGTTGAAAGCAAAAAATATGACTCCAAACGAACTACTGAAATGGTGTATTAGTAATGGTATAAAAATGAATGGTATGATGATGTTAGCAACTAAACGGTTAGAAATTATGGATGATCTTATTAATAATAAATTTAACCCATTATATTTAGAGGAATGTAGATTAGCTACATCATCTGCAGCTAATTATTTAAATAGAGTTAGTTTAATCAAACTATGTATGTATGATGGATTTATATTGAATTTACTAACATTAGATACAGACACACGTCAATATAAAACTAGGTTTAATATGTCAGTCAAAGTCACTGGTATGCCTCGTAATATGCAGCGTATGCCTACATATATATTGACAAATAAAATAGATATGGCAGATGATTATGGTAGTGACACATATCGCTATAAATTGTCAAACAGCAACATATCTGTGATGGATGGTTATGTTGCTATTGATGACAATTATTTACTACCAAGATCATAAGTTATATATACAACATGTCGACTGAATTGGATCATATAAAAACATATCAAGATTTAGTGTTGCGTATGAATCCACAAAAAAAATACTTCGAAACAATGGAACCAGGATCACTAAGTGGATTATTTACAGATGACGAACTTAAGCTATATAAATTAGTTAAACTAAAAGAACAATGAAATATCATCAAAGTCAATATTTTCAACCATCATATTTACCTGCACAGTTGCGTTATTAACATCAATTATAACGCTACTATTTTTATACTTAAATGATATATTTTTTGGGTTTGCTACATATGGCGCCAAGCAAAACAATAATTCATCTAACACATGATAGTTTGTACATATATAAAAATAGTTAACAATATAATCGTATTCTTTTGTGCTTTCTCCGTCAATTTTTATACTAGTAGCTATTGGGTCTATAGCAAAAAGGAGTTTGATTATATTATATGCTTGACGTATATAATACTTCGTAAAAATCCATACCGCCTGATAAAATAACATTTGAATATATGATAGTCTATATATAGATAAAATATGACAGACTTAGATGATTTGGAGTATGGATATGATGAAGTTGAGTCTGATGATGAGGATGAAGTTGATGACGATGCAGACAATGATGAAGCTGATGCTGATGCTGATGCTGATGATGGTGATGAAGACGAGCGAGTGCTTGATGATGTAGTCGAACCAACATTAAATAATATTAATGCATTAGGTCAAATCCGAGTGATCGTGATAAAACCAGAGAATAGAATATTATCAGACGCTATCACTATTTTCGAATATGCTGCAGTAAAAGGTATTCGAGCCCAGCAAATTGAAAATGGTGATGAATACTACGTAAAACTTGAAGGTGAAACAAATGCCATAGATATAGCCGAGAAAGAAATTCGACAAGGAAGATGTCCATTGACAATCGAGCGTGTCGTAAAAAAAATTAGCGGTGAAATGTTAGTTGAACATTGGCCCGTTAATGAATTAAGCAACTACAACATCAACCGATCGGTTGCGGTTTGAGGTGGCTAAATAATTTTTTATTTAGCCTACAATTGTTGATAAATGTGTCGACTTGTTGTGGTTTGATTGAGCAAACGTTACATATATCCTTGACTGTAATAGTCTTTATATGATGCAATCGAATCGATATATAAATTGCTCCGATCACTTTTACATTGAATGCTCCAGACATAATATTTTCGGATGCAACATCATGTATATAACACACATCTTTGCATATCGTATCTACATGTTCAGCATCAATATCACATTTTGTGCATATTGATTTGGCGAACGATACGCGTAAGTCTACATCATTTACTCCAGTAGATATGATACCTTCATTTTCTGCTATAAGTAGTTCATGAATTGTTGATGTAATGCTTCGATCTGCAAGACCACAGAAGACTCTTACTTCAGATTCTGTCATCATTAGATTATGTGTAATACTTGCTATGTATAGACATGCTGCAATATATTGACGACGCTTTTTATTGCGAGTCTCTGCAATTTTTTGTTTGAGAGCGGCAAAGATCTCAACGGTTTCAGCCAACACACAGTCGGGAACTGACCTGTGATTTTGCCCTCGCATATTCTTATTTCTTATTTGTAGCTCACGGTTGAGAGTTTTTCTCTGCTCAACGGTAAGACACTCTGATGGAATTTGAGCTTCTGGTAAATTTTGAATGTTTAGATCTACGGTAAATGCATCACACTGAACACATCTATATTCGTTTCCGTCTGGGGCTAAATCGCCACCACAATCACATTTAGTTGAGTGAATACTATATCTTGCTTCTGCTAGTAATGTTTCTATGTCGATGTCGTCAAATTCTATCATCTTTGTTATATAACAAAAATTATATATTCAATAAAAATTTTTATTTAAACCCATAGATTTTTAGCGCATATGTTGGACTTTAATTGATTCTAGTGCGATCTCCTCTAAATTGCGCTCCACATTTTGGATTTGAACACACGAACCATGCACCAACTTCTGGGATAACTACTTGTGTTAAATATATGCGCCCACATGCTACGCATGGTTCGTCAATGGTTTGATTGACTCTATCGTGTGGAGCGTAGTGTAAAATACTACGCACGTCAAACCCAGAGTCTATACTGAAGCTAGATGCAATCAGTGTATCTTTTGGATCACCCTCATATTGCTTACCGCAGACACATACTTTGACAACGTATCCTGTATCGTATGAGCTCGTCAAATGCCTATCACAACCATCGCAAAACAACACCATTATTAGTATATATAGCATAGATAGGATTCAATTATAAAAATCATACAATAGTTCGTTGGTTGTCATCATTAGTATAATATCTAGTAGAACCGATATTATACTTTGAACCTAAGCTCTCAATGATAAACGCAAGATGAACATCACGTTCGAATGATTTCGAAATAGTTCCAGCGCCTATTAATTCATTAGCAGTTTCTTGTCCAAATTTCTTTATAACAATATCTTTTTGTGCCCATGGTGGATAATGTTCTTGTTTAGCGCATGAATATTTCCATGGAGCATTAAAACTATATACCTCATGAATAATTCCATTTGAAAGTCTTGATTTATCCCATTTTAAGTACATATAATTACTAAAGAATTTAGGCAGCAAGACATCTCCTACAAATTCAACCTTGTCTGTGTCACCAGAAACAACTCGTTGCATGTTGCTCAATAGAAATTCTAAAGATGTGTCCTCCATATCCTTGAGAGCATCCAGCACGAAACTTTCGACATAAAATTTTCGTAAATGTTCCATATCCTTTGGTTTTTCCAACTCCTTCTCAAAAGTCATTCGTAAATTACGTGTTATGGATACAAAGTCTATAGCAGTAATAGCTTTGAACATTAACTCAAAGTCTGTAATCAGAGCTGCTCTTATTTTCTTTTCATTACGCCCGACATATGATAATGCAGATGATAGTTTTTCATAAATATAATCTTGCTCATATTGTACCATATCTTTGAAGTTATATTTTTCAATGAATTTATTTGCAAATAATAAAAACCGCTCGCTAAGCACACTATCACTAAAATCAATTAGTGTACCACAATATCCATCATAAGGAAAGATATATGTCTCTTTCTGTCCATCTAGAATGTATGATATAAATGATTCTTTATCTCTATTATATGTAATTTTATCTATACCTTTACCAACTTTAATATGAGTATCATAAAAGCTATTATCGACTTCCATTATTGTCATATTATTTAGATGTAAGTCAAGATGAATAACCCCAACGCGTTTGTGTAGTACATGACATCCATAAAGTAAATCAAACATATATTTATAGAACATATCTTTATTAGTCAAAAAGTTGTGGTAATATGGTGGCACAATTGTTGCTGATCTAACCGTCTTTGGTATAGTTGCCAATGTCAGCCCAGCAAATTCATCTACCCTACACATGGCTACATTTGATAACAGTTTATGTGAATGAATATAGTAAATAGCATTTTTTATATTATCCATAGCTGTATCTATATTGCCAATGACCACACCGTTTTTATGAAGCGCCTTCAATGTTGTTAGCATTGATTCTATATTTTTATTTTCGATATATTTATCACGCACTATAACATTATCAAACATATTTTCGTCAGCACCCTCAATGTATGTCCAATTTGCAGCTATTGCAAATGTTGGTGATATATGGTTAAGAACCATATCAGATGCAGCGTATGCAATAAATAACTCACGCCAAGCGTGATATAAAATATCACCAACTTTAACGACTTCTCCAACTGTCATTGTGAGAAGTTTTTGTCCATATGCTTTGTCCATACCACCACGGAACAGTAGCTTGTATATTTTCATTGATTTATCGTAGTCATCGAAAATGTTATATTTATCGAAATTAATTATAGATTTCATTGAGTCGATATATAGTTTATGTGTGTGAACTTGGATCTGACTCAATGACTTTTTTATTAAAATTAAATATAGTGCAGATACTAATAAACGAATACCAAGCATATCAAGGTGCTGCAGCTCCGATAAATGTTTGAATTTATTTTTTGGGTATATATCGTATGATATGTTTAATACAGTGCTGTTGTACAATTCTAGAATTGTACGTTCAATTGGATTAACAATATCGTCATATTGTTCAAATACTTGCTTTATTTTACTATACTCAATAAAAGCATCTCTAAACTCACCTTTAGATGATTCATATGTTGGTGATATGCAAACATATGCGGGCTCAGTTAAGTCATTTACATCCCAATATGACAATGCATAAATAACTGACATATTATTGATATTAGATTTGAACGGTATGTAAATATAACCGGACGTTTTCATACTCAACGCAAATTTTAAATTAATGAATGCGTACATTCGATTCAATGGTGTTTTTAGAGCATTACTCATATAAGTCTTATATTCTTTACTACCCTCCATAGCGTCAACATTAATTGTATCTTTATATGATACCATTACCCACTTCAACACATCGTTTAGTGCCATTGTATATATATAATACAAATGCAACCGAACGAATATGATCTTTCCAAAAAGGACGTTAAGGATGCACCTACTAGAAATCGTCCAACTAAAGTCTATTCTCCTGAAGAAATAGTAGCAAAATTAAATGGATACGTAATTGTTCCGAAAGATAACTATATGCAAATTAAACCGGGTATGACGCATGTTCGATACATTCGTATGGATGGTACGTTTAGATGTGGTGGATTTGTCACATATAATCCAATAGAATCAAAGGATGGTAGACTATTGATAAAATTACGGTCTGGGTTCAGCAAGCGTGGTGGTGGCAATGTTGATTGGTTGGTTCGGTATGAAGACATCGATCGATTGTATATAAAAATTGGTATGGAGTATAAAATTTATATGGAAACTATGGATAAGTATAAAAAATCACAAACGGATCTGCTTGAGTCCATTGTGCTTAAATTATCTGAGCGACTGAAAAAAATAAACGCAAGATTAAAAAGATTAGAAGCTCGGGATGATACAATTAGTGTCATATCTGATGCTACATATATGACAGACTTAGTTGGTCGAGTCAATGCAGACAGAGGTACATTTACGTATAACGTAGGCCAATAGGTAAATTGGTATTCATTGGACCTGCACCGAAGTGTGCAGGTGGTCCACCACGAGCACCACAGAATTTCTCAAGTGTGTCATCCGTTGTTGCTAATGTGGATGCACTATGGATAGTTGGGTGGTATGTTGATGCAAATTGGTTCATGTATGCTACGCTTGGGCGTTCATCAATTGCACCACAACGTAGTTCAGTTCCACCACTACCACCAATCACCGTACCGAATGTATTATTATCGAATCCACTGCGGAATCTGTTGGCAGATGCGTCTAGCCTAACGTTCTTGCGAGGGCATGCCCCCTTCTTCCGGGTTTTGTCAAACGCTTTGTCACTACTGAAATCATATGAATCCATTGCTATATATATATGAAAGACAAAAAATATTTGAATAAACATTCATTGCATTCTTTTTTACTTTTGGGTGATTGCGATGCTTAATATCAATCCAGCATTAGATCCTTGATACACATAATCGTGTATAATTTTATTCGTAGAAAAGTCACTAGGATCTAAATCTGGTTCATGTTGACACACTTCGTCAATGATCTTCCACATTAAGTCACTATCATCTTTAGTTCGCTCTAGTTCAAACTGCATTTTGCTACAGATCTTTGCGATCTGATTATCGATAATTATCGTATATTTCTTAACAATATCAGAGTACATCGGAAATAATTTTTGTAGCAGATATATTTGCTTGCTATTATTTTCCAATATGTTGTAAATGATACTATAAATGTATCGCATTTTATGTTGCTCCTGAACCTTTGGCATTTCAGCTGACGGATCGTAGAAGAAATATACTAACATTTTATAGAATGATGATGGGATGAAAATACGATTGTATGCACCTAGAGTTTTTGCTTCTAGAATGTATCCATAGAAGTTCTCAGCATGGTCTTGACAAATATCCCGCTTGCATCGATCAATCATTGTGTCAAAGTTGACGTTGACACAATTGTTTGTAGTAATTGATTTTAGTTCGGAGATATCAATTCTATAACCAGTATTAAGATCTATACATTGCACCAACCACATACCCATTGGCTCTGATTGGTCTGGATGAATATTATGGTGTTTAAATCCAATTGTAACACAGTAATGTTTTGGTAGGTTCCACCACAACTGACCACCTTGGAGCAGTTTTAATCCAGTGGACTCAATTAATTCTTTGCTAGCGACTTCGATAAACATTTCAGCGAATGTTTTAATACCATTCCAAAAGCAGTTGCATAAGTCAACTGTACGCCCAGTTCCCATACACAATGCACCCTCGAACCAGTATAAATTTACATGTGTTGCATCATGTGCTAACGTAACTTCATATAAACCTTTTTCGTAGTTTTCTTTTAGTACACGTTCGCTAACATTATCTAGATACTTAAGCGCTGGTGGTGGAATACACAATGGAGTAAAATCTCCATCATGCATAATCAACCCTCTACATTGATAACGTGCAACATATGATGCAACCGATAAATCGAATGGATCCATCGTAAAATGTAACCGATCATCATTGGTATTAGTAATTTTAATTTTAGCATTCTTGAGATAGAATTCTATTTCATCTATGTCTTGGATCTTGCTAAACACATCCCAAATACTTTCGTTGATAGATAGAGTCGGCATGCCGTTTTGGTATATATAATAGTAGTAAAGATTCAATTGATTTTTCCTACATGATGTTATCTTTATAATTCGTTTCATATATAGATTAGATGTCAAAGACTATCAATGTAATCAGTGTTGATGGCCCGTCTACCGATTTGAGTGATGTTCGTGAATATGATCGTTATGATCTACTATTGCTTATATCTAAAGACCTACCAATGTTTGACAAAGAAACCCTCCTTACATTCGATTACATATATAAACATAGTGTATCGGAACCACCACCCAATGTGAATGGTATTATGGAATTAATTTTATTACATCTTATGCGCATTCCAAAGTACATACCAATGGTGTCGTTAAATATAGAAACTGAGGGTAATAAACCGTGGGATTGGTTTTTACCTAAGAATCCACAAAAGGGGGACATTCGATTAATTTTGCCATATCGGCGATCTGTTATAACTAATATTAACGGTAAATTTATTGCACCATTTGGACAAATTATTGATGTACATGAACTTTATGGAATGTCATTAGATTCTATACGTAGAATCTATCCCACATTACTATTCAAACAAAAAATTTCTAAAATATGTAGTAAAAAATTATTTACATGTAACCTATTGCATGCACAAAAAATAGATCATAAAATTGAGTATCCTCCAATATTCGATGGGTATACCACATTTTTAAATGAGATTGGTATGAATAGAAGCAAATATTCAACAGATATGCAATTTGTTGCTGAAATGTTAAGTCAACATATATTTGAGCTACTATATAATTTTCTATCCACTGAAGAATTAGATCCTGTATTGTTGGACAATTATAAAACTAGTAATTTAGTGTATGTAAAAATGAATAATTTTAAAATCGAAGGTAGTAAAATGGAAGCAAAAAGAATACATCTCTATAACATAGTTACTACTAAATACGTCAATGTTAAAATCACAAAGTATACAGATTCTCGTACTATTTTATCTTTGCTCACAGAACCACAAAGATCCTCAGTGTTGCGAGAGTATGATCGAAAAATTGCATTTATAGATGCCCTTATGAATAATAAATGCCCGCATGTTAGTACGTTTAAGAAAATGCGAGCAACGACTCTATTTACTCGTAAAAAAGTACTAATACAAACATTAATGACATACTCATCTAATCCTAATGTCATTAATGATTGGCATATTTGCAAAAACTGTAAGTTCCCATTGATATGTCCTCATGTTCTTATTATGCTTAATTCATTAATGAATGGTGAGACTCTTATGGACACACGTAAAAAGCTAGAAAATTTTATAGATACTACGATAAAATCTATGAATCAAGAATTTTGTAAAATATGCTCAGAGGAAATTATCGGATATGAAGCTGAAGAAATACAAGGAGAAACTTATAGAATTTTATATATTGATATCAATAAAAGATTATGGAGTGAGTGTATGATTGCATATAGCACATTTATATTTACACCAATAATTAGCGTTTATGATTTTAGTTCAATGATCGTTAGTAGCATCATGCCGTTAATTGTCAATTCGGATATTCCTATGGTAAAAAGTATAATCAATGGGTATCTTCAATCTGGTGAAATATCACCTATTATGCATGGATATCTTATTTGCTTCCTATATGCGTACATCTTGAATATTATAAGAGTATATAATTTAGCACCAAATAAAAATCATGTGAAATTGGATATGATGGAAAGCGTAAAAACTAAGAATCTAAGTGATGTAGCTGAAATTATGCTAAGACGATTTGAAGGTCGGTATAGATCAATCTTTAATAAAATTGATGAGGTTGATTATGAGGAAGTATTTAAGACAATTTATAAGTATATATCACAATCAGGTGCTTCGTTTGTAATAGAGCGTCGGCAAAAACGTGAACAAATAGTTCTCAATGCTATATTGACTAGCTCGATTTATAACTATGCATTTAATATGGCTGTTAAATTAAGAGACGTTTCGTTTGATATTGATAACGTTAGTGTTGAGGAGTTGGAGCGAATTGTAGAACGTGTTTTGGGAAGATCAATATCATCTATATCTAGAGGGCAGCATGCTAATGAAATCTTTGCAAAAATATATACACCAATACAAACAATACCAGATAAAAAATCTGAATTGTATAGGGTCGTTCGGACATATGATACGTACTTGAAATATCTTAACGATGGTTCGGTGAGCTTACAGGAATTATATGACTTGGAAACTTTGGTCGTATACAATAATCATATAATAAATAGACGACCTGGATATATTCCGAAATCTTTTAAGTCATATAAACTTCGGACATATACTTCAGATGAAAATATTACATGTATAATTGATGAGCAAGGAATGTATCATCAGTGGAATAAAATTATATATAATAAAACTGGTGATATAACTGATGAAGGGATTACATCCAACTTAATTATTGTTGACTATGAATGTAGTATATGTGGTGTGCGTCGATCAAAAACAAATACACTTGATAAGAAAAAGGTATATGCAGCGTATGCTAAAAAATCAAAGATAATTGATTTATTTTCATTTTTTAGTGTACGTTGTCCTGAATATGGTATTCATGAATTTACCACAGATACATGCTCTAAATGTAAAGGAGATAAAAATATATTTTCTAATACAGATATTGATGCAACAAATGTGATGTCATACTATGAAAAATATAAGACTATTTATGATGATAAAATTAAACAGTTGCATCTCGATTTAATTATAAAAACAAATTACAAATCTGAGCCAACTCCGGAACGTATCACATGGACATATAATGAAGGAAAAGTTGCAGAGTTGGCTCAGTTAATATCAAAATCCATGATTGTTTTAACATCAATTGGTGCAATGGAGGGTCGCACTGTGATTGCTGTTAATAATGGTAAAAACAGACCATCCTATCCAGTGAGTTATGATGACGTACAAATATTAATCGCAGAGTCACATTTTTTAAATACAATATCGATTTACAATATGATTCGCAATAGCATATATACAGACTCTGTATATACAAAGGTTATGAGTAGTGCAGACATATCTAATCAGGTAACGGGGACTATCAGTAAAATTTTATTAGAGTATGTATATGATGTATATGTCGAACGTTATAGAAAAGCACGAAATGATTTATCAAAAACACCGAAAGACATATACATGCTTCTAATTGAATCAATTTGCGCATTCATACTTGATATAAGTAGAAACAAAAAGATTGGTATGGTCATTGCAAAATATTTGATCAATAATATATTAAAACATGAATACTACACATGTGTACCCGATATTGTAGACTTTACACTATTTAAAAGATTCAATAGCAATATCCTCAACGAATCAGTATCCGCGGATGCAGTATTTGATCAAGTATATGAAGAAGAGTATGAAAAAGAGGATCTACAAATGTTCGTTAATGATCTTGATTATGATGGTCATAATGATTGATAACTATAGACAAAAAAACGAGCATCGTCTGTGACTGAATTACTCATGATAACTATACGGGATCCTCTGGTTACAGCTACCATCCGTTTTAAGTTATACCAACCTCTATCATGAAAGTGATCCCTAATCCATTCTCATTGGTTGATATATGTATAAAAATATAAACCATAAATGGTATTCTTAGATCATGTCTGATGTTTGTGTGTCTTTATATAAGATCAATTCTCTATCATTCTCTAACTGTAATATGATTTTACCAGCAGCAACATCCAACCTTACTTTTGTTTGTGGTGGTAGTACATCGGTACCTTCAATAGTCAAATCTGCTTCATTAAATAATCCCATACTAATTACAATCGTAAATGGATCGCTAGTTGTTATTTTTTTATTATCCTGTATCACATACGCTCCACGTTTTTGATTTAAATAACCATCACCATCATCGGATATGTAAATATAGATCTTTTCATCTTCGTTATACCATAATCCGGTCATAAAATTCATCTTTGTTGATTGATACCTTGCGGCAACATATATCAGTAGCAAAATGATGATCACTAAAAACGCTTGTATTCTTGCGTGCATTATATATATTTTATTTGAAATGATAATAAGTCTTAATATATGAGAATGTTCTCGACCCATCAACCTAAGCTTTCATTTGAGCCTATCGAGGAGGTGCAAAACGATGACCTTTCTAGAGAAGATCTATTCAGTTATTTGTTTTCAGTTATTTCTGACGAAGCTCAAAAAGTGACAACATCTCAAGAAATAGGAGCATACAACAGTTTTGCAGACCATGGTCTGCATTACATCATCAAATCTGCGTTCAATATCGACACTTCTGTCGATAATCACAGAGATACAACCGATGTAGACAAAAGCATCAAGTCATTTAGACTACGCATTAACTTTACGGACACAATGTTGGATTATCCAAAAAAGATCGATAAGTCTGGTCTGGCAATTCCTCGGAATCCAGATGACTATCGCATCAATAATGGGTTTTACTCAGCTGATTTGATTGTTAGCGCAAATATATCAATCACAGCAATGCATGCTGATGGAATTGAAGAAACAAAGGAGACCACTATCAATGGTCTCAATATTTCTGCGATCCCAGTAATGGTTCGTAGTAGTCATTGTAACACATATAAAGCAACTTCCGAGATGCTTCGTGGGATCAATGAAGATCCCAATGACACCGGAGGATATTTTATATCTAACGGCAAAGAATATGTCATTAACGCAGCTGAATACTTAGTGTTTAACAAACCACTAATTGTATTCTCTACGCTTAAATCTGAACGAGCGCGAGCAGCCATTCTCTCTCAACGAGAGAACTCATTTGGCAACTCTACACACCTGCTAATCAAACTTAATACCGATTTTGGTATTGTCTTTGAGATCCAAACGTATACGTTTTCAAAGCTAAAGATTCCATTCTATACGTTATATCGTATGTTCGGAGTAAATAGCGATAGGCGCATTGCTGAGATGATTGTGTATGATTATGAAGAAGATACACCTGAAACTAACCGCATGATGGAAATAGTTATGATGGCGTTCCAAGTGAAGTATACTGTCGATAAATCTAAGTCTCAAGGATTGTCTATGACAGAAAATTTGCAAATGATTAGGGAAATTATTTCAGATGCAGCGGATCCTAATGCATACAAACGTAACGATGAGTCTGTACGTTACGCAATTGGTGATATGCGTAGAAAATTAGATATGTCTGTATTGCCTCATATTGGTGTGACAGAACATGAACGGACGTCAAAGCTGAGACAAATCTCAGTTATTATACGAGACATGTTGATGCTCGAAATGGGTCTCCGCAAAGAAGATGATAGAGATCATTATACCAACAAAAGAGCTCATGGTGCTGGTATTTCATTGGCTAGGGCAACAAGAACTCTATTCAACTCTAAAGTTGTGCAACCAATGGTTCATGCACTTAGGAATGAAGTGATTTCAAAATCAATGGATACTATTAATATGTCTGATGTTGCTATAACAATCAGTAATTTGGTATCTGGGGATGAGCTCAAAAATGCATTTGAGAAGTATATCAATGCTTCTTCAACTGATGGTGGTGGGCGTAATATGAAAGAGAAAATCCGCATGAACGCTCAGCATCTAGAACGCAAGAACAAACTTGCCGTTTGTGTCATTAATAGAACTGTTGTAACCAGCATTTCGAAGGTTGCAAAATCAACTAAACGAAGCGATAAAATTCGGTTCTGGCATTCTTCAGCTGCTGGTCTTATTTGCCCTGCAAGTACACCAGAGTCTGGGGAAAAGGTTGGTACAGTTAAACAACTGGCACTGACTGCTATCATCACTAATAGTGATGGTGATAATCTGTTATTCAAGAAGTTTATTTTGGCTGACGAAGAGGTCATTCCATTGTTGCAAGTCAACCTTAAAAATATTTCAAAGCAGCGTCTTGCTTTGATAAAGGTAGATGGTGACTGGCTGGGATGCTGTAAGCACCCACATCTGTTCGTGAATAGATATCGTAAATTGAAACGCGAAGGTGTTCTCGATAGATACTGTAGCATTGAATGGAATAGTGTATCAAATATTATACTCTTCTACACAGATCTTGGAAGACTCATTCGTCCACTATTAATAGTGGACAATAATCTTGACGATTTCAATTCAGGTAAGACATCAACATTTGTGCAAAACATACGTCTAACGCATAACATTGTTGAGCAACTTCGCCGGGGCAAGAAAACATTTGACGATCTGGTTGTCGAAGGGTATATTGAATATATATACCCCGGAGAAGAAGTCCTTCTTTGCTCGACGTTCGATACGTTAAAGTCTTCGCGCAATAACATTGCAATGCGATGGACTCATTGTGATATTGAGCAATCTTTATTTGGACTATCTGCATTAATGGGTCCATTTATTGACAGAAATTTGACCATGCGTAATACACTTGTGTCACTACACTCTAGACAGAGTTGTGGTCAGCCGATTACTAACATAAGGACATGTACGAGAAAATCACAGAGATTCAATGCTGATCGTGTGGAGGATCCTTTAGTTAAAACTATAACTAGAGAGTTGCTACCACCAAATTCACAGACCCTTATGGTCTTGTATGCAGTCTTGCTTGGATATAACCAAGAGGATAGTTCTATGGCAAACAAGGGGTCCATCGATCGTGGTATGCTTGCTGGTGTATACTATAAGATGGAGACAATCGAGTTGGAGAAAAACCAATCAATTCGACGCCCGAAAGAGATGGAAACTAGTATATATCGCCGCAATATGTCATACGGAAAACTAGGTGAAAATGGTATAGTTACAGTTGGTGTAATGGTTGAACGTGGTGATATTATTCTTGGTCGTGTAGTTGAGTTAGCTCAACCAACTGAGGATGGTAAAAGATTCATCGATAAGTCTTACCCATATAATAATGATGAGCCTGGTCGAGTAGTCTCAGTCATAAGCAAATTAGAAGGTGAGGATAAATTCGTGGTCATTACATTCGAGTATGATAGAACGATGGTAGTGGGGGATAAGGCCTGTTTATTGGAAGACCACGACGTCCTAACAGAAAGAGGATGGGTACCCATCGCAGATGTCACAATGAAGGATAAAGTAGCTTGCTTAAGCGAAAGTGAGAACCTCAAGTATGAGCACCCTGTTCAGTTATACGATTTCGATCACGATGGTGAAATGTATGAGCTAGAGACGCAACATCTTTCATTGAATGTAACTGGCAATCATAACATGTGGGTCAGTAGGCGTAAAGGTTCTCGTGGGGACTTTAAATACAGAGATTACGAACAGATACAAGCTAGACACGTGCATGGTAAACGTGTCAAATATCGGAAGGATGTGACGAACATCTTCCCCGACATCAAAGAATACCAAGGGTTCTCAATGGACTCATGGTTAAAACTATTAGGTATATGGATAGCTGATGGATGGACAAGACAAAATAGAGTGGTGATTAGCGTCTCTAAGGAACGGAAGATCCGATTTATACGGGATGCATACAATGAATTAGGCGTTGGGTATAATGAATATCGCAGTGAAAGGGCGACGACAACAGAGATAACGACGACAATCTCGACAAAAAATAAAACGATCTATGAGGCGCTATCACCACTTAGCGTTGGTGCTTTGAACAAGTATCTACCCGACTACGTGTGGCAACTTAGCCAAAGACAAGCCTGTATTCTGCTTGACTCTCTCGTAGAGGGAGATGGTAGCAGACGAGACAATAAAAGAGTATACTACACTTCATCTGTTCGGTTGAGGGATGATGTGATGAGGTTATGTTTGCATGCCGGATGCTCTGGAACATACAAGATCAATAAATACGAAGGGGAAAGTAGCGTATATAAGGGTCAAACTATAACGCACAACGCTCATATGTGGTGCATCGGTATTAATACGACCAAGAACCGACCCGAGGTCAACCATGGTCACTGTTCTAAACAGGACGGACAGACGGAGAGACTATACAACGCAAAAGTGAAAGTGTATTGCTTAGAGGTACCTGAACATGTCATGTACGTAAGGCGAAATGGAAAGAGTTGTTGGGTCTGTAACTCCAGTCGAGCAGGCAACAAGAATATCTTCGGACTCACAGTCCCACAGGCTGATATGCCAATAACGGAGTCTGGATTGACCCCTGATTTAATTATTAATCCACACTCAATTCCAACTCGTATGACGCTTGCGCAACTATTCGAAACGGTCTTAACTAAGCTATGTGCAAAGAAAGGTATTTTCATAGACGGAACAGTCTATAAGAGATTTGATGTGCATGAGCTTCTAGAAGAATTAGAGAAAGAAGGATTAGCTGTTCGTGATAAGATGGTAAACGGTAGAACTGGTGAGATGTTCGAAACATTGCTATTCTATGGACCGCAAACAATCTTCAGATTACCCAAGTTTGTTAAGGAAGACAGACATGCGGTGGGTCGATCAGGACCAATTAACCATATCACAGGACAAGCGTTAACTGGAAAGCGTATGGGTGGTGGACATAAAGTAGGTGAAATGGAGCAATGGGTTATGCTTGCGCAAGGTGCAATGAGCACATTGTTCGAAGAATTCTATCTTGATAGTGATCATAGACCAATGTACATATGTAGATCATGTGATACAATCGCAATTTATAATGCAAACCAATCGAGATATCGATGCAAAACATGCGGTGATGGTGCTGACATCTGTTCGATGGACTCGAGTAAGACATCAATGTTATTCTTGCAGGAGCTAGCAATGGCAAACATACGGGTAAAAATTCACCCAGAGGGTCGTCGGTACGAAGAACCTCAAGTTTAAAAAGTCATTTATGACAACATTTTTTTGTATATACAATGGATAAATTTGATGCAAGCAAGGATCCTCGCCTGGGTAAACCGGTGCAAATTTCCGACGTTAAATACAATACAATTCAGTTTAGAGTTGATAGAAGTATGGTAAATGGTGATATGGATGCGTTAGTTGGATTGACTAGAGAGTTAAAACAGTATCTAGAAACGACTACTTCATTTGAGCAGAATCAACTATTAACTATAATCCAAAAATATGTGTTCCGATGCATGGATATAGTCATTTTACCAGACGGTGGTGTAATTGAACCGATGGTTATTATTGTACGAGCTCTTGATGGTAAAATGTTGCTTCATATTCGTGTTCTAGAATTTGAATTGACGGACGAAAAAATCAAAGAACTAAAAGATAAACAGGCTGGGACAGATTCTGTCATCCTTAAGGTATGACAAAAAATTATTTGATTTACTTGATTTTTAAATCGATTACTTGCGCCACGATTTAATAGCAAGTAAATCAGGGTGTGTAGTTTGAATATCCTTGAATATTTTTATAATATGTGGATTATGGGTGTCGTTGAATATGTGTGATTTAGTTGCTGCGATTTTTTTATGTTCAGTCGATTCTAATTGAATACCAATACCATGTATAGTAGAGTCAAAGTTAAGCATCGCATTGACAATACCATTTAAGGAAAATCCACCTAATCCCAAACTAGCTCTCCATCCCATAGCACCATCACGGCTAGAGTCATTGCTATGGAATTCTCCAATGCTAACACATATTTTACATCCTACTATAAACACTCCATTATGTGTGAGTGATTTGAGAGATGGTGGTTGTTCAGGGAATGTTTTAGGTACTTCTAAACTAAATAGATATTCTCCACCTAAGTATGGTTCTGGAAGATTTGATGCTAACACATACCATTGAAACATGTTTGACTCATCCATTACAAACGATAGATATTCATTATTGTCTTTGATAACTTTCTTCATTTGGGCATTCAGTATACGTTCGATTCTCGCCATCGATTAGTCTTGTTATATATCTTTTATAGATTCAATTATATATCAGATGACCGCGCCAATGCATCTGCTGTCACTATAGTTATCTCTTGTGCCACCTGATCGAATGTTTGAACGGATGTGGTAATACACTTCTTTGCATTCGAAAAGCATTTTAAAGCACGACCTAAACGCGCATTTGGTGTTTCTCTTTCTTCAGCTTCAACATACCCACATCCATCATCAAATTCTTGTATAGCTTCAGCCAAATGACTCCGGACTTGTCCAAATAGCTGTTTAGCTGCAATGAAATCTTTATTTAATGCGTCAATTGATTTTGGGTTTGCTGCAGCCGCTTCTAGTTTTTGTTTACGATTTATTCTATGATCTGTAACTCTATTATCATCATCGCTATTAGTACATGTTGCAAGATCGAGCAAACTGGGTTCCTCATCGTTCATAATTATGTATATGGTATAATACATATACACAAAAAGTTTTTTAATACTACTTACATAATACTATTATAATATTTTTCAATCTTTCTTTGATGAACGACGACGACGACGTGTTGTTGTAGACGTACGACGTGTCGTCGTTGTAGTAGACGAACGCTTCTTCTTACTACTTGAACGCTTCTTAGAAGCGCGGTGCTTCTTCTTCTTAGCACCACCATTGACGGACATTTTACTACGACCTCCTCTAGTTGGCATTGTTTTTGTATATATACAAAACGAAAAAAAATTATGAAAATTAATTCATGTTGATTTTTTTACTCATATTGATTCTATTCATCACAATCTTCTTCCTCCTCTTCTTCACCATTTGACACATCATCCAGAACACGTGTTGGTGCAGTTGTTTTTGCTGCGCCTCGTGTTGGCTTTGGTGCTGGCTTTAAAGCTGCAGCTTTGGGTGCAGCTTTGGGTGCAGCTGGCTTTGGTACTGGTTTAGCTGGAGGTTTACGCTTTGATGTAACTTCTGATTCGTCTGTTGATCCATCCAGTTCATCTAAAGTGTTTACTTTGACATTAACCATGTCTGGGTCTAACTCACGTCGGATGTTTCCAATATGTGCTTTGTGTTCTTTATCGAAATGCTTTTGCCATACCCAAGTAGCAAACTTATTACGAAGTTTATCCCGATCATCTTGACCTTCCTTGATAGTGGCAGGAACCAAACCAAGTACGGGCTCATATGGCCACAGTTCTTTATCGGTACCTCTGAAGATTGCTTTGAAGAAATCATCATTTTTTACCATAGCTTGTTTAAACCATGTGCTGTTAGGTTTACCTGCAGGTTTACGACCTTTTTGAATAGTCGTTGACCCACTTGATGTTTGTGCTGCTGCAATTGCAGTTACAAGAACAAGAATCTGGTCGAGTTTAGTATTGAGCTGATCATAGTCAGTAGTTGTAGTCATTTCGTCGGTTTCAGTGTTCTGTGTTATGCGTTTTTTAATTCCAGCCATTCGTAGATTTCTGTTTCTTTATTATACTAGTATCTATGTATTCAATTTTTTTATTTTATGGATAATATCATCTATCTTACATCGCGTTATTACTCTTAAATGTCCACTATTATTAATTATATTAATCCTAACTGTATTCGCCACAAAATCAAATTTGATTGCTATATTATCTGCATAGTTTGCCATGCAGTAACATACATCTAAATTTGCAATAGATTTGACATCTACTACAGCGCACACTAGAACGACATCCATGCCATATGTTTATATATGAAAATACATAAGATCAAGTCGCTTGTTGCTGACAAATGACATTATTTGGTGCTATCTGCAATTCGAATCCAGTTTCGAATGCATCTCGAACTGGATCTGTTTCGCGATCTATATCAGAATGAAACGACCCCAATCTAGTTTTATTCTTTTCGTATAGAACGGCAACAGATTGCAAAGCCTTTATTTGTACATCACTTAACTGTTCAGCTGCTTCATATATCTTTTTTGCTACATCCAAATGAATTGGTGACATAATTCTATATGGAGTATGTTGGATTTTAAACTTACATAGGATGGACAACAATTCATCTTGCGTTGCTGGTGAGATTCCAGTAAATCCTATTCCTATTAGATAGACTTCTGAGTTTGCTGGTCTAGAAGTTATAGGTTTACATATCGTAAATTTGTTGAAGAAAATAGCCAATCTAGAAATCATCCAGATATTGAATGGTAACATAAATGCTCGCTGTTTGACAATCATGATACCACCAGGTTTTAATGTCATTAGAGCGCATATATTTTGCGCGAACACTTCTTTCATTTCAAGACGTTCTTCATCGTTATAGTCATCTACTTGGATAGCAATATCACTGAAATAGAAATCAACTAAAGTTCCGAATCTACGTCGTATCTTTTTTACGAAATCGAGGATGTTGTCAACAGATCTTACATCTCCGTTGTTTGTTTCATCCATCAACCACTTGCGTCTGAATTTATGGATTAATCCATAGCTGTCTTGCAGCGCTGTCTTGGAGTCTAGATATGTACTAGCAACCCAGTCGAAATCTAAGTTAGGTTTATGCACTTTTACGAAATAATCGAAAGCGCATGTTGATGCCCCCGGAGCATTGGCATTGAAAAATACTGTGTATTTACCTGTGTCCGGTATTTTTTGTTTCATACGAAATAACATTTCGTATGTTTTCAACCAGGCATTTGTTGGTGGATAAATTTGATACTTTTCGGTCAACCTATATTTCATTCCGTCGAATGGATATAACAATCGATTGATACGTTGAAATTTCTTATCGTATCTGTATGGATCCCATAAAGCTTTTGCTACATTGACTCGTTTTATAATATCAGAAAACTTACTGGCGTATGGTAAATCAGAAGACGAATCATCCCCGAGCCGGTCTCGTTTGCCCGGAATTTGGATGTTAATATACTGAATGCAGGCAATGTCTGATATTGACATTTTCTATATTTATACATTTAGTATATTCAATTATTAATTATGCTGTTACCAAATCTCTCTATATATGGAGCCTCGTACTAAGGAAATTCTTGAAAAGATCGTAGCGCTGGGGTTGCCGACAGTTAAGGGGTTTATCACAGAAACGATTAATCATATACCAATTAAAAAGCAGAAAGTATCTATACAAAAAGAGCTCGACCAATTGCTCCCTCTTGTGCCACCTACATGTATGAACATACAATATCAAAATAAAGAACATTATATGTTCTTGTATACATGCGATAGAGCCATCTATAATGTAGATATTGAGCTTGGTAAAATCATCAACGATGATTCAGATGGGAATGATATAACATACCTAAAAAATCAAATGGGTGTTGCTCTATCAGCCCCATTAAATTTGTATAAGAATTTTCTACACAAAAATGAATCTTTTGCAAATCGATTGATTGCTGCTCTACCTGAAGGTCGTAAAGATATCGACTTTAAAGTAGATCACAACACTTCTTTGCTCTATGTTTACGAAGATGGAACCTTCGTAGGTGTTGTTATTGATCCTACTTGAAATTATGCTTCACCAACGGCATAGTCGAATTTGGATCTCGTAGCTCTAAATCATCATCACATGTAGCAACAAAGAAGTTATGTTTTTGCTTGATTTTATATTCATCACCAGCTCTTGCCATTACACATCCATACATATAGTTTAGTATAGCGTTGATGGTCTTGAATTGTGCTTTGAACATTGCATCCTCGATAGAAATGTTTACATCTCTAGGAATAGGATTCGGTCTACGGAAATGTCTACATATGTCGTTTAGTTTTTGTGTATTTCGCTGTAGGTTGTCAAACATAATAGTGTTTCGCACATGTTTATCATCTAGAAGATGCTCAAATCCAGCAAGGTCTAACACACGACATGCATGAAGATGATCAACAGATGTAAATACATAGCCAATTTCCATCACCTCATTGTCTTTAATTCGATGGTATCGTTTCTGTTCGATATCGCGTAAGATGTCCACAGACTCAATCATTGTAGCGCATTGCAAGATGTCTCGCAAATTACTATATACTCGTTTTGCGTCATCTTTATCGTACTTCAATACGAACTCTGTATCGATACCACGTGGTGGTATCCCATAGAATTGAGCAAGTTTATATTTATGCAACTGTAGGTGTTCATCTGTTGATAAGTCAATACCTTCATCAACTTTATCATGAAGCATTTGCATATCGCAAATATCTATATCATCAGCAACTGCAACCGCATGCGCTCGATCGGCAATAACAGCATCACGACTTATCTTAATAAGAGCTTCAACTTCAGGAATAATTTCACCATCAAAGACTTCCATATGCGCTCCAGTTTGTGCAATGTACTGACACATACATCGCTCAAAACTTCTACGTGAGCGATTGCGTGTGAGTTCGTTATATACCCATAAGTAATATGGTGTATTTTTCACAGGCACATATTGATAATCATCATTGATTGTTAATGTGAAATGATCTATTGATGATAACCCTTCAGTTCTACCTCGAATGATGTCATACTCGATACCTTCAATGGTTGTAGGGCATCTGACTAGCGATGTGTTGAAACAAATACTGATCGTTTGTTTACCTACATTTCGAATACGACCCAACATTTGCATACATGTGAGAGCGTCACATGATTTGTTTGTAAATATCGCGTAAATCTGATCAAAGTGTTTTTGCTCGAATGATACTCCTGCAGTAATCGTTGGACTATATAATATGACTCGATAGTTAACCCAACATTCATTAACTCTTTCCATATGAGCATTTCGTTTTGCTGCATCTGTGTCTGCTGTATAGATTTCCATCGGGATAGTCGGATGCTCTCTTCGGATGAGTTCATGTGTACACTTTAATTTCATCTTGCTGTTAGACACGATGACTATGTTTTCTCCTCGATCTATAGCATCAAGGATGTCACGGATCATAAATGTTTCAGAGTATCCAAGTTTGTATACGTAGTCGCAAGCATTTTTGTGCTTGTTAATCACAATAGAAATAAGACCCTTACGCATTCTACGTATGAGTTCTATCGTACGATCACCCATAAATGCGTCCATACAAATCACCCGTTTGGCATCTTTAATGTTACGTTGAAAGTTTGCAACTGCAATGGCTTTATTTTTAACATTACCGCTACCAAATTGAGCAAATATAGACTCAGACTCATCAAGTACAATTATATCGTATACACCTCGTATACGGTGAAAACTTTCTACTTGCACAATGACTCGTTTGTGTTGTTTCGGTTTAATGTCTCCAGATATACCTTTGTATAAGACAAAGTCTTTAAATGTAGACGCAACGTGTTTAGAAAACGCAATACGAAAGGATAGGATGCAGATACTGAGATCTGGGTCCAATGCATCTGTATATTCTTTCAATGCCTTTGTTTTACCCAATTTCATTGGAGCACGTAAACAAACTGTAGATGCATCTGGAATTGTATCAACATAAGGTGCGTCATATATTGTTGAGAAGTCTTCGTATCGAGCCATTGAATCAAATGCATCTTCATTTAATTCACGATCTACAATTGAAGTAAGAACATCAATTCGATTTACTTTACTCTCTTCTACAGTTGCAACTGCACGGATATCATCTTTGTTGTGTCTACATTTCCGATACAAGGTTCCACCTTTAACGAAAGCAAGAAGAGTATTGTCATTATCATGGTATCTGTCACAGATATCACAATGTGATGCATATGTGCGATCAAACCGTATCATTTCATCTTTAACATCTCGGAACTTAAATGCTGGAAACTGTGCATCCATAACATATTTAATCTTATCGATTACTTCTGGTGCTAGTTTTTGACCACTAGTAACAGGAGTGTTAAATATGTTTTTGTGTTTACTTTTTAATACAACATCAGTTGGTTGTTGAATAAAGCAATCGTCAAATGCACTATCGTTTATAAGTGAGATACGCTTTGGTCTATATCCAGTAGTTTTCGTACAACCTAACATACGAAAATTTTGGGTACCTTTGTTGACTTGCATGTCTATCATGTTGGTAATATCTTGTGGAATTGCAAGTGTAACTTTTTCTGTAAACCATTTAGCTTCATCGTTATTTGGAACAGAAAATTTGGTCACGATAATGTGAAACGAAAATTTAGTTTTACCATGCGCTTCAGTAATAACAATGTTATTTTGTCGCGTTGGTATATATGGAAGTTGTTCTCCATATGACGATATAAATATCGTTAAAATTTTGTCTGCTAGATAGTTTATCATAGCGTTATGTTTTTTATCATGCGCTTCTAAATATATGTCTGGGATGTCATCTTCGCTTAGTTCATCCATCATACTTTTTGGTGCATCAATGTCAAATTTTATTCGTTGTGGATTTCTTCCGAAAATAACTTCATGCAAACACCGATCTTCATCTGGTATACCGTCTTTGTATACAGTGGCGTCGCTAATTGAAGCAAATGCATTAAAGCATCCATTCTTTTCATCTCGTACAATTACTGAGTCATACAGACCAGGACCTAAATATTTTTGTAGTGATTTACCGTCCCCATTACCATTATCATACAAGTAGTGCGACGATGGACATAGCATGATGTATATATACTAGTTTTTAAAGATTCAATTAAACTAAACTGATAGATATAGAGCCTCTATATCAACACCAACAACCTTGTTTTGGAGAGTGCTCTGATTGAGGGTCTGCGTGCGCTCGACGTCGATTATCTGCATGTTCATGGCGTATTATATTAGGCATAGCTATAGACGCATATTTCTCTAGAATATGCGCTGGGAGTGGTTGTGAGTGTTGTGTTACTTTAGACTTAATCTGCTGTACCTCTAATAAGACATTATTAAAATCATATGTTTTGTCATGCTCTGGATCACTCGCACATGCCACTGCAATTTCAATTAATTCTGCTATATGAATAAAATCATTACGCACATGAAGATGCTTCTGCTCACGGGTCTGGAAAGCAAGAAAGTTGAAAATAACATTGAGTCCTCCAATTAACGCAAATGCGCTGCTTGTAAATACATCCTTTACATCGGCATTAACCATTGATAAAATGGGTGAAATTATGGAGCAAAGAAGAGCGATTGCTAGTACGAAGACTGTTAATCGCGTATTCCATAGACCACAGTATCTAGATGCGATTGTATGCATTTCTGCGTACAATCTACTATTCGTACGCAAACTCCGCAATAAGTCTCGCATATTGGTTATCTCAGCATCATTCATACTGTAACTGCTATAACGACGATCGTCATCGTCGTTAATATTATGGTCTATTCTTGCATGATCTATAATATTATCAAATTGCACGACAGTTGATCGCTTGCGCCTTCCAGGTGATGGTGTATACATAGGAGAAATGCAACTCATTCGATGATGATTAAGTGTATTCATTGTTAATGGTGTGATTACAGGAGTGGTCACTTCTGATATATCATTTTCATCTTCTGTAACCACAACAACAACAGAGCCATCTCTATCTACATCCATTCTCTCATGGACACTGATATTATCTTCAAATGGTTCTGTCCCTTCATTTCCATACATTATATATATTACGTCGTATATATTTTTGCTTTTAATGTTTACTCATAGATAGATATACAACTATAACTATAACTATGGTGAGGGTATTTGTGCTTGTTGATCAGTATGGATTTATTGGGGCATTTTCAACTTTAAATAAAGCAAAAACATATGGCATGAAAATGAATATAAAAACTTTAATAAAGAGCTATCCTTTAGATGATAGCGAAGATCTCAAAAAAGTATATTTCTTGCCTCATGTAGAATCAAACTCGGTTGAGTTTGTGACTAATAATAAAGATCTATACTTGTCTGTGCAAAAGCTATACCTTGAATTAAATATGGGGTATCCTGATCATATTAATTTCTTTACCAGAGATATTGATGTTGTTGAAAAAATAGACTCAGAACGAACAAAAAATGTTAATGATTATGCTGATCAAACGTTTGAACAGTATACTAATAAGTTTACTGATCTTAAACCGGAACATGTAGATACTGGTATACTACATTACCTAGTAGATTTAGATCACAATGATGTGACAGATCTGGATCTGTCACAAGATTCTGACCACGTATTGCCGCATTCACCACTGCCAAATGTATCCGACACCACTCTGGGATGTAATCAGGGGTCACTTCACCAGTCATACACTTCACAAGGATCCGATCATGAACAACAGGATCCTGTTGTCGTAGAAGTTGAACAACCGTAGTTGCTGCTAGTATAGATTGTGGATGTGGGCAAATATGTAGAGTGAACCATTCTGCAAGCTTTTCATCATCATGTGCCAATATTGATGCAACAACAGCAAAGATGTGTACACCATATGGAAACCATGTGTTTGGGTCTTCTGGGTTATATATCTTTGCAAATTTAGTCTCATAGCTACGCACAGTTTTTAACTTGAATAATTCATGATGACATGGATCCGTAGATGCCTTTGAAGATTTGTGGAATATTTCCACTAACTTGCTAACCTGACGACACTTTGGATTCATGTTAGCAATATCAATCATGAGATCTGCATAGATATAATTTTCACTCGTCCGAAATGTATTAACGGTGTTGATAAATTTTTGTGTCATTTTTGGTATATAATAACATAATATGAATTCAATTATATTGTGTATATAACATGTTATACACCAATAAGAATACGCTCAGATCTATGTATAGATCTTACCAATGGGTCTTTACCTTGTTTCTCTAATAGCGTTAGTATATTTTTATGCCTTTTAATAGACTTGATAACATCATTAACTTTGTCTCCTGCATTATTATTAACAATATCAGTAATATCACTTTTAATCTTAGGAAATAATGATATTGTTAGTTGCATCATCGCATTAACATCCTTTGATCCTGAGAACCACTCTATTAACAACATTGATGCAACCCCTAATGCTACTATAGCAACTCCAGTTGTTATTCTTACTCCTTCAGAACAACTATTATCATCACAATAACTAGCTAATCCTCCAGTTGCTAATATAAATATTTGAACTAATTGAATTGCCCAATATTGAGCATGTGTAGATTTACTCTTTTTTGACGCATCATTTTTATGTGCACTTTCATCTTCCCTAACGTCAGCAAGAAGATCGGTTAAATCTATACGCTGTTGATCGGTTAACTCTGAAAGTGTCTCTAATGTTGGTACACGAGTCACGGGTATTTGACGTGTCATCATATATTACTGTAGATATTATCTAATCAAACAAATATCGCAAATCTATAGCGATACTATGTGTGATGCTAATATGCTGATATGGTATCTTAAATTCCTTGCATGTTGCGCGTACTATTGGTGCTATCATTGGATAATGTATATGACACATTGTAGGAAATAGATGATGCTCTATTCTATAATTTAATCCACCCGTTAACCACGCCAAAATTGACCCACCAGTATTTGTATTCTGTCGCACTTGTATTTCACCCCAGTCCATTTTGGGATCATATTTAACTTGACTATTTAGCCGAGCACATATCATATAAGTAATATAGACAACACCTAATATAATAGCAAAGAGTATACTTTTCCAAATAGATGCCATTAATATATGTGGAAGTATACCGATGAGTTTATAAGTTAATTTTTGATGTTCGAGTGTTGCGATAAAATGTCCAGGTAAAAACATTAGTTCTAGCAACATTCGCACTCTACTTCCAACAGTACGTTCTGGTACGATTGTATGGTGTCCCGCAAGTAGTGTATTTGCTATGTGAGACCATTTCTTATGATTAGTAATGGCCCGATGTGCTGCATCATGCATCACATTTGCTATCAATGATAGCATACACATAGCATTAGCAAAAACAAATAATGGTTCATCGAATGCTATGCAAGTAAATAATGTTATCATATACGATAATGAAAGCCATTGTATTTTTTGAATCCATTCTTGTGTTTCATAACGGTTTAGTATAACACAATTTACACGAGTTCGTATAGTGTCATAAAACTCACCTTTATTGAACGTCCCTTCTTGCTCATAACCAGTTGAATCGTCTAATAACGACTTTTCTAACATGCTATGAATTTTATCCATCTTATATGTTGGATGATACGTTTCAAATGTCGATGTGAGATCACGACCAGACTCCAACGCTGATGTTAAAATATCCTTACCACCTGGATGCCATTTAAATAGTATCCGTAAATCATATTCTTTACCATATAAAGACCACCACTGCATTATAGTTATATATATATTACAAAAATACCACGCAAATGAAAATGAAAATATCATATATAGTCCATGAGATCGACCTTCCAGTCACCCTTGTTATAAGTAAATTCCTGTTGAAACACACTGTGTCCCATATCATAAGCAAGACGTTCTCGTTCTTTGTCGTCAATGTTCTCATCGTTGATCATATAGCTAACATATATTTTCCGCAACATATCAGTCGACACAGATGCATCAAATATTGTGTTCATAAATTGAGTAAATGAAGATGATGACATTGGTTTATTATTTGCACTACGTAGAATCGATCCCTTACCTACATGATCATACCAATCTTTTAATACCGTGATGAGCTTTGTTGGTAATGCTAAGGTACGCTCTCCGTAAGAACGTTGAGTTTTATGCTCGCGGATCACTAGCAATTTTCGTTTAAGATCTATAACATTCCTGCCATTATTTGTAGATGCATCACCAAAACTACAATTATAAAATATCTGTCCTCTTTGTGGTGGTATCATTGTAAATAAGCAAAGAATGACATACTTCATAAAAAGTCTTGTATATTTATTATCGGTAAGGGTATCTGACTTATTATCTAGTTCATTCTTAAACTCTTCTCGTAGTTTAATTATATCACACCAATTTATGAATAATTCAGCTTCCTTCTGAGTTGCTGCTCTGCCTATTCTCTCAGTTGTATCTATTATTCTTGCCTCTCTTGCTCGTTTACCATACTCATCAATTATACATTTATCTACCTTATCTGCCCTTAATGCAATAACTAATGCTAATGATATTAATTTTTGCGTCCATACATTTTGAGATGCTAAATAATCAATAACATTCTTGGTGTCCTTCAGTAAAGCAACTGAATATTTGTCTGTATTGAATTTTTCTCGAAATAATTTAGTCAACATCGATTTATAAAGTGTATACGTTGCATCGGCTCTATTTCCTCGAATAGCTGTATCTACATGTTTGGGTAAAATGATGCTCATATTTTGCTATATATGTCACGATTTTTTATTTTTTTATATATATGGAATAGTCGTAGTACTTATAGTCATGACAAAAAAATCACCATACTCTTAGTTATTGTAACTATGCGGAATTTAAAGACCTGATCTGTGTAGAGTACTGACCTCTATTACACTATCCACATGATCATATATATCATGAATATGTGTGATAACAAAGATTTTTTCGTATCTAGACCGCAAGTAATCAAATAACAGAGTTAGCCGTTCAAAGTTTTCATCATCAATCACATCAAGACCTTCATCGATTGCAAAGATTTTAGATTTGTTTCCATATGTACATTGATTTAGTGCACACTTTATTGCGATGTTCATGATAAATTGTTCGTATCCAGATAGCTGAGAGATCGTCATCATTGTATCATTTTTTATGACCACGATCTCTACTTTACTATTACCATCACTACGCAAATCAATTGTGTAGTTGGTCATGTCTGTAAGAATCCTATTGACATGTAGCTTTATGTTTTTAAGTCGATCAGATATGATCAAATTTTGCATTCCATCACGACCAACTATCTTGATGTACGTATCTAATAAGTCTAGTTCTTGATGAACTATGTTGAGTTCTAATTCAACATCATTTACGCAGTCTGATATCCGAGCATTTTTCTTTACTTTACCTTCCATTTCAGACACTTCTAATGACAACACCATGAACTTAGCTTTATTCTTAGTGAGCTGCTTCTGTAGATTCGATAACTGAACATCCAATGCAACGATAGCTTTAGATGTTTTTATGTTGTAATTTATATTCAAATACGATAACCGTCTACATACTTCATGGTTAAACACTTCGATATCTTTTCGTATTTTTATGTTACTCTTCTGGATTTCATCAACATCTACGTTATGTTGCATCGCAGATTTTACATCTGATTCTATTTTAATCCACCGGATCAGATCTTCCATTGAGTCTGTGCTGACACTAGCGTATGCGTGTAGAGCCCGTAATATCTTTAATCTCATACTGGAATCGATCGGAGCTGCAGACTCTAAGTCTGTGATGAGTCCTGCTATATCAACACCAGAAGACATAGCTTTTTTGCATGTATTAATATGTTGAATTACTTCCTTTAGATTATGATTAATGATCATCTTTTTAGGGCAATGCTGTAGCTTCGGTGGCAAAGAAATATCGATCTCTGTTGATACAGACTCTGGTGGTACGAACTCGTAGTCATCTCCTATAATATGAATAAGATCTTTCGGGATCATATCAACATGCTTATATCCATACAGATCGATGTCGATGCTGTCTATATCTGGTATATCTTTTAGTTTCATTCGTAGTTGCGTTATTTGTCTTGACAACGTAGACTTTTCAGTCTCCATAAGATTAACTTTATCGCATAATCTACCAGACTCAATAGACTTTTGACATAGATCACTAACATCAATCAAGTCTTCTTGCTGTCTTAGAATTTCTAGCTTACCAGTCAGTATATCTTTTTGCCGTTTTGTAGACATTCGATCATCCTTTGCTTTAGCTTCTAAGCTAGGGTATATATGCAAGTTAAAGAGGTTTGATAGAACATTATAGCGCTCAGATGCTGTCATATTCAAGACGTTAGCGAACCCACAGTAAACACTCGTTAGGATAAACATAGCTGATGTAGTTATCAATCTTTTTATTCTGACATTTGTCTGTTTTTCTCCTCCTTCATTTATCTTAACATCATTCTTCCACAGAGTCGTTTTGCATGACACGTTTGGATTTTTACGTGCGAGATCTCTACGAATTACATATATGTCTTCACCCATTTTAATCTTCACTTGTGTATGACCACCACATGATTTGTTGTTTAGCATGTAGCTTTGGTTGTATGAATATTCAACTCTTTTTGTGCCACTCCTAGCAGTCTTCTTGTAGTCAGCATCTAGGGCAGTATAGTCGACATTGATCTCACCGCAGATAGCAAAAATGAGTGTGCGAAGGATATTACTTTTCCCCGACGTATTCTTGCCCACTATACCAATCACACTAGGTAGTTCATCGATATTTATAATCTTCTCTCCGGTATAGTTTAAAACGTTTCTAAACCGTAGCTCTAGAACCGACCATTCCTTTGCTTGTATAGCATCACCATGTGAGTCCATGCCTTCTAAATAGAGGGCATGTAAATTAATGATCGGTTCTGCGTTATCTCCATATGTCTTTGCGTATTCTGTAAACAATGCATGTTCATCCACAACATCACACTTTATTTCATTGCTGATGATCTGTTCTTTCTTTGCATACACGACACGCAAAGATTCTATCGTTTGACATGCCGATTTTATTTCGTCTTTATATGCATCAATCTCAGTCTCAGTATCTTCATTAGATGCGATTATGCGGATGTGTGCACGCTCTGGTAGATCTGTGTGTGGGTCATCAATTGCCATTATTTTTGTAGCATATCCCCACTTGTTGTTAATCGCTACGAATTTATGTGATGGTGTTTGTTTAGAGAAGTCCCATTTAACATATCCTTTAGGTCGTGACTCTCCGAAATTCTGTTGCACGAATGACCCTGGGTACACTGCGTTCTTTATGTGTTGATAGTCATGGATATCACCAAGCATAACTGCATCGTAGCCAGCAAAGACATTAACTGACAATGATCTGTCCTCCGTACGAACACCAGTCTCATTCAAAGAGTAGTGTCCAAGAGCTATTGTTGTTGCACCTTTGGGAGCCTCAAATTCATGTCTTTCAATGATGTCACCCATGAGAGCACTAACTGCGATTACGAGGTTTGTACCAAATGGAAAAACCTTACTAGTGCCGATGTAGTGTACACCCTTGATATTCTTGCATATCACTTCTAATATCGGTACTCTTTGATCGTTTCTCATATACAGATCATGGTTGCCGTTTATTACAATGATATCACCATACGGACGCATTTGTATTAGCATCCATTTGAACAATGCTATCGCTTCAGCAGTGAGTCTATCTTTACGATCAAAAATATCACCACATATCGTTATTAATGCATTTTCATCTTTAGACCACTCTTTAATCATTTCTTTAACTACATATTTATACTCATCTATACGTCCATAGGGGCGTATATGCAAGTCGGCTAAATGGTAGCAAGTATTATATGTTGTCATTATATATAAGCATCAGGTATACACAATAGAAGACGGTGTGTGGGTAGAAGCAAGAATAATATGTAGTGGGTGTAGTAGATTCAATATATTCGTTTTAATTGGCACGATGTCATACATTTTTATGTAAATGATATATTATAACATGTTACAATATATCATTTAGGTATAATATCTTCTATAATATACATTCAGATGAACAAACCAAAGCAACCAGTCTGTGCATGTGGCAACACGTATACAAAACGGAGTGCTGGTATGTGCTCTTGGTGTACAGCCCGTAAGTATCCAGCCGAAACTGCACGACGATGTTCTAATGTTGATTGTGGTGCAATACTGCGCACAAAAAAAGAATATATGACCGAGTGTATTGCATGTATGGGTAACGTGAAGTATCGGGCATTGATTAGAATTAATGAGACTAATTCTATCATGCGAGTGGGTGGTACGCGATGCATAACTTGTAGTAAGTTTCTAAAGACTAAATATGCACCATTTATCGATGAATGTGTGAAGTGTTCAGGAAATTATAAATACATGCAGCGGGTGCAGGAATATAACGAATGTCATCCAACAAAGACTGGCATTGAATCAGACGATGAGTCGTAAGTAGTGATTACGATTTTATCCATCCCAATGCCATCATGTATCGTTTATTATCTTCCGCTATACTAGCTTGCCATGCCAATTTTGGATCACATGTGGGGTCTAATTTTTTTGGTTTATCTGATGCGTTGTATATGATTTTAAATCTCTTTTGATGCTTACTACATATCCCTGCAACGTTTTCGTAATCCATAGCATCTTCATCAAATGCTTCGTTGAGTGCATTATCTAGATCATCAATAACAGCATACATTTTATCGTACTGCGCATGTGATACCTTTAGTTTTTCTGTCAGATCATTCATCTCTTTAGCATATCGTTCTTTTAGTTCGACCAGATCTTCTTTGTTATCAGCCTCGAATTTTTCTCGCAGGGGTTCATCATCTATATAATATCCTTTGGTGCGGATCTCGTGTATTGTTTGTTTGACCCAATCTTTGAACTTTTTTGCGTTTGGTTTATTAGATCGGATGATGATTTCATATAGGTCATGCTCGTTTACGAACAGTGCGGGTCTAGTTTTTTCGATTTTGAATTTTCTAGTGTTAATATCAACATCCTTAAATCTAGTACAGTTTCGGCCCTCTGTGTACCCTAATATTTTTGCTAGATCAGTCGCACAGAACCACAGTATGTTTTCAGAGTTCACAATCCGCATTTGTTCATTTTCGAATAATTCACGGATCAAGTTAATCACGGTGTTGGTTGTCATTTTTTGGTTGTATATATAAGAATAATATATATACAAATAGTAATATATTCTTATATATTATGTTTACTTGCATAAATAACGATATCTCTATATCTATTCGAAAGCATTATATTGATCAATATAATTATGAAAAATAGAATGGATATATGAGCACTTAAATAACTAGCATTTTGATTACATAAAAGTTTCTCAAAAAAGTCAAAAAGGATTCGTCATTTTGTACCCATTGGTGTTTTTACAAAACACCCGATATGATCCTAAGGCAGTGTAAAACATATAGCATTTTCGTTACAAATATTTTTCTAGAAAAAGTCAAAAGTTTTACCTATATCTTGACTTTTTTGAGAAACTTTTTATGTAATCAAAATGATATATTAAAAACATATCATAATACTAATACGTTTTTGATTAAAAAAATAACATTTGTAATATGATTTAGATATGATTACGGCTCAATTCTGTACTGCTCTTTCAAAGTTTGACACGTTTGCTTATATTTTACATGATCTTTATCTTTCGAGTATGCATCGATTAATTCAGAAACAGCTTCGATTAAATCAACGCATTCTTGCGGAGATCTGCAATAGCACCATTCACCTTGATGTATAATTAATATATCATGTATGCATTTTTCTACAAGTTTGTATTCTGTAAAAGCATGTTAATCATTGGTTTGGTACCTATTGTAATTATGCGACGCAAGCTATCTTCTGTGATATGACATATTGATCTTGTGCGTCTAGTTTTGATTTTGATTTTTTTAACTACGATATCAACACCTATAAATCGCGTAAGGTTTCTACCTTTATAATATCCCAATACTTTGGCGACATCAGCACAGTTGTACCATTTTATGCCATCTTCGATGACACACCCACCTCGTGTTCATTGAGGATTTCTATAATTCTATCAACTTCAATTTTTCCACCCTTTCCAAACATATCAGAATGCCAATGCAGTGGTCAGCTTCAATGCATCTTTGCGTTTATCGACTTGGGTTTTAACGACGCCATACTTGTATGGTTTTGTTTGAGCATCATTGAACTTCAGCATATTATCATCTATTAAAGCAGATGCATTTGACACGAGAGCGCCCTTATCACTTTCGTCAATATCATCTTTATTCATAATAGCAAGAGCCTGTGGATTTTTCGATACAGCCATCATCACATCAGCCATTGTAGAAACCATTAATGCTCTGATGTCTTCCTTGTTAGCACTCCATTCGACTATTGGAAAATGCACCCTGTAGTGTAGCGTTGTAATCCCGTTAAATACTATATTCATAACATCATCAGCATCTTTTGTATCATTGGTCTCTTCTGCTATGCGCTTGAATTTTTCTACGTCTTTAGAACTTCCCTCAACATCACGTTTTTCGCCTGTGTGATAGTTGAGTGGAAGGATCTCAGCGCCAGGGAATGCAGCCTCTAAGGTGTCTAATACAAATTCATCATTATATTTATCATCAGTTCCATATGAAGCAAGCGCTTCGCATAATACAGATAGATCAATGGGGATCTTGGCTGGTAGTGTGAGAGTTACTTTTTCTGACTCGTAAATGTACATCATATAGTCATAACAGATATGAATACAAAATATATAACACCATAAAAAATGAATTATGCTATACATTAGTAACCAACGATTCTAAAGCTACAGTTTCTGTACTTTATTGACACCTTTACTTTATTGCTACCTTTGCAGTTACGACCAAAAAACATAAGCATATCATAAGGAAAATGCCAAGCTACAAACTCATAGACAACAAGAAAACCATACCACACGCAAACGCTCTCACGATCGAGCTCACATACATGGTAAACGAGTGTATCACGTGCAAGACAAAGCTATATGCACCTTGTATAGATGAACACCGCGAAGACATATGCTATAATTGGTATATCGAGAAAGCCAAGTTTCTTGGTATGCCTCACATGTTCCCGGATACTTCACCACATGACTACCTGCAGTACCCAATCCACGATGTTGTTGATTTTATCGACTCATGGGGTGAAATCTGCAAGGGTAAGAAATGTAACTGTGCTAAGACAAAAGCGAAGCGCCTGCTAAACCATGTCGTGTACGCCCTCAGCAAGATCACACACGCAGGCCATGATTGGATGTTGGGTAGCATCGTGTCGAACTACATATGGTTCGACCCCCATACAAACACTCTTCCGTGGAAATACACTACGGTCGACTGCAAGCTGCATCAAAGCACACGTACTAATAAGATTGACCTCATGGACCTCATAGACAGAGTTTGGTACGAGCACCCAATCGAAAGTGGTAGCCGTTGAGCACCAAGCAGTAGCACTGTAAAAAAACGATTATAATAAACTCTGATTAATCGGAGTTTATTATAGTTTTTTGTTTGAATTCTGATCTAGGGTAGAATATAGAATATAAAACATTTTACTTTTTTATGCTTTATATATATATAAAGCATAAAAATGTCATCAAAGTTGTATGGTGATTTAATTATAACCAAGAGTACTGTAGGTTTAGGTTCGCTAACCTTAGAAGATAGTATTACTCTCACTGGTACTTCTGGGTTAATCCAAACTACAGATGTATCTGCATTGCTAGTTGTTCAATCCATAAATAATGTTACTCTTACATCTACTGCTGGTGAGACTATAATTCTGGGTGCAACTGGTGCTAGTTTGAAAGCAACTACTGGTATTGCCACAATCGAAGGTCCAGCTGTTTCACTGAAAGGTCCCACTGCGTTCGATAGTGTTGCTACGTTTACAGCACAGACGATTCATAATGGGGGTGCTAATATAGTTGGTGATTTATCTATTTCAAATGATGCTACTATCAGTGGAGATATATATATTAATGGTAATCTAGAGGTCAATGGTACAACCACCACGATTAATACAGTAGATATGAGTATCACTGATCCTATTCTGGAGTTGAATTCTGCTGCAGCCAATTTTCCATCAACAGCACTAGCATTTACAAGATATCATGATAGTGTGGCTGATGATACACCGATTCATAGTACAGTACCATCTGTAGCAGTACCGATTAGTGGGACTACGGTAACACTAGCCAGCGAACACTCCGCTGCATATGATTATAAAGGTCATATCATTAAACTCGAAGAAGGTGGTCAATCTCAAATTAAAATGGTAATGTCGTACAACATAGGTACGAAGCAAGTCACTTTCGATACAGCATCTGATAATGCTTTTGCTGTGACTGCTGTTGTGACTATCTTCGACCGATCATGTGGTGTTCTTACATTTAGTGAAGTCGAAGATAAATTTATTTTAGGCTATACAACATGTGGTTTAAATGCATCCGTTGGTGTTATCACAACGCAACTCGCTGACATTAATCTAGCTAATGTCACTTCTACTAGTCTTTCTGGAGGTAGTAGCGGCTTAAATATAACTGACTCAGATATTAATATTAATACAAGTGCATCAGCGGGATCTGATAGTGCTATATTATTTAATCGTAGCAATGAAGACGTATCCCTTGATACACCAATTCTAACGACTACCCCTGTCGTATCTGTGTCAAATGGAACTACTAGTGTTCAACTCGCGACAGAACATGATACTAGCTATGATTACACTGGATGTGTTATTCGTCTAAATACTGCGGGAGACACTCAAGTTTTCACTATTTCTGCTTATAATCCAGCCAATAAAACGGCTACACTGTCATCGGCTACAATCTATTTATATCCAGTTACGACCGTCGTAACTATTTATGATAAATCAAAGAGCGCCTTAATGTTTGATGAAACAAATGATAGATTCTCTCTCAGATACGCACACAAAGCTACGATTGAAACGTCTGCATTAGCGAGTCTCGAAGTTGGTGCGATTGATTGCACTAGTATCACAGCGCCTGGCTTAGGCTCTACTACTCTGACTGTACCAGGGCAAACCCTAATCGGGGCCCCTGTGGCTATTACTGGAATGCCAACACGTGGATGTTTTAGTGTGCATGTACGCGATGACGCATCAACTGGGGCAGTTGTTAGTATGATGATTAGTAAATCGACTGCATCTGAGTCTGACGGTATTGTTTTCAGTGTAGCCTCGTCAGCGGCCACTGGTGCATCCACTGAGGCTATCAGTATTGTATGGCCGGCGAATGCATCTCCTAGTGTTTACTTTGACCCTATTGGAGCTACTAACTCGAATCGTACTCTATCGGTTAAGTACTTGGGTATTTAATGTAGAATATATTATTGAATCCATATTTAGATATAAAAGAAAGTATGGATAATAACAACGTCATAAATATCACAACACAATTTAAAAGTCTATGTATATGTGCAGTAAAACGATCTGCGTCTCTATCACCAGACCCCGTCCCACCCCCACCACATCCAATCAAAAGATCCAGAAGATGTTATGCAATATCTAGATCTGATGATGATGATGATGAATGCACCATGCTATATGATGACGTCATCATATAGCATAGTACCCTCATCGATTTCAGATTGCACTGTATGAACCATAGAGTGAATCTTTTACATATCAAATAGTATGTTATAATTATTAATAACTTTTTTTGTAACACAATTTATCGGATAAAAAATCAATACAAAAATTACAAAAAATAAAACACATAACTTTTGTAACTTTCAATACAAAATTGGAATTTACATTTGCAAATGTAAATAAAGTTCTTGGGGTAAAAGTTACAATGTTACTAAAAAATTACAAAAGTAAAAGTTTTTTTTATAACATTCATATTGCTATAAATTAAATGCACCTCATAACCAATACGACACAATCTGAAATCGAGGAGGGTACTGTAAAATTGTTACATATTGACTAATGATATATATATGTATATACGTTAAAAAAATCAGATGATTGCTAGTATATAATATACTTTTTCTCGCTAGAGTTGGGTGGGGCGGTGGTGTCGATTATGTAGAAACTACAATAAAACGAATGTGAAGTCATTACATTGACTTTTTAACAGTAAAGAACAATTAACAGGGGGAATATTCTTTATATCTAACGGAATTAAAGGTTAGTTTACAAGTATATATATATACACATAGTGCTATATATAATGGCACAAGTTCTAATACAAGTAAAATAATTGTAAACATATTGGAACTCTTATCACAAAAAAATATTAAGATTTTTTGAAGATCTTTAGATGTCAACACGATATCGCTTTGGTTGTATGTCTGGAAACGATTGTAGTCTAAACGAACCGAATAGTTTTATTTTTGGTACCGTAACATGAATATGTTGACACTTGTTTGGGTTTGGGCAAGTACCATTGACTGGAATGGCTGCACTACATTGGATATTGCAATAATCCAAACATCCACGATTTGCAATTGCAAATGGACACAGTACGTTGACTGCTGGTGGTGGACGCAAACGACCAGTACGCAACAAGTATGAGATGTTTTTGATATCGTGTATCCGAATACTCATCGTATCAGACTTGTCTACTGGAAATGCTGCATGTAATGTGATGGTATTTCCAGTAGACATAAGTAAGAAGATTGTTTGATCAAATGGTGAACTCATTTTAGATGATATATATGGGTGCTTATTATAAACATAAAAAAATTATCAATTTTATTCAAATTGATGTAAAATGTTGCCCTTTAGTAATTAGTAGAAACGTTACATTTTACATGCTTGCTTTCCATCATAGTGATATAATAGAATTCAATTTTTTCGAGTATTTACCCTACGTAATCTAATCATCGCAGCTGCTCCACATATCATAGCATCAAGAGCGTCTTCTAATAAAAGTGTTTCCCATTCTTTGCTTCTAGATTCCGTCCATCCAACCACTGTTGTTTTAGATGGACTGGTTTCTACTTGTACCCCATGTCCATACTTACGCCTACCATATTCTAATCTATTTTTAATTAATTCTAAAATTTCATCATTATCATCACATCCCTCAAAAAACGATTCTAGCGAAGATCCACCTGATACTGTAGAGCAATAGCCGCTCGGTTCTTTTGAAGGACTACTATAATCCATCGTGTATGTATATAATGAAATACATAGAATTTTATTTGAACAATATTGATTCATATATATATATACAAACATGAGTATCTTATCTGAAGATCTGCAAGGGTGTAGCGTTGTGCGGCATTTTGTTATAGTTGACCGGTCAAATAATGGAGTTTTAGATATTCCAACAGTTGCAAACATACGTGGTATGAAAATTGCACGTATTATTTATGATGGTGAAGACTTAGATGAGTGTCATCTTATGAGAGTGATGATTCCACCATTTATCCGTGGGTTCGCTCACTTAAACCCAGGTGTTCGCCCATACACCACGATAGTTGCCCTTGATGATGGGGGTGATTATGTAAACGACTCTTTAATACTTGATTGGAAGTCTGATGATGCGCGTGGTGTTAAATTAGATAAACTGAAGGTTGATGTTTCAGTAGATGGTAAATCTGTTAAACATATCGAACTACGTATTGAGCTAGAATTATACATCTGTTAGACTTTAAATTGTTTTTACCTATTTTTTGTCGTATATATATAAAAACATGTCTGTCAATTCATTCCTCACGACGGCTAGTGTTAAAGCGATCATTACAGAAGGTGTACAACTACAAGAAGTTGGGGTAGGGAGTGATGCGATCACAGTAATTGCACCGGCATTGGCAGCGTCATATACATTCACACTTCCCAATGTAATAGGAAGTAATTTACAAGTTTTAACCACTGATGGCTCCGGTGTATCATCCTGGGCTACAAGCCCAGCAGATATTAATAACGCAGGAGTAGATGGATCTCAGACCAATCCTACATTTTCATTTACCAATGATTCAAATACTGGTATGTATTTAATGTCTGCTAATGTTCTAGGGTTTACTGCAGGTGGTACATTACGTGCATCAATAACGGCTGCTGGATTAACAATTGGATCTGGTGTTATTAATATACCAGTGGGGTCAGCTGGCGCACCACCATTAACCTTTACCGGTGATACTACCACTGGTATATATACCAGTGGTATTGGTGCTATTGACTTTAGTATTACAGCATCAAAACGTTTCGGAGTTTCTGCAACTGGAGCCACTGTTGTTGGTGGTGTATTAGATATTCCTCTCGGTTCAGTTGGGGCACCAGGACTAACATTCACAGGAGATACAAATACGGGTATTTGGTCATCTGGTGCAGATGCCATGGAGTTCGCTGTTGGTGGTGTGTTGCAACTAGGTCTTTCTGCTACTGGATCTACGTTCATGGGTGCAATGGGGGGTCCATTGGGGTCTTCTTTAAACCCTTCGTATACATTCACAACTGATACTAATACTGGTATGTTTAGTTCTGGTGCAGATACGATCTCTTGGGCTAATGGGGCAGTCTTAAGTATGACTCTTGCTGCAGGTGGTGTACTTACAACAGTTGGTGGTATAACCGGGACGACAGGAACATTTACATCAGCAAATGCATTAACGTTGGGTACAGCATCATCCGTTAACGGATCTATTATATTACATTCATCATCTGGTAACACAATGACGATCAATACGGGAAATACATCTAACAACACAACATTGACCTTACCAGATAACGCCGGAGCCAACACACACGTCTTACAGACGGATGGTTCTGGACTACTTACATGGGTAGCACAAACTGGAGGTGATGAAAATGCTGTGACTACAGTTGCAGCAACTACGAAATCTGTTGCATTATCGACTGAAACAATTATTAGCGTGACACATACACTAACTGCAGCAGTCACGATCACGTTATCAACAGCACAAACAACTGATGGTCATATTGTGCGTATTGTTGACTCTGGTGGTAACGCTGGCACTAACAATATTACGATTGTAACTGAAGCTGCACAGACAATAGATGGATCTGCAACAAAGGTGTTGTCTATTAATAGAGGTGCTGTGGCATTATATTCAGATGGTGCTAATTGGTTTACCGCATCAACTGCGAATGCGAATGTTGATGTTGGTGATGCTCTTGTTGCTAACCCATTATCTCAATTCGCATCAACCACATCTTTACAGTTACTAGGTGTGATGTCCGATGAAACTGGTACGGGAGCGTTATGTTTTGCTACATCGCCGACTCTAGT